GATTTCCATGTAGTTTGAACTTGTCAAGTACGGAAATTTCTGCATCTTCAGGATTATAGAAGTAAGAACTATAAAGATTTCTATTAGGACTTACCCAATAACCGTCTTTCTTGTCCCACTTATAATTCTTTGCCGCAAGATTCTCGGCAGGTACAAATTCACAGTTAAACATACACTCCCTTGTCTTATCCTTTCTATTTGCAATATTAATAGTTTCAAGAATATTATTTACAAAATCCTTGTACTCGTCATTTGGCGCAACCTTTATTCCTAAGAACTCTGCTGCGTCAGTGATACCATTAACACCTACGGTAAGATACTGCTTCCTCATATCAATGAATCCTGCACGATAGACATCAAGCATATTTGCATTAAGGAAGTCCTTGATTGTCTCGTTAAATGCAGTCTGATATTTATGCACTCTCTCGGTCAAGTCACGAACTTCATTTCTGATGTACTCATAAAGTTCAGTCTTATCATACTTCACTCCCTGCTCAGGAATGCTCTTTCCCTTCTCCAATGAAATATTATGTGCATTGAAATACTTGTTTGTTGCATTTTGTATCAATCTTGGAAGATTCATTGTCATAACTGACTTGGAACCAGTAGCGACAGATGCAGTACCCATTGAATACTGGTGAGTAGTGAAGTTATGCTCATCATCAACATTATCCTTCAATGAATTTCTTAGACGGCAGCAAGATGAGAGACTGTCAGGGCTATCGGAAAGATAACAGAAGAAACTATGCCCTTCAGCCCACATTTCTGCAGTAAAGTCAGCATATTCCTTATCAATGAAGTCATCCTTGCCATCAGTAAGAAGAGCCATTGTTTCAACAGGGAAAGTAAAGGTATACTTAGTTCTCTCATGGTTAAACCACTTCATAAATCTCTTCTGAAGCCAAGATAATGTCTCCCAAACAGGCTTTGTGCCATCAGGAAATACAAAATCGCCGAACACGCCCTCAAAGTATGGCTTGTCAAAGTAACCTACATTCCAAAATACCGTCTGATAGCCACGGTTTCCTGCAGGCATATTCATTGAATGGACTACCTGTTGGAAGCAGTTATCAATTACAGCACCGATTGTGCGCTTCTTGACGCTAAGGTCAACCACTTCGTCAATTCTGTTGATATAATCGTCTCCATAGTCCTTTCTAATGAAATAATCCATATACATAAGGAATTCAGGAGTGGCGACAGCACCCATAAACTGCGAACTGATTGAATAAACAAGGTTAATGAACTCACCGCAATAAGACTTGAGGTCTGTTGGTGCGATTGATTCTCCGCCAAGTTTCTTTAAACCGTCAACAAGAAACGGATACATAGTGATGGCAACGCAATAAGGATAGCCAGGAGTACCTGATTCATCGTGTTTATAAAGAACATGTGACTCCAAGTCGTTAAGATACTGCTCAGACAGCTTTTTTGAGTAGATTTTTCTAATTTTATCACAGAGAATGTATCTATTCTGCTTAATATTATCTTCCTTATAAAGTTCCTGACCCAATGTGACGATATTTTTGCTACTTACATTGGCATTTGAGTCGAATTTTGAGCCAGAAGCAGCATTTGAAGCCTCAATATACGCCTTAATGAAGTCCTGCTTCTTAATACGAGGCAGTTTATCAGCATATTTCTGTGAATATTCCTTTGCTACCTTCTTATTTATGCTCATAAGAGCATCCTCTACCTGTCTTCTGATTTCAGAACTCTTGATATTATCATAGAGAAACAGATTATTTACAATACTTTCGAGGATTAAATCCACACATTGTTCCCCGGTTGCTTCGTATGCTTTGCATATTCCATCCTTAACTTTTTGCCTATCAAATTCTTCTAGAGAATTATCACTTTTTCTAACATTCATATTCCAATTTATTTTTCTTAATAAATAGGGAAAAATGCCCATTTCTTTTTAAAAATGGGCAATTTTTTTTCTCTATTTTTGGTTAATGTATCCAACAAAGTTATTACCAGACCCTTGTGTCTCATTTACCCCTTCTCGGCTCTTATTAAACCTCTCCCTCAGGTCTCTTTGTTGTTTTTTAGTTTTTTCATATTTCTCTGCTTCCTGTTCATCAGCCCATTCCTTACTAGCATCAGCATATTCCATTACCTCTGAGCAAGATATGGTACTGGTTCCATTATCAAAGAGAACATTATTAAACACCCTACCAGACTTACCTGAACGATTTTTAAGAATTGAAATAACTGCTTTATTATTATCAATGTCGGTTATTGCCCTCGCAATTGATAAAATCAACTGAGCAACATGTACCTTCTTTGCTGAACCACTAGCCTGGTCCATACGAACAACCTCTGGGCTATTCATACTGTCCTTGGTTCCCTGAGTAGGCACCCATATCGCACAATCAAGGTCGTGAGCCATATTTTCAAGCTTTCTCATAGTCACACCCTCTCTTGTCCACTCAGTATCGCTTGCATAACCACCCTTTTCAGGTGCAAGGCATTCAAAATAATCAATTGAGATAAGGTCTGGTTTAAACCCGGTGTTAATAAGACGTTTTACAAAGAGTTCTATATCGCTTGCGCTCTTTGTTCCTGTCTTGAAATGCTTGAGTCGAAGATTTTCTTTAAGAAGCTCCTTATCCTGGAAATTATTAAGTATCGTCTCAATTTCTTCCCTATCAATTGGGTCAAGACGCTTCATATCCCTCGCTTCTCTCTTCGTAATTCTTGAATAATGCTTCCTCGTAATATCAACATCATCATCCTCAAAGTAAATTTGGAGAACTTTGAAACCATTATGGTTATTCATATCGCACTTATAAGTGGCTGCATAGGCATCAATTGCTGTTGTAAATGTTGTTTTACCAAATCCTGCAGCAGCAATCAACAAACCTATCTTTCCCTTATCAAGCCCACCACCAAGAACTTTATCAAGCTGGTCAATACCTGTTGGTATGGAAACTGTATAATCATTTGCCAATGCCTTATCTTCGATATCATAGATATTGAAACCAAAATCATCTTCCTGACCAACCATAGCTGCTTCTTCCATAAGTTTCTGGCATTGCTGATAACTATTTTCATCACCACTATTAGCAATTTCAATGATTTTATTTGCAACCTTAATAAGATTTTGTTGCCTGAAAAATCTTAATGCCATTTCCTTAATTTCATCACAACCATCGTATGATGTTTCAAACCTAATCTTCTTAATAACTGCATCATATTCCTCCACATCAGATGTTGTCCTAAGTTTATCCTTAAGAAGTATGTTAAGCATCTCATATGTCGGAATAACGCCCTTTGATGTATAATAGTCCTTTATTATACCAACAATAAAACGCAAGTGTGGCTCAGTAAACGCATTCTGATTAACTATAGAAGATAAGTCCTCAAAGAATTTTGGCTCTTCGAGGAATATCTTTGATAGTTTGAACTGATAATCAGTTCCTAGATACCCAAAATCATTTTTCTTTATCTGTTCACTTGCCATTTCTTAAAAATATTTTTTTACAAAACCCTCCAATTCAACGCCTGTGAATCCTTATTCCACTTCTCAATGATTCCATCCACATCAGTAGTGTAGTTTTCATTATTAAAGTCACTACAAGCGAAACAAATGGTCTTAATAAGTCCATAGACAAGGTCCTTTCTACCCTGCGCTATCTTATACATGAGATACTGCTCCATTGAAAGACGGTCAGCATCCTCATCCTTAAACTTACCCCACTTGTTAGCAAGGTCAATCTTATCCCTAATAAACTTAGGGTAGTAACCATCCCACTCCATTGAGCAAACCTCTCTTCCGTCCATTTTAAAGGCAAACTTATAAGTGGTCTTATTAGACTCAGGACTATTCTCTGACAACTCACCATTGTCAAACTTATAGCCAAGTGCCATTACTTGACCATTACCAACCCACGCATAATCGCTTTCCTTTTCGCCTCTTACAACGATGCCCTCACCGATGTGGAAATCCTTAGTATTCTCTGGTTTTGAGATAAACTTATTCATCTCCTCAACAGAGCTAAAAATTCTTGGAGCATACAACTCAAGGTAAACCTGCGTCTTCTCCCTCAGGTCCTTGTCAATGGTAGCCACACACTCCCTGATTGCGCTGGTTAACTCATAAGAACGAAGTGACTTCTCGTTAAAATTGTTAATTCTAAAATAACGCTGGCAAATGATATTGCCTCCAGTTGTTAATACGAACTCAAACCTCTCTTTATAGTCCCTAGGTTCATTGGACTTCTTTCTAATTTCTTCCATAAAATTAAAAATTAAAAGTTAAACAATCAGTAAACTATCTTTTCTAGAATCCGATGGTAAATATATAAAATATTTTCCACTTCCCCAAAAAATTATTCAATATTTTCTTCAAATCTCTTTTTTTCTCTATCTGCTAATTCCTTAAATGGAATGAAAAAACTTGCAAAGACGTTTGGATTAATTAGGTCCTCAATACCATCACGCTTAATCATCGCATAAAGGTTCTCAAATGAACGACCTTCTGGGTCCATAGGGGCGTACATCATGTTCTCAATGTTCTCCTCAGCAGCCTTCGTCAATAATGGGTGCTTCAGGTCAATAATTTTCTCATTTATTTCATAGAAGTCACCATTATATTCCTTATTTGATACTCCATTAATGATGTTCTCATGCCATTGAAGTGGTTTCTTCTTCTCATTTACCCTTTCATCAATCAATTTCTGTGCCCTCTTCTTCACTTCATCAACGGTAACTGGCCTTTCAGCAATTTCCGGCATCATTTCCATAAGCCTCGCCTCAGAAAGCCCCTTAATGTTACCTATATTATCTGAAGTATCACCACAAAATATCTTCTTCAGAAGGACATTCTCAACCGGGAAGCCCTTAATGTTTTTAAAGTTCTTAACTGAGAGATATTTTCTCAACTTCTTATTATAAACGGACACGGTTGGTGAAATTAATTGGGTAAGGTCTTGGTCTGTACTTACAATGACAATCCTTTCCTCTGGTTTCTTATGGAGAACATAATATGCAATGAAATCATCACCCTCGGTCTTGTCATCAAAGAGAACTCTTATGAAAAGCTCCATACAATACATCATAATGATGTTCCTTTCCCTTTCAAAGTTTTCGTCAACAATCTCCTTCTTCTTCCTGCGTTCCTCTCTCAATGCAAGCTCTTCTTCTGAAAGATTATCTTCTCTCTTTTTCTTCTTTTGTTTATCGTATATTGCTTTCTCCATGCACTTAATCGTCTGGTTTAATCTCTTCCAATAATCAGTTTCCTCAGCACCATTTATTAAATGCTTTGCATAATTCTTATCACGATTTGCCTTATATTCATTATATAATTGGTAACGCAATATTCCACTATCAGTATCATCAAATACAATGTAAATGTAATCATATTTATAATCCCTCATGAGCAGTTTCAACTGAAGGAAAAATTGAAATATACCACCATAATGAATACCATCAGCATTGACCTTAGTATCGGTCATACTTATCCTAAGTAGGTTGTTTCCATCTACAAGCAATGTGTAGATTGGTTTAACTCCTACCTCAGGATGACTTTCCTTTATTATTTTTCTTACTGGTTGATTCATATATTATAATATACATATTTTTTTCGGAAAAAGCAAATAAAAAACCACAGATTTTCATCCGTGGTTTCTTACTCTACTCAAGTATCATTTCTTCACCATCTTCCTCAACAAACGAGATATCTTCAACATTGGTAACGGTTTCACTCTTTCCGTTGTTAATTGCAATCTCATTCAACTTCTTGAGGAGTTCAGGGGCCCTATTCTTCTTGTACTCATCCTGTTCTTCCTTACTTGTTCCGATAATTCCGATATCAGTACAAATGAAGTCGCCTTCGTATGTTACATTAAATGGGCTCGGAAGCTGATTTTTCAAGACTTTTACTTTTGTCTGAATAGCATAGTTATAAGTCAATCCCTTTGATATTGCTGATAACCTCTTGACAGATGCTTTAAGCTGCCCACCAACGAGAATTATCAAGCGGCTTCTGTAAGTGATAGACTTTCCTCCCTTCATTTCAAGACTTGGAGGTCCAACTGGATTTGATGTTGCATCAAGCCATACCTTATTTACTAATATAAGAGTATTTGTGTATTTTGCTGAAACCTTCCTTGATGATGGAATTGAACTATCCATGATTTCCTGGAATGCTGCTGAGATTGTACCAGCGTCAAACATAGGGTTTCCAACCTTACTATTATATGCCTTCAATCCACCAACACTTCCAACTGAATCCCATACAAAGACAAGACCCTGTTCAATGTCGCCATTTGCCTGATACTCCAAGAACTCATTAATTGAATAGACAATGTCCTCAATGATTGCCTTGCTCCTCTTCTTTGCCAATGTTTTACCTGTTGCATAATCCTTATCGCCATATCTATCAATGAGGATTGCATTGTTAAAGTAGAAGAATGGACCATCATACTCAATTATCCTATTCTCTGTAACCCAACTTACTTCTCCGGTAACTGGGTCTACTTTCTCAACCTGAACATCGCCATAAACAGGTTCTGCAACCATACCCATATCAATTGCATACTTGAAGTCGAAGTTATTCTCAGTATCATAAATTACTGGGATAAGACCCTGTCTCTGAGCAGCAACAATCGCATGGTTAATGAGTGTGGATTTTCCTGTATTTGAGTGGCCGCAGACAGTGGAAACATAACCTTGTGGAAATCCAGGTAACTTAAGTGCTTCCTGGAATGCCTTTGGCATAATCAGCCAATCAATAGGTTTATCAGCATTACTTGAACCCTGAATTTTACCCTTCTCAACTGAAACACCAAGACCCATCTTTGACTTAAGGTCTGCAATCGTAGATTTCTTCTTAATCGGTACTTTCTTTAATGGTTGTGCCATAATTAATTATCAAATTTTTTTGTTCTTATTATTTTAATTGCTTGCGGAGGAATATTATCCATTGTATAGACAGCATTTATCTGCCTTGGGTCCGCATAAAATTTTACATCATTGTTTAGTAATGAAACATCTATCTGAAGTAACGAAAAACCATTATTATTTTTACCTATTTTCTTATTATATTGAAAATCGTTAACAAATTCGTTAAAACCAAAGTCTGATAATGGCTGATAGAAACAATAAACTCTTCCTTCGTGTGAAAACTGCCATGTAGAATTTTTAGGAATAAGCCCCTTCTTCATAATTTTTTCAACTACATTGTTAGGGGCAATATGATAAATAACCCCACTTTTTTTAATATAGTCTGTTACGTCAATATCAAACTTCTTTTCATATTGAAGGATTATGAGGTCAGCTTTATTTAGGTATTTACGTTTATATGAACAAAAGTATCCCCACTTATTCATATACTTATCAATATTTTCCTTATTATATTCTGAATCTGGAACAAACACTAGGATTTCTTTTGTGTCATTATTTCCTTCAGCAATATTTATAAGGCCATTATACTTTGACTGACCAGCTTCAACTTGTGGTAAAAGCTTTGAATCAGTCGCTAAGTTAAATAACCTTGCAAGACATTCAACAACTTTTTCAATTGGGTATGTCCTAATCAGCCCTTCAGAAATAACATACTGGTCACCATTTAATCTAATAGTGTCCATTGTGTACATTTCAAATAATATTTTTCCGTCCTTCTTCATTGCTTACTTTTTCATGTCCTTATTATACAATGGATGGCCTATCTTCTTGAAATAACATTTTCTACACAATGAAACATACTTATCATCACCGCCAATTTCTACTTGTTCTCCGTCAGTAACAATTTCCTTGTTAGCATTAACCCTCGCATTGAATACTGTCTTGCAACCACAGTAGCAACTGGATTTTATTTCCTCAACTGAGTCAGCAATTTCAAAGAGACGTTTAGACCCCGGAAATAAGTGGCTCTGGAAGTCAGTCCTCAATCCATAGCAAATTATATTAACACCATACTTATCTGCTATTGCTGCAAGTTCTTCAACCTGACTTTCTGTAAGGAATTGTGCTTCATCAACAAGTATCCACTTAAAAAGGTCAACTCCCTGAAATGTTTCCTTATAATAATCAGAAACAATTTCAAAAATGTTATCAGAAGGGAGGACGCTTATACACTCCCTATCCCCTAAGGCACGAGAGTGTATAACGTTTTCCCCATCACGAGTGTCCACTGCACTTTTAAGTATTATAAAAGGAATGCAATGCTCCTGAAAATTATGTGCGGTAGCGAGAAGGTGGAGACTTTTCCCACTTCCCATGGTTCCATATTTAAAGATTATTTTTCCGTGACTCATAATTAAAATGGAAGACCGTCCTCGTCCTCTTCAATGCTTATTGAATTAATAAAGCCATCTTTCTTCTCAACAACTGGTTCTGGCTGAGCTTCAGGCATATCTTCAATAACGAGTTGTTTCTCGGCGGTAGCAATTTTATCATTTGCTTCCTTTACTTCGTCATTATGTACGCCATCAAACTCTTCCTTGTCAACCCAGATGTTATGTTCCTTATCAAACCAAGGGATGCGGAACTCTGAAACAAGTTTAAGATACTCATAAGGCTTGCATGTAAATACATCCTGCCACTTTTTCTTATCATAAATCCATGCCTTCATCTGTTCTGCATTCTCAGAAAGAGGACTTCTATCACTATCATCAACAATTGTTGGTGCTGAGGTACCATCTGCGGTAATGGTAATACTAAGGTCACGTCCCTCATAAATGTCAAGGATATTCTCAGTCTTACCCTTCTTCTCGGCAGCTTCCTTACGGAGGTTGTACAACTTTATAATCTGATGATAAGGGTCAGTCTTGTCTGCACGAAGATTAAATTTCCAGAATTTAACGCCTTCATCCTCCTTACCTCTCTCAATACATCTAACAATGACAGCCTCACGCTCTCTATTTGCAATTGAAGCATTCTGAAGCTCCTGTTTCTTAATTGGGTCGGTTTCCTTCGTTGATTCAAGATAAGCCTGATAATTCAACTCACAATAAGGACACTTTCTTCCATACTTCTCATGGTCGATGTCCTCTGTCTTACGAAGGCATATATAAGATTTATATGGCTTTGCACCCTGTGCAACCATTTTCTTATTAACCTCAACATTGTGAACGTGAATTTTTACAAATGGATTACCTGTCTGAAGGTCCATTGGAAGAAGGCGAATTGTAATTGTCTTCTCACTTTCATCTTTATTCAAACGAATGTTCAAATAATTCTTTTCATCGAATGATGAATTTTTTACACTTTTAGAAGTTTTTTCCCCATCAATAACTATTGATTCAGGATTAATGTTCGGTAAATCAATCAAATTTCCCATAATCTTAAATTTTTTTAAACAAATTATTATTAAAATATTTTTTAGTAAATATACAAATAAATTTTTGAAAAAACAAAATGGGCCACAAAAATTTTTGCAGCCCAATTGCCTTTCCTTTTAATAGCCTAAAATATCATGAAGACCCATCTTGCCATCAAATTCCTTAGCAATTGATGAATAATCAGTAAAGTTATCAATATCGTCCTTGGTAATCTTATACTGTGGGTCGTCAGCACCATTGTTATCGCTCTCAGAGCTATAATTATCTGGTGCGTAATTATTCATGTACTCATTAGGCGTCATGCCATAAGGTGCAGACTTTGCTGAACGCATTGTCATTCTCTGCATTGGGGTTGGATTTCTCTTCTCGAACTCGGTCTTGAGAGAACCAAGGTACTGATTGGTGTGAGCATCAATGTCACTAATACGCTTCTCGATACTGTCAAGAGAATTCATAACCTTTTCAAATTTCTTTGAGAGGGCTTCAACTTTCTTTTCGGTTTCTTCCTGTGTATCAGTTAATTCATCAACATCAATCACTTCCTCTTCTTCCCCACCTTCCTCAGGCATTTCATCATCTGGTCCCTGTGGTGCGGCATCTGGGCCAGGTTCTGGCCCTGGATTTTCACCACCATTCTCAGCATTTGGGTCTGAACCCATGCCATCAAGACCAGCATTAGGGTCTACGTTCTGTGGCTGGAAACCTTCTGGGCCTTGTCCGTCTCCACCTGGAGCAGCACCACCCATTCCTGGGTCACCTCCCATATTAGGGTCTCCGCCTATATTAGGGTCTCCACCCATTCCTGGGTCACCTCCCATATTAGGGTCTCCGCCCATTCCGGCATCAGGACTGCCCATTCCTGGGTCACCACCCATATTGCCACCAGGCACACCTGCTGGTGCAGCATTTGGGTCTTCATCTCCAACTTCGTAAAGTCCGTTGTCGAGTGAAGTATATTCTAATATGCAACGTCTAAATTTCTTCTTATAATCCTCTTTAAGCAACATGACTAATATTAATCGTTAAGTACCTGCCTATTATCTTCGGTAAGTATTATTTTTGAAGATTCAGTTCTTTCGATAAGACCACGGTCTTTTTTAACACGCTTTACAGTCTCAGGAGCAATAGCTTCAACTGCAGTTTCAGCGGCTTCGATTTGTTCTAATGTAATCATATTATTACTCTTTTTTGCTTTCTTATTCTTGGGTTTTTCCTCCACCTTCTTTTCCTTAACTACAGGTGCAGGGACAACTACCGCAGGCTTTTCCTCTACGGCTTCCCTCTTAGGAAATCTCTTATGTACAAATTTTAATCCCATAATAATTCTTTTACATAAATAGTAGTGAAATAAGAAAAAATTACATTATATAAGGTATAACATACATATTTCCTTGAAAAAGGTCCCTAATTTCCAATGGTATATCCTTTGAAGAAATATTAATTAAACTAGTATTATTATAAATCTTTGAAAGGAATACCTTGATATCGTAGCCAATATACTCAAGGTCTGAAAGTGATATACCTAACACATCGTCACTACCGTCCTTATAGACATAACACATATTATTATATATAAATGTCTTCCCACTAATTGTCTCAATGAACGTAATGAGGTCATCAAACCTCTTCTTTGTCAATGTTATAATTGGAACAAAGACATACTTCACGTTCTTGATGGCATTATCGACTGCATACCTGTTAAACTTAACTAGGTTTTCTTCATATCTATCCCTCTTTTCCCTCGGACCATAAGTCCAGAAGGTATCATCATTAACCTTTGCATCAATGATACTATAATTCGGGAAGTAGTCCTTTGTCAATGAGTTACCAATAACCAATGTAGGAAGCCCCTCAATAAGACCTCCCTTAGTTGCTGTTACATTATACAATGTACTGCCTGAAAACTTATTCTTCGTTAATATGTTTGCAATCTGTTTCATGTCACAGCAAACATACAAAGAAAATTTTAGAAAAACAAATTTATCCAGTATAACGCCAGATTGCTGTATAACCATTTGATGCAATTTTACATGAAGTACCATTAATTTGGGCCGCAGTTCCAGAAATGCAGCATTCGCCACGTGATTTTCCATTTCTCACGTTTCCCCACGAATATGACCTATTTTTTGTATGGTCATCAACTATTTCAACGTGCTTCTGACTTGCTATAATATCTCCACGTTGTAATTTATTATAGTCAAATGGTATATAAGTAAAACCGTTTGCTGCTAATTTCTTTGCTATTTCTGTATCTTGACTAGTATATGTTCGTGCTAATGAGCCAGTGCCAAGACCAGATACATATATGTTTCTATTAAAAAGAGTAAGACAAGCATAAACATAGCCGCTACAATCATCACGGACGCTTCCATTAGGCACCAAAGGACAATCATAGTACGAACTATGTATTGTTTTACTACACTTATTGTGACATGCCCCGTGATAAGTGAAAACATTTTCCATGTACCAATTACCCATATTTACAACTGATTCCATCCACGAACCACCAGCAACTGGTGGGTTAAAATCTCCTGTCGTACTTACTGAACAATTTACATTATCTGGCATAAGTTCTTCTTTTTTAAATATAAATATTATGGTAAGTCAGGGAAATCTGTATGTCCTGGCTCCTGGTAATCTGGGTGCCTCCAAATACAAACTGAGTGGTCACCCTGCCTATCTTTACCGCCAGGATAGCAACTTAATCTGTTCTGAATACAATCACTTCTCCAATCTTTTCCTGTCCACATTACTCCATGTGATGTTGCCCTTCCACTGCTATCTATAACATGGAATGTGCCAATATCTCCAGGGGCTAACATGTTCGGCGTAACATTCGCTGTATCTGCGAGATGTCCGTGCCATATTAATCTAAAGCCTGCACCTCTAAGATAACCACTAGTTTCTTGGTAGGTTGAGCCACCAACGCCTCCAGTTCCCCACCATGTCCAAGATAAATCTGAGCCTTCACGTTTATACCAAGTTGAAGGACCAGAGGTACAGCACCCAACATAAGTACCTTTTTCAAGTATCCATTCCCCATTATATTCACCACCATCAATCCGTTTAGGATATGTATAACCAGGCTTTCCTTTCCTAACTTTTTCACGATATTTTTCACCATATTGTTGTGATGTAAAACTACTAAAATTCTTAAGTACGGCCTTCATTTTTTCATTGGTAATCTCACCATTATAACCTTCTGGGGTAAAACTACTGGTATCGCCCGTTTGTTGTGAGCCACATTGAGCCGTGATATTAACGCCTTCCATTGCACCCTTACCTCCCTTAAGCCAAGAAACATAATTCATTATTCCATCAACAATAATAGCTGCAGCTTCGCTCCTACCTCCATGTAAGTCTAATAACCAGTATCCCATAACAGCATAATTTCCATCACCATCAAATACTTGTGAATTAGGGCCATCTGGGATTAAATCAACAGCACCATTAGTAAATGTTATCTTATCCTTGCAATCTTTATTATAATAGTCACCAAACCACATTTCAAGAACAACTGCTGGTGGTGTAACATTATCCCAAATTAATGCATCGTCCTTAACGTCATTCTTATTACCTGCCTGGAAATTACCGCTTGTACTAATTGCCCCATCTTGACCTCCCTTCGTGCGTTTTCCATTAAAGTCTTTATTTTCTTTATTTATTTCTGCACCACGCTTAAAACATTGTGCTAAATATGGGCTTTTCTTATTTATCTTATATGTTGAGCCATTGTCAATTCCATAGAAGACATCAAAACGATTACCCATACCTATGTTCCAATGTGGTACGATTGAAACTACTTTTTCTGAGCCATATTTATTTGCAAACGCCCTAGCGTCCGATAGGTTATATTGACCTGGTGTATTTGTATTACAAATATAATATAAATACTTCTCATTATCTGGCTTGCCGGAATTCAAGCCGTCTAACGCCGTTTTAACAAGTTCAATTACCTTACTACTCCAATAATTTTCATTTTTCTTTGCATCCTTACTGTCATTACTATGTGCTGGTGTGAGAACAAATAATGGGTTTGTTTCACTTATAGCATTAGCAATGGTATAATCCAATTCTGGGGTTTGAACATTAGGGTCGCCTGGTTGTTCTTCTGATAAGACAGCACCATCTGCAGTCATTAAGGTACCAGAAGTTGTTTCTCTTGGAGGAGCAAGTGCCGTTGAAATAACACCGATATCGCTTAATGGGATTGCATATTTATTAACCCTCATACCCTCAAACTTCGTTGATATATTTCCGGCAGTGATGTCATGTGTAACCTTCTTAACCATGTATGTTCCGTGCCACATTGGAATATTATTAAGCTGGAAATACATAAGTGGTGTAATCTGCATATTACCCATCATTTCAACACCACAACTATAAGAATACTGACTATATATACGATATATGTCCTGTCCATAAAGTATTGTTTCTCTTGGCCCCTTCTTTTCTTGCTGAGCAGCAATGTTAAATGTAGCAGCCAATGAAGCTTCAGTTACACCAGCGTCCTTTGTGGTAAGTGTAATATTCTTAAAGATTGATTGATTTTGTTTTGCATAGGTTACACCAAATCCAGGAATGGCATAACCATCATCGTTGAATAATTCACCAGTGACTTCTTCATCGGTTAAGTCGAAGCCATCACCTTTCTGTGACCAACCATTCATATCAACGTCCTCACCATCGCCTAAGTGTTCAGACGGTTTATAACTATACATAAACAAGAATGAACATGTATCCTCATCCCAATTGGTTGTTATCGGCTGTGGTGTAAACATATTAATAACATCATCTTCTGAGGCAAGCCCAAACCTTTGTGGGAGTGCCATTAGAAGTCCGCCACAGTTTTCAGCAACACCAGCTAAAAATTCAAATACACTCTTTCCTTGATAATGGAATGATGTATCTTGGGCATAAAGCTCTGAAGATGGCAGAAGCGTTTGAAGCCAATCAGAAACAGTATCAATATTGACGTTGAGTAAGTATCCTATGTCATGATAATATGTATCTATATAGGTAAAATTAGAAAAGTCACTATTAGAATCTGCAAGGTTCCATGTCTTTTGCCCGCAAGCAGAACAAATCCATTTATCATACAGACTCTTTAATGACATATATATTGCCAACCTAATGTCTTTACTCTTAAATGGGTCTTGAGTTGCTGCTTCCGTTATTTTCTTAGCCTCTTCAACTGGGTTGTCTTCAACTGCATCTACATCTTCTTTATATATGGACCTCAATGCTCTCATGAAATCATAAAACGCATATTGCATATGGGCCTCATTAAATCTAACCGTTGGAAGGGTAGTAATGGTTGTATAAAGGCCAAAATAGACATCCCTTAAAAAGGCCTGAAGACTTTGAGCTTCTTTATTTAATGAAGTAATGGCTGTAGTGTTTTTAAGAGCTGGGTCAGCAAGTTTAATGTCTAACTTACCAGTTTTTGGGTCTTCATAAAATTTTTCGTCTCTAAGTCTTGTATTATTTTTTACAAAACCAGTATCACTTGTATCAGTAGCCCATTTCATAAACAACTGTTTTATGGTTTCCCTTCTACTACTTACTCTACCACCTGGTATGAGGTCAATTGGTTCTTTTATATTGACGTAACCACTACTTGTTGAAATTTGGATTGTCTCCTTATTGTCATTTCCTTGTGTAAAAAATTCGTCAGGACCAGGATGAGCATAACCATCTGGCAATTTTATTGGGTCTGATTGATTAAGGTCATCTGAACCATTATTCTTAATCATATCCTGCCTCCAATAAATCGCACCCTCCCTAAGAAGCCTTATCTTGAGAACCACACTTACTCTCTGTTTAGGGTTCTTAATGGTTCCATCGCCGTAAAGGGCAAAATTCCTACCCTGGACAGGGATTGACATTAAAAATAAAAATGCCTTTGAAAGATTGTTATCTTGATAGTCTATTAAACTCTTACCGTCATATTGTTTAAAATATAGTGGGCTTTTCGTCGTATCATTAATTTGGCATGGATAACGTAAAAAGACCTTATTTAAGTCTGGACTTTCGGCAGCTATCCAACTCTGTAATGCTTCAGTACCTACTTTATTATAATTTTCATCTGTTTCGCCACTATCTTCGTCGATTTTATGGCCAGCAACTATAATATTTTTATCACAAATATAAGACTTGTCGTTGTCATCTTTTATAAGCGCATAATCTTTTCCAAAGAGTTTACTAAAGTTCTTTGTTTCTCTTTTCGCCATATAAACACCATCCTTAGTCTTTTCATTGACCGGTACTGGTTCTTGAGTAGCATTATCACCACTCTCTTTCTTTGCTTCTTCTTCCTTCTCCTTCTGCTGTTTCTTGGCTTCATCCTTATCTACTCTTAATGCATTCTCTAAAATTTTATCAACATATGTTCCAGTGTTCAGGACAATGAAGTCACCACATTTTAATGGCTTACCATATTCAAAACTGCCTTTATATTCTAGGTTTTCTCTATCTGAAAGTGTTACATAATCTGGGTCATTTATCAAATTAGGGCCCTTTGCAAAGTCACTTTTTATTCTATTGATACTAGAAAGGTCTAGAGGCAAGAAATTATACTTTTGTTTATCCTTCTTATTGAAACAATACTGGAAATTATTTCCGCTTCCAGTATAAAGATTATCATTTAAGTTATCCGCACCGAATTTCCATACTTTACTAAGTCCTTCTTCATCTCTCTTTCCTGTTATCACATTCATAAAGTACTTAGTATCCGCCAATTTATTGTCCCCGTCTGCATATGCTTTTAAAAATTTAAATAAACCTATTGATGGTTTATCTCCAATGGCCCTATATAGATTTTTTGCCTCTATCTTGCCAAATAAACCAGCAAAATAAGGGGTTTCTTCTGCATTTACATCTAATGGCATATCATATTCTTTTGCCCTCAATGCAAATTTAAAGAATAATTTTCCTAAGAAATCTGGAGAGTCTATATCAGCCTTTAAATCATTGTATGGGTTTCCCTTTCCCTTATAAGCAAAGTCATAAGGGGTCGCTGGTATAAACGTATCCGTTGAAACATCAATGCCGGCATTAAGAAGACTACTAGTTGTTGTATCACCCTCATCTTCATCTGCTTTACGGTTTGCGTCATAGTAATCTTTTGCTGCACTTAATAAATTATAGACAAACTTTACTTCAGATAAGTCATCTCCATTATTCAATTCACCTGCCCATTGAAGTTCTTTTATCTTATCAGTGTCTCTATATTTATAATAAGCAGTAAAAGGAGGAAGGTAATCACTTCTTTTACTAATTTCAGAATTATCTTCTGTATCTGAAAAACCAGGAGCAACACTGTATGTTGATTTTAATCTCTTTGTGCTGTCACTTTCTAATTGTGAGCGTATTTCATCCAATGTTTCATAATAACAGTGTGTAAATGTATCTATATGGGCAAAAACTAAGTCAAATATATTTTTTATTGATGGTCTGAAACCTAGTTTTTTCTCGATGATTTCATTCATCTTTTCCCTCGCCTCTTTCATTCTTTCTGTCTTTTCAGCATAAAGGCGTTTAGTTTCTTCTGACGCTATATCGTTACTTATTTCGCTTAAATTTCCTGGCAATACTAAGAAGCTATATGCTCCGGTATTTTTTTGGGTGGCGACCACATAATCCATTATTTCCTTTTCCCATTTATCGTATTCTACGGTTGCTGCGGTTGCATATTTGTAAATCATACAACCAATTAAATCACCTGGGTCTGGAGCGACACCAAAAAACCCCTTCTTACCAGCAAGATGTATATTTCCATCTTCGTATTTAACAATCGTCCTTAATAGATTATCAAAATCACCTTTTTTAGAATTAACTGGCGTATCAAGGTAATTCTCAATTACATATTTAAAAGCCCCTAAATTTTTAACACAATAATTAGTTGAAAACTTTTTATCAAACTCCTTTATAGCGGCATAATATTCTGAAACTTTAGCCGTAAAACTATTAATATCTCCCTCTTTTAGTATGATTACCGTTGTTGCCTTTATATTCTCAAGCAAATTTGTTTTTATACCAACATTGTAGGAAACATTTTTCGGCATACCAAATGTTTTACAAGTAAAAGTATTGAATGGATTTTTCTCACTAATCCCCTTTAATTCTTCTACTCTTGCATCATAATTTGATTCAACTTGTTGGCCCTCAGCAGCAGCAGATGTATATTCCTCGTCTATGACAATTTTTCTAAGCTTTTTCTTCAATTCTGGAATTGTAATGAAGGCACTGCCTGGGGTTCCATTTACGTCCTTAAACCTAAATACCCCACTATCTATGTTATCCTGCCAATATTCCTTTCCTCCCTTCATATAAGGTGCTATTGCAACAAATGTCATTGGCATATCGGCATATATTCCGAACATATAACCAACAAATTGTGCTGTAATAACAAAACTTCCTACATTTGAATCAAACTCAATATCTGTACTCTGACAAGCAAGCTTATATTTAACTGCCTTGCCGTAAAAACCTTTAACTCTCAAGGTAAAAATAGGATATGGGAATGTAAATAATGCTTGGTAGAGTTTGCTGATGTGCCAATCCTTATCGTCTTTAGCATAATAATTTTCTTCTGCTTGTTGCATTACCGTCGCACCCCTGACATCAACAAACCTAATTGTTACTTGTGGGTAGAGCCAGCTATTGTATGTAATATTGATAGACTCAATTCCAAGACATTCTTGCGTGTTATCCACTGGATTGGTCATTGAAACGTCCGTATAGTTTGTGGTTAATACACGTTCATTGTTGTAATGACCATCGACCTTTGACCCACCAACAAATGATAAGCTTCCGTTTTCACTGGAAAAAAGATATGTCTTGATACTGTTTGTATCACAGGTATTACCACATGAAAATCTATCCGCAATCTCTATTGAGAGGTCTACGGCCATGCTATAATCTTCATATGGAAACGCTATTGAATCATCAACACCACCGTCCATGTTACCATTAACATTTTGTGGGCTAGTTGGCTCTACATATCTAACTCTTCCAAAACTTTCGCTTTTCATTTCTTAAATACAATTTTAATAATATTTCTTATAATTCTCAATAGATTTTTGATAGTCACTAAGTGAAGTATTAAGTGGGTACGGTATTCTCAACTCACTTCCATCTGGAATATTAAATTCAAGAGCCCCATACTGAGGGTTTGCTTGAAGAATGAGCCACCCATAATCAGGGCTATTATAATACTGATAAGAAAGCTGGTCAAGCCTCGTTATTCCTTTCTTATAATATTCTATGATGTCAGTAGTTTTCTTTGGTATCTCACCAAAATATACTAACTTTATTTCATTTCCAACTCTAAATTGTGAATATCTGTCAAATGTAGCCATAAATCTAAGCACTATTATCTTTTTATTTTTCCTTTCTTCTTGCTGTAAAGTCATAAACAGAAGCATTTGCATAGAAGTTACTTGAAACTGCGTTCTGTAATGTCTCAACAACACCACCGATATCCTGACCACCAATGAACTTAAAGCTAATATTAACATCAGCAAACATTGGCTGAACACCAACACCTTCCTGATTAAGGTCCCATAAGACGTCACCACCAGCACCATATGTTATACTTATAGAATCAATACAAATCTTCGTATGGAAGAAGTCACCAATTCTCAATATACAATATGGTGGTCTACCAAATGACAAATTACCAGCATACTTAAGATAATCTGAACTTTCAGTATTAGCTTGAGAGGTTGAATGTGTAGGCCCTTGTCTTGTGCATTGATTTAAGAACGTCAGTCTAGCATTAAAACCTTCTGGGGTAATTGAGTGGAAGGCTGGATTGAAGTACCTTACCTTGTCAACTATATTCTTCTTAACCATATCTTCATTACCATTTCCTATTTCTTGGAAATAAAGGAATTCATTATCAAAGGTTAGGTCGTCAGAAGGTCTTTCTATTGGCTCAACCACAACTGTTTCCTGTGCTGGAGTTTCTTCTTTCTTTTCATTTTTTTCCTTATCCAATTCGTTGGAGCCGGTAACTGTCTTTCCGCTTGCAGTTTTTGCAGTACCTGTTTCTTGTCCTGTATTTTCATCTGAAGGTTTTATCTCCTCTTTCCATTCAATGTTAAAAATCGCAACTGCCGCCCTCGCAATCTTAGCTTCAAGGGCATTAATTTGTCTTTCGCTCTTCAAAACATCGTCTGGCATCTTAATGATACATGCTTCTCCTGTCCTGAGGTTCCTAAACATTTCGTCTTTTAATTCCTTTGACTCATAGAGAAGTGCGTTCTTAATAAATGCCCTTCTTCTTTCAACAAGTTTAGGGTTTCTACCCTCGGTTTCCCAGCCATGGCTTGATGCAAAACCAGCAACCTCTATACTTGATATCTTAACTGTAGAAGCTGGCTGTCCAAATATCTTATCACCAGTAAATTCATTCTTAATATTAACAAGCCCATTATCACCGGCAAGGAATCTTATTTCCATATTTTCGTCCTTCAAGCTTAATTCGCTTCTTATCTTTGCAACGACATCTCCTGATGGACTAATATTTAATGAATATTCGCTTGTGTTTTCATCTTTCCACTTCTCATCTTGATTTGCTAAGTCTTTATCCTCTGGTCTTATTTCCTTAGCACCATTGACTATTTCATAACCATCCAACGTTTCTATTGTTTTACTAACACTCTTATTATCCGTTCCTGAATAATTGTTTGGGAAGAATACTACATAAGCAATTTTCTTGTTACCTTCCGGTGTTGGGTCTGGTTCCACATTATCTTCCTTTGGCTTCGGCGTTGAATAGACCAGGCCAGGAACTTTTACTTCACCAGTTGTTTGACTACTTAGGTCGTCACATCCAGCAAAGTATCTCAAGATTTCTAAGTCCCTATTTGTTTTATCGCTAGCGTCATTCTTGACGGCACGGGCCCATTTATTAAGAATGGATGGGTGGTCAATCAACAATGTAAATGATAATACGCCAGCACGGTCAGTATTAACATAAGTAAAAATTTGTTCTCCACGACCAATGAACTTATTTCCGTTCCATTCAGCATTAATGTTTTCTGAAAACTTCAAATTATATGGAGGAAACCACATTATTCTACCACCATTAGGACCACGCTGTTCTGGGGAAAGGTTATTTAATTCTGGGGCGTCTCTCCATGCAAGGTTTTCAAGTGAGAACATGTAATTTTTTATTGGAGATGAAACCATATCCTCTTTTGGCGTTATCCTTACATAGCCGTTAGGCCTTAACACAGAATAATCATTCAGGTGAGTCGCACCACCATTCGGTCTCAGTCCGCCATAATTTGCTTGGGTATCCTTTATATCCATTGGTGCTTCTGAGTCATTATAAAATGGACGAATACGATGTTTAAGTTTAGAATATTGATGATGTGCTGTCCATACTCTACAATAAGGATTTTCATAACCATTTGTCTTATCACTCGTTGTCTTTTTAAGCAAGTTACGTCCCCTGGACATGCCAAACTTTTCATCATAAGCACTTATTACATCGCTATCTTTCAGTGTAACTCCGCTTATTGATGTGTGGAACCTATTTACAATAGTACCAATCTTTTCCTGCTTAAACATTGCATTCACTTTTCTTAATAATCCAGATGAGGCTTTGTTAAAATCGTCAGAAATCTTTATCGCAGAATTATCAGCAGTCTCAGATTCTGAGATTGTTATTTCATTTCCATTCTCTGCTTCATTAAGGAATGAGAATAATGAGCTCTTCTTATTTTTAGTAATAAACTTATCACCACCAATACTGACAGTCCCATTTATCACTGGAGCCTTTTTATCATTAATACTATAATTTGAGAATTCTTCCCCTTTATCACCAGGTCTCTGATATTCTTTTAAGTATGAATAAACAATCCAGCCAGAAGGATACTTAGCCAAATTATTTTCAAGTTCTGAAGAATATTTTTCTCTTTCCTTTGAATAATATTCATAAAGGCCATTTCTAGCAAAATTATATTTAATACTTGCTAATTGATTTCTTATGTTACTTTGGGTACTGTATTCATCACCAAACTCTAAATCCTCAGTAAATGTATTCTTGTTCTTGAAGTTTTCAGGAAGCGAGCGGTCAAACATCTTCTTAACGTAAGGATTAGTGATATTTTCACCATCAAAACTCTTTAAGTCATAATATTTATCGAGTTCTTCTAAGGCAAATGATTCTAACCCAGGAAATTCCCTATAATATTTTTCCCTTGGAAGTTGTGTAAAATAATTCTTAAGATTATTATCAAATGGATGTTCTACGTCTGGCTGTATTTCACTATAAGTTCTATATTCTTCTTCTCTCCCTACACCTTCCTTTACAAGTGTTTCATTATTTTCAGCAACCTCACGGAAACGCTCACCATATTTGATTAATGTGCTGTGATTAACACCTAACTTATAAGCGGCATTAACGTTGAATTGGTCACCGAGAAATGTATATGGTAATGTTGAATAAGATGAAACGCCTAAACCATCATCAAGAGTATTATTTTCATAGTTTTCAGCAACAAACTTAGAACTATTGTCATGATACTTGTCTAAATTATAGTTTTCGTCATAGTTTCTTGATACAGCAACTTCTCTCAATAAACTACTGAAGTTTGTAAATTCATCAGTTGAAATAAACCTTAAACCGGAATTCATTGGTGCTCCGTTTGTCGTGTAACCATCACCAATAAAACTTCTATATGTATAACTACGACCAAGCATGGTTCCATCAAGTAATGAAACCACAGCCCTCGTCGTATCATCTATATCACCATCTGAATAACTACTGTAGTCATATCTTCCAAAGGCACCACCTTGATAATTATTAACCGTGTTTGCCCTACGGAAGTTCATTGCTGTAGTAAAGGTAAAAAGGCCATTATTACAAGCCCTATGGGATAATGAACCGAGGAAGCTTGTAATACCACCAGTACCAATACTAAGGTTATTCGCTCTATAACTTAAATCTGCCATATCTATCTCTATATAATATAAGTTATTTCGTTAAAAAATTCAACACTTTATGTCCTCTCTCTATCCTTGTTGTATGTCATTGTTTCGTTCCATCCGATTGCTTCTTTAATGCGTAATGAAAGTTCCTTAATGAATACATTATCCTTCAATAACTGGCCAGCAATATCAAATGACTTTCCTTGTGCATCAGTAAGTTTAATTGTACCATTTACATTGATATTCATTGAAGAAGGCACAGATGATGTTGGGGTTGTTGTATTAGCTGTGGCATTACCAGCACCTGCTTGAGCATCGCCACCCCTAAGTTTGCCAATCGCATCTACGGCCATACCAATTGGTGTTGCCTTTGCTAATGTACCAATGCCTTTTTCTAAGCGTCCCCTTATATTAATGCCTTCTCCTGCGGAACTAAGCATCTTAACACCCATTGCAAGACCGGCAAATGGTCCAAATTTAGCTGAATCAAGAATGGCCTGTCCAAAACCAGAAGATTCTTTTGCACCTTTAATCTTTCCACGACTCTTGCTCTCCGCTCCTCCAGCACCATTGCCAAAGTAAGCATTTTCAACTGTGAAATAAGCCTCAGCGATGTTCTTTTCGGCATCCTCGCCACCATTGGCTTTCTTAGCTGCTCTAATTTTTTCTAATATTGCAGTATCGCCTTTCTTTTTAAGTTCCCTACGAAGTTTTGCATCAATATTTCCTGTTTCTACTGCATCCTCAATCTTCTTTAATTTTCTAACATTATAGTCACCTTGTAATTCTTCAAGTCCATATTCCTTCTTCTTCCTTTCTCTTCTCTCTTGACTTGCAAACCCACCACCAATCCACTTGCCTATAGAACTACCAGCAATAGCACCGATTGTACCGCCAATAAGCGCACCAATTGGTCCCGCAAATGAACCAATTGCTGCACCCGCAGCAAGACCACCGCCAATACCACCAATCGTTGAACCAGCAGTTCTACCTACTTTCTTTGCTGTTCCATAATTCTTATTTCCACTAAATTCATCTATTCCAGTAAAAATACCTTCAGTCACACCAGCAAGAACACCAGCACCTGCTGGTCCCCCGGCAAACTTTGCAAAGTTACCGATAGCCCTACCTGCCCCTCTTCCTCCTAATTTAGTTGCCAATCTAGTTGCACTTCTTCCAATGCCACCCTTAAAAATCGTACTTCCAACTGCGTGACCGCTATTTGCTACATTTTTAGCAACTTGGCCAGTTAATCTAGTACCGGCAGCATTCCATATCTGGCCAGCACCATTTGTAAAATATGTCTTTCCGCTGTTACTAACTATTCTTTGTAGCCCTCTAGTACTAAATCCTCCGGCAGTTCCACCGCCACCAAATCCTAAAATTCTACTGAAGAAACCACCCCCTCTAGTAGCACCAATGATGTTACCTCCACCGCCTCTTCTACCGAATAGGTTAAAAATCTTGCGAGTAAGACCACCCTTTCCAAAGAGACCAAGACCCTGGCCTAAATTACTTAGCCAACCGCCTATACCATTAAGCATTCCACCAGCAAGATAAAGTGTTAATAAGGTATTTGAATGCGCAATTGTGTCTGTTAATTTCTTTTCTATTTCACCAAGACGTAATCTTTCAGAAATCCTAGCCTTATTAGCATCCTTTTGTTTCTGGGCACCAGACCTAATGTCGAGCAAACTTCTTAAATTCTGAGCAATGTCTTTGATATCAGCACTCTGGTCCTGTGTTAAGAGCTTAAGGTCTTCGAAGTCATCATTCGTCAATTCATCAATTGATTTGAATTCACCATTAATCGCTACACCAGCCCTACCATTCTCAAACGTTGCTGAATTCTTGAGAAGTTCCTTCATGTTTTCATTAAGGCCACGAGCATTTGATGATGAATTAATTTGTGCTTCAATCTCCTTTCTCTTTGCTTGAGCATTAATTTGGGTCATCATCTGACTATAATCCATACCCATAGCATCAGCAGCAGCCTTAATTCTAGCCTTATTAAATGCTGTTACTCTAACCTCACCAGTCTTTTTATCAAATGAACCGAGGCCACCAGTCATCTTAATGATACGGTCCATAAGGCCTTCCATATCAGTAAGGCCTTCTTTCAACATTCCCATAGGGTCTGAGAAGGCAGCGAATGAACCACCAAGAACTTGTAACTTAGCAGCGGTATTAATTGAACCCTCGATTGTACTTACCTTATTAGCTAAGCTCTCAATCTGCTTGATGTCCATCTTGATTGCAGCGGCTTTCTTTGCCATGCTCTCAAGACCAGCGATACCATTCTTAAATGTATAATTTTGCGCTATGTGAATGTTATCACGAACATTCTGTGAAAGTTTGTCAAATGAAATACCGGCCTCAGCAGCCTCCTTAAACATCCTTCCGGCATGTTTCGCTGTCCCATTAAGGCTAAGACCAAAGTTTTCATACGCTGTTGCTAATTGATTTGCACCTTCAGGGCCCATTATCTTAGACATAGCGGCAATACTCTCCTGTTGGGTAACATCAACCATGATGTTTCTTCCTATCGCCTTGGAATATGCTTCTTGTGCCTTAAGGAGTTCATCAATTGACATGTCATACTTAATGCCAATCTTACTATGTACAACAGTATTAATGCCTTGCTTGCGGAGTTTTTCCATTGCGGCTGCGGTACCACCAATGGTCCTGGCATAACTAGCGGCAGCATGGTCTGCCTTTGCCCAAGCCTCATTAAAAGACCTTACGCCACTTACGGCACTATCTATACTACTTTTTATTGTCTTAAGTGTGTCTTGAAAGCTTTTCTTTGTTCTTTCAATATTTCTATCAAGCTCCGCCTCTTTTCTGGCATCGTCTATATACTCCTTTTCCTTTTTGGCCTGGTCTTCCCTTTCCTTTTGGAGTTGAGCTTTCTTTTCTGCTGCCTTTGCAGCATCTTTTTCAAGCTCCACTTCTTTTTCTAATTGCTTGATTCGCCTTTCCCCTCTCTCAATTTCTTTTTCTAACCTCTTTAAATCTGCGTCATTCTGGGCCCTCTTTTCCTTTAAAATTTGCCTCTGTCTACGAAGTGAAGCTTCTTCAATTTCCTTTTCTTCCTCATATAATTTCCTAATTTCCTCTTTTCTTTCCTTAAATGATTTTTTATCAAAATCAGAACTAGGACGATAGATATCACCAAATGAGATGCGGCCACTATCTTTAGAATAGCCACCACCTTTAATTAATTCTTTTAAAAGGTCATTAGTTTCTTTTTGCGACCTTAGTAAGTCATCTAATTCTGCCATATTTAACGTTTAAGCATTTTATCACAAATAAATAGTATTATGTGATTTTTCTAAAAAGAAAAATGGAGGCTTAGCCCCCATTTTTTCTTCGCATTTGTTCAAGTCTTGCGAAATCGTTAAGTTGTTCTCCTTCATAGTGTCTTTCAGTTGAAGACTGGCCATTATCATGAATTCTGGCATCAATCTGTTCCTGCTCTAAGTTATGCTTGTGAATTATTGCCTTTCGGTCCTGAATTGGCAGCTTCATTATCATGTCATAGGACATTCCAATGTGCTTCATACAGCCATAAATCTCATCCCTAAGGTTCTTTTCATATTCACTAGGTGATATTAAGAAATAGAAATTTGTCAAATTGCAGAAACGTAGTCATGGAGCCACCTCCCAACTCCTCAGGTCTATTGATTGTAATGTTATAATTAACACCTGGCTCATTTTGTGTCATATACTTCCTCAACGCAGAAGAATCTCTAACATTCATTGTCCTAACAAAGTCTGCGATGTACTTCTTATCGGTAATACCATCAACTGCCATAATCAAGAGGTTAAGTCTATTAGTCAATGCATGGTTGAATTTAAGTGAATTCTCTGATGGCATATCTTCACCCCACTTGGTAATTGTGGCAATTGCCTGGCGAACCTTCGCCTTTTGGTCCTTCGGAAGTTCCTTTTCATCATCGATGTACTTATCAAGTGTTTCAACATAGTTACTTATTGTTTCCTTCATAATTCTTGGTTCCTCAGCTTCCTGCATCTTCTCCAAGAGTACGGTATCTCTATGTGTTGGAAACCTAAATTTAATCTCTTTCTTACTTACTGGAAGTGTGAATGGGAACCAACCATTACTGTCACCCTTAAGTTTAAAATCTTTATATTCCAGCTTTGAAAGGTCAATTATCGTGTCAAAATCCTTTCCAGTTGCAGCATCGGTTGCTGTAATTGGATATTCATTACCATAACCAGTAGCCCTAAGGAATAACAAGATAGCTTCCCTGTCACCCTCAAGAAGGTCCATTGGGTCTATTTCCTTGCTAAGAAGCTTTTCATTGATAATATAGTCAAGAATGAGATTATCACGATAAAGGTTTGGAGAAACAATCATGTTTTCATCATAAGCAGTAAGGTATGCAACTGATACCTTTGCAATTTTCTCCTTATAAGCCTCACCCTTTGAAGGGAGTGGAATTACGTCAAATGCTTCCTCACGGCTATAAGTGTCCTTTGGCGGAATATAAGTCTGCTCCAATCTTGTTGCGGTTGCACTCTCCTGTGACTCGATTATCTCCTTGCGCTGACGTTCAGCTTCCTCAAGTGAAGCCTTCGCCTTCATGAGTGTTTCATTGTCAATGTCTTCCTTCTTTATGGCTGGTGTTGGTTCAACTCTATTAGGGGTAATCTCAATCCTCACTTCCTGTTGCTTCCCGGTTAGTTCTTCCATTGTACCTCCGAAGTTCTTAAACTGTTCAATTATATCTTTTTCAGCTTCAGAAATAAGGGCAAGATTTTCCTTAATCTTTTCCTCGGTAAATCTCTTTGTACCATCAGGATTTTCGGCACGACGCATATTCTTCTCCGTTTCCTTCTTTGTCCTCTCGTACATTTCATAATTGCTCTTTAGCTGTTTGAGCATTTTTTCATTTCTTTCTGGCATATCTCTCTCTATTAATGTCTTTTTTTCTTATTTTCCTTTATTAAATTTTTCTTTTCCTGCACACCCAAGAATTCCTTGAGCATTTCCATAACCTTAACTGGGTTATTATTAATGTCATGCTCCCAAATCCTTAACAACGCATAGCCATGCATTGCTGCCCACTCGTTCTTTATTTCATCAACACGATGATTTCTCTTTTGCATTGGACTCATTTGCTCATAAACTAGCCCAAAGGAGTGGTAATATGTTCCATCAACCTCAATTATAACGTTCTTCTCAGGAAGATAAAAGTCATAATATCGTTTAATGTCTGGTGCATAAAATTGTCTTTCATACTTCACGCCCAACTTCTTTAAAAAGTCATTTTCAAATCTCTTTTCCAGCTTTGAAGTTCCATATTTAGGGTGTGACCTAGTGGTTTTCTTAGTTGTTGTCTTCTTCTTTGAAGGTTGGGCTGTCGTTTTTCTCTTTTTTACTGTCTTGGACCTTGGTTTTTGATAAGGTCCGCTTTTCTTTATTGGTTGTAATGCCATTATAGTCTATTTTTTATCTTAAAAAGAATGGTTGTCGTTAATACATCTTCCTTGGCATAAGAATGAATTGCCGGGAAGACCTTAGATACAACACAATTCCACTTATCTGCCCTAACAACTTTACCTTCCCTGTTTAGTTTTTCTAATGTTGCTGTTCCTTCCTTATTAAGTCGCTTTAAATTTAAAAAATAATTGAATGCGTCGAACTCAACTGCCTCATTATATGTAACAATGAGTTCATGCTTGTCATCAACTACCCTAGCTTCCTTAACAAAATATTCCGGAACGTCCTCATACTTAAAATAGAACATATTTGAAAATATTGGTTCATACTTAAGGGTAATGTCATCTACTTTTGGGAGGTATTCCTTGTTAATTACATAAGCCTTAGGGCTGTTAGACTTAGTTTCTGGGTACTCACTACGTTGTTCACAATCATTTATCGGTGATTCAAGTACGGAGAGTTCCATTTCTAATTGTTTCTTTTCATCCTCAACAATCTTAATTGCCATGTCACTTGTGGTTCCATTTTTTTGGCGTTCCCTCATTTCTGAGAGGGTTTTATCAATCATTTTAATTGTTGCCTCAATGTTACGCTTTTTCTTTTCGTTTTCAATACACTTTTTTTCTTCAACCATATCTAATTATATTAAATCTTATTCAAAAATAAATATGTCAGTCGACATTTTCTAAAAATATAAGAAACTATTGGTTTTTTGTCAAGAAAAAACGATTTTTATAACTATTTATATAAAAATATTGCAGTACTATGAAAAAACATACATTAAAAGAGAACGTTTCTGCTATAAGGAAGTTATCAAAGAAGATGCCTAAGACTATTAACGAGGCACTTCACTTCAATGATGAACCTTATGAAGAGAGAGATGAGGACCTTATGCCTAGTGATGAGCACGAGGAACCAATGGAAACCACGGAAGTGGAACCTGAAACTGGAAACGGAAATGCTAGTGAGAAAGCAAGGAAACTTATTGATGATATTAGAAAGATGTCATTGAGAGCAATGGCTGAATTAGCTGACACACCTGAGGACGAAAACTACATTATGCTTAAGAAAGTGTGGAGCATGACAGACCGTAAGCCAGAGCAAGAAAAGAATAATCCACAGCAAATGAAATAATTATGAAAAAGAGAGTTAAAATAAACGAGGCCACTCTCAGGAAAATTGTTGCTGAAAGCGTAAAGAGAGTGTTGAAAGAAGATAGTGGGTTAAAACTTAACGAATATTTCTTCATGGATAAAGAAGATGGTGATGATGAAGCTGACCCAGATTACGTTCCTGCTGGAATTCCTGAAGTGGAAGAAGCAAGAAAAAAGACATTAGACGGAACTGCTAGTGACCGAGACGTTGCACTTTATCTTAACAATGTCTATAACGACATCGTAAAACCAGGAAACATAGACGCATGGGAACACTATAAACTTGATAAGGACCTTGAGAAGCTTGAAGCACTTGATGCTCATGAGGGGCCTATCGCCATGGCAACCGAAACATTGCGCACATATAAGGCAAAATTAATGTACGGAAAAGACGGCGTTTATGAAGGAAGAAAGACCAAGAAGTCAAGAAAAAAAACCTTAAAAGAAGATGCCAATATTGATGATATCAATACAATGGCTGACAGGGCAAGAGAGGCCGCTAAGGCTGCAGCATCAACACCAATGAGCACTATAGACCCAGATTACAATGATGAGTACGATGATGAGGAAGTTGAAGAGGCATGTTTCAATGCTAAAATATGTGTTTCAAGAGAAGATGGCGGAAAAGTAAGCAGAGAAGAGGCTGATAAAGAAATACAAGGTATGCTTGATGATTATTATGACCTCAACAAGCACTCAGACCACCTTTTGTACTTTAATATTAAATTATTGTAACAAAACTAAAAAAATAAAATAACACTATTTATTATAAAATAATCGATTAAATAATATACGTATATGAGTGATTTATTACTTAAAATGCCGAATCAGATAGAACCCTTAAGGAAAAATAGATTTATCTTCCGTTTTCCTTCAGACCTCGGTATTCAGGAGTGGACCGTTGAATCTGGTGCTCGTCCAAACTTGAACCAGAACGCAACTGAAATTCAGTTCTTGAACACCTCAACATGGGTTCTTGGTAGATATACTTGGCAGGAAATGCAGTTAACTTTCCGTGACCCAATCGGACCTTCAACATCTCAGGCATTGATGGAGTGGGTTAGACTTGGTTCAGAAACAGTTACTGGACGTCAGGGTTATGCTGCAGGTTACAAACGCGATGTTGAGTTGGACCTTCTTGACCCAACAGGTGCTGTTGTACAGAAGTGGCTTCTTAAGGGTTGCTTCATTACCAACATTAACTTCAATGATTTGAGTTATAGCCAGGATGATATTGCTACAATCGCAGTTACACTCCGTCCAGATTATTGCATACTTTGCTACTAATCTACAATTTATCTGAAAAAGAGAACGTGCATAAATTTATGCACGTTTTTTTTGTTTTTCTTTCTATTTATTTGTATATTTATAAAAAATATCAGACCCTAAAAGAACTGTTATATGAGTAAAAAAAAGACAACTGAAGAATTTAAAAATGAAGCAAGGCAAATTCACGGAAATAAATACGACTATTCAAAAGTAAATTATATTAGTAATAAGACAAAAGTATGTATCATCTGTCCTGAGCATGGAGAATTTTGGCAGACGCCAGATAAGCACCTTGCTGGGCAGGGGTGTCCAGATTGCTACGGGAATAAGAAAAAAGACCTAGAGCGCTTTATTTCTGATGCCATTAAAGTACATGGCAACAAGTATGACTATTCAAAAGTGAAGTATATTAACAATACCACCAAAGTATGCATAATTTGTCCTGAACATGGTGAATTTTGGCAAGACCCGCATAACCATTTGAAGGGAAAAGGTTGTCCTAGTTGTTCTAAATCTATTAAAAGGCCACAAAAATACACAACACAAACTTTTATTGCAGCAGCAAAAGAAGTACATGGCGATAAATATGACTATTCTGAAACCACATATAACGGGATGAATAAAAAAGTAAAAATTATCTGTCCTGAACATGGTGAATTTCGGCAAAACCCATACATTCATATTAATGGTACATTGTGTCCAAAGTGTGCAAAAGAAATTAACGCAAAAAGTAGAAGATTAACAAATATTGATTTTTTAAAACGTGCTAAGGAGATACATGGTGATAAATATGACTACTCAAAAGTGAAATATGTCACTGCCAAAAATAAGGTTTGTATAATTTGCCCTAAGCATGGAGAATTTTGGCAGACGCCAGATAAGCATCTTCAAGGAAATGGCTGTCCAAAATGTACTCAGCCATTCTCAAAGAATGAAATAGAGATACTTAACTATGTCAAGACGCTTATAGGGGAAGAAAATGTTATAGAACACGATAGAAATGTCTTAGATGGAAAAGAGCTTGACATATTTATTCCATCTCTCAATGTTGCCATTGAATATAATGGCCTTTATTGGCATAATAAAGACAAAAACTACCACTTATCAAAAACAGAAAAATGTAAGGAAAGGGGAATTGGGCTGTTACAGATTTTCGAAGATGAATATATAAATGCAAAAGATGTCGTGCTATCAAAAATAAGGCATATTCTAAAAAAATATGAAAATGCAGAGAAAATAATGGCAAGAAAATGCATCGTCAAGAAAATAGATAAAGAAACAGCAAAAGTATTTCTTGAAAAAAATCACATACAAGGATTTGTTGGCTCAAGCATATATCTTGGAGCATTTTCTTCTGAAGAACTCGTTGCAGTAATGACTTTTAAAAAAGACGGCGAAGATAAGTGGGAACTTACAAGGTTTGCAAGTAAAAATAATGTCGTTTGTCAAGGAATTGGTGGAAAAATATTTAAGTTTTTCACAAAAGAATATGCCCCAAGCGAAGTAAAATCATTCGCTGACAGAAGATGGACAATAAATGAAAGTGATAATCTATATACTAAAATAGGTTTTAAGTTTTGTGGCTATACGCCGGCAGAATATAGATATTATAGCCCTTATGATGGAGCTAAAAGACAACATAAATTCGGCTTTAGAAAACAGACACTCCATAAAAAGTATGGACTACCATTAACTATGACAGAAACTGAAATGACTAATAGTCTCGGTTATGTTAAAATATATGACTGTGGACTTATAAAATATGTTTGGACACCCTAATTTAATACCATTTTTGACAGCTCAATATTCATACATATATTAAGTGCCTCAAGCCAATGCGGCCTTTTTAAAAAATGAAAGTCTTCATAAAACTTACTTTTGTCTAAAACGCTATAACTTGGACGTTTTGCTTTATCTTTTCTGCTTGCAGTTTTGCAAGGAATGATAAATGGGTTAAAAATACTATTATTTAATGGACCATACTGATGTTCTCTTGCAAGTAGTTCTATCGCCTTTGCAAAGTCATACCAAGAACACGTTCCCTCTTCTGAAAAATTATATATTCCTGACTTACCAATATATTTTTCATCATTTATTATGAATATAATGGTATTTGCAAGGTCTCTAGCGTAAGTAGGGGTACCAATTTGGTCGATAACCACACTCATTTGCTTGCCTTCTTTGACAAATTCCATAACTTTCTTGAAGAAATTGTTACCATAATTGGAATATAGCCATGAAACTCTAAATATTATGACGTTTTCATTACCTAAGAGCATCATATCACCAAGAAGTTTAGAAGAACCGTAGATATTTAATGGATTTACATCATCTTCCTCTGTGTATGGGGTATTCTTTGTACCGTCATAAACATAATCAGTTGAAAAATGGAAAAGAAAGGCATTATGCTTCTTACATGCCTTCTTTAAATTTTCAACTGCCGTGCTATTAATATTATATGCCTCTTTTTTCTTTGTTTCAGCACTCTCTACATTGGTAAATGCAGCACAATTGATTACAATGTCTGGTTTATACTTCTTAAATGCTTCCTCTATTGACTTTTTACTGGTAATATCAAGGTCTTTATGTCCAAGAAAGACATAATTATCCTCAGGTTTGCCTAAAAGCACTGATTGTTCAAATAATGTAAGTCCTAACTGGCCATCTCCTCCAGTAACTAAAATAGTTTTCATATCTCTTAAACTTCTTTTAAGAGAAAATAACGAAAAATTGTTAAAAAATCAATGATTTACTTAAACTATTGTCCAAATTTCCACAAATTTAAGGAAGTCAGAGTATGGCACCTTATAATAACCACCATCACCATAACTTTTTCCCCAGGAATTCCTAATAATGAAGCCTTCTTCATCATAACCTACAATGGAAATTGCGTGATAACCATAAAAATTATTAGCATTATCATCCTTCCAGAAATCATCGGTATTGGACCATACTGGGAGAGCACCAAGACAAGGGCCATTCATTACAATTGCATACTGAAGGTCCCTAACTCTATGAACAAGTGAATAAGTATCTATCATTAATTTACCAGCCTTGCTCTTTACTCCCTTATGTCTAAGAAAATTGAGAGCATCCTTAAAGGTCATACCATTGGTATTATTAGGCCTACTGTTATAAATGTCCATTAAGGCAACTTTATTATCCTTTGTTGACCCATCCTTGAGGTTTTCCTTCCAATTAAGATATGCAGAAACTGAACATGGAACGCAAATTGACTGTTCACCCTGATTGAGTATTGGTGGAAGATATTCTCTATAAGAATAATTTGTTGGTAATTCCTGCTGTGAGTCACCTGTAAAGTGATATTCTGTTCCATCGAGGACTGATGGTGTACAACCTAAGACTAAATTCTTCTTTCTCATAACTATTTCTCCGCAACTCTTTTCTCAAATGGGTAAGGTTCTTCTTTATCAATGAGAAGAATGTAGATTACCTCTTTCTTATTATTCAAAACTTTGATATACATGAGTTTTTCATTAATGAACCCGGTTTCAAAGTCTTCAAACTTTCTTGAAAGCCACTTATTAAGTGTCGGAAGTGTATCAGCTATGCATACAGAGTCAACTTGCTGCATAGTAGCCTCAAATGAGAACTCTGTCCTCATACTAGCACCAGAGATTACTCCATCTTTGTCTTTATGACCATGACGGAATAAACAACAGCTACCTACTATTGAGGCAAAAAATAAAAGTAAAACGAATTTTTTCATAACAGTCCTCTTTTTCTTATAAATAGTAAAAAAAATACAATTTATGTACTTCAAATTCGAGAATTTTATTGCATAAACAATCGCCAAAAATGGGAAAATTTTTGCTATAGTTTTGTAACACTAAATTCAAGAATATCTACATTAGAATATCTGTAAGGCTCTCCAGACATGTTAATGTTGTAACCTAAGGTAAGTCCGTAGTTGAGTGGATTAAAGTCGATATTCAACGAAATTGTAGCAGCACCGTTTAGAAGGTCTTCACACCTAAACTTACTAGGATACTTCTTCAATTCAGGGTCATAGACAATACGGTATTCGTACAAATTGTCATGCTTGGATAGTGCAAGACTTCTGTTTGTTGAACTTCCCGTTCTTCCTCTGTATCCAAAAACAAGGTTTCCTGAATTGTAGTTGGTTTTAGAAAGTGTCCACCGTATGTGGAATCCTGGATAAGGAGAACGTGGGTCTTTGGAACACAAGATAGTAAAGTGATAGTTGCTACCTTTATCTTCTGTATCCTCAACAAGTGGTGGATTTGGCTGTTCTAACTTTGCTGACCTAAACTTAATGTGTAGTTCAAATCCGTCTCCGCCATCAAACGGATAGAACCCCGTATTAACTCCGTCACCTGTAATGTCTTTACTTCCTTCAGGATTATTAGAAGTATCAATGGTATATCCAGTTACCGTAGGAACACCTTGGTCATCGTAAACGATATCCTGAGTGTCAACGTTTCCTTGGGTATCGCCAGTAACGTTGGTTGTATCAGTTGCTTCACCATTTTCATTATAGTTGGTAGTGGACCCATTATAAGAGCCATCAGCGTTGGTATTTGTTTCAGATTTCTGCGAACCAATGGTATTTCCGCTTTCATCGGTAATAATTGTGGTTGAAGTTGTATTTGAACTTCCATCTTCATTTTCAATTACTGTAATTGTGGTTGTTTCTGTGTTACCACTTTCATCAACAATAACTTCCACGTCGGTATGGGCACTACTTCCTGATTTATAAGTAAGAACTAAGTCTTTAACATCAGTTAATCCCTGATAAGATGCCCCTATCGAAACATTAGATGCAGTTGCTGATGATAATATTGTTACAATACCTGTATGCTCCCCAATGGTTGCATATGTACTACCCGTTAAGATAAGCCAAATTGCGGCACTTGTAACGTCATAACGGCCATCATATAATGCAATATAAGAACTTGTCTCTCCACTGACATTTGTAGCGCCTACTACCGATAGGGTATGGTCACCACTAATATGTCCTGCATAAAAGGAAATATTAGTATTTAAATATTGAGTAAGTTCAGCCTGATTTATTTCAAGCCATACATTATTTTCTCTCTTATAGCAAGTCAATATTTTTGTCCATATATTATCTATCTTAATAAAATACGACATAGTAACAATTTTTTTTAATAAGTAATAATATGCTTGCTTACACAAGATTTACTATCCCAATATTTATTTTCCTTATCTAAGAACTAACTTGTCTGTAAATATAAATCTCCGCCAATTCCTACAGATGCAGGAGGGGTTCCTGAACCTGAATATACATTAATTGGTGTAACTAATGCCCAAATGCCGTTTACCACCTTAAGTACCTTTCCTTCATCTCCTGTTCCAATTGTAGGAATTGTGCTTGGCCCTTCTGGACCTTGAGGTCCTTGCTTTCCATTAGTACCGTTGGTTCCGTTAGAACCATTTACTCCCTGAGGACCCTGTTTTCCATTTATACCATCGGCACCCTGTGGGCCTTGCTTACCATCAGTTCCATTAGAACCGTTAGCACCTTGAGGTCCTTGCTTTCCTTCATCACCGCTTGTACCATCAGCACCCTGTGGTCCCTGAGCACCACCTATCCCCTGCGGTCCTTGTACTCCAACTTCTCCTTGTTCTCCCTGAGGACCTTGAGGACCCTGTTTACCAGGTAAAAAGGTTATAATCTCGTTATTATCGTTCTTTATTGCTATTGTTTCATGCCCTGCAGCATAATTAATTGACAACTCGCCATATTCCAATGAAGATGGGGCGGGAAGTACTGGTTCGTTATTTTGTAATATGTTGCTTCGTTTATTATATACTCTCATTGCAATAGAATAGACTATTTTTTACATAAATAGTAAGCAAGTCTTAAATTGCCGAGTTTTTAAATACATAAAAACTTTGTTTTTATAAAGACCAATTTAGATAAAAAAATCCGCACATTTCTGTACGGATTTCTTCATTTTGCAAAATCTTTTAACTACTAAGACTCACTTTCGAAAGATACACTCTCTGGGTATACAACAAATGATATACTGATGTATTCGAGAGTTGGTGTAGGTTTGATAAGTATCTTTGCAGGAAGTATGTGTTGGTCTCTTGTTTCTTCAGTTACCTCGGTGATTACTCTGTAATCGTAGATACCTCTGTTAGACTTAACGTCTGCGAGAATAGGCTCTACAAGGCCTCTGAATTGCTTTTCAAGAGTGTCATCATACTGTTCGAAGATAAGGTCCTTAGCTGCCTCAGTTACGAGCTTCTTAACCCTAATCATAAGTCTACGAACATTAATTCTGTTAAGTGGGCTCTCTGCTCTGTAAGCAGTCTTGTTACCCCAAATCTTAACACCGTCCTTAGCAAATGTCTTTACTGGGTTAATCATATTCTCATAAAGAGTATCTTCATCATCAAGAGTGGTCTTGAAGGCAGCCTTGATACAATTTACTTCACCACGCTGCATACCTGCTGGTGCAAACCAAGGGAAGAAATTGTTATCAGTTTCGGCCATATCACGAACAACGTCCTTGGTTGGAGAAAGATTTACGTATCTCTTGTTAGAGCTATCGTAATACATTATCCAAGGATAATATGTACATACGTATGATGAATCAATTTCTCTTGAAACAAACTCGTCTGCAAGTTCACTTGGAGAAAGCATTTCGCCATCTACAACGAATGGTGAATTCATTACATAAAGTACGTCACCACCACGGTTATCCCTATCTTCAACGATGTCAATAACGTCCTCAACAAGGAGATTGTTATTATACCAGTCAATACCAGGAGTTGCTAACAAGTTAATGTCGACATCCTGAGGATTAGCAAATACTCTGTAACCTGCAAGGTATGCATAGTAGTCACTGGTAATTGCGGTTGAAGGAAGGTCAAGTGCTCTATTAAGACCATTTGTTTCAACATTTGTAAATACGTCGGAATTTGTTACAGCATACTTAGTAGCCTTGTAATCGTCAGTATTTGTACGAGCTTCACGATTAATGTCCCAACCATCGAAACCGCCGTAGAAATAAACGGTAAATTTACGAGTGTTAATGTCCTTATAAATTGTGTTGTTAATATAAGAAGCATTAATCATTCTTGGTTCATAATCATCGGAAGTAACCTTATTAACTGAAACAGTATCAAATACATAATTATTAACGCCGTCAACATAAACTGTTGCAGAAGTAGCGTGAGAAATAATGGAGTCCATGTGGAAACCATTAGTAATCTTATCTGGGTCTGCATCACCCTGGTTATCATAAGCATATTTACCCTTGTACTTGATTATGTCTATGTCATCCATTCCGCCAAAATACTGTCTCTTAGCCTTAAGTGATGGGTTAAATACTGTATTGTAACCAACTTTTACTGTCTTTCCTTCTACATACTCAGGAATTGGATAACCAATTATACCGCAAGGTACTGAACCTGAAAGGTCTTCCTGGTCTGCCATCTCAACGGTAATGAACTTAGACTTTGAAACATAACCACCGTCGAAGCTACCAATCTTGTAAGCAAGATAAGAAGAACTTCCTTCTGCTAATGAACACCTTGTAAATCTCTCAAGAATTATTGGTGCTACGTCAGTATCGTTGAAGTCACGAACTACTACGTCAAATGTACCATCTTCAGGTTTAATATTCTGAATTGAAACCTTAACTTGATAGTTAGCGGCATCACCATCAGAAATTGTTATAAACTTGAAGAGTTTCTTCATTGTAACCTTTGTGGCTGCAGACTCTCCGTCACCTTCAGTAGAAGCATACGCCTCAGATACGAACCAAGGGGTCTGGGCTGGACGATATTCTTCCTTAAAGTTCCAGAACTTTTCATCATCTAATGGAAGTATTTCCTGGTCAACCTTATCAACTATTTCATAAATAACGTAGTCATAAGGCTTTGTAGAAGAAGAACTATTCAGTTTATGACTTTCAAAATCAGTTGTTTCGAAAATATTAGTCGCACCTGATGGAAGTTCATCAATCTTAGTACAATTAAATTCCCAATGAACTTCAGTTTTACCAGAAACTTCAGTGCCTGCTGAAAGTACTTCATAATATTCATAATTATTTTCAAATGAACTCTCATAAACAGCCTCAATGTAGATTGGGGTAGTACCAGTTGAAGGGTCACTACTAATTACTCTATAAATGTAATCACTATCACTTGAATTCAATGAAACATTATAAACATATTTATCTGAATATCCAAATCCACTAACACAATTAACTATAATGCTGAACTTACCGTCTGCATTAATTTTTTCACTTTTACTGTTCTCTGGGAGACATACTGAATTATAAACAACTGGTGTATAAGGTCCTATTTCAATACTCTCAACAACCTCAGAAGGTTTATCGTCTGGGTTAGGGTTGCAAATATCGCTTGGATTAAAATCATATGTCATCTTACTTCTAAGGATGATAGCTGGATTTCCAGTATTGGTTGACTTAATAACATAAGCCTTTCCTGCGTCATAACCAGAGAGACCAAGAACACGTACAACGTTAAGACTCTTTGATTGTTCAAGATAGCTCTTTGCTATATAAGGTAATTCATATTTTGGAAGGCCATTACCCTTGAATTTCTCAGGAGATGTACCACCAAAGTAGTCAACAAACTCAGACCAATCCTTGATTTCTACATTTTCAAATGCTGGTCCGTAAAGAGTTTCACCAACAAGTCCAAGACTTGTTATACCAAGACTCTTGACTGAATAGGTAACATCTTTCTCCTCTGTGTAAATACCAGGTGAAACGTGGCCACCTCTTGCATCACTAATCATATTCTAAACTTATTTTTAACTTTATTATTTTCTAATAAATAGATTAAATATTTCAAAAAATCTTTTTTTGAGCTAAAATATTAGGCTTTTTCCATTTCATAGGTTTCACTTGGACAATAACCAGCTATCTTTATCTCAGAATCCTCATAAGGATTTGTCTTTTTTAAACCTTTAATCTTTATTTCATCATTCTTTTTTACCTTAAGGTTATCATTTAGCTCTACTTCTGTATCATTTACATACATTTTAAAGCTTCTGACGTTTTTTAATTCAAAACTTTTAGTATTAAAGTCAGTATCTATTTTAAATTTATAGGAACTATCACACTTTCCAAAGTGAATAGTAATATCAGTTGGAACATAACCATAAGGGCATTTTTCGTCATAATCACAAGGTAATTCTTCGATGTCAGCGTAAGATGTTCTCAAATCGTCCCCTTCGTAACCCAAAAATGCAAGCCTTGGTTGCTCCTTAACCTCAAAACTATCCTCAGGAACTATATAAGCCATCACCGTCACAGCATAGGATTGGGAATAGAACTGCCTGTTATCAATGCTATATTCTGATTCATCGGAAATATCAGTAAGTTTCATTGGAATAAAGTGTCCCTTTGGTCTAATGTAGCAGTCAATTGCTTTAAATTTATCATTTACCTTCTGGTTAAACTCATTAAGTAATTCATACTTGTTAGTAACAATGCTTATTGTGTAAAGCATATCAATTGCAAACGGCTGTTTTACTCGATAATCAATATAATATTTTCTGCCGGCATCGTCCTGACGCTCTACTCTCTGCATTAAAAAGGTCTTATCTCCTGGAATGTTTCTGGTCTGACCAAGGATGGAACCACCCTTTGGATTATTTTCCCTTGTGATGGTCTTAAAATTGAGCAATATGTTCTTCTTTACATCTACGCTAGCCCAAGACTGCATATATTCAGAAAATCTCTGGTTGGAGAATAATGCAATGGTAGGAAGGCGTTCCCCGTCATAAGAAATATCAAGGTCCTCTTCAACCCATCTCCTAAATTCCTCATCAATATCTTTATATTCTAGCGGATTTGGAAACGGAGTGGAGTCCTTAAGCATTTCCTTTGCTATATTTCTTCTCCTCTCAGGACCATAAGCCTCATTTCGTAGGTCAAGGACATTTTTATACTCTCTACTCATATCTCAATTATCCTTCAAATTCATTAGCATCGACAGAAGCACAGGTAATTGTCCTTGCATAAGGCATAGTACCGTACATCGTCATCTTATTTGCGGTCATTTCAACTCTTCCATCATCAGAAACAGTAAAATACTCACGATGTTCTGGCGTAATTTGGACACCAATGTAATCACCACGACTTATGTCACAGTTATTTTCCTCAAGGGTCCTTAATAATACACTAAATTTTAATTTACCAGTTTGAGCATACATACCTTTCTGTAATTTAGTATTATATGCCTTTAATTCAGCATCTTCAACCTCAAAGATAACAGGTAATTCTATTGGTGGAAGGAAACGAACAGCATCTTTCTTTGCTTCATGGTAAATGTCACTTACTTTTGTCTTTTCAAGGTCCACACGATAAAGAATTATTGTCTGGTTTGCATCTTGTTCCAAATATTCAGTAGCAAAATCCAGTTCAAGGGCAAAATCTTCCCCACTGAAGAACTTATTATTCCTCGTAACAGGTACCTTTTTCTTTTTATCTTTATTTTGAAGAGCCATCTCTAGTTGTTTTATTTTTCATAAATAGTTCTCAGAAACAAAAAACCTCACACGCACGCACGCATGCGTGATAATTATTTTAATAAAATAATATTATATAATAATATTATAATAATTTAAATAATATAAAAATTATTAATAATATTTGTTTTTAAAATAAAAAAATTATATATTTACAATAACCTAAATTATGTAGTTACTCAAGATGACGAATAAAGCAAAAAATGAAGCAATAGACCTTTTAAGAAATTACAAAGGCAATAACCCTCATCTCCTGGAGATGCAAAGGGATGTTTTTCTATTGGGTAGGACTTCATTGCTTACTGAATTTAATGTTGATTATATCTTGAAGAACCATAACTTCACCCCGCTAACCATTAACAAGACTATTGACATCGTTGATTTCTTTGGAAAGAAGCTTCAGGAAGAATATGATATAGAATTCATTCCTAAAAAGTTAAAAATCTTTACATTATTGGCCGTAACAGATGGGGCTTTTCATTGTATTGTTAAATATAGGCAGAACATGAACCCGCTGAGGCTCTTTATTCCTAAAAAGGCAGTGCTTAATAACTTTCTTGTTGAAGATTTTCATAATGTTAATGTTGATTTTGACCGTTATGATAGACTTTCCTCAGCGAAAGACCCTAACAGGAAGCTGAAGGACCACCAGAAGGAGGCTATAAAATTTTTATTATCCCGCAAAAAGTGTATATTGGCAGATGACATGGGATTGGGTAAAATGGAGCCAATTACTTCTTTAATACCCACTACAGAAGGCTTTAAACTAATGGGGGACCTTAAAATAGGTGACCTTATCTACGGTGAAGACGGAAAGACGCATCCAATTACTAAAATCTTTGAACATAAAGATAAAGAAATATATTTAGTTAAATTTAGTGATGGAACACAAGTCGAATGCGGTCTTGACCATTTATGGAAAGTTAGAACAAAAAATATGGTCCAAAGGAAACAGGGATGGAAGACAATGTCTTTAAAAGAAATGATTGAAAGCGGTTTGCAATATTCTGATGAATATCGCATTAAACAAGGTCTGAAACCAAGAAGTAAATATGAAATTCCTGTTTCAAATGCCGTAGAATACGAAGAAAAAAAATATTTAATACATCCTTATATTCTTGGGGCTTGTATAGGAGATGGAAATTTATGCAGTGGCAGTATAAATATTTCGATACCAGATAATGAACGAGAAACATCAGAGCGTATTTCTTTACTGTTAAATGAAGATATGATTCTCAAAGAAGATAGAAGTAGTTCTTGTCCAAGATATAGAATACAGCATAAAATAAGGCAGCATGAAAACAAATTTTATACTGAAATTAAAAGGCTTGGGTTAAATATAGTAGGGATTAAAAAATTTATTCCTGATGAATATAAATTTGGCTCTGTAGAACAAAGAATTGACTTATTAAGGGGATTGATGGATACTGATGGAACTATTGGAAAACAAAATAGGATAACGTTTTCTACTAATTCTGAACTTTTAGCAAAAGATATCGCCGAATTAGTCTTTTCACTTGGAGGTGTTGCAAGAGTAGGAAAATATATTCATAAAGGTAAAATAAATCCTGAATATCAAGTTAGAATACAAGTAAAATTTAACCCATTTTATCTAAAACGAAAAGCGGAAAAATATCATCCAACTTTTTTAAAATACTGCTCTAAATATATTGTTTCTGCAGAATATGTACGTAACGGAGATGCTAGATGTCTTATGGTAGATTATTCAGAACATACTTATTTAACAAGTAAAAATTATATAGTTACTCATAACACCAATGAACTTTCCGTTGCCGCTGTTGAAGGGAATTTTGACTCAATTTTGATTATCTGTCCTGCTTCTCTTAAGACAAATTGGAAAAGGGAACTTATGTGGTATGTTCCAGAGCGTGATATAACATTAATTGACTCTTTTAATGGAAAAACTAAGGGTGACCTTGAAAAATTTCTTGGTTATGCAGAAGGAAAAAGTGGCCTCTCGGTTGAAGAATTAAGAAAAGAAGCATTAGAACAAGGAAATTGGAAAGAAAATCGTTTCATTATTATTAATTTTGACATTCTTGATAAATTTTATGAAATCCCTAAAACAAGAAGCAAGGAAAACGTTGAAATTGCTTTCCAAAATAGTCCATTGTTAAGATATATATTCAATCGGAAGTCACTTATCATTATAGATGAGGCACATAGATTGTCAAATAATACTTCCATAAGATATAAAATCATCAAGGACCTCATCAAGAGAGGTAATCCTGACAGCATTTACCTTGCTACCGGCACTCCGATTACAAATAGTCCTCAAAATCTGTACTGTCTTCTCCAATTAATAGGACATTATATTGCTGAAGATTGGGAATATTACATGAGTAGATTTTGTGATAGTAAAAAAATACCCGCAAAAGGCGAAAAAAACCGATTAACTACTATTTATTTAAAAAATAAACATAAAAATAATTGGTTTGAGTTAACAGATAACGAAAAAGAAGAACTTAAAGATTATATCAGAAGAAATGCAAGAATGATAACTATAACTAATGGAGCATCAAATTTGGATGAACTAAAAAGCATCATTTCAAGTATTTACCTCCGTAGAATAAAAGAAGAAATAAACGAAGGACTGCCGAAAAAAATACTTCACGAACTCCGTTACGACTTTGATATGCAACAGACAATGGAATATGAACGTCTTTGGGAAGAATATGAAAGAGCACAACTCGAAACAGACCCAACGAAGGAAATAAACAAAGACCTTCTTGAAGGTGCTATCTACAGAAGATACTGCTCTAACCAAATGGTTCCTAATACAATAAAACTTGCTGAAAAATTTATTAAAAACGGTGAAAAAGTAGTAATTGCAACTTGCTATGATGATGAGTTAAATATTCTCAAAGAGCATTTTGGAGATAAGTGTGTTGTTTATAATGGCAAGATGAACTCAAAGCAGAAAGATGCGGCACAGGAAGCATTTACCAACGACCCAAATGTAATGGTATTTATTGGACAGATAATTGCTGCTGGCGTTGGTATAAATCTTATTGCTTCTCATATTATTATATTCAACGACATTGACTACGTACCTTCAGCCTGTAGACAGTTTGAGGATAGATGCTACAGAATTGGGCAGACAAAGGACGTGGATATCTATTATCAGATATTCAGAAATACTCAATATGAAAAAATATGGGATGTTGTATTAAGAAAGGAACTTGTTATAAATGCAGTAATAAAAACAGAAAAAGATAAATAAATGCCGTTAAAATACACAATAGACCTTTTTAAAGAAAAGGCAAATACCATACATTGTTATAAATACGATTATTCTAAAGTAGAATATAAAGGTTGTAAAACTAAAGTTTGTATAATTTGTCCTGAACATGGAGAGTTTTGGCAAACGCCAGATAAACATTTAAGAGGACAAGGTTGCCCTAAATGTAAAAGCCAACATACACATAATAGATGTTCTTCAACTTTAGAAAATTTTATAAACATGTCCAAAAAAATTCATAAAAATAAATATGATTATTCTAATGTTACATATTATAACAATAAGACCAAAGTTTGTATAATTTGCCCTGAACATGGAGAGTTTTGGCAAACACCCCATAGTCACTTAAGCGGTGCTGGTTGTCCTAAATGTGGTAAAATAGATATGTGGAATACACGAGGAAGGGTAACCAATAGTACTTTTATTAAAAAAGCAAAGAAAATACAAAACAAAAAATACGATTATAGTAAAGTTAATTATAATGGATATAAGACCAAAGTTTGTATAATTTGCCCTGAACATGGAGAGTTTTGGCAAACACCAGATAAACACCTACAAGGTCATGGCTGCCCTGAATGTGATAAAAAGGGACACCTTATGGAAACTGATATTTTTATGATGATTAAAAAGGATTTTAATAATGAGGAATGTATTAGAAACTATAAAAACAAAGATATTTTAGGACTTCAAGAAATTGATATATTTTTTCCAAAATATAAAATAGGAATTGAAATTCAAGGTGTACAACATTTTATACCTAAATATTTTCATAAAGGCCAAAAGGAAACTGAAGGAAAACAAATTTTAAAAGAAATACAAGAAAGAGATATAAGAAAATTAAATAAATGTAAAACTAATGGTATAAAACTCTTCTATTTTAGTAATTTTAAAGAAAATACCTTTTTAGGTAAAAAACTTTATCATTCCTATGAAGAAATGATAAAAGATATTAAAGATGATATGAAAAAATCTGGGATTTAGTCTTGACAAAGGAGCTAAATATTAATAAAATTATTAAGAAAGAAGATGAAAAATAAATAAAACAAGTATCAATAAAAATGAAACGGAGTAGAGCATTTAAATATTATGCATTAAAATGGCTTATGGCTATTAAAGGTTGGAGAAAAAGGAATTTTTACTTTAAACATGGAGAATATTATGCTTCTCCACATATTCCAGATAAGAGGTATATGTATAATAAGGGAAATGAATTTTATTGCGCCTTTACTGCTAATGTAGGGTTTGGTGTTACTTACCAATCACAGTATCGTGCTAAATTTAAGGATTGGGAGTTAGGAATATTAGATTTTAAAAAAGCATAAATTATGGAAAGAACCGACATCATTAACATGTTGATTGACAAGTTTAACTATCAATCTTATCTTGAGATAGGTATTGCAGAGCCTGAGTTCAACTTTATGAGGATTAACTGCAAATATAAAGAGTGTGTGGACCCTTATGAGCCTAATATTGGTAATGACTGTGGATATGACCTGTCAATCAAGAAATATATAGAGGACAATATTCTTACATATAAGATGACATCTGACGAGTTTTTTGAAATGTGTCCTCCAGATAAGAAATATGACATCATTTTCATTGATGGACTTCACTTTGAGGAACAGGTGTCTAGAGATATTATAAACAGTTTTAAACACCTTAATAAGGGTGGTTGTATTGTAGTCCATGACTGCCTTCCTGCTGATGAAGATGCTCAGGACGAGAATAGACATACTCTTGTTTGGAACGGAAGTGTATGGAAAGTTATTCCGATGCTGAGAGAACAGAATATAACTTACTTTGTTGTCGATACCGACTGTGGCTGTGGCATACTCCAATATGATGGTGACTCAAATGACCTATATTATCCACCTAAGGCTGACTACAACTTCTATCAAGTATTTTCATCAAAGACAATTAGGGATACTGTTATGCACGTTATAACTCCTGGAGAATTTATTGGTATAATGCAACCAGAACAACCAGTATAAGGATATGGAATATTTAGCATTTGTTGATGAAATAGGACGGACAGTTGACGGAAAGTATCTTTACAGGTTTGACTTCACTGAAGATACTGATGTTGTATGGGGTGACTTCTTTAACGTTGTCCCATCTGTCATTATTCCTGACCTTCGTCCTGAGAAAAATTGTCTTTCATTGACAGCTAGAGCTATTTTTCCTTGTGAAATGATTATTGCAAAGAAAAGTTTTTGTTTCTCCATTCAAGATTGTATTGATGGGCTTACCCCATTAATATTTTCTGAAATTAAGAAAGACGGACTCTCAATTGATGATGTTCCGTTCTTCTTAAGGTTTGGAGAACCAATTGACACAGTAAAAGAGAAGCTTAATAAGGTTGGAATTGAATTAACTGACTTTGAGGAAGTTGAAAAGGGTGATGATACAGCCATTGACGACCTCATTGATTCTATACCAGATGAAAATTTTGAAGAATAATGAGTGTATTAGCATACATAAAGCCAATTTGCAAGGATACTGATGGTACTTATGAGTACGATTTCTTCTTTTCAGACACCCCTGAGTACGTTTGGGGACCATTCTGGGACGAAGTAAACCCTTCATCATTAGGTGACATTACTCCCGACCAGACAACTTATTCAACTGTCTATCGTGTTAAGACTGACTTACCGCTTAAGACATTTCAAGAAACGACTTGTTATTCTATGGAATATACAACATATAAGATTTTTCCGCTCGCATGGATTGATATTGAAAATCTTGAGGAATACCCAGAATTTGGGAGGTTGGCAATGTATTTTGGGGAAGAAATGGAAGAAATTGAAAAAAAATTGGCATTATATCAATGGAAATTTAGAAAATAAATTATGGGTACAGCCATGGTTTTGTTGTGAAAATAATACTTTTCAAAGTCCAGTCATGTTTTTCGTGGCTGGGCTTGTTTTTTTCTTAAAACTTTTGTATATTTACCATCGGAGAAAATATCCTAAGTGATTTAGGATGGAAAAATAAGATAAAAAAAAGGAAAGTTAATTTATGCCACAAAAATTTATTAAAAAAGAAATAACAACAAATGTTATAAACTCATTTATCGAGGGTAATGACCCTCAGAAGGGGATTGTCAATCTTGAATATTCTTATAAAGACGACTTCATAAAAGTATATTATCGCAATGAAAATGATGAAAAATGTATGACAACGCATCCATTTATCCCATTTCTCTGGGCAAAGAAGAGTGCGTGTGTAAAGTTATGTGATGGTGATAGAGAAGAACTCAAGGACCTTATGAGGAGAAAGAGAATTGGAGTAAAGGCACTTGATACAACAAATACAGAGGGTGAGGTTGTGCCGGAAATTCTCAATGGTTATACTTTTATGTTTTTTGCATTAGGGCCAATGAGTTATTCAGACTTCCTATCATTTTTTCGTGAAGCAAGGAACCCAGTTTATTCAGATAAGAAAGATAAAAAGAGCGATAGTAAACAATATCTTTGTGTTACACCTCAGGAACAGTTTTTAATATCAACAGGAAAGAGATTTTTCAAGGGTCTTGAAGATTATGACCAACTTTTAAGAATGGTATTTGACTTGGAGTCAACAGGTCTTAATACTGAAAAAGATAGAATAGAACAGTTTGGTATAAGGTTTAATCGTCCAGTAATCTATCACGGTAAAAAGTATATTTTTGAGAAGATTTATACAACTGAAGGTGAAACTAAGGAAGAAAAGGATGCTTCTGAGTTGAAAAATATAGAAACATTCTTGAAAATAATTTATACGTTTAAGCCAGATATTATTACAGCACATAATGGAGAGGCATTCGACTGGAACTTGATTATTGGTGCTTGCAAACGTCTTGGAACAACATTGGAGGACCTTTCAAAAAAATATTTTGATGGAAGGGGAATTGTGAAGAATGATAAAGAAACAATTCTCAAACTTGGTGGCGAGGTAGAAACTTTTCATCAAACAATCGTTCCATATACAGTGATAACAGATTCACTTCATGCAGTGAGAAGGGCACAGGCAGTGGATTCAAACTTTAAAGAGGCAAATTTGAAATATGCAACGGCATATCTTGACCTTAAAAAGGACAATCGTGTGTATGTTCCGGGTGCTAAAATTTCAAGTGTATTTAATGATAATGTTTCACATTATGCATTTAATAATGATAATGGTGATTGGTATCTTTTAGATGAAAATTGCGAAAAAAGTTTTTCATTTGATGGGAAAACAAAGAGAAACTTTATCCCAATATTTAATAATTTAGCTGAGGGCTATGTTCTTAAGACTGGAAGATATATTGTAGAGCGTTATCTTCTTGATGACCTTTGGGAGTGCGATAAGGTTGAGTTAGCACTTAATCAGAGTGCATTTAACATTTGTAAATGTCTTCCATTACCGTTTCAGAAGTGTTGTACAATGGGAACCGCAGGTCAGTGGAAAGCATTGATGCTTGCATGGAGTTATGAAAATAACTTAGCAATTCCATATTCTGAGAATACAGGCGCATTCACTGGTGGTCTTTCAAGACTTTTAAAGGTTGGAAGTACTGGTAGTAGGGGCCTTGTAAAACTTGATTATAACTCACTTTACCCGTCAATTATCTTAACTTGGGGAATTGAGGATACAAAGGATATTTCTGGTGCAACCTTGAAATTCTTGAACTTTTTCTTGACATCAAGAGAGCATTATAAGGGACTGAAGAAGGCGGCAAACAAGATTGTTGAAAAATATGAAGAAAAAATGAACAGTGGGGAGAAGTTAACTGCCGAAGAACAGGCTGATTATGACAAAGCATTGAGTGATTATGCTGTTGCAGATAATATGCAGGCAGTTAGAAAGGTATTTTGTAACTCGTTCTTTGGTTCTTATGGTAGTAATGTAGGCTCGGTTTATCCGTGGAAATCTGTGGATTGCGCAGAACGTACAACTTGTACGGGAAGACAGTCACTGAGGCTTATGATTAGTCATTTTGCAAAACTTGGAACTGATAATGGATTAGGTGAAGAATATAATTATGAACCAATTGTTGGTGATACCGATGGTTTTAACTTTAGATTACCAGAAAAGTATAGATATACAAAGGAACATCCATATGTAAGCCCAGGTCTTTCGAGGGAAACAAAGGAAGGTAAGGAATATACAGAATTCGAGGCTGACCTTGCGGAATTTAATGACATTTATATGTGTGATAAACATTATAGTCCGAAAGGTATTAATAAGATGGGTTGTGGTCTTGACGAAAAGATTGCAGGTTCATTGAATATCTCAAGAAAGAACTATATTGATTACTTCCCAGAGAAGCCATTTCCGAAGGACGTTAAAATTGTGGGAAATACAGTTAAGAGTAAGAAGATGCCAGTTTATATTGAGAACTTTATTAATAAAGGTGTGCGACTTCTTCTTCAAAATAAGGGTCAGGAATTTATAGACGAGTATTATGCTTATATTGAGAAAATTTACAATTATCAAATTCCGTTGAAACAGATAGCTTCAAAGGGTAAAGTTAAAAAAACGCTTAAGGAATATGTTGAAGATTGTAAAACAATTACAAAGGCAGGCAGACCAAAGTCAAGACAGGCTTGGATGGAACTATTATTGAAGAATAACGTCAATGCTAATATGGGCGAGGTCGTTTATTACATCAACACTGGTAAATCGAAGTCACAGGCTGATGTAAAGAAGGTTACGCATTATTTCAAGAGTGGCGATGGACTTTTCAATGAAAAGAAGGATGTTAGGACGACGTTAGAAAAGGAATGGAAAAAAGATAATGTTGATGGTAAGCTAGCTCCAGATGGAAAGAAGTTATCATTTAATGACTTTGTGAAGAAGCATCATCCAGATGTTAGTATTGAAGAAGAAATAATACTTAATTGCGAGCTTGTTCCACAAAATATTATTGATATCGATAATGATGTATTATGTGAGGAAGGTCAGGAATATAATGTTCCAAAGTACATCGACCAGTTTAATAAGAGAATTACACCATTGTTAGTATGTTTTAAGCCAGAAGTTAGAAATAATATATTAGTAGCAAAGCCAGACGAGAGAAAATATTTTACAAAGGAAGAATGTGAGCTTTGCGGTGGTTATCCTAACAAGGCAAGTGACCAGGATACATACGAACAACTCATGACAATGGAGGATAAGGAGATTAGATTTTGGAAAAATCATCCACAATGGGAAATTCCATTCTTAAAAGAATGTGGTATGGATTGGGAAAAGATTGTAAACGATTATGATGCACGTATTCAGAGGGAGAAGGACCTTGGAATAGAGAGTATCCGTAACGCATTCAACAAGTTCCTTGATGGACTTACAAGTGAGGGCCTTGAAAAGATTGAGGAAGGAGAACTTCCTGCTGAGTTGGAGAGAATTGTTGATGTTGACCCAAATACAGGAAACTTTGTTTCAAAAGAATACCCAGATATTATAATTGGAACACTCTATGACTTGTATGATGCAGTAGAAAACCGTTCAGAAGAGGTTGAGGAATATGAAGTATAAAAAGAATGGGGTGATTTTTTCACCCCATCTTCACTTCTACTTCCTTTTGTCATTTTTATTTCCAACAAATTCAAGTTTTGCTCTAAAAACATTTCCCTTACCATCTACCAATGAAATTTTATTATCTTTAATTGTTACTCCGGTAAGATTTGCGCTTTCATTAAGTTTATTCTTTGAAAAATATTCATTTAAACATTCATTTACTATCGCCTTAATGACACTATAGTCAATTGAAGATGAACCTGCAGAACTTACCTTTCTTCCGTCCTCTTTCATAAGGGCCTTCATCTTGTTAAGCCTGTCCCCACTGAAGTTATCAGTAATTTTAGACTGCTCCACCTTACTTGTTTCCATTAACATGTTCTTGATTGCGGGATTCATCTTGCTCTTCTTAAGAGCTTCCTGACTAATTGACATATCTTCTTGTATTTCATTTATGGAAACTGGATGTGAAGCATATTCACTATCACCGTCACCATCAAAACCAAGTGTTTCTAGGAATTTATCACCTCTAGCAACAGCAGCATCTTCGTCTAAGCTTTGTGCTGCTCTTCTTGGCTGACTACCTTGTTGTTTTGTTAATTGTACTGTCCTGTTATTTAAAACAGCGGCAATTTCTTGTGTTGAAAGTTGTCCCATATTCTATTCTTCTCCTTCTTCGTTTTCTTCTTCATTATCTTTATAAAGATTGTTCATCCTATCAGTAAGGTCCCTATAAGTCCTTGTAAACTCATTGTTCTGAATGTCATCCCTTGTAACTGGTTCAGTTGCTGGACTTTCAATTTTTCCTGTCTCAGGTCCAACATTAGGCTCTGTAGGTTGAACATCTTGTGGATTAACATCCTGTTTATATACTGGTTTCGTATCAGGAGCCTCCGCTTTATCTTTAAAGTAAGAAGTTGGGGCGGTTTTGTCAATAGGTTTTTGCTGATTTATTACTCCGCTTGGAGTAAAATTCTCTTTATCTTTGTTAATTGTTGGATTTTGCAATTTATTTGTAGGATTAATATCAGCCTTTACAACTGGATTTGGCCCAATTTGTGTTGTTGTATCAGCAACCTGTACATCATCATTGGCAAACGGTGTAATTGCAAATAGTTTTGTCATGCTATTATCACCATGTGTATTCAAACCTAAATCAATAAGTTTATCTTTATAGTCCTTAAACGTCTTTTTTCCATTATCCCATGAATAAATCCTATCCATACGGAAAAGTTTCCAGTTAGGGACACCACGTTTTGATGAACCAGAAGGTTGGTAAGCACGAATTACCTTATTTCCACTCTTGCTCAGTCCAAATGCAACTGGAAGAATGTAACGAAGATTTTTACCCTTGCCACCCTGTTCATCGTCATAGCCAATTCTTACCCTAAGGACATTATTAATTGCGTTTTCAATGTCCTTATCCCTTTCTTGGCTATCTGTAAGTTCAAGAAGTAGGGTTTGCTTTGCTATGTCTTTAAATAAACTCATTAAATCCTAATCTGACCATCAGCTACGTTAAGTGCAGTATCAACTAAGTTTGGGCCATACTCCTTATTTTTATTATAAACTGAAATGTTCATGAGGAAATTACGTCCACCAATGCCATTTCTTCCTTCGATGTCATACAGACCACCACCATTTTCAGTATCAAAGTTTGCATAACTGATACCGGTAGGACGGGTACAATCAGGAGTAGACCAAGTATGACCACCATGGCCAGTACCCTTACCCTGAGGGTCACCATCACTTAATGCATCTGGGTGTGTTGCAGAATATTCATCTGTTTTAAGATAATCATTTCTTACGATAGTTTCATTTCTTGCTTCAATACCTTTTTTCTCTAGACAAGTTTGCATAATATATTGTTTTTATTTTATTTTATTCTTTTTATGCTCGTTCAGGAATACACCTGGAGTCTTCTTACTATGAGCACCATTATTTCCATATGTCTTAGGTGCTGAGGTTATCTTTTCACCCTCTGGCTTATTATCTTGTATGATTTTATCAAGACCCTGTGCGGCTTCAAGGTTTTTAACACCATTTGTCTTCATTTTACTAAGTGTCCTTAATCCCTCTTTTCTGGTTTCTGGGTCCAGTGAAGCCGTTTTTTTAATGGCTTTATTCATTCTACACTTAGCAACTGTTGCTGCGCCATAACTTTGGCCATCAAATGTTCTATCATTTAGTCTCTTGTTTCCATGGGCCTCTAAAATTTTCTCTTCCCACTCACGCTTTGTCATTTCGCATACCGCAGGGGACATTGTTCCAGCCATAGGTCCACGGTTTAATGTACTTCTAGTGTATAACCTCCAGTTATTAGCAGCACCAACATCCTTAACAAAGTCGTCGCCAGTAAGTGGTTTTGAATAGCCTTCCTTATTCTCACCACCAGTAGTAACTTTATTAGCAAAGTCACCGCCAACATCTGGCTTTATAGCAAGATTATCTAGGTATGCACCGTTACCGCCACATATTTCATCAAGCTGTTTTTCTGTTATAATTAGAGTTTTCCTCATATTACTTCTGTGTTGCTCTATATTTGTACTTATTAACACACTCTAACATATCATCAAGGATATTGTTAAGGCCACCATCAGTTGGTGCAGTACATTTCTTCTTCATATCAAGAATATCACGTTCCAATTCTTTCAACATTGGTATAAACGCTTCAGCATTAGGTACCATTGGAAGTAATTTGCCTAACTGAAAATGTTTTCCCTCCATACCCATACAGCATTCCATAAACTTATCCTCACATTCAAGGAGGTCAGCATGGAAGTCATCAGATAATAGGTGCTCTGCATTAGAATTTGTGTTCCAATGTATTTCCTTTGACCTAATAAGGTATCCATGCAAGGCACAAACGAAATCTATATACTCTTTTTTCATAATAAAACCCTATTTTTTCATATAAATAGTTTATTAAATAGATTTTTCTCTTTACTTTTTCTAAAAATGAGTATATCTTCTTCATAAAGAAAATTATTTTATAAAAATTAGATAATATGGCAGAAAAGATTAGTGTTTTAGTGGTGCCAAGTGACCGTTTCGGTGTAGGCTTATATCGTTCTGTAAGCCCTCATGTGCATCTTGATAAGGAATTTCACGATGAATTTGATGTTGAAATCAATTATTCTCCAAATTGGGGGGACTTTCATTCATTTGATAAATATAATATCATTCACGTTCATAAGGGACTTTGTACTAATATGAATATCTTTTGGGCATTTCTTGATTATTGCAAGAAAAACAATATAACCACAGTTCTTGACCTCGATGATAATTGGGATGTTGGTCCTCAGCACCCACTTTATCTTACAAATAAGTCGCTTGGTATTCCAGAAAAGATAATTGAGAATATAAAGAGGTTTGACTATGTAACAACAACAACCCCAATTTTTGCCGAGAAGATAAGGAAGTATAATCAAAATGTCTTTGTTTTTGAAAATGCTATTGACCCTACTGAGGAACAGTATCAACCAACAAAGAACCCGTCTAAGCGCCTCCGCTTTGGTTTCGTTATGGGAAGTGCTCACGAAAAGGATATGGAACAATTCAAGGGTGTTGTAAATGTACTTGGAAAGGACATCCTAGATAAAATTCAGATTGTACTTTGTGGTTATGACCTTAGAGGTACGGTAAATATTATTGGAAAGGACGGAAAGATGACTGGACAGAGGCCAATTAAGCCAGAGGAGTCAGTTTGGTATTCCTATGAAAAGACTTGTACCGATAATTACAAGATTTGTTCCCCTATGTATAAGGACTTCCTTATGAAGTTTATGAAAGGTGTTCAATGGCCTATGGTTGAAGATGAACCATACAGGAGGGAATGGACTAAGGACGTTTCAGACTTTGCAATGCATTATCGTAACCTTGATGTTCTCTTTGCCCCACTTGAGTGTAATAGTTTTAACGAGGTCAAGTCTGAATTGAAACTCATTGAAGGTGGATTTACTAAGACTGCCGTTATTTGTACTAAGTTTGGCCCATATACAATTGGAACAAAGCCGCTCATTAAGTTTGGCGGGGAGATTGACCCTGAAGGAAATTGTATGTTAATTGACCCATCTAAAAAGCATAAAGCCTGGGCACAAGCAATTAAGAAGCTTGTTGAACATCCTGAATATGTTAAAATGATGACAGATAATCTTTATGAAACAGTTAAAGATAAGTATGATATCAGGAACGTCACTAAGCGAAGGGCTGAGTGGTATAAAGAAATTAATAAAAAAGGTGAGAATTAATCTCACCTTTTTTATTATCTATGTATATTACCTCTATAATCTAGATAATAATAGCCATCCACATCTTTATACTTTATTCTTGCAATATCTCCCCTTCCTTCTCCATCTTCTATTTTTTCTATTTCAGAAATATTATCCAAAGGTTTTGTTAGCTTATTACTAGAGATTTCAAAAAGGTCAAAAACATCCCCATTTTTTATAAACAAGTATTCACGCCACCAAGTTTTTATTGCTATAATGCTTTTACTATCAACCCACCTATCTAGTTCAATATGAAAATCGCTTTTACGCATTATATTTTTGACACCATCCTTTGTTACAAAGTAAAAATAATTATTAATTTTTTCAAAATTATCAACAAGGTAAGGGCATTCTTTTTTATCTTTTAAGGATATTAATTTATATTTATCTCTATCAGTTTGACGAACACCAATAATTACTCTATCACCCCAGTAACTATTTGCATCATCAACATATTTTATGTCCTTTGGCCAAGTACTAATCTTCTTATTCCCAAAGAGAAAACTTTCGGTTGCAGGATAAAAAATATTCATCTTTCCCTTTGTCTTAATTATCAGACCTTGTGTTCTGGACCATTGGCCTGGTTCTATATAGCTTATTTTCTTTAAACCATCAAACCAATTCTTAAATACCATTTTATTATCACTGGTGAGAATATTACCCTTACTTCCTACCTTTATAAGTGCATTATACTTGTTACTACCAACATAAAGTTTCTGGTATGTGTTCACCCAAACTTTAAGTAAAAACTTACCATTAGGTTTTATGAAGTTGTACTTATTTTTCTTCCTAACCTTACCCAAACCGCCTGAGAATGTTCTTGCGGTGTCAAACCAGTCTTTCTTATCATCAAATGTGCCATATAAGAGTTTCCCCTTTTCATTTACATAATTTTCCTTCCAACCATATTCTTCTTGCCCGTAGAAAGTTATTCTAGCAAATCCCTCATGGAAGCCGTAAATTTCTCTTGGCCAGGTATCAATATCATTGAAATCACCTATGAAACACTTCCCTTCCTTAGATATTATATTACGTCTCCAATTAATAGTAACCTTTGATAGTCCCTTCTTAAATGCGGTAGCGTAATCAAACCACCTGTCAGGAAATAGAATCTTCTTATCTTTTGACATGAAGTTGTATTTACGACTACTTCTTGTTTCAACAACAGCATATCCATTAGTAAAATTAGAAATAGACTTGAAAAGACTATTAGGGTCAGCACCATTATCTAGTTCTTGTTGTATTTCTTCGAGTGGAATTACTCCCTTTTGACGAAGTTCTTGGCTACTATAAGGTACAAATGTCTTATAGAAGTTTACACCAAGAAGGTCCTCAAGTTGCCCGACCTTCATTATATTGTCGTTTCCACCATTGGCATGATTCCAGCGACAAGTAATTGTGTTAACAGAACCATCAGAATTAACTGATACAGCAATCATTGACAATCCATAACTATCAAGTGGACACCCATCACCCTTAACTTCTGGTTCTCTTTCAAAACCATTCCTGAGGCAGAAGTAGAAACGTCCAAGGCCTTCCTTTGTATAATGATTATACATACTACTACTATGAGTAACACACCAACTGGTGTACTTCCCGTATTGAGCGGCAGCCTGTGGGGTATCTATTGGAATTATCCTATAATTTTCATTTCTAACTCTCTCCTGGGCATCTGAAGCTGCCTTTGCCTTTGAAAGTTCACTAGCTATTGCAGTGCTAAACCTATCTATAAGTGTTATTGCTTTCTCACCATTGAGGTTACTGTCATATTCATTAACGTGTGCATCTGACGCAATAATTTCAAGTGTCTGATTTAATCTATCCTTAACTCTAGCATTTAATTCTTTATCGACATACATCCTTGTGACGCCAAGTAAGAATTTACACTTTGCCAACCTTGAGTTAGGTATTGCCCTACGAACATCATCAAGTATCTCTTGTCTTCTCTCTAAGTCATCAATACCCCTCGTTTCAAGGAACTTTCTTGCAAGATTTATATTCTTTCCTTCTCTGTCTTCAGTCAATAATCTCACACACTCACTCACCATTCGTCTTATGTCGTTTTCATTTATTGCAACTCTCATCTCTTAGGCCTATTTTTCTACATAAATAGTCTTAAAAGTTTGTTTTTCTAGTATTTTTTTTATATATTGCTATCGAATTGGGAAAAAACGTGAAGATATGAGAAAATTAACAGAAGAAGTAGCCATTAACGAATGGGTCAAATTTTATAAAACTTTTGAAAGCGTTGGGCTGGATAAATTTTATGATGTTGATAAGCTTAGAGAAGAGCTTACCAACGCTCCTTGTGGTTTAAACGAAGACTCTGGTGTTGCGTACAAGGGCGCTCTCCTAATGCATATCAATATGTTTATTGCCATTGCACAGAGGATGGCGAAGATGATTTCTGGAACATTTGACATTGACATCCCAACATTATTGAAATGCTGTTGTATCATTCACCTCTCAAAACGTTTTATGTTTGTTGAAAATGACAATGAATGGGAAGCTAATAACCGTGGATTGTTATTCAAGTTTAACGACAAAAACGAAGGAGTACTTAAGGGTGGTGAGAGAAGCCTCCTTGAAGCATTAAATAATGGTGTTAAGATTACTCCAATTGAATTTGAGGCAGTAAAGGCTCTCGATGAACAAGAAGATGTCACGAAGAATGGGTTCAAGAACATCATAACGACCATTATTCGTCAGGCAAATGAACTTGCATACGCCATTGAAAAGGAAAAATATAAGAAAATTAAAGCCGCTGAATAATGAATTATTATACTGAAGTTCCACAGACATTTAATGATAAGGTAAATATGTACCTTAGGAAAAGCAAACAGGAGCTAGCTGAGTTGTTAGCGCTTCAAGACGATGGAGAAAATGTCAAATCAGCTACTATGGACTTTTGCTACCTCGCTAGGGATGAGGTTGGCCTTGCCTTATATACCGAGAAGCCAACGGAAAAGGATTCAGTTAGTTGGCATTGCCCGCCAAGAGCTTTTTCCTTTGAATTACCGAGTGAATTATTTATAGAAGAGGTCAAGAAAGATGCCGAGCCTGTAATGGCGAGGATTAGAATAGATATACATAAAGAATAAGGCGCAGAATTTGCGCCTTATTTCTTAAATATACCTCTTATAGATTATTCTCTTTGTGACCCTCCTTTGTTGTGGTTTCTTTGTAGCAGCGGTCCTAGTTGCTAATGGTCTTTTAACAACTTGTTTAACAGATGTTACTCGTTTAGCTGCAGAACTCCCTTTCCTTGAACTTGCCATAATACATTGTTTTTTTTTTACTGTTAATAAATAGTTTAATAAGTTAAAAAAATTATTCTTCAGTACCATAATCCATTCCATAACCGCCACCAAAGTTTTTATTATCGTTTTGATTAGTAAATGTTGGTCCTTGCTGTATTGGCTGCTGTGGTTGCTGGGTGTTTTGGTTTTGTTGTGTCTGCTGTGCTGGCTGCTGCTTACGTGTCCTCTGTCTCTTGACAACTGGGTTTTGAAGCAAGTTTGGCAACTGATGTGGCTTACTTAAATCAACTGTTTGTTGCTGCTGAGGTGTAGCATTAGTATGTCTTTGCGTGTTTTGTTGAACACCATAACCCTTCTTAAAGTCATTATATCCATTCCTTAAGAAGTTTTTTGTCTTATTATAGGCATTTCCAGCCCAATTTACACCTTTTCTAATTGCACCACCAAGTTTTTGTGTAAAAAGTGACTCGTCCAACTCCTCAGCAATACTCTCAGCTATTATATTTTTTAACTTTTCTTCTGAAATTAACATCTTTTAAAAAATACTTTTTTATAAATAGTATAAAATCTTGACTTTTTATTTATCCGCATTTATTTTTTTAATAAAAAATCATGAAGTTAGAAGAATTATTGAAACAAGAGAAGGCAGCGAGAATTGTTTGCCAGAAATATGAAAGGTCATTAAGAAACTATGACTGGACCATTAAGGAAGATAGTGAACTTAATAAGAAGTTTGAAAAATATAACAAATTTTATTCAGAAATCTTAAATAAGCTTGAAAAAGAACTTGATAAGGTAATAGATGAAGATAATAAGTAAGATAAAGAGGTTTTTTACATTACTCTGGTTTTCCTTTTTCCAAGGTATGATATCCGCAGATAAGATTTTTAATGGAACTTCCGATAGAAAGGATAGTGACGTTGAAATTAACCAAAATCTACGGTCTGGGGGCGTTATGAATGACTTGCTTGAGCAAAAGGTAACACAAGAAGTGGAAGAGGTTCGTGATAAGCACTATCGTGTTTATGAAGAATCAAAGAATGTAGATACCTCAACAATTACTATGGTAGAACGTCCTGATGGTGAATTAGAATTCATCGGTGCTGACAAGAAGATGAAGAAAAAAACAAAGTTAGACTTTGAAAAGAGAATAAAAGTCTATGGTGAAGATGAACTCCCGGTAAGGACAATTCAGGACAACTTTGATACTGCAAAACATACAATGATTTACAATGCAGAGATGCCAAATGGACTCTATGACTATGACACAACGCTTACAATTAAGAGAAATGGCTTTATTTCAAGGTTTGAAATTGAGAAGTTTGTCCTCAAGATGGTTGTAAGACAAGAAGAAGGGGCTAAGAGAGCTAAGGTTGACCTTTACCTACCAATCATGGCAAGCCAGTTTGGTAAAATTGATGCGATATTAATTTCTAACCTCCATACCATCGAGGAAACCAAGAATTTCAGGTCTGATATAATTAACTTTGATGAAATGTCATGGGTTTCTTATAAGGCGTGGAACAGTAAGGACCTCTGCCGATTTGTATATGATGACATTAAGCCAGAAAGTATTAACAGGTTTGACGGGCATTTTGTCATTACATTTGATTGTAACATAGTAGAGGACGGAACTTATATTCCTAAGAAGTTTGAAAAGAAAGAATTAACTGAAAAATATAAATCTGAGGCCCCTAAACGTGATGGTATCGACTTAGGTACTCTCATGAGAAGACAGAAGAGAGAAGAAGAAAAAAATAATTTTGAAAAAACAATACTGAAAATAACAAATGAGAATAGCAATTGATTTAAACGATGTTGTGAGGGATTTTTCAAATAACTTCATAAAGTATTATTTGGAAAGCTATAATCATGAATTTGACCTCTCAGACTTCGAGTTTTGGAGTAATGATATGTCTGCTGTTTTTCCATTTAAGAGTGAAGCATCATATAATAATTTTGTATATGCTGACTATGCGTTTGAACTCTTTGGAAAGTGCGGTACTTGTTCGAGGAAGACGGCTACCGAGCTTAATGAATGGACTGAACAGACGCTCAAGGACATTGATACTGACGAAGATATTGAGTTGTTATTTGTATCAACTAAGGAATATGGCCTATCAATTGGGAATACTTACTTTTTCCTTTCAAAATTAGGAACTAAGATAAGAGAGGTTTATCTTCCAACAGATTCAAAGACAATTTGGGATAAATGCGATATCCTAATTACTGCAAACCCAGACTTATTAGCGATTAAGCCAGAGGGAAAGACGGCAATTAAGATAAGTACTGATTATAATAAGGATGCTGAGGCTGATTATTCTTATAAGAGTTTAAGTTCATTCTTAAAGAATAAAGATAATACAATAAAACTATTTGAAAAATGAAACTTTTTAACAAAAACGAGAAATATATTTCTTTTAAAGGAAAGAAATATGCATTAAATCTTCAGAAACTAACGGAAATCTGTCTTAGTTCTTCAAAGAGTGGTGGTACTAGTGAAATGGAAATCTCTCAAGCTTATGAGGCACAGGAGAACGGTGAATTTGCATTGGCATCTAAGGTTGAACATGAGACAAAGACGCAGGGAAATCCGCAAAATGATATGATTATCTATGATTTTGTAAAACTTCTCATTTTATCATTGTTAGACAATGCAGCCCCTGAAGGTGACTTTGAATGGACATTTAGCCTCGCACTTGCAGCTAATACATTAATTTCATGGGGAGTTTTAGAAGAAGTAAATGAATAATATGATTAAACTATAAGATATGGCAGAATTAACTAAGAGTGAGATGCTGAAAATAACAGATGAAAACATCTCAAAATTAAAAAACAAGACATTCAAGATATTTTTCTTTATTCTTGATACAAAGGGAAATCCTTCCAGTGCATTGGAATATATTTACCAAACCGCATTAGTTCTATCAAAGAAGGGTTATGACGTAACCATGCTCCATCAGGAAAAGGACTTTGTCGGTGTTGGTGATTGGCTCGGCAAGGAATATGCTGAATTGAAACATTCTAATATCGAAACTGACAATGTTGAGATTGGTCCTTGTGACTTTATCTTCATTCCTGAAATATTTGCAAATGTAATGATACAGACAAAGACCCTCTCTTGCAAGAGAGTCGCAATTGTTCAAAATGCTTATCACGTAACCGAGTTTCTTCCAATTTCGCACACATTTGATACTGTTAATATTATAGATGCTGTTGTAACCACTAAGGGGCAGGAGAATAGAATTAAGGAGTATTTTCCTACACTTAGAACCCACATTGTTTCACCTTCTATTAAGAAAGTGTTTAGGGACAATGAAACAACCCCAAGAAAGATGATTATCAACGTCATCTGCAAGGACCAGAGTGAAATGAATAGAATAGTTAAACCTTTCTACTGGAAAAATCCTGAGTATAAGTGGGTATCTTTCCGTGAATTGAGAGGCCTTTCACAGGAAACATTTGCTGAAGCATTGAGAGAAGCCGCAATCACCATTTGGGATGATGACTCTACAACATTTGGTTATTCACTCCTTGAAGCACTTAGATGCGGTGGTATTGTATTGGCAAAAGTACCTAATGAATTATCAGATTGGATGGTTAAGGACGGTGAGATTAGTAAATCAGTATTATGGTTTAATAATGTTGATGAACTTTCAAACATTCTTCCAAATGTCGTTCAGACCTGGATTACCGATAAGGTTCCCGCAGAAGTTCATGATGGCGCAAAGGAGACATTTGGCCTTTATTCAGAGGAAGCTCAGGAAAAAGAAATTGAGGAAGTTTACGTCAAGGGGTTCTTCGAAAGACGACTTAAGGAGTTTGAGGAAGTGAGAATTGATGTAGAAAATAATGTTATTAAAGCTAAGGAGGAATAAGAGATGAAAGACCTTACTATTATTATACCAATTATAGAACTTAATGACACTACAACAAAACAGCTATTTACTTCAGCAGTTGAAAGTGCTAAGGGAAACGCCGAGAAGATACTTGTAGTGGGTAGTGCAGACGCACTTAAAACCGTTGAGAATGCCGACGGTCTTGAATTGCTTGAAAATAAAACAAATGATTTTTCATATCCATCACAAGTCAATTATGCAGTGGAAAATGTTAAGACAAAGTATTTCTCAGTACTTGAATTTGATGATAGATACAGTCCAATTTGGTTTAAGAACGTTGAGAAATATATCAATAATGATATTGAGAACATGTTTGCATATCTCCCATTAACTACAGTACTTGATGACGCTACCGGAAGAGAGGTTGGTTTTGCAAATGAGGCATATTGGGCAACGTCTTTCTCTGAGGAAGTTGGTTATCTCGACCTTAACTCATTTATGGACTACTTTAACTTCAACGTTTCAGGTGCAATCTTTAGAACCGAAGATTTTAAGACACTTGGAGAGCTTAAACCAGCAATCAAGTTAGTGTTCTGGTATGAATTCATACTTAGAGCCCTCTACAAGGGAAAGAAGATGTATGTCATTCCAAAGATTGGTTACATACACAGAATGGGTAGGCCTAACTCAATTTCTGAGAGATATAATAAGGAAATAAGTGATAATGAGGCAGAGTGGTGGATTGAACTGGCTAAAAAGGATTACTTCTTCTTACGTCAGAGAGACCTATCACACTATGAATATGAAGAATAACCTAAGATGCTTAACGGGGAGGTAACACTCCCCGAACATCAAAGGAAAGACACTTGCTTTTTAGTGTGATATTTGGAAAGTACATTTTTATAATGTAGAAGTGATGTTTGCTAAGTAGGGATTAACTACAGCAAAAAAATGAAAAGAGGAAGAAAACCAAAGGAAAAAAATTATTTCCGTGAAAAAGAAGAACAAGCAGTCGTAAATTACATAAATGCTGGTAGTGAAGATGATAGAAATGCTATATTCAACACCATTCTCCAGCCAGCACTTACTAAGATGATAGAATCAATTATAAGACGCTATAAATTATTTGTCCCGGATGAAGAGTTCTATCAGAACTTTAATGATACAATCTCCTATCTTTTAACGAAGATTAGCCATTATAAACCAGTAATAAACGAGTATGAGGAAATTCCAGTAGAAGAAGCTGCTGGTAAAACTTTTACAATTTTAACTGACGCTGAGCTTCACGACCTAGAGAAAAACGGTGCAACAGATGCGGACCCTGAATATATAAAGGTAATCTTCACTGACATGGAAACTGGAGAAACAACTGAGAAAAACTACAAAAAAGTTAAAAAAAGATATAAAGCTTACTCATATTGTGGAACCGTATGCAGGAACTACCTTATGTATAAATGTAGCCAATACAGTAAAAAGAGAAAGAGAAATATGTCCTATGATACAATGTTTGAGGAACTGAATAATAATTCAAAATACTCAACAGAAGAAGATGAACACTTTGGCATTTCTGAGAAAGTGCTCGTTAAAGTATCAGATGGTATTGAAAAGATGATAGAAAATGCTGAGGAATATCACTTGGACGAGGAAGAGGTGACCGTTGGTATGGCATTGGTAAACTTATTCCGTAATTGGGACAAGGTACTCCCTGAAGGAAGCAATAAACTTCAAAAGAGTACAATTCTTTACTTCCTTAGGGAAGAAACAATGATGACAACAAAGGAAATTAGGGACAATATGAAAAAATATTATGAACTTTATTTCCAGTTGAAGAAGAAAGAATTAGAAGAATAAAAATGGCTTACTGCTATTTATGAGAAAATAATTTACTATGGAAACTAAAAGGTACAAGGTAAGATTAAATTCAACAGAAAAGCTCGAAGAACTTCTCCAGGAGATTTATGACCAGGCTTGTAGGCAGATAAATGAGATTGATAATGAGAAAAACAAGATTACAAACTCAACAAACTTAGCTGCCGATGGTGTTACCATGGAAGAAAAAACTAAGTATGCAACCGCCATTCACAATTTTTTAGATGATAAGAGAAAGGCCATTGCTTCAAAGTTTGAAATTGCTAAATTTCTCGGTGAAGTAATAAAGCATAATGGTAACGCCTCTGATGTTGTTAGTGACAAAAACTTTGTCAAGAGAACAGCATTAAGGCTTGACGACCTTAAGGCCGCTATTAACGATGAAGGCGGTGACGCTGACGTATATAATATTAAGAAGAACTAAGAGAAATGGCAACAACCAAGACATGTAAAGAAGTTTTAGCAGATATTTCGACAATGAAAACACTTGTCGAAAAGTTCCCTATGTCATTATTTGATGGTTTAGACTTAAATACTGAGGGGCCATACTCTTCAGTATTTGACTTCTTAATGGATGTCTTGAAGTCATGTGGTCTTACTACTGATGAACTTATAAAATGGCTCATTGTTAAAGTATTTGGTGTTAAGGAAAAGTCAAAAGATGAACTTTGGGATGAAACATCTGGGTTTTTAAGCGATAAAAGCTTTGAGGAATTTGAACAGAGTACATTCCTTAACACATTGGAGTATGGCATTAAAGAAGTGCTTATGGGACTTTTAACTAGCCTCTATTCGTGCTCTGCTCTCCCAATTCTTCCAAATCAAGTATTTGACTCAAGTAATCTTTCTGGCGTAACTGGTGTGTTAATGAACCAAGAGTATAATATACCACAGAAGGTTAAACTAAAGGATTTGATTGATAATAGGGTTTTTGATGGAAGACCAGAATTTCCCTTGAGGATACCTGTTAGATTAATAGATAAAACTGGCATGCTTAATATAAACCCAGTGTCAGAAGAAGGTTTATTGTATTATGCGGTTGAGGGTAGGAACAAATATTATCACAAGGAAGAAGTTGAAAAGGATATACCAATCGAAACATCAGCTAAGACTAGTGGTGTAAAGGAAGTAATTTCAGAAGTACCAAAGTATGCTCAAAATGTGAGTATCAAAATAGCTAAAGCCAGTGCGCAGAATTCACATAGATGGTATTTTACACTTTCAGATGTTGTTGACGCCGACCTTCGTATTCACATTTATTATGAACCACCAATTTATAAGGCGCCCTTAGTGGAAAAAGAAGTAACAATTAAGGCTGGCGAACTGGATTCAGAAGAATTTGAAATGCATCCATTCACCCAAAATGATGTGTCATCTACTGTTAATTTTCGTATTTATACATGGATTAAAAAATTGTATGTAAATGATGACAGTAAATTTACTGAGATTGGTACAGGTTCTTCCACAACGGAAAGGACAAGAGTTTTCTTTGATAGTGAGGGAGTTGAAGAAGTTGTCGGTGAAGATTGGTTTAAAAATGGGTGGGAAAACAGTGACTTATTCTTAGGCCCAGGTTCTGAGGTTAATGCCGAGACAATACCAAAAATTACTAAGGAGGAGAAGCAAGAAGGAGAAGTATATACTAAAAATGAAAAGAAAAAAGTTCTTGAATATGTCGAGTGTGATAGAAATGCAATCCCTTCTGGTGAAACATTTACTCGTGTAAGTGCTATTCCATCTTATAAGAGTACTACTGAAGAAGACCCAGAATATATTGTTTGCTATGATGGCCTAATGCCACAAACGCTATATCAGACGAGGGATATGAACGCATTTATTTGGTATGTTCTTAATATGGGTTCCAAGACTCCTTATATTGAATATAATCACATGATGTGGGATAGTAGGTTACTTGCTAAGGACACAAAAACCGATAGACAAACGCCACGTGATTGGAACAAGTGGTATGAATCAAAGGCACTAGACTCAACACCTGGTTTAAAGTTTCCTGATGGTGAATTTTCACTTTATGGTCAGCAGCCAGATAATCTTTATCCAATCTTACAGATGGAAGCTGAAGGAAAGGGGGTACTCAAGCTTCACATGCCAGCACAAAGATACTTTGCTCCCGGAATAAGAAAGAGGGTTATAGATGGCAAGACAATTACAAGGAGAATGCCTTACCTCAACGCAAGTGTTTATAAGTTTGATTGGGATTATCTTCAAAGTATTAGAATACTTCATCCTAAATTGTTGCTTGTCAAGATGTGCGAATACCTATTAGGTTTCTCACTTTCAACAAATGACATGTTAAATGTAACATTGACAAAGAGCATAATCCAGGGCAAACTTTCAAAAGCGATTAAAAATATTGTAGAGGCTAATGATATGGAAGTCGAGGATTGTTACTTCACATTCACAAATGATGAATTTAATCAAATGATGGAAGAAACACTCCTTAGTAAGTATAATGCTACATATTATGGTGGCGAAAATTCCATTGTGAGAACTCATGATATTAATAGTTATTTAAGTTCAATAGATAAGGTTAATGCGACCGCAACACCAGAGGGTAGTGTTGAGGCAATTCAAAAATTGGTAACTGACGTTACAGTCGACCCAGGAATCGAATCTACAATTGATTATGGCGTGAAGGCTAATTTTGATGGAAACATTCTTAAAGAACTCCTTTGGGGAATAACAGAACCGATTGCTGAGGCATTATTCACGCCACAAGTAATGTTGCTACTTTATATTAACTTTAATCTTACTGGTATGGTTAAGAGTAGTGATTTCTTTGGAATCGATGCCGGAAAACTTATCAATGTAATGTTGAATAAACTTCTTGGTTTGCTTAAGTCTATCATTATATTTGTAAAAAATATAATTATTACTGAACTGTTAAAACTTTTTAAGGAAACTATCGCAATAATACTTCTCATGTGGGAAGGGTTGAAGATGATGGAACAGCTTAAGGCATGGAGGAAATTATTGGAACAGGCAGCATCATGTATTAGCGGAGTTGCAAGCCTCTTTAATGGAAGAAATAATGGTATTCAGAATGGAATTGATGATGTTGATTATGCTGATATAATCACAGAGGAAACACAAGACATTCCTGAAACCTCATCAGAATGTTAGTTTTATTATGAATATTAGTACAGTAGTTAAAAAGATTAGTGATACAATGGATTCTGGGAAAACACCATTAAATGTTCTCCCAGCACCAATTTTGAAATGCCTCTCATTAAAGAGGACTGGTCTTTCAGCATATAATACAACGGCTAAAATAATTGAAGATGTTCAGGCAGCGGGAATTCCAACTGGCCCAAATCCAGATGGTTCTCCGAACCTTAACAATATCCAAATATATGCTATAGTTAAAAATATTTTTGAGGCTATAAGATATGACGCAAAGGTTACGACGGCAATTCCAATGCAGAGCCTATTAATCCAGGCAACAGGTGGTAATGCTGGAGGGCCAGTCACCTGTACTGGTACTAACCTTTTAGACTCAATAGCAAGTGGTATAATTCAGTAAAAAATTTGAAATATGGAAAAGAAAGATTATAGTAATATGAGTAATTCTGAAATACGCCTTGCCCTCGAAACGTTGAAGAATGAATATGAAGCAAAGAAGAGTAAGGTTGTTTCAATCTGCAAAGAAATGGAGGAATTAGAGAACGAATATACAAAGGCAGAACAAGAATTAAAAATAAGAAAAAATATTTTGAATTAACATGGCACAAAAAAATCCAGGTGTAAGTTATTGTAAGGTATTGGACGTTAAAGACGACCAAGGTCGTGGGCAAATACTCGTTGCGCCATTCGGGGCTAAAGAAGATGGTGATAAAAATTTTTATGCCTTTCCACTTCTTCCTAAGGTCTTTCATGTAAAACCAAAGGTTAATGAGGGTGTATTTATCTTTCATACCGATGGTTCTGATGAACAATCACCAGCATATTATATCGGCCCAATCATTTCGCAGGAACATAAGTTAATAAACGAAAGCGCTGACAATAATCCAGCGATGAAAGCCTATAAAGAAGGTTCTGACGTTAATCCTTATTTAATTGACCACGATAATGTCAAAAAAATCTTGCCAAGAGATGAGGATGTTGTTGTTAGGGGTCGTAAGAGTGCTGAGATGCAATTTACTGATGATGATGTTAGAATTAAGGCTGGAATAAGAAAGATTACTGCTGATAATCAATACTTACTTACTTTTAATCAAAAGAACCCAGCATTTATTAAGATGAAATATCACTATACCCCATTAGATAATCGTGTCAATAGTACTGCCACAATTGTTGCGGATAAGATAAACTTGTTAAGCACACATTCAAATGATAAACCACTTGGAAATATAGACCCAGATGAGCTTATAACTGATGAGAAACTTAATGAAGTATTGAAAGATTATTATAGAATACCTTACGGAGAGAAGCTTGTAAAACTCTTAAGCGTATTTATTGATGCGTTTATTACACATACACATTCATATGTTATGAGGAAACCAGTGATTGCCGGAACTAGGGTGCCTGAATTATTAGCGGAGAAGGCAGAACTTCTAGACTCTCAACGATTATTATCAGACGGCATAAGAATTAATTAATAATAAAAATGGGGACTTTAACGGTCCCCATTACTATTTTTAAGTATGTTCTTTATTGTCTTAATTTCACTTCTAATTTCTTTTAGTTTTGAGTTGTTTTTACTCTTATTCTTTACAAACGTGTTTTTCTCTTGCTCAATCTTTCGCTTTACTGCGTTTTCTTTTGTTTTCAGCGTTTCGAGCCATTTCTTTACAGTCTTAACATCTTCTTCAGAAAACTCATTGGAAGATATTGCTGCAATAGCAGACTTAAACACATCTTCTTCCATGCTTATATGTATTTGTAGTATTATTAAAATTCTACGTCATTTATTCTCTTTAAAAATCTATTAAAGTTTTCGGTTACTGCAGTTGCCTGTTTTGGTTTCCCTGCAAATTCATTAAATTTATTTATAAACTCTTCTCTTTCACTTTCCAATGTTATTTTCTTTAATGCTTCAATTGCTTCATCATATTTTCCTAATTTATATGTTTCACAACCTTGCCACCAATATAAGTAATACTCTTCCCCAATTAAGGAAAATATATAAACACTATATCTCTTTTGGAAGGTTGCCATTTTATCTACATCAACATCAAATATTTTACCATTTATTGCATCTTTATAGATATTAAACTTCCCATTTGCTAATTTATATACGGCACAACTAGCGGATTTGTCAAGATAAGTACTAGCCCCAATTATACCGTCAACGACTGGACCATACCTTTTACTATAAAGAGTCCAACCACCTTTCTTATTTCTACAAATGAAAGTTGCATGGTCCCAACTTTCTGTTGGGTTTATATACTTAGCTTCGTATCTATAAAGAGTTTTATCCATTAACACCAGATTATTATCTACAGATGTTTGTATCAATAAACCGCCATTTATTGGCTCAGCCTTCCAAATCGGCTTATCCCAAATTTCTTTACCGGTTGTAATTGAATAAAGATAAAGCTTAGTATTTTCTTCCCAATTAGCACAATAAACAACACCAGTATCTTCAGTAAAATCCTTTAAATCATAAATGTTATAAAAATTCTCTTTAAAGATTAATCTTCTCTCTTCAGCATCATAGACATTCACACTACTATCACTAAGCCTTACAATATAATAATCACCAGCATTAAATTGGACCTTCCTGATGATTTGAATATTTTGTTTTCCCTTTTGTTCATAATTGTCTTCATCTAAATAATAAGTGCTGCGTCTTCCTTCGACAAAGTAATCTCCATCTTCATCTTCTTCAATGGTAAATCTTTCACCGTCCTTAGGTTGGTCAAGTGTTATCACATACTTAGCACTCTCATTATATGAATCAAAAACAATTAATGAATGTTCACCATTATCCCAGATGCATTCATAATAATATTTGTCATCAAGGTAATCGATAGAAATACAATTAACTAATCTATCACAACCATTAGGATATTCAATGTAATCCAGGTCGCCAAAATGAATATTATAATCACCAGCCCATACAATGTTCCATTCATCCATAACATCATAATATTCAATGTCTTCATCTTCGCCACCAATGAGACCTATACTTCCGCTACCATACCTTCCACTACCTTCTTCGTAATTAAAGATACACGGACTAGCCGTCTCACCCCTTTCAGATATAAATCTACTTACATTAGTATCATTATGGCTACGATAATTTTGATTTAAGATTATTATCCTATCACCAATGTAAAGAGGGTTATCGTTAAAATAGAGTCTAGGAAACTCACTATCTCTATCGTCATTAGAGACGTCATAAATTCTGTATCCGCCATCACCTATAGTATCAACATCATAATCATCGTCAAAGTCACATAAGAGCCAGTAATCACCAAAGAGACGTGTTCCGTCATCATATCTTGCATTGGAATAACGTTCATAACGTTCTTCATCATTTTCAATATCATTTACATCATAACCGGCATCTTCATAGAATTGAACCACACCTTCTGGCATATCGAGGTCATTAATGTCTACTGGGTCATCCTCAATGTCCATAAACTGGTTTGATTCAAAGTGGAATTGATATCTCTTATAAGGTCTCTCATTTCCGTCTCTATCCGTTTCACTTTCTCTCTTGTCAAAGTTGATGTAATATTTTCCTCCCCTCTGAAGATAATTGTTATAATAATATTCACCTCTATCCCATTTCCATCCGGCAGTACACCAAGCAGTACCAACACCTAACTTATGTGAAGCTGGATATGTATTTGGAGTAACGATTGCCCAATTTTCATCGTTATATAATATGTCGAAATCGTTTTCTGGGCCATCACCATCTTTTTTAAGTAAATCTATGCCCTCAGCATCTGCTGGAAGTTTAAGCTTAAGGTCATCAAACATTTCCTGCACAGTCTTATATTGCTGTATCTGAACATCATGTTTTTCCTTGATGTAATCAAACATAGCCTTCATCTTACCATTATCAAGGAGTTGTTTAATCAATTCACTCTCGTTTTTCCAATGTGAAAGCACCCACTGGGTATAAGACTTCTTCTTTGTCTCATCAATGGTAAAGATTTTATCAATTATATCTTCAGGAATATCCTTGAATTTATACTTTAGCATTGCAAGTATTTCTTCTGGTGTCTTTCCTTCAAGAAGCAGGTCAAGGCATATATCTTCAAATAGTGTCATACTTAATTATATCTCTCAGTTACATTACTTACAACCGTAAATTTCAATACTCTCTTGAAGTATTTTATTTCACGACCAGTCTTTATTCTTATATCAATGTAATATTCATTTGGAATAAGGTCCTCTGTATGTATCATGAAGTAGTTATACAAGAAACCTTTTTCAATTGGATGATAATTTATGATATCAATGTCCCTATCAGCATCTTTCACGTAGAGACGGAACATTGCGCCGTCAATTAATTCTCTCTTCTCTGTTTCATATTGCTTCCTGAAGTCAACAGTAACTTCCCTCGTTTCACCCCTTCCAAGTTTTTCATCGTCATTAATTCCGTATATTGAAGGAACGAAGTTTCTCTTAATATCAACATTAGTTCCTATCTTAATCTTCCTCTCCTTAGGATTTGTTGCAAATTCAAGCTCAATATCATCCTGTTCTTCACCATCAAGTAAGATGTTAGACCAAGTGTCATAATAAATTGCATTCTCAGACATTCCATCAGAAGAAACGGTAGCTTCATAAACGCCCTTTGTAATTTGCCTAACCTCAGCCTCGGTTCCATTAACTGAACAAGTAGGAACCTCATCTAAGTTAACCATTTCACCGTTATCAGAAACATAAAGGCAAAGTTTATTTTTCTTTCCTATTGTGAACGACTCCCTATCATCTGAAATAAAATCATCATATTCAACTTCTATATAAGGATGGAAGAAAGTGTTAGTTTTATCAGTAACGAAACCAACATATTCTTCGTTATCCAAGTTCATATTCTCAAACCTAGGAGTAAAGGAAAGGAGAAGTCCTGGATTATTGCCAGACTTTATTGCACCCATTACATAATCAGTAACATCAATTTCGAGGTTTTCATTACCGAAGTCAAAGTGCTGTACTCCCACTACAAGTGAGTCTTCTCCGTCAAGATATTTTTCATATTCTTCCTTTAACATAATCATTGGATATACACCACCCTTTGCGCCGAATTTGTTTATCTTAAATTCAGCCCAATTAAGTTCGGGGTTATTGAGGTCTAATAAGTCAGCTTCATAAGGCCATAATAGGCCGTCTTTTGGACAATACCAGTTGGAGGCTTCCTGTGAGTATGAACGGTTGTTTTTCACCCAAAAATCACTGATAAAATCAAACCCTCTTCCGGCATCCCAGTCGCAAGGCAGCTTGGTTAGCATAAGGTCAAATGACGCTGCTCTCCTGGTTAATGGATTTATTAAGTTCTTTTCATAAGGAAGTCCATCAATTGAGAAACAGTTGGTCATCTTAAGGGTTATCTTTAACTTTTCAATGTTAGCAAAAGTTTTATCTTTAATAAGCTCTCCCACCTGACAAGTGTCGAAATGTAACAGTCCCCTCATTAAACTCTTTCCGTAGCCAATGTGCAAAACAGGGTTTATCCCAACGTTCTGTAAGGAACCTTCAAAAATACTATTTGTCTTATCGAGGAAAAAATGCCTAATCATTTTCAATCTTTTTATTACTTATAAATAGTCTGGAATAAGGAAATATTTTTTTCTTATTTTACAGCGAAATAAGCCTAACAAACTATTTATATATAGATTGGGAAATGTTGTGACATTAGATAGCGGCACTCGCCCAAGTCTCGCTGTGAGGCCACAAGGTTAGCCGCAATAGGGACCTATGCGCAAGGTCCCTTTTTTTATTTACCCCCACCTCTTGACTTTTTTGAAAAAATCCTTATATTGTTAATAAATGGATGAAAGAATGAAAAAAATTAATAGCGAAAAGGCCATTTCGGATGATTTATTTAAGTTAAAAGTTGGGACAACAGATAAGAAGATTATGGGTGTTGTCTACATCGAAGGCAGTTGTTATCTAATGCCTAATTTCTCAAGAGAAAATTATTCATCAAGTGTAAAGGATTTGGTGAATTCAATTAATAAGGAAATATGTGGTATTTTCAAGAACGTTGCATTGACCAGCGACGCAAAGTATGTAAGCAATTTTGAAATCGCTGAGGACCACATATCACAAGGAAAGAGGTCCTGTTTCTCATTTCAGATATTTTTCCAGCCAAAAAAATTAAACATTGGAAGGAACATCAGTGGTTTTAAGGAATATTATGATGAGATTTCACGAATAGTATCTAATTTACTTCCAAAATTTAAGGAAATGATAAATAAACAAGGCTTCAGTATCTATAAAACAAAGAAATAGGACTATTTATCAGTAAAAAGAAGATTATGCAAGAATTTTTTATAAATAAAGGTTCGTTAAACCCTGTCTTGGAAATGGAACTCATTAAGGATGGAAGATATGACTTCCAGAAGTCTCTTATGAACGATGCATTACAAGATAGCATCGTAACCTTTTCAATGATAGATGAAGAAACCGGGATTTTAAAGGTAGCAAATGCCCCAGCAAATGTCGTACTTGCCAGTGGTGAGGGGTGCGAAGAAAAGTACATTCTCCAATATCCATGGACCAAGAGGGATGTTGCTAGGGAGGGATATTATAAAGCGTGGTTTGAAATTAAGTTCAATGGGGACTTGACATCTGACGGTGTTGAATATCCTACGGGAAACTTAAAGGTACCGATTGAAGAAGACCTTAGGGTCATTATAAAGTAAAAAGCAGAGGAAAACCTCTGCTTCTTTTTTTACCTCAAACCCTTTCTCCTTAATTCTTCTGGAGTATATGGTTTAAATACGTTACTAAATTTATCATGAACTAATTTGCTTAAGTCTAACCTCGTAAGGTCCTGATTACAGCAACAACCTTCTTTAAATGTTGCCATGTGGTTCCATCTAGTATTTACACAAGCAATCTTTCCCGATGGGGCAATGATTACAAATATCATTGAAAGTCCGTAGGTATCATAAGCACTACCCTTCTCCTTTCCGTCATCATGAACTGGCTTAAGGTCCCTCCAACCTGGTTTCAAGAGAACATATACCTTATTTCTTCCGCCGTTTGTATAATAATTCCACACAAATTGATTTGAAGTGTAGCAAATGATACTTGTTGGGCAAGAATGTCTGCCTAACTCATGTGCTGTATTATAATCTACATCTTCAAGAATTTCATAATCATTATTTCCACTAAAATCAGTCTTTTCAATCTCATCATCTTCCTCGGCAAACTTTTCATCGACCTTTCTTCCAAATGTACGGTTCAGTTCATCGTATGTAACAGTTTCTAATGAACCTTCAGGGAATGTCTTTGCAAGGTCAATTCTACCATATTTATATTCGAGGTAGAGGTAGAACACAATTTGTCTAAGTCTCTCCAACTTCTCTGCATCTCCCTGTGGCGTTTGATAGCCAAGGTCAAATGCTATTCTCATAATCATTGGGGCAAGTCTTATAACTGGAGTATTCTCCATATCACTTACCGAGAAGAATTCACCAAAGAAAGTTTCAACCACAAGTTCAAGTAAGGTAAGTCCGTGTGGGTTTTCCTCTCTATTTGGGTGTACTCTATCTAATGGAAACCCACCAAAGCGGCTCCTAATGACAGCTTCAACACGTTTCCTTGCAGTTTGAGCACGGTTTTCAAGAATGACATTAAGACATTCATTAACCATCTTTCTAACGTCCTTTTCCTTAATCGAAATCTTCATATTTGTCATCCTCCTCATTTTCATCATCAAGAAGCCCCTTTGCACGAAGTTCTTCCTTTGTATAAGGTGTAAATACATCATTAAATGGTTTCTGTACTAAATTACTAAGGTCTAATTCATCTAATGCGTAATCCATTGGTTTCTCAGGTGTGTACTTTGCGGCGTGATTCCATCTTGTATTACAGAAAGCGATTTCTCCATCACCAGTGTATTCTTTATCTGGTGCAACACCAACAAAAATCATACTCATACCATAAGTATCATAAGGCGACTTAGTTTCATCATCATGTTCTGCCGGAATATCCCTCCATCCTTTCTTAAGAAGGACGTAAACCTTATATTTTCCATCAGCAGTATAATTACTCCAAGTAATTGGCTGGGTGGCGTAACAGATGGCACCATTACCATTAATACCGGAATGTTGACCAATTTCCCTTGCAGTATTAAAGTCAACATCTTCAATTAATTCATAGTCGCTTTGACCTGTATAAGAAGCTGCCTTCTCCCTAATTTGCTCACGCATCTTTCTTAATTGTTCATCAAGTACTGGACCATATTTTGCATTGAGTTCTTCAAATGTCATTGTATCAATAACGTTATCAGGAAAAGCCTTTTCAAGTTTTATTTGACCATTTTTCTGCATGAGGTAGAGAAGACCAAGTATCTTACTCAACCTAGCAGTTACCCAACAGTTATATCCCAATTGTTGAAAATTACCATCTTCTAGAGCCATCCTTGCAATCATAGGGGCTAATCTAGCAACTGCACAATCTCTAAACTTTTCATCATGGAAGAATGTTTCCTCGAATTGATGTATCATGTATTCGATATATGTAAAGTGCTGTGGATTATCTACGTGTTCAAATTCCCTGTGTAAAAGTGTATTTTCTTGGAACGCATAACCTCTATTCTTTCTTGCAAATTTTTCTCCAGTAAAGTAATCCTTAAACACTTGGAACACTCTTGGTTTAATTTTATCATACCTTTCCTCAGTAAGAAGCTGAACACACTCCTTAACCATCTTTCTGATATGACTTTCTTTTATAATACGTTTCTTCTTCATAATATTAACATTTTTTTAAGAACCCAGCACCGGGAACATCTTTAAAATTCTATTTCTTATGCTCTTTAATTCGTTTTCATAATTTTTGTTGCCTGCATAACGATGGCCATCAACGTCAACGAATTGACCAGGAACCAGAAGGTCAAAGATAGTTTTGCCGTTACGTAAATAACGTCTTTCAAGAAGACTAATATAATCAGCAACACTATCATTAGGGTCGGAATATGTCACAACATTTCTTCCATCATCATAGGAACCGACTGAGAACACACTATTTGTTCTCTGTGCCCTCTTGTTAGCACCAAAGCAGCTTTCATCATGAGCAGCAGCCATCAAGAACGGGAGGTCAAAATTATTTTCTGTTGCAACCTTAACAAGTGTTTCTGGTTTTAACTTGGTGGATTTAAGGGTATAGCCCTGGTTCTTAAGTGCGTAAGCCATATATTCCTCACAAGCCCTAATCTTTTCTTCTAAGTTTGCTGTATTCTCTTGTTTTTCTCCGTTAATTGCCATTTCAATTTTATTAACTTCATCAACAAGCCTATCCTTTTGTTCGCTTGGCATGTTCGCACGTCCAATGGCAGCTATGATTGTAGCAGCAGCAACACCACCAATGATTGCATTTCTAATACTCTTTAATGCAAGCTTAAGGTCGCCCTTTTCAAAAATAGACTCATTAAGGACGCTTATCATTACCTCCTCAGTAACTAATCTATTAAACTGTTGTTCGTTCAATATAATTTTCATGGCTAAAATATGTTGCTAATTTCTAACAATGCACAGATATCATTACTGATTGTATCAGAAGAATATTGCTTATTTGAAACTTGTTCTAATACAACAGCAAGCCTCTCTGAAGATTTACTATCACCACTCTTTTCAAAGTTTGCCCTGGCTTCAGAAATCTTTGCCTTGCACTGTTCCTTATATTCATTAAACAGCTTCTCTTTGTCATTTGACTTTGAAACCTCCTTTAAGAGATTTACTTCTTCCTCAGTAAGTTCGCCAGAATACTTCTCATTAAATTCTCTAAGCAAGCGCTCAGCAAGCTTATCAAGGCTCTCACTTACCATTGAAGCAGTTCCTTCGTTTTTCTCAACGTTTTCTCTAATAACCTTAACTGCATTTCCATACTCTGAAAGGTTCTTCCTCCCCTTCTTATTCTCTGTAATATACTTAACTGCGGTGTAAAGTTCCTGATTTTCCTCAGGTAATATCTCGTCAGCGTCTTTGCCAAGATAAAGGTAAGCCTCAGCAAGAATTCTACCAACTGAATAAGTATCCTTGTCAATGTCCTTCTTATTTACTTCCCAGTTCTCATTTGCAATTGAATTTACAAAGAAATCAATGTCAGTATTCTTATTAGATTTTCTAATGTTCTCGTATATTGTTTGAAGAGAGGAAAGATTTTTATTTTCACGTATTGCCTTAGTGTACTTGTTGATTATTTTCTTTCCCTGTGCTGTTTCAAAGAGCATTGGAGAAATTGACTCAAAGGCTTCCTTGATATAACCGAAGGATTTCTTTGAAAGTTCATCAGCTTTTACACATGCGTTAATGAACTCCATTCTCTTATCACAAGCCTCGTTCATAGACTTCTTGTACTCTTCTACTTCCTTAATGGTCTTCAATTTATTTATCTCGTTTATAGCCATAACATTTTTTTCTAATAAATAGTGTTATTTTTTCCTTTTTTTACCTACTTTTTCAATCTCTTTTGCTTCGTTTAATATTCTCTCTCTTTCCATTTCGTCTTCATCAACAAGAGTGTCTATCTTGTCAAACAACTTGTTTATGCTATGTTCCATGAGAGAGTTCTTTTCGTCGAAGTCAAATGGCTCCTCAATCTTCTCTGGTGCTTCGCCTCTCTTAATCTCATTCTCTGCAAGCATTTCAAGATATTGCTGGGTAAAAGACTTAGCTCTCTTTCTTGCTTCACTTAACGGCGCACCCATATCTGCCGCTGGTGCTCCACCCATATCAGTTTCGCCGGGTGCTCCACCAATATCTGGCCCTGTTTCTCCACCAGGTTCACCAAGACCACCAAGGTCACCCTCACCACCAAGGTCACCCTCACCACCGAGGTCTTCTCCGCCAAGGTCGCCACCTAAGCCACCTCCAAGGCCACCGCCTCCACCAAGGCTGCCTCCACCACCTAAACCTTCTTCACCTTGTCCTTGCTGTTGTCCTTGCTGCGGTGCATTAAGTGCATCTACATCACCATATATTCTATCAACGGTATCAAATATTCCCGTCTTTTTAATAATTGCCGCAGTTTGTTGAAGTTCTGCTGCCATTGCCTTTTCAAGACGAATTTCATTAAGCATATCCTTGATTTCTGAGTCGCTATAACCCATAATGTCTTTCAATGCCTTATGAAGTGACATTACCGGCATACCAATACCTGGGTCGGTAACTGCAGTCTGTAATGCCTGAAGCTTCTTTGAAAGGTCGTCAAGTTCCTGTGATTTAATGTTAGAAGAAGGATTATTAAGTGAAAGAGTAAAGTTTCCAATTTCATCTCTAAGACCAAGGAGGAACAAGTGTATCATCGCAATCTTATTAAGTTCCATAAGGAGGAACTGCTGAATACGATTTATCATTCTTGAGAACCTAACATCCATAAATGATAAGTTCTGGCCCTTTCCCTGTGCTTCTTGGAAGTTAAGGAAGGTCTTTGGAACTCTCATTGCGGTAAGCATCTTATTCTGCATATACTCAATATCTTCCATCTGTACCTGGCTATTAGGTGAAGCAAGGTTCTCAATTGGGGTTGGTGCGTCTTCCCTTCTAACAGGGATAAAGAAGTCACCAGTAACATCTATGAAGTTCTTTCTAAGGTCAATCTGGCCTGTTCCTGGGTCGACAATTGGTGTTCTTTTAAAGTTATCTGCAATCTGATTTACATATGCAGGAACGTCAGCGTCATCAATTCCACCGACAAATATCTTGAACACCCTACGCTCGATAGCCTTATCAAGTCTCCAAATGAGCATTGCGTCTTCCATCATTGACCACATTCTCCAAGCACGTCTAGCCTTGTGAAGCATTGACACACCATAAGGAAGGAAGAATGAGTCTTCTAACAATCTGAAGTGTGCTACTTGCCAATTCATGTATGGGTTATCACCGTTGTGACCTCTCCAAATAAACCTTGTTTCATCTGGTTTAAGGTCATTTCCTGTCGTCATTGTTGTTGTGTAAGATGCACTATAACCATTTTCTTCTCTATCAACTTCATAAACTGGCATCATCATCCAACCCATTACACCATTGTCCTTGTCAAGATTAAGAAGCATGAATGTATTTCCATACTTTGTCACATGTCTTGCAATCATTGGTAATTCTGTATATACATGAAGCCTATTAACAAACAAGTCTTCGAGAATTGATTTAACTCTCTGAGAACGAGATGATACTGTTAGCATATTTCCATCGCTGGTCAATGGACAACATTCTTCTGAAATAATGTCAAGTGCTGTACCAATTTCAGGGCAACCATCCATAAGGTCAACATCCCTATACATCAGTTTAACTGCGTTATAGCCAGCAAGACTCTCCATTGCATTTTCAGCACCAGCCTTCTTCCATTGATAAGCGAGGTACTTCTGCTGCTGGAGTGACTTAAGTTTTTTCTCATAATCCGCCTTGTCATTTGTAGTATACAAGACACGATTTCTTTCAGCCACATCACTTGCTGGTGTGGTAATCATATTATCTGCAATTGAACCGCTTCTCCCAGATGACCTGAATATGTTATTCAGTCTTTGAAATATAGTTTGATTTCTTTCAGCCATAATTAAAAGTTTTAATTAAAATATAACGTTTTACCTCAAAAAAATAAAGATTTTTGGGCACTATTATTTCCTATAAATAGTTTTGTATTTAAGTTTCTATGAAAATTGGATAAGAAAAAAGCCGCAGGAAATCCTACGGCCTTAATTTACTCTTTTGCTTTATTATCTAAAATTTTCAACAAAGCTATAACTGTCTAATTCTATATAGCTTCCATTGTTTGCTACGTAAATTAGTACGTCATTATGGTATTGCTGCATATTAGTTATATATTCCATATCTCTATCCTCTGAAAACTTTGCTAAAACAGGATAATAAGTAACAGAGCAATCACTATTATATTTATCATAGCCCTTTGGTACTTGAGTGGTTAAAATATAAATTGGGTTATTCCAATTATTACCCATGTGGTCGTTGTCCATGTGCCACAAACAGCAATGATGAAATTCTTTATAATTGAAATCATTATCAACCAAATTAAAGATATCACCACGTTGGTCTCTTTCCTCAAAATAAGAGCGCCACATATTTTCATCGTCCCCTGTTACCATGCGCATTGTTGGGGCTGGGATTTTACTATTATAGGGGCTTGTTACTGGTAATGATATTGGAGAATATTGCTCTTGTACAACATCAAGCAACACATCCTTGGTATAGTTAAAATTGTTAAACCCTTCTACATCATCATAATCAAACTCATTAAAATCTTTTGTTAGTCGGCAAACAATAGGACTATATTTAAGCTCAATGTTATAATAGATACTATGTTGATATAAATCATCAAAATTATTAAAACAGTAGCTTAAAATATATTCTTCATAATCTGGATGATACCATAACCAAAAATATTTACCATCATAAAATATTTCATCTACAAAATAATATGGATTTGTGTGATAGCCATTATCTATAAACCATTGGATTTCTTCTGGCGGACAGTTACCATCTTTTTCACCAAAGTCATCTAAATATATGATAACATTGTTAGGTACCCAATAATCAAAGAGTGTTTCCCTTGTTTCTTCAATATAGGAAGTAAGCGGGTATTCAATGTTACCTGCTTGCTTATACTGATTGTACTGTTCCTTTGTATTAAATACTTTTAAGTGTTTCATAATTTAAATTACATATATTCCAAGTGGAGTATAACTCTGTAGTTTGTTAAGACTTTCAGCGAGGTCTGCCTGTTCCTTCATCATATTAACTGGACGCATTCTTTCAAGACGTTTCATCAAGTTCTCCATAACTTTATCATATTCCTCCTTACCCTGCTGAATAAGCATTTGATAGTCCATACTCATTTCAGCCTGAGGAATATTTACTTTACCACTAAATTTACCACGAATAAGGCCAAGCAATTCCTTAGCCTTTGCAACAAGTAACTGACGGACAATTACCTTTGCTGGTTCATTAAGGAAGTGATAATCCATAGTTTCAATTGGAACTTGGTCTGGCGACAAGATTACATCATCAGCGTGATACCTCATGCATTCATCAGCATCATCAGCATCTGTTGTATCATAGTAGGTGTACCAAACCTGGCAACCAACGAGTCCAATACTTCCATTCATTAAACCTGAGAATCCGAATGCTAATTTACTTCCAGGAGTTGACATAAGGTGAAGTAAGTGAGTTCCATCTGGTCCAGCAGTAACCTTGTAAGTGAGGTCACCTCTGAATAATCTGCTCTTGAAGTTAAGGTCGGCGGCCATATAAGCAACGTCGGCAGCTTGAGTAGTGTAGAAACCACCCATACCAGCACCATAACCATAACCAGCACCAACCTGACCAAGACCAGGCATGAAACCAACACCACCACCCATGTAATTAGCAAACATGGCAGTGTCAGTCATTGGAGGATTAACATACATAACTTTATTAACGACACGTCCAGCAGGGATTACATACACCTGCTTTCCCCTCTCAATAGTTATAAAGTCTTTCTTAAGCTCCCAAGGACCGTTTTGTTGAAGTCCTACCTGCTTTGAAAACCAGTAGGAATACTCCTTAGTAAGGTCAAGGCTACGTGTCATGAATGCCTGTGCAAGTTCGAGAGAATTTGCTGTGTTCTTTCCATAAAAACCAGCCCAGGAGTTAGCTATAACCTCATTTTTTACCCTTTCACCATAATCACCAATGGCTACTGACAAGAGTGAACATAACTGTTCATCTGTAAGCTCTACAGCTCTAACGCCAGCACCGAGAAGGTTTCTCACGGTCTTAAACAATTCTTTTATTTCATCTGTTATCTTAGTCATTGTCAAATATTTTTAGATAAATAGTTTTTTTCTTTACTTTATTAACCACCTATAAGCACCAAATTTATCATTATTTGAGGAAGTTCCGGTATAAAATGGCATTGTAAACTTCTTCTTTGGTGCAATTGATATTTCGTGAGTTTCAGCTTTAGGGTCCTGTATTTCACTTCCCCTGGTCCAAGCCTTCAGTATTACCTTATCCTTTTCAACTGCTCTCATTTGTACTTCCATTGAATACTTCATAACGAAAATACCCATTGCAAGACAGGTAAGGGTATCATCATGGCACCCATCCTGGTGGTCTATTCTCGCTGCGGTTCCCTTATAAATCCAAGTGTCAAGTTCTGCGATTACTCTCTTTGACCTAATCTTAAATTGATTGGTCTTTACCATATAAGCAAATTGAGTAAGCATCTGGAAACGAACTGAATTACAATGGAAACCCGGCAACTTACCATCTTCCCTCCTCGGTTTTAATGAAGACGCTTCCCTCTGTGCAGTATAATTCTTCAATTCTGCATCATCATAATAAAGGTTCTTATACTTTAATCGTTGTAACATCAATATCGCAGCATCACCAACGCCACCAATACAATCCACAACGACAAATGCTTCATTATACATGTTAGCATATTTGAAAATTAATTCACCGACATCATCACCAGTCATCTTTCCGTGATATTCAAGCACTTGTTCAAGACAAGGTTTTCCGTCATCATCAATTCCATCAAGGTCAAGTATTTCGATTGCTGTTCTATCAGCAGCATCACCTCTTGAGGCATCACAACTGCAAATATATCTATGGCCAGGGATTGGTTCCTTCCAAATCCAAGTGTCTTCAACCATTGGGTCTACATAAAGTGGGTCCCTTTGATTAAGTTTTATTTGCATCTCAATATATTCTGGTTCAACAACATTGGAAGCCGAACCAAGGAATGACACATCCAATTCCTGAGCAATCTTTTGGCTGTCATTATTAAATTGCTGGCACATCTTAATGTACCAAGGACTACGTGGTGCCCATCCTTCTTCAATCATCTTATCCCAATGTACTTGGTCATACTTAATGTTTCCAGCCTTATCAAGATAATCTTCTTTCTTTACTTCAACTTCACCAGTTTCAGAATTCTTCTTTGTCCATTCAAGGAATTTATTATATCTTGGGTCTTGGTACCATTTCAATTTAACAAGTTCAAAACCGTTCCAATCGGAAGTACCCTTCAATGCTGCTCTTCTACAAGTTTCATAATAAAGCAAGTCCTTACCGTTAGGCGTTGATATCATGATGATGTGGCCACCAGTTGAAACCGTTGGAAGTGCTGATGCATAAACATCTACACCATTCTCAATGAAGGCCGCCTCATCAAAGATAAGCCAAGTAACACCACCGACTCCACGAGATGCATCAGGACCTGATGAACGAGCAACAACCTTACAACCATTCTTTAAAATAAGTTCCTTAGAATTACATGTATTAAAAATTACATATTTATTTGATGGTTTTTCCAATGGGTTCTTTACTCCGTCAATATATTCATCACCCCACATCCATAATGGGAATTGAAGCAAGAAGTCCCTTATCTTGAAAAGCATCTGTTGTGCAAGGTCCAATGTATTACCAATTGCAAGGACCGTTTGTGGGCTATCTTTACTTGCAAGTACCATTTCACAAGCAATGAATGCACCTGCAGTTGTTGTAATTCCTGCCTGACGTGGCTTGGTGGTCACAACATTACTAGCATCACCGAGTGTGTGGCATAAGTCTTGCTGTCTAGGGAAGAGTTTAAACTGTACTTCCTTAAACTGTGTTGCATCATAAGTCTTTAGATAATTTTGTATCATATAGATACGACTTTTATCTTTCCAACACTTCGCATATTCACTCGCAAGATAGTCGTAATCAATTACCATTTGTAAAATTAATTTTTTATTTGTATATTTACAATAAATAGCTGGAAAACGTACTTTTTCGGCGAAAAACAGCTATTTAATGCTATTTTTATGTTGTAAATAATATTTTAAATATGGAAATGAGTTTAAGAATACCTAATGAAGTTAAAGAAAGTGAGTTTATTACATTAACCCCTGAATGGTTAAAAGAAAAGTACAAAGAATTGAATGAAAAGTTATTTGATGGAGAACTTGGTGATTGTGAAATGGGCATTTTCACAACCGGTAAGGGTTGCAACGGAGGGGTTCTTGGTTGGTTTAAAATGACAAGAATTGGGCTTAAGGCGAAACGTAAAAACAGAAGAATATTTCTTCCAGCATTTGCTGGAGATATTTACGTTACAAGGAACATTTTTGTTGATGTTGTAAAACCAAAGATTGAGTTGAACGGAAACTACAAATGGACCGAGAAAGCCGCACTTTCAACATTACTTCATGAAATGTGCCATTATTACACAATGTATGATGGATACTGCCCAAAACAAATGCATGGAATTGAATTTAAGAACATCGCACACATTGTTTCTCAAAGGTCAGACGACCTATTTACTGTTGAAAGAATTGCAAGCGCTGAACAAATGCAGGAAATGGAATTGGATAGTGACATTGCAGCAAGGAATAAGAAAAAAGTTGATAATAAATTGAAGAATGCAAAGTTGATGTTCATTTATATGCCTAACAAGGGTGAAGTAAGATTTATCTTTGCACAAAATAGGACAGTTGCTGATGCAATAATTGCAAGGGAAAGAAGATATAATACGACAAACGAGGTCATTAAAACATGTGACGATGACGAACTTAAACAATACCTTTATAATGCCGGATATAAAAACTTTATGCGCAAGTATAGATATTGGGTAATATCGAATAAGCCAGAAATAATGCAGAAGATAAACCAATATGAACTAAAAACCGAGTATGACTTTGTTCAGAAGGATAATCTAGCAATCGTAACTAGATAATAAAAAGCAAGAGAAAAACTCTTGCTTTTTCTTTTTTTAATTTGTATATTATAAGAAATATGTTAATTATGGATTATTCAAAACATACATACGAAGAACTCATTAGAGAGGAAGGTCGCCTCGAAGAGAGGCGAAAGGATATAGAAGATGAATGCCTCAAGGAAGGGAAATCGTTTTCTGAATATTGTGAGAGAGCACATGATATCTTGGAACGACTCTACTTTATTTCAAAGTATAAAAGAGTAAAACAGGAGCCAGTCATAGAATATGGAAAGGAATGGAATGGTGATATGTACACAATAGAAGAATTTAAAGAAATGTGTCAAAAAAGAGCATTAATTGATGATGATGGATATGGAAACTATGCCACAGAGACAAGTAAAAGTGATGTTGAAATCCTTCCTTCAGACGTAACAGAAAATATCATAAGAACAGATTTTCCTTATGTAATTTGGTTTAATAAATAATAAAGTCTAAGATAAATAAAGGCAACTATGAATGCAACTTCAATTATTTCTATAATATTAAATAGGTATAAGGACTTACGCCAAAGGTATCCACATGCGGCTTCATTTAGTGCAAGCAAGAAGGGGAATTCGTTTTATCTGATACAGAAAAGAAAAGATTTGCCCGCAATTCAAATTAGATTATCAAATCACGGAACATATTTGAAGACTTGGACTGATAGAGAAGAATTGTCAAATAGCACAAGACTAGAAGACCCTTCAACTTGTATCAATATCTCAATAGTATTTATTGATAATGGAACAGACATAACCAAAGATTGCAAGACTATGCCTAATTGTGATAATTGTAAAATCACGCCTTGTATTCCACAGACATTTAAAGGACAAAATGAATTGGGAACACCATTTCAAGTTATGCAATATGTATATGATAGCAGCAAGATAAAAAGCCGTTATTTAAATGGGCTTACAAGGGCAATTATGATGGCACGGGTAAATGGAGAGTATAATGACCAGTTGGTGTAAACTGCTACATCGTTGCCAATGAAAAAAATGAAGTCCAAACTTTTTTGTCTGGACTTTTAATTTATTAAATATTCGGGTAGTATCTCTTCACACTACCGAGTTTATCAGCCCACTTTTCCCAAGGTTGATTATAGTACCACTTGTCTCTCTTAATCCAACTCCAACTCTCATGGAAAAGAACATCAATCCAATATCCTATGATTGAAGGAAGTCCAATAACCAAAAGGTATAATGGCCCCAGGTAAAGAGACTGCTTATGGTGCCCATATTCATGATTCACAGTCTCACTACTATTAGGGTTAAGCACGAAAATATAATCACCAAGCGATACTGAGCCGTTATTGTCAGTAAAGAATTTGCAGTCAGTCTTATCGAAGAACTTAACACTCTTTCTGCCTTTCTTGCACTTTAAGAATAATAACCCTGCAAGATTTTGTGGTAACTGCCAAATAAATTTTATAATCTTCATAATATACTAAGCAAAATAAATAATCAATGCTGCAGTGATAAAGCCAACACCGATGATTATTCCAAGAATGTTAATTATTCTTCTTGCTCTCTTAAATTTCTCGTTCCAATCTTTTTCTTCCATAATATATTAAATGATAACGGTTATTTTCCATAAATATAACCAACTGAATTTTATTCCGAAGGTTATTTGTGATTGGTTGAAGGCAAGTAAATTTTACGATAAATAGTAATTCCAAATATCTTAACTATTTTTCCTGTGTCTTCATTCTCTAATACTAATATTGGTGAATACATTTTCATAGTCTTTTTTCTATAAAATATAACCAATCTTGAAAATTTGTCAAGATTATTCTTGGATAATATCAAAAAAATAAGGACCCATTTCTGAGTCCTTATTTCTTTACAATCAGTAATTCAAAATTATCTGATTTCCTGTGGGTCCCACTGTACAAGTCCATCCACTTTGACGGCCCCGTAAAATCTGTTATTAACGCACTTCTTAGCGTAACGAGTCATGATACCCTTTACTGGTGCGAAGTTCTCAGGATTGTAAATAGTTGGGGTCAACTGCATAGGGATATAAGGTGCATAGATGTAACCAGTGTCAAGAAGGCTCTTGCCTTTATGACCAATGATTATAGACCATGCTGGAGAATATGGGTCACGATAAACCTGATAACGGTTCTGGAGAGCACCAATTCTCTCAATACCCATGTTGTACTGGTCAGCCTCAGCGTTAGCATCAGAAACATGGAAGTATTCGAGGTTATCAAATACTGCAGAGATTTCAGATGAAACTACGATGAAGTTTGCACCACCACGGAGGGTTGACTTGTGAATCTGAGCAGAAACCTGGTTAATCTTAGTGATAAGTTCCTGGTTCCAGTCTTTCTGAGTGTAGTTGGTTGAGAAACCAGCCTGACGTCTCCATCCATTAACGTCCCAACGAGCCTGCCATGGAGCGAGCTTACGAAGGTCACGGAGAATTTCACGGTCGATTTCAGCAGCAATCTGCTCTGAAAGCAATGCGGTCAATTCAGCCTCGGCATCTATATTATGAAAAGCGCTAACATCTTGTGCAAGTTCAGGAGACCAAGTTGCACGAAGTTTTCTCTCTTCTACAGAAACGGTTACGCTGCTGAGTGCGAAAGAAACCTCACCAATTTCAGTCTCAAGCTCAAGGCTATCATACTGTGCCCATGCTACTTCAAACATGTCCTTAAGTTTGTCAGCACCTGGGTTATCAATTCCAAGATATCCGTCAAGGGAAGCACCCTGCTTCTTAGCTGGCTTTGCAAGGTCAAGGTCAAGGAGAATGAAGTTACCTTCCTCTACAAGAGCGTGACCATATCTCTGAGATACTACACGGAAAGGAATTCCCTCATACTTGTCGAAGCAAGTGTTATCACCAGTGATATCTTCCTTTGCATAAACCTTAAGAGAAGCCAAGAAAGCCTCAGAATCCATCTCGTTTCCGTCAGGACCAATAAGCTTACCCTGCTTGTAATCAGAGAAGCCCTTTATCTTAAGGATAACGTTACGGAGAGTACCGTCAGCATAAAGCTTAATGTTATCGTCAGTAAGCTCAACTGGTTCAAAATCTACCATGATAACAGGCTCAACCTCGTCAGAAACACGGATACGAACCTTTCCCTTAGAGTTGTCATAAAGGAAGTCATTGTAGAAGAGGTCATAGAGAGTCCTCTTATGATACTTAGTAACGGTTGGCTTAACCTGGCGAACTACAGGAGCAACCTTTGTTCCATCAGGAAGAGTAATCTTTGGAGCAGTATTCATTGCATACTGAAGAGCGGAGTCATAGTTATCAACTGGACCCTGTTTAGTCTTCCATTCCTTAGCAGCCTCATCATAGTAAGTGTAATCAACTGGACCGTCAGCAGGGATTTTCTCCCAAGTACCGTCAGCCTTCTGATACTCAAACTCCATGTTATTAACTACCTCATCAGGAAGATAGAAACGATTCCATCTATTTCCGCTAGTTCTACCGTTATTGTTACGGTCTTCACGGCTGTATCCCATAAGTCCCTTGTGGCGACCTACAGAACCATTCTTTACTCTTCCTTCCTCACCAAGGAATTCCCACTCTCTCTCAGAAGTCTGAGGAAGCATATAGAACAACTTACCTACTGGGAGGTTCATTGCCTGTACGGATACGATATCATTAGCAAGCAACTTGCTGAAGATACGACGGATGATAGGGAATACTACAGTCTCGAAAGAACCACTGTTCTCTGAAGAAGAAGCCTCACGAAGAAGCTGTCTAGCTTCGTTCTCATAAAGCATTGCAATATTCTCTTTTACTACACCCTTAAGACCCTCAGTCATTCCGAGTGAGTCCCAACGGTTAGCAATTTCAGTTCTAATTCTTTTCTGTTCGTTGAGTTCAATGTTCCCAACCTGTCCAGAAGCTAAAAATTCTTTCATAATTTACTATTGTTTTATTTTATTATTCAATTATTAATACTCATTGACACGTTTCATAAGGTCAAGGGTCTTCATGAGGTCATTTGACTTGTAAGTCTTATTCTCGTTAAGTTCCTTAGTTCCCTTAGCGGTCTTAGAAGTTGATTCATTGATTGAAATAGTCTTCTTCTTGAGTTCTTTGCTTATTGACTCATAAAGTTTCTTAGAGTCTTCTACTGTCTTAGCTTCATTTGAGAAGCGATTGACGATGTCTACCTTCTCAGCATGAGAAGTTGTGTTTTCCAAGAAAAGTTTTGTTATCTTGCCAAGGTTTACATTTGTAATATAAGCCTCATTAAGGTTCTTGCGGAGTGCTATGACAGCTTCTTTCAGTTCCTTATTTTCTTTCTTTATAGCCTTTACTTTCTTACTTTCGTTGATTTCGGCTTCATAACCATCTGCTGCGGTAGAAATTTTCTTTGACTTCTGTGGAAGATAGTTTTTCCTTTCATTAGGGGCGTGTTGCTTAGTAGCCTTTCTTGACGGCTGAGTGCTTACAGTTGTTGCACCCTCCTCTACCGGCATTTCGCCATCCATTCCCGGAACATTTTCTTCCTGAATAGGAGCATTGTCCATACTAAATGCACCACATTCATCAACAGTCTTGTCAAATGGGTTACCTTCTTTTTCTGAAGGACCAGCCCAAGGCTTCTTTGTTCCGGTAGGAACGCCCTTATGCCAAGACTTACCACTCTTAGCTGGTTCATCGTTTGAAAGACCTGAGATAACATCCTTATCTTGGTAGTTGTCGGTATAGCCAAGGTCTACCTCGAATAATACCTCTTGTTTCTTTTTGTTTTCTTTCATAACTTTTCTTGATTTTTTGTTTTCATAAATTCCCTGTTCATCTTCATCCCAGTCATATTCTGAGCCGAAGGTTTCATCGTCGATATTATCATCGAATTCTTCTTCGTTATCAAAGTCGTTCTCAGGTTCATCATCGAACTCCTCGTCGTCGTCAAAGTCTTCATCATCGTCGAATTCTTCGTCATCATCAAATTCTGAATCATCGTCATTCTCAAAGTCATCCTCTGGGAAACCAATTGGAGTTGCAGCGCCTTCATACATGTCGAAGTCTGAACCGAAGTTCTCGTCGTCAACATTGTAATCTTCCTGGTCATCATCGAACTCCTCGTCGTCGTCAAAGTCTTCATCATCGTCGAATTCTTCTTCGTCATCGAATTCTTCTTCGTCATCGAATTCAGGTTCCTCAGGGTCTTCATCTCCGAAATCCTCTGAATCAGGACCGAGTAATGTTGATTCATTTACAGGGGCTTCATTTTCTTCCTCACCACCAACTTCTTCTGCGGTTGGCTCCTCGTCCTCGTCACCGAGGTCGATTACATATTCGGTGTCATTAGCTGTATCCTGCAACTGAATGGTGTCGCCTTCTTTTCTGACAACAACCTGGTCTTCTGGTTTCAGGAGCTTATAAACCTTTACTACATTGTCGTAGTCATTCTCACCTGTGAGGTCATATGCGCCATTACCTACTTGATACTGAGAGTAGTCATCCCATCCTTCCTCTTCACCTTCTCCTTCGGCAGGAGTCTCCTCCTGTCCTTGAGGTGCTTGCTGAGGGGCGGCTGGTTGCTGAGGTTCTGCCTGTGGCATTTCCTCTTCCTCGCCCTCCACATTCTGGTCTTGTTCATCAACGTCAGAATCTTTCTTGGATTTCTTCTTTGTATCTTTATCGTCTATTACTTCATAATCCTTTTCGTCATCTTCTTCACATTCCTCTCTAAGGGCATCCTTTACAGATTCCTTAAGAACGTTACCGAGTGACTTCTTGCTCTCTTCCCTTATTGTGGATATAATGTTATCCATCTCCATTAGGGCCTGAGAAGCTATGCTTTTCTTTTCTGATTTCATTGCAATAAAACAATTATTCCAAATTATTTTTTTATAAATATCATTCAATTTCAAAAAAATCTATTTTTATCACAATAAAAGTGTTATTTTATCACAATTATTGCTAGATTTTTAAGAAATCTTAGATGTTTAATCACTTAACCACTCATTAAACTTGTCAAGTTCTTCAAATAATTTTGGTTTTGAATCATCAGTTTCTTTGCTTTCAATGAATGGTTGAAGCTTCTCATAGCTATCAGTAATCCATGCATTTGGCGTACTAGGGTCACTAACCACATCCCAGCAAACAATCTCATAATCATCAGCAACATAGAGTACTCCCATGTTATTTGTAACGGTTCCAAGCCCTCTACTGCTGACACCAATCTTATAACCTTGAAGTAAGAGGTTTGCAACCTGGTCACCTTGACATGAAATGATTCCATGCTTTCTAAAACCTGGGCTTGTAATAACCTCTAATTTACCAACAAGTGTATGGTTTTCCCAATGAAGTTCAACGATATTTATTGCCACACGTGAAAGGTCAATCACCTGCTCTTGCGGGTGATTAAGTTCTCCCATGGCTCTCTTTTCCTTAACGTTGGCCATATACCTCTCCACTTCCCTCTTAAGTACCTTTTCGGGATAAATTCTACCGTTAGCGTTCTCAATCCCGAACTTCTGGAAAACTGCATCAACGATAAATGGGTATGGGCAATGAAATTCACCACCCTCTGCCTCATTCATCTTATTATATGCTTCAAAGAGTTGTTTATTGTTGCCAACTTCGGAAGAGACATACCCATCTCGTTCAATAAGGAGACCATGTCCTTCTTGGCCCTTCTTGATTTCAACTATATTATCTCTAACCTTCGTTGCCATAGTCCTTTATATATTATCCAAGCAATTTCTTATACTTATTTATTACTTGCCTTACTGCTTCATTAATAGCCTCATTGAGTTTATCCTCATCAGCCTCATCCTTAAACTTGTTCTTCATGTTCTTATCACTCTTCTTCTGAGCACGAGCTTTTGCCTGTTTCTGAAGCTTTTTCCCTCTTATTCTTTCATCCTCAAACTTGCTATCTTTCCAATTGTTGCCGTTTTCGTTCATTTTTTTCATAATATTTCTCCTTATTATTTATTATAACTCACTGATTACTTCATCAATGAATTCTTCGTAATTATTTTTATTTATTTTCTTTTCTCTCTTGTTCTTTCTGTTCTTGTAAGTGGAATCGCTTGATTTAAAACCATCCCCCACATAATCCTTTCTCTTTTCCCACTCACCGTGTTTCATTGCAGCAACAGCATCCTTTGGGCCATTGTGCTTCTTTCCTCCATGTGACTCTTTCATAGAACAAAGTTCTTCTTCGTGGATAAATTCGTCAGTTATAACTCCTTTATCCTTATTCATCTTGTCCATCTTATCAAGGAACTTATCATACTCAATGTCATGTTTAGCCTTCTTGCAAAGTATTGACATTAAATCTTTTCCCTTCCTTGTCTTAGCAAAAACCTCTTTCATTAAGAAATTAAATTTCTGTGGTTCAAGACAAGATATTCTCTTTAATAAATAGGGCAATTCTTCCAAAGATATGTCATTAAATGAATTTTCTAACAATTTCCACAATCCAGGCCCAATTCTCATATCCCAAGGTTCTGCCTTGAGGTAATCTGACTTACTTAATATGGCCGCCGCCCTATCCTTATCATCTGGAAGTCCGTGTGATATGAAAAGTTCGATGCAACCTCGAATTGCCTCTGAGAGGAGTACCGGAAATATTGTTCCTTGAGCAATTAATTTTACCTTATTTTCTTCACTTCCAAGGAAAACCTCACATGTTCCAATTTGCTTATTATCTTCATTGGTTAATTCAACTTCACCCTCGAAAAGCAGGTATGTGTTAAGTGAAATTATCTTATGATAAAGGTCCAATAACTTAGGATTTACATTGGAAATGTCCTCCTTATAGTTATTTATGTTGGAAGAAACGTTCATTGCGCAACCCATTGCGAGGACGTCAAGTATTCTCCTCTTAAACACATCCTTCTTAATTGCCTTTGCATCGGTTACATCTTTAAATTCTATTTCTTCGCTGCCATCAGATGGGTCAAGATTTACTACTTCGTTATTGATTTCAATCCTATCTTTCAATTCCAAAGTCATCTCCATTGAGTCCTCAGGAATTCCAAACATGTCAATAAGGTGGTCAAGACAAATCTTTTCAAGTCTATCACGGAACGGCCTTTCCTCCTTCTGACATAATATTATAAGCTGTGAAAGCACTTCCTTTGGCCCTTTTCCATCAACATCATCAATTGTCCCAATTTCCTTCAATGTTTCCTTTGCTTCATCAAATGCTTTTTTAACAACCATATATAAGAATGGAACCCCGTAGATATCGGGTATTGCAGGATTATTACCAATGGAAGTATGGTTCTGATAAATTGAATGCATTATATCAGAAGGTAAACCACTCTTAAGAAGGTTTTCATTAACTATATTGCCTCTCTTACTCATTAAGAATTAATTATATTCATGAAGGCTTTTTGTAATTCAGGAGTTGCTTCATTATACTTTCTTATTATTACAGCAGCCATATCTGGTTCTGTTGCCAAGTCTTGTGGAACACCACCAAGTGCCTCATACCCTTTAAGGGCTTTTCTAACTGGGACACGGTCAAGTTTATCCTCAATAAAGCCTTCAAGAAGGAATGTTTCATTAAGTTGTTTCTTGGTGAATGTCTTTCCTTCCATTCTCATCTTCTTCAATCTTGCTTCCTCAATAGACTTCTTTGTATAAACCTTTCCTTCACCGAAGTTATCGCCGGTAATCTTAATAGCACCACCATTTTGTACTAATGCGGTATTACCTTGTGTTGATATGGCGTTCTGCACAGTATCACCAGCAGCCACATCAATTTCCTGTGTTGGCTGGCTATCATCTTCCTTAGGCCCAGTAACCTTTAAATTTACATCACCAACAGCCTTTGCTTTTTCTATATCACTCAATGTGTTAGGACTTGTCGCTGCTGTTGAATAATCTGTAAGTGAGTTACCCTTAGCCTTTGCTGCAATGGTAACGGTGCTCTCTTCATTTATATCATTTTTAGTCCTTTTCATCACTTCATTCAATTGCTTGTTCGTGATGATAATTCTTCTTACCTTCATAATAAAAATGTATTTATAATAAATAGGTATTAAAATTAAAAAACCCCTTTTTTTAAAGGGGTTTCTTGTTATTTTTTGAATTTTGGTGAAGAAAATGGTGACTTATTACTAAGCTTTCCCTTCTCCTTCTTTGCGGGCATCCGCCTAACGTTTTTTTCTTTATCATTAAGTTCATCTGCCATTGGCCCAAAATTCTCGTTTATATGGGCAAGTTGTTTCTTTGTAAAAATAAATGACTCCTGTATTGGTTCATCACCAATGCCATTCTGACTTTCATCTCTTGAAAGCATACTCTCAGCATAAGCACGAACAGCCTCTTTATCCTTAGGGCTAAGCTGATTAATGATTGACATTGTGCTGTCGTCACCTTCACCACCACCCATTTCTGGGTTATCATTCATAGGTTCATCACCCATAGGTTCATCCATTGGCGGTTCGTTATTCATTCCGCCGTCCATTGGGGCAGAGTTGTTCATTCCATCATCTGCTGGTGCAGGATTATCCATTCCATCGTCATTCATTGGTGGTTCTGGGTTCATTGCTGGGTCATTACCACCCATATTTGAGTCCTCTGGAGGTAAAGAAGAAGCATCAGCAGAAGGTGCATTATCTGGACCCTCCGTTGATGCTTTTTTCTTCGGAATCTTTATGACTTTCTTCTCGCTTATTTCACTTTTTTTTTACCTTCCATAAGCTTGTTCATAACGTTCTTAGTAATTGAATTAACTAATACGTTAAATGGGTTACCATCGCCAATCTTGCTTCCAAATGGCTCTTCGGAATGTGCACTTTCGTCATTCCAATCTTCACCCCACTGATTCTTGTCCTCACCAGTTGAAGGAAGCTCCATAGGTTTCTTGCGATATCCTGGGTGCTTTCCAAACACGTGAAGCTCGTCTTCCTTGAGTATCTTGGAAGTAACGCTCTTAACGGTCTTTTCCATAAGGCGTCTCTTAGCTTCATTAAGTTCTTCTTTCTCATCATCTTCAGGGAAATCGTTTTCTGAATCAAGTTCATTATCCATTTCCTCATCATCTTCGGGGAAGTCACTCTCTGGCTCGTCATCAATTTCGCCTTCTGCATCAATGTCTTCGTCATCGTCGAAATCTTCTTCGTCGTCTTCAAAGTCGTCCTCTACGTCAAAGTCATCCTCATCTTCGAAGTCTTCGCTACCTTCGAGGTCTTCGCTACCTTCGAGGTCATCATCCATTTCTGGCTCATCCTCAAAATCTTCGTCATCAAGGTCATCCTCGTCTTCGAGGTCATCATCCATTTCAGGTTCCTCATCATCCTCTGGGAAATCTTCCTCATCATCAATGTCGTCCATTTCTGGTTTTTCCTCATCATCAGAAGAAAGCTCAAATTCAGCGTCACCTTCTACATCTGGCTCATCAGTATCAAAGTCATCAGTATCCTCAAATTCGCCATCCTCTGGGTCTGAATTCAATTCATCGTCGAAGTCATCCTCATTGATAGCCTTGTTGAATGGGTCGTTGTTATGGTCAGTATCTGCCTCACCAACTCCAGGGGTTGAAGGAAGTCCCTGAGAAGCCCAATCTTCATTTTCATTCACTTTTTCACACTTGCAAGGTTCGCAACCGCACTTAGGGCATGCTTCGCCTTCGTTTACCTTAGTTTGTCCTTCCATGTCCCAACCAACGGTCTTAGGGTCTTCACCCTTACCAATTCCTACTGAACCCCAGTCCTTCTTTTCACGGTCGCATCCAGCAGCATCGCAAGCTTCATTTACCTTTGCGCCTTTCTCAAATGGAACTGCATTCTTCTTAACACCACCAGTCTTTGAGCCCTTGTAGTCAGGTGCTGCGTTGGTCTTCTTGTAACCCTCGTCACCCTTCTTTCCGGTTTCAGCCTCTGGCTGTTTTCCGTCAAACATAACAACTCCGCTAGGCTTACGAGCAGCACCTATCTCAGTTGCCTCGTTCATAAGCATTGAAGTGTTGTACATAATTTGACGCTGACGTGCAATCTCATTCTTCATAGCCTCAGTACCCTCTACAAGGAACTCATTCTTCTTGAATGGGTCCAAAGTAGTGATATTCACATTAGCCTCACAAGCCTCATTGACTGAAGCCATCTTAAGTGCAATATTCTTAAAGGCATTTGAATAGCTCTTGTATTCATAGTCAGACTTATTATTGAAGCCACCGATATAATCGTAAGCCTCAGCAATCATCTCCTTGTTCTTAGGAGCGGTCTTGATATAGTACTTATTGTTCTCTCTTATAATACCATAAGCCTTACCATCAGCACCTATAGTATGATATTCAAGTGAATGTGTACTCACGTTTTTGTTCTCATTTACCTCATTACCATAGGTGTAGAGAGCCTTCATTCTTTCTAGAGTTTCATTGAAACTTGCCATATTCTTTTATTTTTTTGTAATAAAATTATTTTCAATATTTTTTTAATAAATAGTATAGAAAAGTGAAAAAATCACCAAAAATCATTATATTGCTTAATTTCTTATAATATTTCCATCTTTATCGAGTCTATACCATTCATTGTTTATCTTAATAGATATATTTTTCCCTTCTTTGTAATAATCATTATATTTATCAAACCAAACCTTTGATAAGAGTTTTCCTTTTCCGTCGATGATGTTGTATCTATTGCCTTTTTTTACATAGTAAGCCCCATTCATCTTCCATGGGGAAACATAATCATATTCACCAACAATCTGATTTGTGGCCTTATCAAATAATTTACAATGGCTGTCACTCCAAGTATTAACATCATAAAGGGCAATAAGTGTCTTAGTTATAATTGTAATTGATGCAAACCACTCATCAAATAATAATTCGTTATTATCATTAATAATATTATACTTTCCGTTCTTTTTAACAAAGATATTTCCCTTACGTTCTCCCATATAATCGTACCAATCGTTTGACACGAGCGTTCCGTTTCTTCTAAGTAAATTATATTTTCCATTTTTCACTACTTGAGCAAGGCCATTTGCCTTAAATGCGTAAACCTTGTCAAACCATTGTTTTGAAATGAGTTCTCTTGTTTCACAATTGAAGAAATTGAATCCTTTTTCTTTTAGTTTAACCCTTCTAAAACCATGAATATCCCATTTATCTACACTATTAAACCATGTTTCAGACAAACATTTGCCGTTTTTATCCATAAAATTCCACTTCTTGTTCAATTTAACTGAAACAACATTATTGTGATAAAAGATACCATGAATTTCATCAAACCATTGTTCTGAGAATAATTTTCCTTGTTCATTTATAAAGTTTTCCTTATTATTTAACTTTACCTTTAATAAACCATCATAGAAGCTATTAATGTATTCATTATCGAACCACTGTTTACTTATAAAATTACCGGTTAAAAGATTTAGAATATTAAATTTTCCAGATAATTTTATTCCAAGTAAATTGTTAGCACCGACATAATCCATTTGTTCTACCCAAAACTTAAACATAAGTATACCGTTTTTTGGGTCAAATATATTATAATGTTCATTATCGGCCTTAACCACAATATATCTATTTTGCATAACGCCATAGGCACTATAAAGCCAATCATCAAACAACAACTTTTTCTCTTCCTTGTCAAAAATATTAGAATAACCAGGGGCCCACTCATGTTCACCTTCCACTATAAGTCTAACAGTACAATATCTTTTACCAAATCTTTCTTCTGAGATGTAAAGATAATCACTTATTTTTGCACCATTATCAATCTTTTTCTGTATTTCTTTAACTGTTATATAACTACTTAAATTGGCGGGCTTAAAGACATCTTCAAAGTTAACTCCTATTAGTTTGCTTATTTCACCTTCATTAAATGCTTGGTCACAAGTCTTGTGGAATTTTCCGTAGTCTGCCTTATGATTCCACCTCGTATTAGAGTATGCTATCCTTCCATTTGGAGCAACAAATACAAATATCATTGAAAGGCCATAAGTATCATAAGGAGAGTTGCTTCTGTCATCATGTACTGGCTCAATGTTTTCCCACCCATCCTTTAGAATTACGTATGCACTATTTCGACCATTGTTGGTATAGTTATTCCAAGTATGCTCACCTTGTGTATAACAAAGCTTAGATTCTGGACAAGAGTGATTTCCGTACTTGTTTGCCTCTTTAAAGTTCTTTATCTGAACTACCTTATAATCATTTCTTATTGCGAATTGTTGTTTTTTCCTGACTTCTTTTTCCTCAGCGGATTCAGAGTCTATTGCCTTCCCAAATTGATTTTCAAGTTGTTCAAATGTAGTGTCTAAGGAGATATTTGAAGCATTAATTATTCCCTTCATATCTGCAATGTAGATATAATTGAGTATTTCCCTAAGCCTATCTATCTTCTTCCTATCGACAAGAGGGCTTCCAAACCCAGCTTTCAATGCTATCAATGCAATCATTGGTTCAAGCCTTCTAACTTTACTGTCCTTAATCTCCCCATGATAGAAGACGTCTTCAAAGTTACGAAGAATTTGCATTATGTAAAGTTTGCTTTCCTGTTCAGTACCCAATTCAGCATCAAGAAATGGAGAGTTTTCAAAGAAGTCACGGATAACCTTAAGTGTCCTTTCCTTTGCCTTTGACTGTGTGTTCTCGGTCAAGAGCTTCCCTTCATTTATTGAATTAAGACTGTCATAGCACTTTCTCCTTAGGTCTAACAAGTCACCAATGTAGTCCATTCTCCTTAATGTCTTGAAGATGATGTTACCATTGGAAATCTCTCCCTTACCCTTATCAAATTCATTTGTCCTTTCAGACTTTATCTTCTTAAAGAGTTTTTCTGCTCTCTCACTTGTCTTCCTTATCTTATATTCGTCACCATTTGCTTTTTCGTAATCAGACTTTAAGATATCAATGAGATTTACGTAGTGAGCAACCTTTTCCTTAATATATTCCTTATTTATCTTGGATTTAGCAAGTTTATCACGTTCTGGCTTGGTAATCCATTCATTCTTATCAAGTGAATAGACGCCAGAGGAAGCATGCTTCTCATTAACGTCCTGTACATATACCTCAACAGGAAAACCATAGACGTTAAGGTCCTCATGTTCCTCGTTCCAAAGCTTCTTCTTTGAATCAAAGTATTCCTTTACAAAGTCAGTATTCTCATCAATCTCAGAGAAGTCATAGAGTACGTGCAGGTCAATGTCAGAATAGTCTTTATGCCAGTTGAAATTTGCTATTGAGCCAGTAATGATTGTATCTACCGGTTTTACCCAATCAACGTTAAGTGTATCAATAAAGTCATCGGAAATGTCAAGAAGCTTCAGTCTTATTCTTGAGTCAAGGTGACCATCTTTCCAGAATTTAGGATTTAGGTTGTGTTTAATGTTAAATGATGAAAGGTCAACCTCATCAGAACTTATCTCAGTTTCAAGTTCCTCATTAAGATTTTCGGGGAATGGCATTGTGCCAAAGTATTTTTTGCACTTACGGCATAAGTATATTGGCTCGCCATGTATTTGTAAAACCACCTCACCGCCACATTTATCACACTTTTCAGGAACAACTTCACCTTCATCATTCTTTACTACTTTATTCTTTCTTCCTTCGTTAAGCATCTCCTTCTTGTTCTTATGTTCCGTCCATTTCCTAAAATAGATATTACCTTTAACGTATGCCTCGCTTTCAATTTTCTCCAAGCGACCATCGTCCTTTACATTGGTTGTTGTAAAGTTAAGGTCCTTTCCTTCAAGGTTTTGCATGTGATGTATCATTTCATGGCAGAATGAACGAAGAATGTCCTTTGGGTGTCTGTCCTTACAGAATATGACAACGGTCTTTTCATCAGGGAGATAGTAACCAGTTCTAATGAATAAACCATCTTGGTCTTCCCAATTAAGCTTTACCTTAGGGTATGGATAAACCTTGAGTCCTTCCTTTCTCATGAACTTTAGGATTGATTTAAAATCTTTCTTAAAGTCATAGTCCTTTGAGGAAAGACCCTCATTTAACATCTTATTTTCCCTAATCGCCATCATATTCATTTTACTAAACTCTTCAATCTCACTACCAGTTCTATTTATGCACCACACCCCATTATCTAACTTCATCATAAAGAGTGTTCTATTTTTATCTATTGGTCTAAGGTCACGCAGTCTATCAATATAAATATCTAATGTGTTATTGAAAAACCAAGCATATGGTACCAACATTGATTTAATCGTATTATCCCAATATTCAATTAGTAAAGTATTTGTATCAACCTCTAATTTTTCCCTCAATGCATCAATGACATCTAAGATGTTGTTTCTATCGGCCTTTTTCAACGGTGTTTTCCAAAATGACAGTATATTCTCTTCTTCCCAATAACGTCCAGTTTTCTTATTATTGTAAGGGATTTTTATTCCATTGTCAATAATAATGTCATATACCTCTTCCGGTAATTTACCGCTATCAAGGAGTTCTTCAACAAAGTCACCGTGGGTTATAGGGCCATCTGAAACAAAGACATCATTATAACCATCTATACATAAGAATGTGTGGGAGTCTTTGCTTTGGAATGATAAATCATAACCAGATACATTTACAACTTCTGGGCTTTCATTGATTGCATGGAAATATTCGTTATTTCCACCTTCACTACCAATTTTATATTCATTTGATTCTGGTTCGGCGGCTTCCATCATTCCTCCACAGGTAATTCCATCCATAATTCCTGCATTTACTTTATTATGTACTTGTGCCATTGCAGAACAGTCTTTCTTTTTCTTCTTATGCCTTTTCTTTATTTCAGAAAGTTGTGTTTCAGTTATATAAAGTGTCTTATGGCTTTCTTGGAGAGTTGCTTTTTTCACTAATTCTCCTGTAAAATAATCATATAAATTTCCTTCCTTATCTAATTTACACAATTTCCCATTTAATCTCACCTGTGCATATCCTTCATGGAAATCAGCAGCCAAATTAAACCACGTATCACTAAGGAGTTTTCCTTCAGTGTTTATGTAATTACATTTTCCATTTAATCCTACAACTGCAAACCCATCCTGGAAAGCCCAAACTCTATCAAACCACGTATCACTAATGAGCTTTCCTTCAGTGTTTATGTAATTACATTTTCCATTTAATTCCACCAGTGCAAACCCATCCTGGAAAGCCCAAGCTCTATCAAACCACGTATCACTAATGAGCTTTCCTTCGGAGTTTATAAAATTATATTTTTCATTTAATCCTACAATTGCATATCCTTCATGGAAATCAGCAGCACTATTATACCATGTATCACTAATAGGTTTTCCTTCGGTGTTTATAAAATTGTATTTATTATTTAATACCACACATGCAAGTCCTTTAAGGAATTCACCAATCCATTCAAACCATGTATCACTAATGAATTTTCCTTCGGTGTTTATGAGATTCCATTTTTCATTTAATTTAACCCTTGCAACTCTATTATAGAAATCACCAGCCAAATTAAACCACTTATCACTAATGATTTTTCCTTCAGTGTCTAAGAAATTCCAATTTCCATTTAATTCTACCTTTGCAAATCCATCCTTGTTGAAATCACCAACCCAATCAAACCAGACATTGCTAAGGAGCTTTCCTTCAGTGTCTAAGAAATTCCATTTTCTATTTAATTGCACACATGCAAATCCATTATAGAAATAACCAGCCCAATCAAAAATATCTTTAGGTTTCTTTCCGGAATCGAGAAGTCCTTGTACTTCATCAAAAAAGATAACACCTTTTGCGTGAAGTTCTTCCCTTGAATAAGGCTTAAATGTTTGGTAGAAATTTAATCCTAGGATATCCTCAAGCTGTTCAACGGTCATAATATTGTCATTTCCACCATTGTCATGGTTCCAACGGCAAGTAATCGTATTAACGCTACCATCCATGTTTATGGAAACAGCTATCATTGAAAGGCCATAACTATCAAGTGGGCAGCCATCACCCCTTGCTTTTGGCTCGTTTTCAAATCCTTTTCTGAGACAGAAGTAAAATCTTCCAAGGCCATCAGATGTATAGTTATTATACATATTTGAAGAACGAGTTACGCACCAGCTTGTGTATTTTCTATATTTTACAGCCTCTTCTGGGGTGTCAATTGGAATGATGACGTAATCCTCGTTTCTAGTTAAATTTCTTGCATTACTTTTTTCGATTTCAGCATCCAGGTCTGAAGCGGCAACACCCTTAAAACGTTCAATAAGGTCCTTGGCAGACATGCCATTCAGATTTTCATCATATTCATTAACATGAGCTTCAGAAGTTACATATTTAAGTGTTTTATTAAGATTAGAAACAACCATGCTGTCTTCCAATTCACCATTAATATATAATCTTGCAACGCCGATAAGGAATTTACATTGTGCGCCTCTCACGTTAGGTATCTTTGTACGAATATCATCAACCTTTTCCCAAGATTCCCTTCTGCTTAACCCATTAGATTCGAGATAATGCCTTGCTTTTGCTATGTTCTTCCCTTCACGAGACTCTTTAATAATATGTTGCCTGCTCAGTTTTTTTGCTTTCATAAGTACACATTTATACTATTTCATAAATAGTTTTTCAAATGAAAAAAGCGGCTTTCTCATTAAAAGAAAAATCCCCAATGGTTTTCCATCGGGGATTTCATTCTAAGAAATCGTATTCTTATTATGGCTCGTCAGTGTTACCACCTTCTCCGCCTTCATTTCCACCTTCACCTTCGAAGAACTTCTCAACATCAACAACCTCCATTGGCTCGTTACCATTAACCTTCATTCCCATGTAAGGTACGGCTACTGCTGATTCAGGAAGTCCTACGGTTCCTGGTGCCTGCTCAAGAACTTTTGGCATAAGGGCTGTAAATTCAGTGCCCTCAACAAAATCATAATTTCTTAAATCGGTATTCATTGTCTTATATTTTTATTCTTGTTATTATTCGTTATTTTTATTCGCCTTCACCATTATCTGGAACTACTGTGAATACAGGAACGCCATCTTCAACTGAATCAATTACCTTGTATCCTGCATCTACGAAACTTACAGGTCCACCTGGCTCACTGTATGATTCAGCAGGGTTGTAGTTATAGAACTTACCACCACGTACAATTATCTTTGCGTCTCCACTCTGATAATTTGCGTCAAGACAGTTAAGAAGGAACTTGCAGTGTCCCTTAGGGTCGAGTTCTGGGTTCTCATCAAGCATCTTGAATGAGCCACCGTTTACTATGATAGTACCATACTCAGCATAGAGAACGTGAGTGTATGCTTCATAATCGCCACCATTGATAACAACGGTTGTACCAGTCTTAGAAGCCCATATTCCATAGGTTCCACTTGACTCAACAATCTTACCAGGACCATTTATCTCGATGTAAGGGCTGTTACCTCTAAGGAGCATTGCTGCTACGTTACCACCCTTCAATGAGACGCTGTGTCCGTTAAGGTTATATCTGTACTTACCATTAGCAAACATTCCGAAACCAACTCTACTGTTGCTTACTACGTCCTCGACAACGTTTGAAACACCATTCTTTGAGAAGCCAGCGATTGAAGCATTGGTAATCTCATAACTTACAGGTTCCATTACGACACCTTCTGCTAACTCGATTTCGTTTGCGAAGTCATTAACATCAATGCCATTGAAGATAACACGTCCTTTCTTAACAACGAGTTTCTTAGCATGGAAGCCATTCTTTAACTCTAAGGTGTTATCTGAAACACTTGCGGTAACCTCATCATACTTGCCACCAATCTTAACACTTCCGTTAGGTGCGTTTATCTCAACCTGAGATGTCTCTGTAGTGTTTGCATTAGAGATATCAACAGTGTTAGTGCCAGCATAGTTAATCTGCTGAGGTTCGTCACCAACGAAACTTACGGACACGCTTACGTTTCCTGTTGTCTCAGGCTCGATGTTTACGTCACCGTGTAACTGTGCATATTGGCCAGATGCTGCACTAATTCCCTTACCAGTTACATAGATATCTTCATATTCTCCTCTTGGATAGATAACTGCATTTGGAGAATCAACAACGATTGTAGTTGGTTCTTCGCTTGTATTAATAAGAGTTAAGCCCTTAGAACTATTATTTGTAATGGTTGCACCACTCTGAATTGGACCAGTCACTGTCGTGGTCTTAGGCGCTTCTGCTGGAATTGTGAAATTGTTAATTGTTTCACCTTCTCCTGCGGTATAACCACTTCCACCAGCAGCAGCGTCAGCAATATTGTTGGCTGTTTCTTGCTGCTCAGGGGTATTTGGGGTTGGCTCTGGTGCTGGTTCTGGACCTGGAGTTGGCTCTGGACCTGGGTTATCACCATAGAATGCCTCAATATCTATTGCTTCCATTGAATCAGCACCTCTATGACCGCCAAAGAAGAAATGTACGCCAACGTCAGATTTACCAATAGTACCTGGGGCGGTCTTCATCGCTTCTGGCATGAGTCCATCAAACTCGGTACCTTCGATGAAGTCATAATTTTTCAATTCGTTATTTTCAGTCATGATTATTTGATATATTTATCGTTATTTTTATTTAACAATAAATAGTACCAAAAATTAGAAAGTTTTGAGAATGTGGCGCCTTAGTATGTTTTGTGCCGTTCCGGAATTTTCCTTAATATTCCTAACAAATGCAATATCATAGGTGGAATTTGCGGTCATTGCTTCATCACGTTCATCGTCAGTCTTGAAACCACCAACGAGATTAACCACCTTAGGGTTCTTATTCTTCGGTTCTTCCAGCATATGATAGACAGTAACCCTCTCAGGGGCCACCTGAAGCACGTCTAAGAGGTAATTTTGCGCCATAATGTCAGCGCCGTGATAGTCGCCAATGACGAAATATACGTCCAATGAAGCCAATGCTTCCAAGACTGGTTTATAATTGTACTCAAACTCGTTCTCAGTAATATCCCTATGCCCAGATATGAAATACGTGTCCTTTATCTTGTCCGCCTCATTGTTAGCTTCCTGCAATTCAGCCATTATCTTAACCAGGTCAGCAGTACCAACGTTTTCGTACTCATACTTTCCCTTAATAACCTTATTAAGCGCCTTTCCTTGTGATGCATCGGTTCCACCACCAATGAAGATGAGATAATCTTCAAATTTTACCTTAGAATACTTATATTTGCTTCCATTTTTAAAGACAATATAGAGGTCACCAACATTTTCGTTAGCATCTTCTACCATTTCAGAATAAACTATCATTGAGGAGTCATACCAAACCTTCTGGGTCTTGGTTTCCTCGTCATAAATCTTCTTAAGTACCATAATAAACTGATTTATTAAAAAATAAATGTATTGGAGAAGATTGTCAAGCCTTATTTTGGAAAAATCGAAAAATTTTCGTATATTTGTATAAAAATAGAGAAGAATGGAACAGCAAGAGGAAAAGAAATTAGCGTTTTCAAATGAATTTAATAACTTAATGACATTTATCAGGGAAAACCTTTCAAAGGAACTTCCTACATTGAACATTGACATTGATTATTTTATACTTGGTATCTTTGTTGAGAGAAAATCGAATATATTCAGGAGATTGAATATGTCCATGCTTTCAACGACGATTGACCAATTTTATTCGACGTGGTATAGCACTGTGTCATCTAAGGCACTTACTGCTGTAAAGGCGAACAGGATACCAACCATTGATGGAAAGTTAGCAAAGATGTTCATCGACTCCGAAGATATTGCCAAGGATATGGGAAGTGACGAAATCACCACCGAGCATGTTTTCTTGGCTATCCTTAACAATAATGAGGACAATAACAAAGTAAAAAAAGCATTTAACAAGGCTGGTATTACATATAATATATTAAGGAGTAAGATGCTTTCTGACGGAAATGATAAAATTGAGAGTAATGCTAAGAAGCAAACATTACGTGCATTCATTGGAATTTTTGACACTCTAGATGACTTAATCAAGAGCAGACCAACCGGAAATGTCGGAGAAAGCGGGCTTGTATTAAGCGAAAATATGTTATTTAGCTGGACAGTAGAGAACAATGTTGGTGCTTGGAGGCCATACGAATCAATGGATAGAGTTCCAAATGGAGAGATTAATATTGATGGTCTGGGAAAGACAAGGGCGAGAGTCTTTAATTTCAAGGATAAGAAGAGCGCTGAAGATTTCCTCTCAGGCATATTTGATGGTAGCATAGATGTCAATGACCCAGGCAGGCCAAAGCATGGTGGAAGGTCTAAGTTTATATCACAATATTGTGTTAATCTTAACGAACTTGCTGAACAAGGTAAGATTGAGCCGCTTGTTGGGAGGGAAAAGGAAACCAATGAGATTATAAGAATCCTCGGCAGGAAAAAGAAGAATAATATGATACTTGTTGGTGGAGAAGGTGTTGGAAAGACAGCCATCGCTGAGGCGCTTGCAAATAAGATAATCAACAAGGAAGTACCGGAATTCCTCTCAAACAAGGTATTGGTTTCCCTTGATATGACTGCTCTCATGGCAGGAACAACACTCAGAGGCATGTTCGAGGAAAGAGTTAAGGGTGTGCTTGATGAAGTGAAAGCTGACAAGAACTATATTCTCTTTATGGATAACATTGGTGCCATGCTTGCTGATAAGGGGAAGAATGATTATGAAATTTCTGCAATGTTGTCACGAGCACTTGAAAGTGGGGAAATACAGGTAATTGGTACATCTGACTTTGCATCATACAGGAAGACATTTGATAAGGACCCTAGCCTCGCAAGACGTTTCCAGAAGATAGTAGTAGAAGCACCAACCGTCAATGAGAGCCTTGAAATCTTGAGAGCATTAAAGGCGTCATATGAAGATTTCCACGTAGTAAAGTATGACGATGAAGCCGTTGATGCTTGCGTATATCTAGCTGACAGGTATATTAAGGAGAGAAATCTCCCAGACTCAGCAATTGATATTCTTGATGAAATAGGCGCCATGATTGGTACAATGTGGGAAAGCGACGCATTGAAGAAGAAGAGAAGTGAAATTGTTAATGTTGAGAAGGATATTGAGAAAGCTAAGGTTGAGAAAGAGTATGATAAGGTGGATGAACTCATGGAAAATGAGAAAGCGCTCAAGAAGGAGTATAACAGCATCAAGAAGAAAGATGCTTCTGACAGGAAGAAGAACCCACCACACATTACAAAGGACGACATCCTCAACATTGTGTCAATTAAGACAGGAATACCAGTAAATAATTTGACGTCTGATGATAAGGAACGACTTGTTACTATGAATGATAGGCTTAAATCCGAGGTAATTGGTCAGGATGAAGCTATTGACACGATATGCAAGGCATTAAAGAGGAATAGAATTGGACTTCATAAGGGTGGTTGCATGTATAGTGCGATAATGATTGGCAAGAGTGGTGTTGGAAAGACCCTCATTGCTAAGAAACTTGCGAAAGAACTCTTTGGCGACGAAAATAATCTTGTCCGTTTTGACATGTCTGAATATTCTGATAAGGTATCAGTCAATAAGCTGATTGGTTCAAACCCAGGATATGTAGGTTATGAGGAAGGTGGTCAGCTTACTGAAACAATTAAGAATAAGAAACACTGCGTCCTCTTGCTTGACGAAATTGAGAAGGCAGACCCTGAGGTCTATAACATTTTCCTTCAAGTGCTTGATGAGGGTTTCTTGTCAGATAATTCAGGAATGAGGGTTGATTTTAAGAATGTGATTGTTCTCTTTACTTCTAACATCGGTACAAAGGCAGCAACCGAATTCTCAAAGGGCATTGGTTTCTCTGAGGATGAAGGCAAGAATTCAAAGAAAATACTCATGAAACAGCTTAAGGGCAAGTTTCCACCAGAATTCTTAAATAGACTTGATAATATCATCTATTTTAACAGTCTTTCTGATGATAACCTCAAGCAAATCATAAGACTTGAATTGGATAAGTTTATCAAGAATCTTGGTGGCATTGGCTATAAATGTTCTTATGATGATAAGGTGGTTGATTTCCTATTCAATATAGTAACAGAACAAAAGGAATTTGGAGCAAGACCAATTATGAGAGCAATTCAGGAGAACATCGAAGATACAATAACCGACTTACTCCTTGAAAAGGATTATGACAATGGTTATAAATTCAAGGCAACAACCGACAAAAAGATGAAACACGTTGTTGTAAGATAAAAAAGAAGAAGCCACAAGTGATTGTGGCTTTTTCATTAGTTTTGTGGCTGTCTTGTTGGTCTAGCTTTACGAATTTTATAACCAGCTTCTATTTCTGTTTCTGTACTACCAAGAAAATTTCTAAGGCATTGTTTAATCGGAGCTAGGTCATTGGCGTTGTCTTTAACCACATTAGCTTCAAGTCCAATTATGTTTTGTGCTGTTGATGTTGGAAAGAAATCCAGGCCGCCATGGTTTAACTTTAGTATATTCACAAACTTAGCACCATGGGCCTTTAAGTTTCTTTCAGAAAAGTTAGTATCGTTAGCATCAACTTTTATAAAATACCATTTATTATTATATTGATAATAAATGCATACAGCATCCTCGGCGCCAACAAAATCTGTTACCCCCTGTTCATCATCACCAGCTAATCTGTCAGTATCAAGCCTTTCGGACTGTTCAGTTATATTCCAGCCATCTGCATTTATTTCTTTTGCCTTCTCCATAAATGCCTTTCCATGTGGATTCCTTGGTACTATTTTTAATACCGTGTTAACATATACATGTATCATTTCATGTAGAAGCGTTTCCTGAACAGCCTTCACTGGCCGAGCATATTTAGTTGACAATACCAGCTTTCCAACTGGTGATTTAACACACGTAACCCTTCCTGTAATATTATTAAACTCAATATATGGTTTAAAATAACCAAAAGCTTCCTGCCCTTGCCACACACAATTCTTTTCCGCATAGAATAGGGGGAACCTTAACTCTCCATTAAAATATTTTTCATTGAAGAAATCATATACTGCACTAATCCACTCTTCGGTTGGTATCATGTCTTTCTGCTGTTGCTTCTTTTGTGTCATATTTACTTAACTGCCTTATTAATTTCCCTTATCTTATTCTTCTTAATCTCTACATACTTAGCAAATGGGATTCTCTGCTTCCTTCCCCTGTAGAGCCACTTCTTAAATACTGGTATTGAAACCGCAGTAATATACATAAAACCTCTCCAATCTGGGCTATAATTCCTCAAGTAAGCCTTCTTAGCGGCTTCTTTTGACTTGAAACCAAGCATTACCTTTGTTTCATCAAAGTCACCGTGGAAATTCTTTTGGTCAATGCAATAAACCGTCTCAAAATCCTCGACATTTGGACCAAGGAATACATCAACTGCATCACCGTCTTTTCCCTTTGTCACATTAAAGTAGCCATAATGGTTCTTCATTACATTATATTTCCTCTTACCATCTTTATCTACATAGCTTCTCTTACTCCCCTTTGGGTTTTCTATCGCAATCCTCATTCCTTTGATAGAGATGTGTCCTTTCTTGTAGTTTCCTGCTTCTAATTGAGGGTCGGTTGGTTCTACATTAGCGTTATTAGCCTCATCCGTAACTTCCTTTGAGGTTATTTCATTGAGGCTATTAACTGAAAGACCGCCATAAGCGCTTATCTTGTCCCCAAACCAATCATTCATCACTTGCTGGAGGAAGCTTTGTCTTTCATCAACATCTAGAAACATCTTCTGGAACTTGTCAATTAAGAGGTCTAAGAGCTGGTCCTGATACATATACTTCAATGGCTCACCATTGCTTGCGTTCATTGAAACAATCTTAATTATAGTTGGAAGCCCATTAGGACCTATCTTCTCATAATCATGTTTCGTAAATGTATTATCAAGGAACTTCTTAACAATCAGCACTTTCTCAGGATTTATGCAATAAGGCTTATTTGCCTTCTTAGGAACCGGCATTTGATAAACCTCTTCATTTAACTTATCAATGAGATAATTTTCCTGGTCCTTAGAAATTACGAGCTTCTTCCCTTCAAATAGTGGTTCTGGCTCATCATCGTCGGTGTTCTGCGGTGTTGACCCGTTGAGTTCTTTTATACCTTCGGTTAAACTGAAAATATATTTATATTTAGTACTGTTTCGCCATAGATTGAAGCCTAACTCATTCTTTGATTTGTAATATGCTGACTGCCCATTGATAGTTAATGGATAATCCAAGAAAAACTCTGGTCCCCTCCTAAAGTCAATGACGTTAAAGGATGTGTATCTAGGATTCTCCGTTATGAACACAATTAAGCAATTATTTCCGCCAACAACCCTTTTGAACTTCTTAATTCCCTGAGTAGCATATAATTTATTGGCATTCAAGTTGTACATACTATAAAAACTACCCCCTTCCTCACCTTCAGACAGTAAGACAATTACACCATTTCCAGCAAATTTCAAGAATGCCTTTGTGAAAAATGTATCTAATGCCATCCTGTTATTTTCTGCATCATATATATTAACCGCCTTAGGGTCATTTTTTAATGATATTATAGAAAACCTACCATCATTAAGTGTTTTCAAAACGTTAAATCTATTTGTCAATGACTCTTTATTAACATCATACTGACTACCACTAGATAAATTATATACTTTATGCTGACCATTCTCGAAAGTAGCACTAACTTCCTGAGCACCATTGAATAAAGATACGCTGGTTGCCCAATTATCTATATTATCAACATCGCCAAATAAGAGTTTCCTACCACCGTAAATTACATTAAACTTACTATCCACCTCTATCACGACGGTATAATCATTGTACTTTTTAAAAGTAGTTGACCAAGTTCTTTGATTATCTACTTTTCCGAATAAAGGTTTAAAGTTATAATCAACTAATATGTGTAAATCATTTTCTGGACTATCATTTACTGCATGAGTAAAGCCTTGTAATGTCCTAGTATCATCTATCCAGACGTAACTACCAAAGACAGAATTCATATCATTGTCAATGAAATGCCCATAATTATCACAATCAGCGGCCCAAAGATAATTTTCGTTATGTTTGAATGGTCTTACAATGTCAAACCATCTTCCACGTTCAAAGGTCGTCTTAGTGGTCTTGTTAAAAATCTTATACGAATTATCTCCTTCCGTTAATATCAATAAATTCGGAGTCTGTTCATAAACAAATGCGTCATGATAATAGTATTTCAATTCTTCTACATTATCTGCTATATCCCTTAACATCTTGAAACCATTTTCATGGTTCCAATAACCTTCTTCTGCTCCATCCCTAAAGTAAAATGCTATTACATTCCTTCCGTATAAACGCCCATAACCATCAGCCCAAACACTCTTATCATCCATCGGGAATAATGTTCTTCCACCAACGAAACCTAAATTATGGCGATTTCTATCACCAACCGCTTCTGTTATTACATAACAGGTTTCACCTAAGTCACTTTTATCAAACAAGCTTACATTATTAACCCAAGTATCAAAGTAGAAACGTCCTTCACTATTGTCAAAAATATTAGATACTCCAGCATATCTAACAGCAATGAGGTTACCGTCACGACCAATTTCTTTCGAATTATCCATGATAAAGTCAGTATCAACTTCAACTTCTTCACCATTTATGTCCACAGCGCCAAGTTTCATGCCGTCTTCGGTTTTTAATATGTATGTTACATAACCGTTGTTCTTAATTGCTACTTCATCTGGCAATAACATTCCGTTCTTTTGGCTAAATAAGAAAGAATTGGTACCAAGATTAAATACATTAAATTTAACATGGTCTCCTAACCTATATATTACCTGAATAAGATTACTAGTAGAGGAGCCATACGGGGTCTGTATGTGAATAGGCCATGCATCAGGGTCAATAGGATTTCCAAATAGTAAGTTACCCTTAGTGTCGACGAGGTTTCTCTTGTTAGAATCCGTGACAATATGAATGTATTTTTGACCAGATTCGCCTAGACTAATACTGTTTATACTATAAACCCACATCTTTAGAACAAAGGTATCCGTTCTGCTATCATATATATTTTCTTTATGGTTTCTGGCACTGACAGTATATAAGTCACTACCACCAACTCGATGTGTGTTCTTTGTCCCGTCTTTTATAGCATTAATTATTTTTTCTTCGTCAATTGGTTCATAGCCCTTGGCAACCAATTCTTCAGTTGTATATGGCGTAAACACGCTATCAAAGTTAGCCTGAATAAGTCTACTAATTTGTTCCTTTGTAAGCGCATGGTCCACCTCGGCCTTTTCATACGTCGCAAGGTGGTTCCATCTAACATTACAGTATGCTAATGTACCAACCCCTCCCTCAACCTCTGGCGGGCCAACGAAGATATAAATCATACTTAAACCATAAGCATCATACGCATCGCCATCAGGACCAGTAGAACCATTATCGTGGACTGGCTCCATTTCTTTCCATCCCGGTTTCAAAAGTATATAAACTTTGTTTACATCATTTGACTTGTAGCTTTTCCATGTCCCATCACTTTGGGTGTAGCAGAGTGCGCCACGGCCCTTGTCACTTGAGTAGTTTCCTATTTCATGTGCCGTCTTATAATCAACGTCTCTAAGAATTTCATAATCTGACTCACCAGCAAACTTGGTATTTTTTAGCCTCTCCATTTCCTCGGCTTCTTGTCTATCAACCGCCTCGCCATAGGTCCTGTTTAATTCATCATAGGTCATTGTGTAAAGAGACTCCTCTGGGAAAGCCTTATTCAGTACAATTCTCTCGGCATTTTCATAGACATACTTAAGAATCATCCTAAGCTTATTAATCTTAGTTTCGTCAGCTACTACCGTTCCGTAACCAGCCTCAAATGCAAGTCTAGCAAACAATGGGGCCAATCTTGCAGCAGACGACTCCTTCCTATTTGAATCATGATAAAAGTCATTGAGGAAAGCATCACGTTTATACGTTAAACCGTCCAATCCACGAGGATTAGTTTGTGAAAGGTATGTTTCATAAAGCCACGGTGCCTTGTTAAAATATTGTTCAATAACAGCAGCAACACGTTTCTTCGCTGTTCCGAAACGATTTTCAATTAATAATATATTTTTTGCTAAATGCTTTTCCTGTTCTTCTGATATAATAAGTTTCATGTTATAAAATTCTTAATTTACAATAAATAGTTCTCTAAACAAAAAAGGGCGTAAAAACGCCCCCAAAAACCACACGAAGGAGAAGGCACTCTGTCTCTTTATTATATGTGCTCAATCAACTCTGGGTTTTATATTAAATAGAGTGATTTTTTGCGAAATACAAAAATTATTTGTATATTACTAAAAATTAGTGAAAAATGGAATATAGTCAAGAACAGAAAGACATATTTGAATTTGCTGAGAAGGGCATTAAAAATCTCATTGTCCAGGCCGTAGCTGGTGCTGGAAAGACAACTACACTTATTGAGTGCGCAAAGAGAATAGGCCCGAACAAGAGGATACTCCTCGTAGCACATAATAGGTCAACAAGGGACACTCTCAAGGAGAGGATGGGTGATGCAAAGAATGTAAGCATCTACACTCTTCACGGACTTGCTTGGAGGTTATACACCGAACACTTCGGGGTTACACCTGAACTTGATGATGAGCATAAGTATAAGAATTACATTACAAAGATATTCTTGAATGATGCGCCAGAGGAATATAGCAATCTCTCAACCGAGAAGAAGAGAATTTATAAGGCAAACCTCCTAACTCTAATTGACAGGGCAAGACAGAACCTTAAACAGACGGAGAAGGAGATAAGGAAGATGGCGGTCAAGAAGTATGGAATTAGCCTAGTTGCAGATGAGTGTGCCTCAGCAGCAAAGATACTTGAATGGGGAAGGGAGAACCGAAATAAAGTTGATTTCCTTGACCTCCTTGTCTTTCCATATGAATTTGGCTACTTTACAAAGGCACACATTTATGATGTAATCATGCTTGATGAAGCGCAGGACGTCTCAGTAGCCCAAGAGGATGTACTAAAAAGGTGTTTTGGACGGCAGACGAGGTTATTTGCATTTGGTGACAAGGACCAGATGATAAACTCGTGGTGTGGTAGTGATGGCGAAGTATTTGAACATTTATCGGATGCAACTGAATTTAGACGACCAGCACAGGAACTTACACTTACGACGAATTATCGTTGCGGAAAGAAGATTATTGAATACGCAAAGCAATACACTAATAGCAATATTCATGCAATGGATAATGCGCCAGATGGCGAGGTAGTATTCAACGACCACATCAGGACCGCTAAGGATGGGGATATGATATTGTGTAGAAACGCAGCACCGCTTATGCAGGTTTATAAGAAAGGAATTGAAAGTGGAAAGAAGATGTACTTTGTTGGTGAGGACCTTAAGAGGGAAATTGAATCCAGTATCTTAATCACTGAGGGTGATACCGTTGAAGAAATTTCAAAGAACATGAAAAAGTCTGTAATCGAGCAATGGAATAGGTTAAATGCTGAGGAAGGCGCAGACCCTAAGGAAACAATGTTCAATGAATATATCGTTAGTGGATTGGATGCCATAAGAACATTGGATTTCTTTCCTAAATTCATTAAGACTAGACAGGATATGCTGACATTTATCAATGATGTCTTTTCTGAGAAAAAGGAAGGAATTATGCTTTCAACAATTCATAAGGCAAAGGGTCTTGAGGCTGATAATGTCTATATCGTATGCCCGTCATTGATTCCTAGCAAGCTGGCGAAGCTTCCTTGGCAGATTGAGGAGGAACGTCACTTGCAATATGTGATGTGTACGAGGCCGAAGTCATCATTGAGGTTTGTTGATGAAGAAGAAATTAAACCAACAGCGGCATTTCTTGGTTCAAAATATTTATATAAGGAGTTAAATGAAATAAAAGATGAAATTTCACTTTAAAGACTTGGATTCCCCACACATTGACAGCAGGTCACCGTGGCTTACATTTTGCGGTGGTTCAATGTACCTATTAGAATTATCGCAATGGTATTATATTAAACACATTACTGACAGTTGTAAGGTAAATATCCAAATGTCAAATAAACCATTGATAAGTAAAAAGAATGGTAGCTTAAAGAGCATAAAATAAGATGAGTAAGAAAAATTGGTTAGATAAATCGGATGCGCCCTCTCTTAATCCAGGGACCGGGACATTTCACGATAAGCTTCCTAGTTACTTCCTGAAGGATTATTTCGGTTCAGATAAGCCACCAATGATATCTGACTATGAAAATTATATGTATTGTTTATTAGATAGTGTGATAGAATTTTTTGATTATGAGTAAAAAGAGAGACAGAGCAAGTGAGTCGCCAGGAATAGGGGTTATGTACCAGTTTAATCACGGAGCAAAGCAGTCAACGTCGTTCCATACCTCGACAAGTTATATGGGTAAGATTAACTACCAAAAGAACAGCACAGACCGGCTTAAGAAGCAGAATTTCCCGGAAATTGAGAATGTTGGTGACTTTATATTTGAAAATTTTTTGTAAAATAGTTTTATTTTTTATATATTTGGAGAAAAAAATATGAGTAAAGAGATTAAGAACATACCTAACATAAGCATGCCTTATGACAAAGTTGATACCTACGGAAGGGTTGACGGGCTTTCATTACAAAACCTGTTCTATACCAACAATGGTTTCTTTCCGTCATGTTATATGTTTGATTATGAGGCCAGGACCAATGGAGATTACATCTTTGACACAAAGAAAATGCTAAACTTCTTGAATGAGAGTGAGTATAAGGACGAACTTGAACTTATACCTTACTTTACAAAGGTGCTCGGAAAGGACGAGGATAAACTTGAGATTGGTTTCTGTGTTATCTTGAAGAAGAGTAACATTTATGCTCGTTTTGAAAAGTCAGTAAGTGAGTCATATGTGCTCTTCGGGAACGAGAATATAGAAGATGTTGAGAAGTTTATTGAAGATATGCTTCAGTTCTACATCATGCCAGAAAGTACAAAAGACGTTTATTGGAGAGTATGTAGTTCGCAAGGGGGTTATTATCTTGATAAGGGTAAGGTTAAATGCCCACAAAACTTTGTCCTTGAAAATCTTTACAATGATGATTTTAAAAAGGAAGATGAAAAGATATGCAAGTTCCTTGAGGAAGACGAGAAAAGTGGACTCGTGATACTTCATGGAGAGAAGGGTACCGGAAAGAGCACATATATTAAGCACCTTGTAAGCAAGTATCGTGACAAGAAGTTTGTGTATATTCCAGCACACCTTGTACCTCTTTTTGGTGACCCATCATTTGGTTCGTTCCTCACATCATTGAACAATGACATCATCGTACTCGAAGATTGTGAGAACATCATTAAGAACAGGAAACTTAACGAGGGAGCATCATCAGTATCATTGCTCTTGAATATGACTGATGGCATTCTTTCCGATGACCTCTCAATGAAGTTCATTTGTACGTTCAATGATGATATGAAAACCATTGACCCAGCGCTTCTAAGGAAGGGAAGGTTAGTGTCCAAGTATGAGTTCCGTCCGCTTTGCATTGAGAAGGCCGAGAAGGTACTTAAGGAAAGAGGTGTTGAGGCTAAGCTCACAAAGCCGCTTTCACTTGCAGATATCTTCCACTATGGAGAAGATAGTTATGAAACAAAAATAAAATCGATAATTTAATATGGCAAAACAAGAGCTAATTTTAACAGAAGGAACAGTAACACAAGCACTACCAAACGCAATGTTTAGGGTAGACATTAAAAATGGTGCAAATATATTATGCGTCATTTGCGGAAAAATGAGGAAGAACAAGATAAAAATCATTGAAGGGGATAATGTTAAGATTGAAATTTCACCTTACGACCTTTCTAAAGGCAGAATCATCGCAAGGATTTAATAATAATTTTTAAAAATTTAAGGTTATGTTTGATTTAATTGATGATTATTTTCATTTCGTAGACCCATTTAAGTATGAATTCCCAAAGCCAGAGGTTTATATCAATGGTTTTGAGTTGAAAGACGGGGCTTATGTATTTGAAGTTACTCTTGACAAGAGAGTAAAGAAAGAAGACATCGACGTTGATGTCGAAGGAAATGTGGTAACGGTGGCTTACAAGTATGCAGACAAGGGCTCTAAGTTTTCTGCTGCATCGAGCGAGACACTTCCTGAGGATGCTGATATGACATCTGTAGAGGCAGAGTTGGATGGTGAAACGCTTACCGTCAGGGTTCCACAAAAACCCGAAAAGAAAACACCAAAGCGTATTGACGTAAATTACAAAAAGTAATTTCATCAATAACAAAAAGAAAACCGCAGGAATTAACTTCTTGCGGTTTTTTTCATTATGTCAAATAAAAATTTTTTAAACGTCACCCAAATACTTCATTATTCCGTCAATGTGTGTATTAATCACCGCTTCTCTTCCTTCATCTGAAAGTATGTATTTCACATCATCAACATTGTCATAGAAGAAATTCTCAGTAAGAACTGCTGGGCACAAGGTCTTCCTTATTATATAGAAGTTTTCTTCCCAATCTGGGTCACCATCTGAGTAATCCACTCTAATCTTCCTATCCTTAAAAAATACCTCAGCAGCAGAGTAGAGGCAATTAGCAAGTTTGTCACTCTTAGTTATTCCCTTGGTTGTAAATGCTGACCATCCCTTTGCATTCATCCACTCCTTACCGTTACCGGCGGCATTAGCATGAATTGAAATAAGTATGACATTATCCCTTCCAAGTTTCTGGCAGATGTCATTTACTCTCTTTGAACGTTCACTAAGTGATATATCATTCTTTTCAGGAACAAGCAACTCAGCATTATACCCTAACGCAACAAGCTTTTCAACAAGCGGTTTTGCAATCTCTCTATTCCATTCCCATTCCTCAAATGCAAGTTCTGGTTTAACACCATAACATGAATAAGGGCTCTTCTTGCCTGGGGTATCAAACCCATGGCCATTATCTATTAATATCTTCACGGTACTAACTGGAGTTCCAGCCACTACACTTTCAGTTTCACCAGTATCTACTGGTCCCTCAGTCTCGGTAACTTCAGCCTCTTCCTCAATTACTTCATTTTCTGGAATTATGGCTTCCTGGTCATTAACAATGACCTCTTCTTCTTTTCCAAACATTTTTCTAAAGAATTTCGCAATTATTTCAAATAAACGTTTCATAAAACATATTTTTTTATAAATAGTTTCATTTTGAATTGTGACAAAAATTTTGTATATTTGTAAGGCATAAAAAGGCTATATGATAAGGATTAATTGTACAATAGATAATGTAATTTACAAGAATGATGAAAGCGGATATGCAGTTATAGCAGCAACGGATAATGACCTTAACACAGAATTTACTGCCGTTTTTCGGAATGGAATTCTAAACCCAAAAAGGGGTATTACCATTGAAATTGATGGCGAGTGGAAAGATACTGATAAATATGGTCTTCAATTTGTTGTTGAGCGTTATGCTGAGGCAGAGCCGAGGGGAAAGGCTGGTGTGATTGCATATCTGTCCTGTGGTATCTTTAAGGGCATTGGCGAAAAGTTTGCAAGGAAAATCGTTGACGCTCTTGGGGAGAACGCACTTAGTATAATAGAAAATGAGCCTGAAAGGGTTACTCAGATAAAGGGCGTTGGCAAGAAGAAGGCTGAGGCACTTATTAACGGTGTAAAGGAACACAAGGAAATCCAGAGAATTGTTGAATTTTTCTCCGTACATGGTATTTCCATTACCATGATAATGAAAATGTATCGTGTTTATGGTGGAGAAGTCATTGATAAGGTAAAGGAAAATCCATATCGCCTCTGCTATGAAGTCGATGGAATTGGTTTCAAGAAAGCCGATGCCATGGCTCTTAAATTTGGCGTTGATAAGTACAATCCTGAGAGAATTGGTGCCTGTCTTGACTTTGTTCTCACTGAAAGTGGCGAAGATGGGCATACATTTCTTTATAAAAATCAGTTGCTTGACGCATCGTGGGAAATGTTGGACCACGAAGTTGAAAAAACCTACATCAGTGGTATAATTGATGACCACGTGACGGAAGGCTCACTCAAGACATTTACTGGAGAAGAAGTATTTTCACAAAACTTATATTATGCAGAGAAGCAGATTGCAAGGAAGTTGAAAACATTAAACTCTTCATCTTCTTATGGTGCGTTATTTAATGTGTCCATCGAGGACCTTGAAAGACAGTTAGGTGTGAAGTATAATGATAGACAAAGGGAAGCTATTACGGCTAGTTTAACGAAGAATGTCATCGTATTAACTGGTGGTCCAGGAACTGGCAAGACAACTGCACTGCTTGGTATGATTACTGCCATGAGGTTAATCGGTCTTTCAATTGCATGTGCCGCACCAACAGCAATGGCGGCAAAGAGGATGTCAGAGGTTACCGGGAGACCAGCGAAGACAATACACAGATTACTGGAATATAGACCAGGAGAGGGTTTTACGAGGGATGAGAGCAATCCGCTAATGGAGGATGTTGTAATTATTGATGAAATATCAATGGTAAATGTTCTCCTTATGAGTTCGCTTCTCAAGGCTGTGAGACCATCGGCAAAACTTATCTTGGTTGGCGACGAAAACCAGTTACCAGCAATTGGCCCAGGAAACATCTTGCATGATGTAATTGAGTCTGGAACAATACACGTTACTACATTGACTGAGATATTCCGCCAGGCTGAGGGTAGTTATATTATAAGGAATGCCCATAACATGATAAACAATAAACCACTTGTCTTTGATAATAGCAAGAAGGATAATGACTTCTTTTTCATTGAACAGAGGGACCCATTGATGGTCGAAGAAACAATTGGAAAATTGGTAACTGACAGACTACCAAAGGCTTATGGCATTAAACCAACGGATATACAGGTTATTTCTCCGAGGAGGAGAAACGTATCTTGTTGTGCAAATGAACTTAGTAGAATACTTCAGGAAAAACTTAACAAGAACACGCTTGAAATACAATACGGTAATACTACATTTAGACTTGGTGACAAGGTTATGCAGATTAAGAACAACTATGATAAGGAAATTTTTAATGGTGATATGGGTTATATAGTCGACCTAGACCCAGATGAAAAAATTATGGTTGTTGATTACTATGGGAACAAGGTCGTCTATGAAATTGCTGATATGGATGAAGTAATTCTCGCATATGCAAGCACGGTGCATAAGTCACAGGGTTCTGAGTACCCAATAGTGGTAATTCCGCTCTTGAGGAGCTTTTCAATCATGTTGAAACGAAACCTAATCTACACAGCAATAACAAGAGCAAAGGACATTTGCATAATTGTTGGGGATAAGAGGGCACTACAACAGGCTGTCGCCGACACTTCTTACAGTAAGAGAAATACTATGCTGAAAGAATGGCTTTTAAATGAAGATTTATTTTGAAAATAAGAAAAAAATTTATATTTTTTATAAAAATAAGAAGAGAAGAAAAACAGCAACGAATTATGGGTAGATACGAAGAAAACTGCAAAATGTCAGCTAGCATGTATGGGCACACTTACACTTGGGAGTCGGACAATCCAGATTGCACGATGGAAGAATTTCTTGACGCATTCTATGGTCTAATGGTTGGTCTTACATTCCAACCAGTAACAATTATCAGCGCAATGAAAGAGTATGCTGATGGGCGCATCAACCAATTCAAGGATAAATCTTTTAATGACGAAGATGGCGATTTCTAATAAGAGAAAAGAAGGGGGTACTGGTATCATGGACGAAAAAACAAAGGTTTTATATCAAATGGCTGAAGCTATTAAGAAAGAGCTTGAAGAGTGTCAAGAATATCTTGAGACTGATGACTTGTCTGATGAATGGAAGGAGAAAATTTGGGATATGTACAAGATGATTATAGAGTGAATGGTGTTTAAACAACTGTTTAAGAGGAAATAAAAAAACCCAGATTATTAGTCTGGGTTCTTTTTTTTTTACTTATCTATTCCTGCAAGAATTTTATCCTTGTCAAAGTCGTATCTAATTGCACTTGATGCATAGACCACTTCATCCTTACCGGGTCCAGAAGAACCAACGAAGTATTCACTTCCCTTTGGAATATAGGCGTCAACGATAGCTATTCGCTTAGAAAATACCCATTGCTTTTCCGCATCACTACGGTTCTTGAAAGAATGGTGAAAACCCTTTCCAACTGTATAATATAGAGAGCCATCTTCAGCTAGGTATGTTTCTCCCCAGGTTTCCTTTGTTTTTTCTGAACCATAAACTACACCACTTTCCACTTCATTTTTCATATATGGAGTTAAGAAACGGCATTTCCCTTCATTAAGATTAATGATAAGGACCTTGCAACAATGTATGTCTTCCTCAGCAATCAGCTTCTTTCTTTTCTTTGAATACAAACACATAAATTATTTCCTCCAAAATTTTAATTAAACTTCTAGAGTAAATATATAAAATTTATTTGAGAAAACAAAATATTCATTAAATTATTTCCAAGAGGACATTCTTAATGCATTCAGAAACCATCTTCTTGATATCCCTTTCTGTAATATTAACCTTCCTTATTTCATTTACTTCATTTCTCTTTAATTCAACGTCACCACGCTTAAATTCACCAGAACTATCTAAGAAATAAGTGTGACCTTCACATTTGAAATTTTCTACACTTGTAAAGTATACAAATTTATCGTATGAGCTGACCTGCCACTGGTTACCCCAAGATGTAATAAAATTCTTGAATATATACTGATTATTATAAGGGTTTATCAAGAATTTTTTATTCTTAACGGAGAAGAGAAGACTTCTGTTTTTGCTGCCATTATATCTATTATAACTCCTATTCATTGCAATGATAAGTAAGTTATCCCTCAAAGCTTCGTCTTTTGCATCTTCTTGAACACGAATTGAAGAAATATAAACGTCATTACTGCTTAACGTACCTTCTGGTAGTGGAATTTTTTCTTCAGTATTAAAATCAAACATAAAGGCAACATGGCTATTATATTCTTTAATAAGTAAAAATTTGCTAGATGGGTCACTTTCATTATCCCAGTAATAACTATATTTAATCATTCCATCATAAATGCCAGGAAGTGCTTGATAAGGTTCACCGTTTTTATAAAACTTCATTTCAATGGCAGTAGCTCCGGTATAATAATAACCATAATCAGGATGCCTACGTATTAACGTATAAACCCCATTTACTCTTCCAATACCACTTGGGTTAAGTATCCAACCATCAGGGATATCAATGAATTTTTTAAGGTCTCTTTCATAATAATATTCCTCGCCAGAAGCACTATCATAGACAAATCTTATGACGTTATCACCATCATCTATTGCAAAAAGTTTATCCCTTGTACTATAACGTCTATTTCCATATGGTTGAATATCCTCGGCCCACGAAGAACCGTTAGGTAGGACAATGACATCGTTAGTCTTAGCATCAAGCATGGCCCACTTATTAAGTTTATCGCCAAGCAGGTAATATGGTACCTCTTGAGTTGCTTGTAAACCTAATCTCGTATCATGATAATCATCTCGTCTTGACGTGTTTGAAATGTGTTTAAACTTAGTAACGCCATCAATATCAATTATCTTATGATGCACCAAGTCATAATACATATTCTTTTCTCCGCACCTGATGGCTACAATATTTAAATTTCCAACATTTATAAAAATATTATTAACTGAATTACTATTATCTACCATTGAATTGAAAATTACCTTTCCCCTATCAATTAGGAAAGCATAATATACACCATCACTTATCTTAAGACTGACGCCAACAAGCGAATTTTTCCATACTTTCTTCATCGCCTTCTTGTTACTTCCGTTTTCATCAGTGTCCCTAAGCTGGTTATATCTTTCCCTGTTCGTTAAGAGAACTTCCTGTTTTCCGTCAGCATAATCGCCAAACTGAGTTTCAAAGTTACCCTCATTCATAAGCATCTGAACATACTTAAGAATTCTTGTCACCTTTTTAACCTCAGCATTACGCTCCTTACGACTTATCATGTCCCTTTCGCTTCTCTGGTCGGTATCAGTCTTCCAAATCTTGAAAATCCTTTGAAGGTCTTCGTCTGTTACCCCAGTCTTTGCCATGAATTGTTCCTTAGTAAACGCATGGTCGGCTTCACACCAACCACAATCATTAGCACCATGATTCCATCTTGATGTTATGTAAGTTGGATTTCCTGTTCTATTACTTTGGAGGAGCGCAATGAGTGAACTACCATATTCATCACGTGGAAAATCCTGTCCTTTCTTCCTATCAAGGCTTTCATACCCGTCCTTACGGAAGATGACGTAATGGATACCGAGTCTCTTTACATAACCATCATAATGCTGTTGGCCATAAGTGATACACCAAGCACCTGGCTCTGTATATTTATTGTATTTTCTTGCATCTTCAAATGAGTAGAGAATATCAAACGTATAACCATTTCCAACCCTATCATCTCTATTGAGTTCTTCCTTTGGTTTTTCTTCCTTCGGTTTCTCCTCTACCCCCAATTCAGCATTAATTGCCTTGTTATATTTCCTAAGAAGTTTCTTAATCGACAATGTCCCAAAGTCTTCTGGTTGTTCAAATTGTGTACCTACCGTATCAATATAAGCATTCCTTAACACAAGTATCAATGCATTAAGTCTTTGACATATTTCTTGGATGAATTCATCGGTTACATTCTTATCAAAGACGTTAAGGACTTTGTTCGTTGTAAGGTCACCATTGAAGTAATACCTCGCCACACCAGCAAGATAATAATTTGATTCCATTGATAAGTTCCTGATATAAGCCTCATTCACAAACTTCCTCAGCAAGAACTGTTTCATTTGCGATACTGTTGCCTTCTCCTCAGGTGCCCCAACCCTTGAATTGTATAAATCTACATAAGGTTGAAGTAAGTTGTCTCTACTTGATTCGTTTAACCACATATTACTTTAATAATCGTTTTCTAATTATTCTCTTAACACTCTCCGTTACCATCTTATTGATATCGGTTTCGGTAATTTTAACTCTCATTTCATTTACTGCTGCGGACTGGGCCTCCTCCCTTGCGTAAAGAGGAACAAGCTCACTACCATCTACATTAAGTCTGTATGGCTTTTTGTTGAGGTAAAAGATATCATCATAAGGATTGTATAAAAAGCTACAATTTTCCAACACTTGTCGTAATTCTTCTTCCCCCCAGCAATAACTTTGTCTGAGAGTAGCAAATGATAATGAATTATCAAGTGGGTTTTTTAAGAAACGCCCAGCAGCCGTTGAGAAAAACAGTATTGGACAATCTCTCATTCCGTACTGATTATTATTAACTCTTTTGAAAAGGATGAAACCAATGCCATTACTATGCGGATATTTAAGTACGCCACTACTACGACAAATTTTCTCGCTTTCAATTTCATATTTATTACACCCACCCACAAATGGTATCTCAGTCTTTTCCTTTGTCTCCGTATTAAAGATAAAGCATTCACGGGTTTCACTATCCTCAAGTGCTATATAATTTTTAACTTGGAATGCTGAATAATAATTGTATATCAGCTTATCTCTAGCCGCATAAATCCCTGGGAGTATCTTACTCCTCTCACCATTTTCATAGAACATAATCTCGCTAAATTGCCAACTGGCGTCAGTTAGCATAACAAGACCAAAACAACGAGGCTGATATTGATACACATTCCAGCCATCTGGAATATCAATGAACTTCTTACTCTTAACGTCATAAGTGTAGAAAATACGAGCAGAACTATCATAGGTAAATGTAATTATAGAAGTATCTCTTTTTATTGTTTCTGTACCATATCTAGTTGACCTATAATACATCTTATCACCATTTTCCTTAATACATTCGGACCATACCCGTCCATTTGGAAGTGTTATCGGTTTATTTGTCTCAGCATCAATTGCGGCCCATTTTACGTTGTTTTCTCCTATACATAATATTCTAGACGCACTGTTATTTGTGGAGTTAGAATTAAATCTTGCAACTTTAAACTTAGTTACTCCGTCAATGTTCAATATCTTATGATTTATTGTATCATAGAAGGTATATTGCATTCTACCACCTATCTCCCTAGAAAATTCAATTAACGATAACCCGTCATATGTATTGAATGAATTTTTCCCTTCGACAACGCTTTCAAATATAATCTTATTCCTGTCAATTAAGAATGAATAATCAACGCCTTCTGATACATTTAATGCTACACCAATGACCGAATTTCTCATTAACTTTCTTAATGCCTTTGGTGTTGTATTAGGGTCGCTAGCTCTATCAGAGTTCGTTAACATTGTCGTATTTAATATGTCTTCGACATTCTTATGTTTATCCTTTGCAAATTCCTTAAATGCCTCCTCAATAGACATTCCTTCATTAAGCAACATTTGGGCATACTTAAGAATTCTTGTTACCTTCTTCATTTCAAGGTTTTTCTCCTTCCTGGTCAATGCATCTCTCTTTAATTTTTCGTTGGTATTTGCTCTCCAAATCTCAAAGATTCTCTTGAGGTCTGCATCTGAAACCCCTGTAATTTGTTGGAATTGTTCTTTATTAAATGCATGGTCACCTTCACGACAATCAACGTCACCAGCCCCATGGTTCCATCTCGAAGTGATTTGTTTTGGTGCTATTCCGGTATTACTTTGGAGATATGCGATGAGTGAACTACCGTACTCATCACGAGGAAAACCCTCGCCTTTCTTTCTCTTAACTCTTTCATAGCCATCTTTCTTAAAGACTACAAAGTGGCCATCCAAGTTTCTAGTGTAGTATTCAAAGTGTCCTGAACCGTAAGTAATACACCAAGCGCCTGGCTCGGTGGCTTTATTATATCTTGTTGCGTCATTAAATGAATAGAGAATGTCAAAGCTATAACCATTTCCAACCCTATCACTTGTATCTAGCTTATTCTCCTCCTCTTCCTCACCGTTTTTCTTTTCTTCCTCGCCAAGCTCTGCGTTAATTGCCTTGTTATATTTCCTAAGAAGTTTCTTAATTGACAATGTTCCGAAATCTTCTGGTTGTGGAAATTCAGTTCCGATGGTATCAATATAGGCGTTCCTTAATACTAATATGAGAGCATTAAGCCTCTGGCATATTTCTTCAATAAACTCATCTGTAATACTATTATCAAAGATATTAAGAACCTTATTCTTTGTAAGGTCGCCATTGAAATAGTATCTCGCAACACCAGCAAGATAATAATTTGACTCAAGGGAGAGATTTCTCATTGATGCTTCATTCACGAATTTCTTCAATAAGAACTGTTTCATCTGCGAAACATTTGTCTTTTCCTCAGGCTTTTCTACCTTGCTATTATATAATTCTACATATGGAATTAACAAGTTATCTCTCGTTGATTCATTTAATACCCACATATTACTTTAATAATTTTCTTTCAATTATTCTCTTAACACATTCTGAAACCATAGTCTTTACGTCACCAGCAGTGAGACCAACACTCTTCTTACTTTCACGAACTTGTTGAACTTGTGCTTCTCTATCAATTACCAATGTATCATTGTCGATTTTACAAGGAACAAGGCTGTTAGTATTTGAATTGGCTATTTTATAAATGCCGCCATTGCCACGAAAAAATCCAATAAGCAAGTATCCATCAAAATCATTACCGCTATAATACCAATTGGTAACCTTAGGGAATATATATCCGCCATTCCTATCAACCCCATTCTTTAACAATCTTATCCCATTACCATCATATACTAATACAACATAACCAAAGGCAGTTCTGTAACCGTAGTTATCCCTATCTTTATTCGTGAGTGAAAATACAATAACTCGGTTTGTCCCAATTTTTTCGGCAAATCTAAAATAAGGGGTTTTGTCTTGAAGGATTTCTTCTGGTATAGTCACTTTAAGTGTTGTGGCCAATCCTGAATGTTCGTCACGTATGTTAATGTAGTCTTCGCCATTTACTGTCCTCATGACGGTAAACTCGTCATCTTCAAAATTAAGCATGCTATACATGTCAGGAAATTCACTGGAACGCTTACCATCCTTATATATGAGGTCAACCCCGCTATTATAATCATTATTTGTATAACCATGTATAACATAACATCCTTGTTCTACTAAGTTTCCTATTCCACCGCAATATAAAAAATAGCTAGTATTAGGAAGGTCAAGGAATGACCTAGTCTTTACGTCATAGACATAATATTCATTTCTAGCTGAGTCATACGTGAACCCCAAGGCTAAATAATGGTCAAGTTTAATAGCATAATCATTACCGTAGCCATGGTCAACTAAGTGAGTGTTCTCAGAAACAACTTTTTCAAACCATGGAGAGCCATTTGGCAATAAGAATGGTTCATTTGTCCTATAATTAATGAGGGCGTATGATGTTGTTGACGTGCCAACCACATAGTAATCTGGTTTATTTACGACATATTCACCATTATCACTCGTCCTCTCATTCTTAACTTCCCAAGGTAAGCTAAAAGACACATATTTAAACTTCTTTTTCCCATCAACAACTAATGGCGTCTTTCTAATTTTATCATAGACAACCCAACCATGTTTATCAGTACCGAACAATATAACATTTTCATTACCCTTATTAAACAGCCAACTAGCACGGCCAGAATAATCACCGAAGTCTGTTATGGTATCAATTGAAATTTTTCCGCCATCAATTAAGAATGCAAACTTCCTATTATCAACGGTTAATAGACAGCCAACACTTGACTTTCTTAAGAGTTTACGTACAGATTTCCTAAGACTTTCCTTTGTTGCTTCATCAGTTGCCTTGTAAATACTATTCCTTAATTCGGCTAATTTATCATTATTTGTCAACACCATTGAAGATAAATTGTCTTTATGTGGCATAAGGGCCGACTCAATGTCTGCACCCTGAGCTAACAGCATTTGTGTATATTTAATTATTCTAGAAGCCTTAAGCTTCGCTGCATTTATTGCCTTCCTATCAACCCCACCACCTTCAGCATCTTTCTTTGGTTTATCGGTTTTCCAAATCTTAAAAATTCTCTGAATGTCGGCTTCCGTTACACCAGTCTTCTCCATGAATTCTTCCTTAGTGTAAGCATGGTCGGCCTCACAACTACTATCATCGCCATAAGCCCCGTGGTTCCACCTTGATGTTATGTAAACTGGTTCTCCTGTCTTATTACTTTGGAGAAAGGCAATGAGCGAATTTCCATATTCATCCTGTGGTTTCTGACGGGTCCAATTAGGCCCCTTCTTCCTCTCAACATTTTCATAACCATCTTTCCTGAATATAACATAATGGATGCCAAGTTGCTTAATGTAATAATTATAGTGATGTTCTCCGTATGTGATACACCATGCACCAGGTTCTGTTGCGGAATGGTACTTCCTTGCCTCATCATATGAATAAAGGATATCGAAAGTATAACCGTTACCAACACTGTCATTTCTATCAATTTCTTCGACAGGTTTTACTTTCTTTCCCTTCTTTGGGGTTTCAATGCCAAGTTCAGCATTGATTGCCTTGTTATATTTCCTCAGCAACTTAGCGATTGATAATGTTCCAAAATCCTCTGGTTGTTCAAACTGGGTTCCAACGCTGTCAATATAAGCATTTCTCAACACCAATATGAGAGCATTAAGCCTCTGGCATATTTCCTGATTAAACTGGTCAGTACTTCCAGCCTCTCCGCTAAATACATTAAGGATGTCAACCTTATTCGTTGTAAGGTCCCCATTGAAGTAATATCTGGCAACTCCGGCAAGGTAATAATTTGATTCAAGGGAAAGGTTCCTCATTAGGGCCTCGTTAACAAATTTCCTTAACAACGCCTTCTTCATATCAGGAAGAGTCCTCTTCTCTCCTTCCCCAACCTTGCTGTTGTACAATTCTAAGTATGGTAATAATAGGTTATCCCTACTTGACTCATTTAATATCATAATTGTTAAAGTATATTTTTTTATAAATAGTATGAAGGGGCCATTTCTCATTATGAAACAGCCCCTTTTTTACCATTTAATGCGGTTTTTACTTATCCCTCTCCTTCTTGTAAAGTTCATAGGCGTTTTTCCTTTGTTCATCAGTAAGCGTGAAATCACCATTTTCAATGTAATAATCCCTAATCAGCTTCTCGTATTGGTGCTTTTCATCAAGAGCATCAAAGCATTCCTTCAGTCTCTCATAATCTTCCACCTTAAAGTTAATATACTTGCAAAATTCCGGGATTAGGAACTTTCCGACACGCATTGGTACTTTGCAGCTAATTGTATCATTAATGAAGCCATCCTTATCCATATCCCTGAAGAAGAATACGTCATTTCCGTTCAATTTCATATTCAAGACGTTACTCTTAATTCTCTCAGAGAAACCCTCCATTATGCAAAGCTCATCGTGGTCCTTTGCCTTATAACCCTCAAGGCCCTCAAAAAAATATGATGAACCCATATTAAACTTAACTTTTTCCTTCATAATTCATGTGTAATTTATAAATAAAATAAACTAAAGCCATGATTTTGTCAATGTTTTAGTGGGTTTTAAACTATTTATAAAGAAATATCATTTTTATGAAAATTACATTAAGCGAAAATAAATTAAAGAGACTTATCATGAGTGCAATCAACGAGGCAATTTATGGAGAACGTAAGGCACTTAATGAGTTTATTGATATTAATGAACGTAATAATATAAGAATTAAGCTTCAAGCTGCTGGATTGGACCTTGACGATGATGATGTCATAGGATTTGGTTATGACATGGTTGCAATCAACATCTACGGAAAGGATTGGGAAGACGTCCAGATTTGCAATGATGTCATGGATAGACTTGGTTATAATTGGCAAGAAGATGATGAGGACGAGGAAACCGTCGTTGAATTTTATAAGAAGAGATAATTGAAGTTATGGGTTCTTTAACTGCTAAGCGAAATATGAAAAAGAAGGAATTGAACGAGGTCAGCCTGGGGGAACCAATTCATTATGGTATGGATGTATATGGTGATGGTATTCCAGATGATTTCTGGTCTGACTTCTTGTGTTATGACGGAACGGCCTTTTCTATAAAAAATTTTAAAGGTCCAAATGGAGTGCGCTACATAGTAAAGGCAGAATACCCTAAATTAAGTGAGGTATTAGCAGATGAGAAAATGACGAGAGAAGTTCTCAGCACATGTGATTATTATAATCTTGAAAAAGACCAGCCAGAACAGATAAATTATGGTGACATAATGCGCACGTTCCCAAACATAGAAGCAATTACCTTAGAAGAGTATGAAAATTTGCGAGCAATTATTGATGGAAGGCCACCAAAGAACCAATCGTCAAATAAACAACCAACAAAGGGTTCATTGAAGGATTTTATGAAAAAGAAAGAATTGAACGAAGAAATAGGCAATGATAGTAAAGTAACTTGGGCTGATTTTGACGTCCTTTCCCCAAAGATTTTTAGGGATGGCGGGAGTTATTATCATACATATTACTGGGAATGTTATGACGGAGTGGCATTTGGGTTTAAGAGGGAGCCAGATGATAATGGCCCAGAATATTTAAAGATGACATATCCTAAGTTAGCGGAAGTATTATCTGATGAGGAAATGAAGAAAAATGTTCTGAATGTCCATTATGAAAATTATGATGATATGGACGAGGACAAAGTAGATTATGCTGATGTCATGATTGCATTATGGGACCCTAAGAATATAGAGATTTCCAATGGGGAAGAAATGAAAAATCGTAAGAAAGTATCACTTGGTTATGTTCCGCAGAAGGGTTCATTAAGAGATTTCCTGAAGAAGAAAGAGTTAAATGAAGAAACTTCTAATTATGAAACGGAAGTTGGATTTGTGGATAAACGCTTTTTTGGCAATTCCAAACCACGTGTCTATGATGTTATTTGTTATGATGGGCATGCTACTGGACAGTTTAACTTAGAGGCAACAGAAGGAAGCAACAGTTATACTGGCGGTTATGAAAATTCTCCTAAAGAAATAACAATTACATATCCAAAACTTTCAGAAATATCTGCAGATGAAGAACTTAATAAACGTATTAGGGAATTCATGACGGAAAGATATGGTGACGAATGGGCAAGAACAGACGGAATAACCTATGGCGATGCAATGTATTGCTTCGGAAAAATTGATGGTGATAATCTTAATAGGCCAGAAAGCGGCTCATTGAGGAAGTTCTTGAAGAAAAAGCTTGATGAAAACAGTTTAAAGAGGGGCCTTAAGTCTGAGATGCAATGTTATCGAGATTATAGCGAAGTACAGAGAATGTTCAATGGAAAGACCTTAGAGGAAGTAAAGGAGATACTTAAAAATGGTAATTTCATGCTTTGCAATCAATTTAATGAATATGATATAAACGAGAAGCGCACTATTGTAATAGATGCAAATTATAAGAGTATTACATTTACCGTTAAGATTGACCCTGATACCAATTTTGCCAAGGTTACCCCAGACTTTGAATGCTATGATGAAAATGACCAGTACATTGGTGTTAGGCGTGTAGATGAATCTTCGTTGAAAGGTGGTTTAAGAAAGAAAGTAGAATATGTAAACGAAGCCCTTAATGAAACTGAACGCTCTTGGGAAGAGCAAGAGAAACAATTCTTGTCAACATTTACCAAGGAAGATGCCTGGGATATCATCATGGATAGAACTAAGATGAATTTCTCTCCGGGAGAATATATTTGTAACTTTACAAGCCCTAAGTTGTGCATAACTAGCGAAGAACTTAATAAACTGAGAGATAGATATGATTTCGACAGACGTGCTTATATATTAACTGCTAACAAAGACTTTTGCGATGGACACTTTAGGGTGCAAGTAACATATAATGGCCGCTCAAATAATGCACATTATAGGGAAACAATTAGAAAAGAAGATAATGATTTCCACTTTAACATGAATAGGAGCAATGATTATTGGGGATGGATAATGGTCGATGCTGACATGTTAAGAAGAATTCGTAATAGGAATAGCCTTTTCGGGGCTTAAAGATGAAATGAGTACTAAAAAGTTTAAAATATTTGCCGTAGAGATATTTTTTCCCTACGGCATTTTCTTTACCTTAGAACTTTACATCATTTATTCGTTTCAAGAATCTGCTAAAGTTCTCTGAGATTGCCTTGCTGGTCATTTCCTCACCCTCTCCTTCGTCCTCATTCCAATCTTTTATCTCATATTCACCATTATCATGTAGGATGGTTACTTTATTGTTATCATAATCATAAACTTTGCCTTCTTCATAATCGATTTCATATTCATAAAGCACAGCAGAAGCCATCTTTCTTAATGGTAAAGAAAATAAAAACGAATAACTCCCCAATGAACCAATAAAAAATGGGCGGTCTGGTATTTTTGTTATCCAGTCAAAATCTCTAACCTGGCTACTACCAGCGTTGTTAGTAAAAAAACATTCACATTGTTCTGTAATGTCATAAACCATACGGTAGTTACTATCCTTCAGAGTCGTGGCAACATAAAAATTGTCGTATAGCTGTTTTATGATTTTGAAATTATTGTTATTGGGTGATATATCATAATTGTGTATGAGCTTACCTTTAGCTGAATTCATTGTAACCTCAAATTTTTCCTTACCTTCTGGTGGCAGGTCCAAAGAAATTATAGGGTAAAACCTTTCTCGGTGACTATAATCTCGTGAAAAGGCATTAGAAAAATTAGTATTGGAACAATAGAGAGAATGGAAACCATTTTCCCAAACTACTTCAAAATACTGTTTACCGTCAATTTCACAATTTAAAAAAGCTTTTTGTGGTGTGGCTTCATCATCAAATGGATTTTCGATGTTAGTTAGAAGGTCACAAACTCTATCCCCAGTGATAACAAATAAGTTATTTTCTAAGACGCTATAAAAGGCATTGTCACACCTATCAAAGCCATACCACCTACCGAAGGGGCCGTCACCCCTAGAAACATAAAATGTCGGATTACATGGGTATTCGCCTTTAAAATATGTTTTCAAATTTCCGCCATAGTCAGTTGTGTCATCAACGTTAGTATTAACAATTAGGACAAAGTAATTATTAATTTCTCCGTAGAATAAGATATTTTTATTGAAATAATCAAGCGAAATAGGGTCAACCTCATCGTATTCCATATCATAGAGACCGAATTCCCTTATGTTAGGTAAGTTTTCGGGATTAAGAGTATCATCATATTTAGGAAGAATTGAATAATCTCCACTAACATGAATTGCATATTCACGTCTTGCAGCAAGGTAAGCTTGCTTTCTCTTCTCATGTTTTGCTGAATTGACAAGTTTTTCCATTTTGACGGGTTCAACTTTCTCATAAAACTCAATGACATCTTCCGGCATGTTTATGCTGACGAGGCTTATTGGTCTATCCAAGATGTTCATAAATTGGTTTGACTCGAAGTGGAATTGATATCTCTTATACGGACGTTCAACCCCAGCACAATCCTTCTCCCCACCTCGTTTATCAAAGTTAATGTAATACTTCCCACCGTAGTCATTAAGATACCTGTCATAATAATACTTTCCATTATTATATCTCCATCCAGCAGTACACCATGAAGTTCCGACACCAAGCTTATGTGACGCTTCATAAGTATTAGGGGTGACGACCACCCATTCAGGGCTATTGTAGAGGATTGTAAAGTCGTTTTCAGACCCAGTTCCATTTTTCTCAAGGAGGTCAAGCCCGCTGCTCATCTTATACTTAAGGTCCTCAACGAGTTCCTTAACTGACTTATAACCCTGTATCTGTATGTCATGGGTTTCCTTAATGAAGTCAAAGACCTCTTTCATTTTCCCACTGACGATGAGTTGTTCAATCTCCGCACCCTCCTCAGCCCAATGGGACAATACCCACTGGGTATAAGACTTCTTCTTCGTTGTATCCATCTCGAACAACTTGAGGATTACTTCCTCAGGAACGTCCTTAAACTTGTACTTAAGCGCAGCAAGGATTTCCTCAGGGGTCTTTCCCTCAAGGAGTAGGTCGAGGCATATATTTTCAAATAATGTCATTTCTAACTAAAAGGTAATTTCTTTATAAATAGTTTATTTAACCAAATAAGTTAGGCCCGATGATAAAAAAAGGTTGGCGGAAGCCAACCTCGGTCGTTATTTAATGTTTTCTTATAAAAAATTATTCAGGAAAAAGCGCTATTTATGTAAAAAAATAGAAAATTATGAAGAAATTAAGGAAATTCGCAACAGTAGCAGAATATAACGCCTATATCAGCACTTGTGATGACACCTGTTATCCGCTTGTTGCCTATATCGCTGACATGCATCAGACAATTATGGATAGCGGATATGAAAAGAAGCCCTTGACACTGGTCATGCTCTCCGCAGGTACAATTACATGGAGTAGTGTAAGCGGAATGGAATACAGGAAAAACGACGGTGATTGGGCGTCTTGGCCCGGAACAGTCAGTGTTGTTAAAGATGATAAGATTTCCTTCAGGAGAACAACAAACACCGCTTACTCTTATAGTACCAGGATACAATGTTCAACGCCATTTAATGTTGAAGGAAATATGCTGTCTATCATTAATAAGACAAATTATTCATCGCTGACAAGCGTTAATGTACCTTTGTCGAGTTTATTCCGACAAAGCGCAGTGGTTAATGCTGAAAACCTTATCCTGCCAACGACGCAAGGGACTATTGGTATTACATTTGACTATATGTTTTATGGTTGTACCAGCCTTGTATATCCACCGAAGGCGATGAAATCAACCAGCGATTCTTCATCCGTATTTGAATCAATGTTTTATAATTGCAGTAATATGGTAAAGGCACCTAAGATTTACCATCCGATAGGTCACGGAATTGAATTAAACAGTATTTTTCACGGGTGTTCTAAGGTGAAAAGAGTTGACTTTGGGGCTGTCGCACCAAGTCCAAATCAATGGAATGGTGGTTCTCCTTTGCTTTCAGAATATTCTTCTGATGTTCCAGGAACAATAGATTATCTGATTTGTGACTCTTGTGACGGTTTTATCTCGTCAACAGAAACTGAATCCGTTGGTGTTAACACTAATTTCAATACCGTTGAAGTGAAAAGTCATAATACCCAGACGAGAGAATATTTCGGCGTGGAAGACTACGATGAAGAAGATATCGACAACTACTATGAAGGTGAAGGGTTGACAGAGAATCACGGATATTGGTATGTGGATAGAATAGATTATGACGGAGGTACATATTATCTTTGGGTTGCCGATGATGATGGTTTTGACAGCAGCGTATGGACGAACCCTTACAGCCCGAAGGCATATGCCATCACAGAAGTATCACCAAGTGAAATAGCAAATGTCGCACAACACAATCGTCAGGAAATAGAAAAGTATATCAACACCGGAACCCATCCAGACTATGAACAGCCAATTATCGCTTACCTTAGCATTGACGGGGAAGAATATTCTTCAGACATGATGGAAGTGATTGTTAATGCATAGAAAAAACTTCTTTTAAAGTGAGAGAGAAGCCACAGTTGATTAAAAATTTTCTGTGGCCTCTTTTTAGTATTTCATAAAGTTATCCTTGTTTTCTTATATTTGGAATGGTTGCTGATATACAGTTATTGATAGTCGTATCAATATACTCAAGCAATTTTTTAACATCTTCTGTAGTTATCGGGTGCCTTTTTCCTTCCTTTGGATTATTGGGATTCGGGATTAACTCGTTTTCCCGATGTTTCATATACTGCTGAATATTGAAAAGAGCGTTAGATAGCGCCATCCAAGCAATTTTTGCAGGGGATGTTTTTATTTCAGGCGAAATATCTTCAGCCAAATATTTCTTTATGGATTCTTCCTCATTTTTTAAATTCATCAACATATTGTCTTTTTCTAATAATTTACATATTTTGTGGGTGAAAGTCAAGATATATTTTGTTGGAAAAGATGAAAAAAATTCTGGGAAAAATTTATTCCGAAAGTAGTACCTACTCAATTTTTAGACCCCCCCCCCTAATGGAAAATGGCTTTTGAAGTGTAATCCATTAGGGATTTTTTTTTTCTCGGAAAGATGAAATTTGGGTGACGATGGTTTTTGAGAGGAAAGTGAGGTTTGGGAAATGATGGAAATTTTAGGTGGAAAAATTTTTGGAAAAGTAGTACCTTTTGATGGGAAAGGGTACCCCCCTAATGGAAAATGACGAAAAAAATAGGGAGATTTGTCGGAAGCAACTGTGCCCCCATATTCCTTCAAAAGTGCCAGGGGGACTATGGGAGGGGGACTACACCACCGGGTACCCCGGCTATCCCTGGGTCTATACCCGGAAGCTCCCATGGTTTCTAGGCCTATCATGCATGTACATGAGCTTCCCTCTCTATATATAATATAGGTATAGCTCCCCAATTGTAAATATTTTTTATCTATCATGGGTTTTCCGTAAAGTTTGGCATGGTCTTTGCAAGAGTATTAGTGTGTTCATGTATTTTCCATTTTTAGTGTTAAAGGAGGAGAAAGCGAGAGGGGAGTGACACCGGGAGCTAGGGGCCAATGTTGGCTTGCGAAGTAGATGAAGTGAGAGAGTAACTAGCTCCCATGGTAGTCCAGGAAATAGCTTCATGAACATGCATTATTTTTTTTTTGAGGTTTATATATCCTTTTTTAGTGTTTGGCATGGTTTTTGTTACCATGTAAGTGTGTGGGGATGAATTGTGGGGTTTGGTAGTTAGCAGTCCATGGTTCATCCCCTTATTTTTGAAAGTACTTATGCATGCATGCAAGTGTACATAGTTAACTAGATTGTCTAATTTTAAAGAAGGAGGTAATTATGGTAGAAATTAAGAAGTATGAGGAAGTGTCCCTCAATGAATTCCCGGCTTGGGGTGGCGGACTTGACACACTTGAAGTCCTCAAGGAAAAGGGCGACTGCGATGAGGTGGAGGAGTACATCGAGGATAGAGAGGGCGTAGAAGCGCTCACTGAAGAGGAAGTGAACGACATCTTGTGGTACGAAAAGGACGAGATTGCGAAGTGGCTTGGCTACGTGGACTGGTATGACTATGAGGTTGGCTATGATGACGAGGAAGAGGAGGAAGACGAGAGGGACGAGGTAGCTGACGAGGTCATTGCGAAGGTCTATGAGACAATTGAGCAGGTCAACAAGGCGGTGGAAGAGGTTTATAAGGCAATTGCCGCCATCAAGTAACGAGTAGCATCCAGGTTTCCGGCGGTTCCTGGCTGAAAGAGTGGACAATTTGTCAGTTGGGACTGCCGCTTTCCGAAACCTGGTGTAGTACGCAAATGCGGCTATTATTAACCGGGTTTCCGGTTTCCTGGTGGGATTGAGGGGTTGATTTTTTTGCTTTTTTCAATTTTTTTCTATATATTTGATGAGTGCGGTATGGTTTTTGTGAGGTATCATTATGTTTAACACTTTAAAAAAGGAGGTACATTATGGCAAAGAACTCTAATTTACACAAGGCAAAGACAGCAAAGCAAGACGAATTCTACACTCAATTGTCAGATATTGAGAAAGAGATGGTGCATTACAAGGACTTCTTCAGGGGGAAGGTGGTTTATTGTAATTGTGATGATGCCAGGGAGTCTAACTTCTTTAAATACTTCTCCCTTAACTTTGAGCACCTTGGGTTGAAGAAGCTCATCAGCACTGGATATAAGGCAGATGGACGTGGTGTGGTATTGGTATATGAGGGGGACAAGAACGGCAATAGGAGAGTGGATGATGAAGAGGTAAAGGTTACCTATCTTAATGGTAATGGGGACTTCAGGAGTGAGGAGTGCATTGCTTATCTTAAGGAAGCTGACGTGGTAGTTACCAACCCACCATTTAGCTTGTTCAGGGAGTATGTTGCTCAACTTATGAAGTACAACAAGAAATTTATTATCTTGGGGAATAACAACGCAATTACCTACAAAGAGATATTTCCACTTATAAAGAACGGACAACTTTGGCTTGGCAGAACTTTATTCACAGGCAAAATGCCATACTTCAAAATGCCCGCAAATTATCCTATTGAAAATGAGAGGTATATTACAAAGGCAGATGGAATATACAAGCAAGTAAATTCTATTTGTTGGTACACAAATGTTTCAAATGATAATAAAAGAGAAACACTTGACACTTACAAGAAGTACAACGAGAAAGATTTTCCAAAGTACGATAATTACGATGCTATTGAGTGTGGTAGGATGGAGAAATTTCCTATGGACTATAACGGAGTTATCGGTATTCCGATTACGGGGTTGAAATATTTGTGGAGTGATGGTACTATTCATATAGAGATTAACAGCATTTCTACACAATTTGAAATAGTGGGAATTATGAGTGGTGCGAGAGGAGAAGGACTTATAAATGGAAACGATGGCAGAGTAAAGTTCTATGTAAATAATAAAGGTGTCTATGCAAGAATACTTATTAAGAAACTTTCCGCTTAATTAAAATTCTTGCGTAAGTTTCTTTTCCGCTAATAGTAAATCTATGTCCATAATGAGGGTTATCTTCTACATACCTATCTAACCCTACTATTTCAAATTGTGTACTATTAGACTAAAATTTTCTGCAGAAAGTAAAGTTTGGCACATAATTTGCATACACGTCAATAGACGATAAAGTATTAACCCAATAAGAGTAGGAGGTACATTATGAGAATAGAACACAAGAATTACACAATCAAGGAGATTAGCAAGGACTACGTTGACAATGCCGAGGGTGGAGTTTCCGGCTTCAGTGGAAAGCTTAACATCCGTCCGGCATATCAAAGGGAGTTCGTTTATAAGGACAAGCAAAGGGCAGCAGTGATTGAAACTATCCTTAAGGGGTTTCCGCTTAACGTTATGTACTGGGCGGAAAATGAGGATGGCACTTATGAAGTCCTTGATGGACAGCAGAGGACTATTTCCTTTTGCCAGTACGTTTCCGGGGACTTCTCGGTTGAGGTTGAGGGTGTTCCTATGTACTTCCATAACTTGACTGACGTTGAGCAGGAGAGAATTCTATCTTATCCAGTGGATATCTACGTCTGCAATGGCAATGACAAGGAGAGGTTGGATTGGTTTAGGACGATTAACATTGCCGGGGAAAAGCTTACTGACCAGGAGCTGCTTAATATCAACTATACCGGAAAGTGGCTTACCGATGCAAAGAAGAAGTTCAGCAAGACCAATTGTGTGGCCTATAAGATTGGTAATAGGTTTGTAAAGGGAAGTCCGATTAGGCAAGAGTACCTTGAGACTGCGCTTTCCTGGATAAGTGATGGAAAGATTGCTGACTATATGGCAGAGCATCAGCACGATGAGGATGCCAGTGAGCTTTGGGATTACTTCAACAATGTGATTTCTTGGATTGAGGGGACGTTTAATACCGGAAAGTATTATAGAAAGGAGATGTGCGGCTTAAACTGGGGAAAGCTCTATGACACTTATAAGGGCAATGAGTATGATTGCGAGACCTTGGAGGAGAAAATTCACTCATTGATGGAGAACGAGGAAGTTACTGACAAGAAGGGCATTTATGAGTACGTGCTTTCCAATGAGAGCGAGGACATTGCAAGGAAGCTTTCCAAGAGGACATTTAGCAATGTGGACAAGAGAACGGCTTATGAGAAACAAGAGGGGGTTTGTCCAATATGCGGAGAGCATCATACCTTTGAAGAGATGGAGGGAGACCACATAATTCCTTGGTGGCGAGGTGGAAAGACAATTCTTGAGAATTTGCAGATGATTTGTAGAAAGTGTAATGGGCAGAAAGGGGGGAAGATGAAAACTTAATCTTCCCTTTTTTTATCAGTTTGGCACGGATTTTGCAAGTATATTATTGTCCACACTTAATTGTTTAACCCATTAAAAAAGGAGGTATCATATGAGTAGATTTGTTGATAGGTATGGAAAACCTTATATTTCCGAAGAGTCTGAACCAGCAGGTGGTGGTCTTGATAGTAGATGCAGCTATAACCAGGAGGCACTTCACGCTTACTATGAACTGGAAAGCTATGAGAAGATTAAGGAATACTTTGAGAAGGAGCATTTCATCCCAATTGATACCGATGACATCAACTTCCAGGTATGGAAGAAAGGCGATACGCTTGTGACCATTGAGAGCTACATTGATGGGATGTATGGATATCTTTACACTACGTATGAGGGAGATGATGAAACTATCTATGACTCCAAGAACGTGGTAAAGACCACCGAGTACAAAGAGTGCGGCATCACTATCACTAACAATGAGAAGAAGTATGGGTATGAGGTGTATGGAGAGGATGGATGCTTGTACGATGAGAGTGACTTTATCTATAATAATGAGGAGGAAGCAGAGGAAGCTGCGAAGGTTTCCATCAACGAGGAAACTCCATATGATGATGAGAAAGATGAAGAAACCTGAAGGTATGATGCAAGATTTCCGGAGAGGATGAGTATATATCATTGGTGGAACGAAAAAAAGTTTGGGAGATTTTAAATTCCGGAACGATATTTGTTAAGAGGTTATCAGTAGTACGCAGTTGCGGCATAGTTCACACTTATTTGTCTAACACTTTAAAGAAGGAGGTCTATATGAAGAAGAGTTACAACAAAGATGAAAAAACTTAAAGGTTGATGTAAGGTTTCCGGAGTTCCGGAGTATAAATGAAGAGAGAGAGTTCACTTGATTGTTCAACACTATTAAAAAAGGAGGTATAATATGAGTTATGGTTTACACATCTGCAAGACTTACAAGGTAGAGTATAGCGACAAAGTTCCGGTATCAAGTTACGGAGATTGTGACGAGTTCGTTTCTTGGGTTAAAGAAGTGGGAGATGACAGCAACGGAGATTATTGGCTCTCGGAGGATGAAGGTTATATGGAGTTAGGAAGAGAGTTCTTGGAAGGTCATCTTGAGGACGAAGAGTTCGGGGAGGTCTGCAAGACTATCTTGGAGGAGATGGACAAGGACAACGACTTTGCGGAGATACATTTCTTCTAACGAGTTCAGTAGTACGCAATTGCGGTATATTTTGCAAAAAAGTTTCCGGAAATACCAAGTTTGGCGAAGTATTTGCATACTAAAAAGTAGTTCACTTGATTACTAACATCTAAAAAAGGAGGTACATTATGATAAAAAAAGACTTATTGAAAAGAATTAGCGGTATCTATCACGACCTTATTAGTAAGGAAGGTCTTACTGATGCAGAGGAAGATGTCCTTGAGAAGTTGGGCGAGTGTCTTGACTTGCTCAATGGCGAGAAAGATGAGGATGATGGCGAGAAAGTGAAGAGAGAGTTGATGGACATCCTTGATGACTATGTGTATGACGATAGAGGGATTTCCGCTTGTATTGATAGTCTTATGGCAAAGGATGCTATTGACAAGTGTGTGTATGTTGATTGCGGAATAGACGATGGTTGCGATGATGGTACTAACGAGTACATTATGAAGATGTGCTATGACATCACTTACAAGGGGAGGACTTTTTATGTTCGTTTCTTCTATGGGGATGTGGATGGCATTATTGGTTGCTACGATATTACTAACGATTAAAGAGAAAGGAGGTACATTATGAATTACACTGACACGATTATCACAAAGGCGAGAGAAGACCTTAAAGGCTTCATTAAGAGAGAGATTGAATTGCTCCGTAGTGCATTGGGCATTGAGGAAGATGCAGAAGGTATCTTTACCATTGATGCGACTGACTTGGGTGGTAGTTTCCGGTATGATGTTGAAGTTGAGGATTGCGAGGGGAACGAGTACAATGAGAGGAGGAAACTTGACATCATCTATTATGAGGATGGAGATATCACATTGGGCGACGAGGAAGAGGTTGAAACTGACATTGACGAGTTTGATACTGACACAATGAAGAGGTTTGCTGACTACTTGGTAAGGAATTATGAAGTGATAGTCAAGTAATCAATGGTTTCCGGAGGTTTCCAGTGTTAGACGAATTGTGGGGAGATTAAAAAAATTTTTGGTCTTCCCCACTTTTTTGTTGTTTTTGGAACGATATTTGTTAGTAGTAGAGTAGATAATCATTAAAAAAGGAGGTACATTATGAACAAAATTGAAAAGACGAGAAAGGAAATTTTTAAATCCCTTAACGATGCTTACGTTGCGATTAAGGAAGTAGTCATCAGGAACGGAGGTTTCCTGAATACAAGTCCTGAACATAACTTTGATACAATCTATGGTTATGCAATCAATGAGGAAGATAGATTGGAGGAGTATTATTGCTATGCCCTTCGCATTGTAGATAATGACATACTTTGCTATTTCCTTCCTATTATGAGGACTTATCTTGAAACCCCAACGAAAAAGGAAATGATTGCTGACGAGGATAATTGGTATTGCTTGGATGGTAGCGATGGTCTCACTTACAAGGCAGATACTATCATCTCCATCCTTGATAGCATTGATGAGTACGATGGCCTTGAAGAGTGGGAGGATGTCAGGAAAAAGATTTCTGCTATACTGATGGATACTGACGAGGAGCATCCAATGAAACTTTCTGCCGTTATTGGCGAAGAGGGTGCTTGTGGTTTGAGCAGTCTTGAGTTACCGGAGGTTGACCTTGCGTTTCAAATGGAGGGAGAAGGCATTATCTATTTCCACATCTACGGAGATGATGACATTATGACAAATGAGAAGAATTGGCACGAACTTGCTGACTTTTCACTTGAGGACTTAAAGAGTATTCTTAAAGCATTGGAGGAGAAATAATATGGACAGGAAGGTATGTGACAAGTTTGGTATTGAGTTGAAAGAGGGCGATTATGTTTGCTTTACCCTTTCAATGAGGATTGACACGAAACCGATAGTCAAGGCGAAGATTGCCGAGATTAAGTATGGGAAGAAAGCAAACTGCGATGGTATATTTACTGATTGGGTTATTCCGGAATATGTTGAAGACCACGATGTGAAGTGGGCAACGCTGGAGGGGAAGCTTCCCAAGAAGGTAATGCCGGAGAGAGTTGTGAAGTGTTATTAAAAAAATTTCCGGAAATGAGTAGTCTGGCACACTATTTGCAATAGTATTAGTGTGCCGGATTTTGTTTCTGGGTTAAACCGGAGACCAAGCAGTAAGTAAATCGCTGAAGTATAGTCTCCGTCACGCCTTTTTTTAAAAAAAAGGAGATTGATAAATTTTTTTGCCGGAAATGCCGGAATTTTGAAAGTGTGGCATAGAATTTGAATATAGAAGAGTGGAGGGTTGAAAAAAACCTTCCCTTGTAAGATTTCCGGAGTTCTCAGGTATATCTTAATGAACACGATTGTCTAACATCTAAAAAAGGAGGTACATTATGAGTTACACAAAACAAGAATTAAAGTATTTGATGGCGTTCTATCACATTGACAAAATGCCGTTGTATCACGAAAAGGACTTTGTTGGTTATGTTACAAAGGAACTCAAGTATGAAAAAAGTCGTTGGACTTATTTAAGAAGCGATGACTATGCTATTGACCTTGCTTGTAAGCAAATTGATAACATTATTCGCATAGTTAAGAAGTGGAACGAAAAAATAAAAGTAGTCTGTGAAAGCCACTATGAACACGATGTATGGGAATATGCCGACAAAGATGGCGTTGTAAGGCATCACGTCTATCCGCATAAGGAGGATACTATCAGGACTTATGAACTTGAAGGTACATTTGATGAGGTGTGCGAGAAAATGTATAGGGAAAATAATAGGTTACGCTATTGTAATGGTAGTTATCATAAATTTCAGGATGAACAAATGGAAGAAGATTATTATCTTTGGAGATGTCTTATTTCAGAAGGAAGAAGTTTCAATCTCTATTATGGTAATGGAGTAGTAGATTAACACTTAAAAAGGAGGTATAATATGAAAGTATTTGTAGTAGTAACACAATCGGTCTGGGATATAACTGACGAAAATTTAAAGGTTGATGTCTTCAAGACAAAGGAAGAAGCACTTGCAGAAGTTGCTTCCACATTGGAAAATGAAACAACAACTTATGTAGAGAATTTTGATGCGGATGAAATCAAAATTGATGAGTACAAGAACGGAGGTTTTGAAATTTATCAGGACGGCTATTATTGTGAAAATCACACTATCTGCAAAATTTTTGAGAGAGAAATGTAAAATTTTTTCCAGAAATGAAGAGTTTGGCACGATATTCGCAAGTATGTTAATGTCCACACGAATTAACTGATTTTACTAACAACTTAAAAAAGGAGGTACAATATGATTGGATTAAATGTTGCCGGAGTCCTTATGGCAGATATAAAGGACAAAGTAGATGAGAAGGTTGCAGAGTTCAGCAACAAGAACATTGACGACCTTAAACTTGCGATGCTCATAATAGAGTACAGCAAAGAGGTAGAAGAGTTCAGGAGTGATGCTTTCGGTAAAAATGTTGCTCAAATGGTCAGGGCAATGGCGAAGACTGAAGCAATGAACATCTTGAAGAGAATTGAGAAGGAGATTGCGGAGGACGAGGAAATGTAGCGAGAGTGCCGGAATAAGCACCGGCATCTTCCGGAAACTGATAACTGATTTTATTAACACTATAAAAAAGGAGGTACAATATGATGAGAGAAAAACTTGCAGAAATAGAGAACGAAGCAATAGAGATAATCACCAATATAATGAAGGAGTCCGGTAAGGACACGCTTGAGGTCAGCTACTTGGATGATTGCCCAATCGTTAGGGATAATGAAGATGACTATTTCATATACACACTTGATAGTGTTGAGCTAAAGAAGAATGGAAGACTTATCTTCTTTGCCAGTAGTGGTGATGGAAGCGATTGGTGGGATAATGCTAACATAGGCACTGATGCACTTGTGGACATCGCTGAATGGATGCAGGAAAACAAGGAAGACATCTTTGATTACAACGAAGTTGGAGTAGAAACTGACGAAGATTAACATTCTGGAACAATTGTTGCTTATTAAGGGATGTGTAGTACGCAGTTGCGGACATAGATTATTAACTATTAAAAAAGGAGGTATCTATGATAGATGTTGATAAAGTCAGGGAGAAGTTAAGGAAGAGTGACCTTTATTTTGAGGATGTAGTTCCAGATGGCGATGACGGAGTTCTTGTTGTGATTGAGTGGGGTGATTGGAAGCACGAACACTTGTATTGTGACTACCTAATGAGTGAGATGGGTTTTGCCCTTGAGGATGCTGAGGTTACGGAGGAAGATGGAAGCGATACTTATTCTGCTGACAGATATTATAAGAAGAGGGTTTCATAGTTTGTTTGTGTGTTTTGGTTTGTGGGGAGGATGAAAAAAATTTTGTTCTCCCCCTTATTTTTTGAAAGTCTGGCACGGAACTTGTTATTAGTATATATGGAAACACTTATTGTCTAACACTTAAAAAAGGAGGTATAATATGGAAGATACTAAAATTACTTACCAAAGCATTAGAGCAAGCCTTATTGACGATTTTGAAGACGATTATACTCCGGAACAAATCGCTTTCATTGACAAGCGTCTGGAGGAAATCGCAAAGGAAAATGGTCTATCATTGGAGGACTTGGACTATTATTGTTTCGCAAATTCCAGCGAAATGTTTTCAGTAATCTTTGATGGCAAAGAGTTTTGCAAGGAGAATTTTAATCTTGATTAAAAATAGGAGGTATAATATGAATAGAAGAAACGATTGGGAGAATACACTTGCTGAAGCAAATAAAGACCTTAAAAGAGTAGGCAAGGAAATTAAGATTACTGATTACTGCCACGATGGCAGTTACACTTGCGAAATCTGCAAAGATGGCGTATCGTTGGCAGTTTATGCAGAGAATTACTATGAAGATGAGTTGGAGGACTTAATCAACGATGCTTGGGATTATGTTCTCAATGTTCTCAAGAGAGAGGAGGATGAGGATACTGATGAGAAGGTTACCTTCGTAATTGCGGAAACTATGGGTACTGATGGGTACTATTACTCGGAGGTTTATCCTTGCAAGTCTGGAGAGGAAGCTTTTGAGTGTGCTTGTAGTCTTATTGCTGATATGGCAGAGACGATGAATGTTCCAGATGTTAATCCGGAAACTGATTGGGTTATAGGTGCTGACGATGAGTCTTGGTGGTATAGGGTTGGCATCAAGGAGGAAAAATTTTGGAAAAAAGATTCCGGAAATGAGTAGTCTGGCACGATATTCGCATATACTATTAGTGTTCACTGATTGTTTAACTTTAAAGAAGGAGGTCTCAATGGAAATGAGAGCAAGGTCACCGGGTTAGTAGATAGGTAGAAATACCGGCACAAATGGATGCCGTTTGGTTTCGGGTTAAACCGGAGTCAGAGTAGTACATCAATAGCTAAAGTATAGTCTCCGTCACACCTTTTTTAAAAAAAAAGGCATTGAAAAACTTTTTTCACCCAAACCGGCATTCCGGAGCATTCTGGCACGATAGTTGATAGTAAGAAGGTAGAAAACATATTTTTACTTTTTTAAAGAAGGAGGTATTTATGAACAACATTAACGCAATTAACAAGTGGTTTTATTTCAGTATGAATTACAAGTCCGACTATTATGACTGGACGACTATGTATGGAGAGAAGAGGCAAGACTATCTTCCAACCTTTATTATGGAGGTGAAGTGGGCTTGTAGTCTTGACCATATCATAGGGAAGTGGAATTATATTCTATACGATTACAATGGATATGCGAGAATGAATAAGTTTTATGGTGAACTTGATTCCACAAACAGAAAGTTGCTTTTAGAGTGGGTGCTTGAGAACTATAATGATGACCCAAAAATAATAAAAGAATAAATGAAAGATGCTTTACTTATTATTAAAGATATTGTTATCAGTTTGTGCGGTTGGATGTACTTTTTTTGTGTTGTATATCTTGTACGAACTATTTAATAATAGTCTGGACGATGAGTAAGACTTTTCCGGTAGATTTGTTTTTTTGAAAACATTTTTGTATATTTGCCAGAAATAATAATAATAACTATTAAAAATAAAGTTTGCTATGAAGAAGATTCTTTTTGCAGTCTTGGTAGTATTTGCCCTTGCACTTGTATCTTGCAAGAACAATGAGGCAGAGGTAGTTGAGGAGCAGGGTCTTGAGCAGGTTGCTGAAGACACCACCGCTGTTGCTGTTGATAGCGTTGCCGTTGATACCACCGCTGTTGCCGAGTAATACTCCAAGACTAATTATGATTTTTGCGGGGAAGATGAATTTTTTTTCATTCTTCCCCCTTATTTTTTAAATTCTGGCACGGTCTTTGTTAGGACTATTAGTGTAGAACAATTAAAAGAGGAGGTGAGATATGTGCATTTGGAAAAATCGTTTTTACATAATTTACATAGGAAAGGATGAGAACTCCTTTCACACTTGGTTGGGGATGATTAAATCCGATGAAGACCCAGTAGTAGATTCCTTCGTGGTCTTCTCAAGTGATGGAAAATTAACGACTGACAACTTGGCAGAAGCTTGTACTGATTGTGGTCTTTTTGACAATGTTGATGACAAGAGGAGAATCTGGATGGAAGAAACTCACGACATAGAGTTAATTCGTCAATATGATGATAAAGATAAACTTTTTGACTTGGAAGTGTAAGATTTTCGGAAAAAGAGAGTATATTATAATAGAGAACAATTTAAAATAGGAGGTACATTATGGAAGAATTTGAAAGAGGCGGTTACATCTTTAGAAGTAACGAAAATGGTGGAAGTATCGTAATTGATGCTGAAAATGAAAGAGTTATCGGAACATTGGACATTCCGGCAGACGAGGTCTATGAAATGGATGAAAGAGAATTTATCAAAAAACTTGAAGAAAATTACATAATCTAAGAAGTTTGGCACGGAACTTGTTAGTAGTATTTATGGAAACTGATTTATTAACATTTTAAAAAAGGAGGTATATTATGGGAAAAAATCTTATCAATTACGCAATGACAATCGTTGAAAGAGGTTATGACAATCTCGTTAATGCAATCGTTAATTATGTAAATGAGTGGGGCGGTGCTATCAGGGTTGATAATCCAAATGGCGAGTACGCTGAATTTACAAGTGTGGTTTATCTTCGTGAGAAGGAAGTCTATGAGGAGAGACGCATTCTTGCTCTCCGTGTTCGTGATGGTCACTTGGAGGTGATGCTGTCTTATGCTCCGGGCGAGGGTGTCTATACTGAAGATGGTACTTGGGTTCGTCCTTATCACAATGACATCTATGAGATGATGATTAAGAACATTGCTGAGGGAATTATGGACGATGACTTTACTCCTATTCCAATCGTGGATGAGAAGGAAAAGGTGCTTGATATGGTTCGTGACCTTAACGAAGTGTGTGGTTGGGATAATGTGGACTTTGACATCTTTGAGAAGGTTGATAGCGTGGTAGTGAACGGCAAAGAGGTATCACTCTGGCAAGGCGTTATTAAGTACGATGACGAGACCGATGATATGGACGAGGTCTTTATGTATGTTGTCTATGAGGATAACATCGTGGGGCAGGTGTGTTGCGATGGTGCTTACCCAATGGACTTGAATGAGGCGAGGACTTATCAGTTCTATGATGGTAATGTTATCGGTATGCTTGACCCAGAGTATCAATTCACCATCGAGCTTACTGAGACCTATTATAATAAAGATTATTATAATGAGTCAATGACAATGACTGAGTGCATCACTTTCAAGAGACTTGTAGCTCTCTCTAATAAGTATGGTACTGGCATTAGGGTTAATAAGCTCGCTGACCACAAGGAGTGGATTGAATGGGAAGACAATAAGGGAAATGTCTATGTTTCCACATTCGTAGGTGACGAGGTTGCTGACAGAGAGACTTTAATGGTCTAATATGGGGGTGTAGTACGCAGTTGCGGACTAGTTTAACGGAATATGGGGGAGAAAAAGACACTCCCCCAGTATTCTTAGGTTTAACAATAAGAAAAAAGGAGGTACATTATGATTAACGAGACGAAGATTAACAATGCTTACACGAAGCTCTACAAGGAGATGGTAGATACCATCAAGGAGTATGTAAATAGAAATGGTGGAAGCATAGAGACCGAGATAGTTTATAGGTACTATGATGAGGAACTTACCGCTGAGAGAATTAAACGCATATATGTCAAGGACGGAGTTCTCTACTGGGTTCTTCAGGACTTTGATGCTTGTTGTGGGTACAATGTCGCTGAGGTTGATTTTGATGATGATGTATGTTGGATTGATGAGGAGTATCATCATTCACTCACTAATGTATCTGACGAGACCACTTGGGTTAGTAAATTTGACATAGAGGTAATGGACGAGATTATATCGTGGTTGAATTATTATAATTGGGAGGAATAGGCTATGAATTTTAAGAAGAATTATTTCATTAAACATCTCATTGACTTGGGAATGTCATTCGGGGAATATGTCAATAAGGCGGATTTTAACTATGTCATATTTGATAAAGGTCAAGTAATGGTCTGGGGCGATAAATCGCCAGTAATCTTTTGTGACGAAATGGCTGTTCTTAATGAGCTTGGCGAGAATGGTGGGTTGGATGACGATGGGCATCTCCTTCCAGATATTGAGGTAATGACTGAGCAAGACTTTCTTTTCACTTATTGTTATGATGCACTTGTTAATTACATAATTGACTTGGTCATCAGGAAGGGAAAGCACGATGAATACTTTTACGCCTGGTTCGTGAAGGGTCTGGAAGATGAAATTATCTTCGGGAATTATACTAAGGTAGAAGGGGTCTTCATTGATAAGAAGAGCAGGAAGATGAGCATCCTAATTACCGATGACTCTGGAAATGAACAAAAGTTCGTTGACTTCTCCGAGTTAGGTATGGATTTACAGCTTAAGATGATAAATAAACTCTAAGATTTATCAGTCTGGAATGGTTTTTGCATACAAGAGAGTAGTTTAACCAATTAAAGAAAGGAGGTACAATTATGATGAAAGTTGATTACAAGCACAATGGTATTGAGTTCTCGGTAACTGCACATAAGAGGAGAACGGAAAGGAGAGCTTTCGGTAGGGGTTATTCTGGTGACCCAACTCACTACACTTATACAATAACTATTAAGAGAGGAGAAGTCGCTGAGGACTTTAAATTCCACGATAGCATCTACAACTATCAAAGAGGCATCACCGAGACTGAAGATATGATTAACGGGGCGTTGGATTGTATCATCAGCGAATATTACGACTGGAAGAATTGTAGCTCCGCTGAGGACTTTGCTGAGGAGTTCGGGTATGACTACTATGAGGAAAAACGCCACGTGAACGCTGTCTGGAAGGCAATCTCCAAGAATGGTGAGAAGGTTGAAAGGTTATTCTCGGAGGATGAGGCTGAAGAAATTTCAACATTTGTTTCAGGACTTGCATAGTTTTGCACAATATTTGTATATAGATAAAATGTATTGTTAAACTAAAAACGAATAAGATTATGGAAGACCCTAATAACTATATAGGCTCAGTCTTCATCTGGGATAAGCAAAAAGTAGAGGAAATAATGCAAGACATTGTAAACTTTACAAGGAAAAGTGATAATAATATAAATTGGAAATAATTATGACAAAAGAAGAGGCAATAGAAATCATTAAAAGAAATTGTACGTCAGGTAGTGACTTACGGAAAGCTTGTGAGTTGTTTATTCCAGAACTTAAAGAAAGCGAGGATGAGAGGATAAGAAAGAAAATTATTCGCATTATTCAGGTTGGTGGTTATATGTCACCTGAAGAAAAGGATAAGGCTTTTGTTTGGCTTGAAAAGCAAGGTAATTTGATGAAAGCCTTGCAAATATCTAATGCAAGAATTGGTGAATTGATTGAAGAGAATTATTATCTCAAAGAGCAACTTGAAAAGCAGAAAGAACAGAAGTCGGAGTGGAGTGAAGAGGATGAAGACAAACTAATGGATATACTTGAGATGATTAAATACGCTGATACACTTCCTCCAATGGATATTCCAAGTTGTACGGGCCATTTGCATCCGTCAAATGAGTACAAAGAAAAATTATCTTCTTGGCTTAAATCCCTCAAACCCCAGCCAAAGAATGAGTGGAATGAAGAGGATAAAAATAAGTTAAATCACATTCTTGAAATAGTACATATTGCATCTGGAAGAGAAGTAAGTGTTGACGAAAAAGAAGAACTTGATTCTTTCCTCAAATCACTCCGTCCACAGCCTCGTAAAAAAATCTATCAAGCCGCCAAGCACGACCTTGCAATCAGGTTTATGAACTATCTGGATGAAAACCGTCCAGAAGGAAAGATGTCTTTATCTGAAGGAGAGTGCGGAGACATTGATAAGGCTTTCAAGGAAAATGATTGGGCAAAGATTATACGGTATGCAGAGAAATATCTGATTCAATCAGAGCAGCAACCCGCAGTGTGGAGTGAAGAGGATGAATAAAAAAATATGACTATGACGGAGCAGAGTATATTTGAACTGATTATCTTATTTGGTGTGCTACACATTTTTATTGTTTCCATTGTTGAAACAATAGTGAAAACAAAACATAAGTTTTTTTGGTGGGGATTTTTCTTTACTGCACCTATTGGCTTAATTATTACGCTTCTTCTTGATATTAAAGATGGTATTTTATCTAACTAAAAAATATCATCAAATAGATAGTTTGGCACGGAATTTGTTATACCTATTAATGTCCACAGTTATTGTTTAACAACTTAAAAAGGGAAGGTACAATATGAAATTAGAAAAAGCAATGGAGTGCGAACTCTACAACATCTTTACGGATGACGATGGTAATAGGTTTGTTCATCTTCTCGCTTACATCTGGGAATATGAGGATGAGTCTTGGAGAATAGTAGAAGGAACTGGAATGATTATTCCGATAGAGGAATTCATTGACGAGGTTAAGAAAGACGAAGAAGGTGAGTATATCAATCTACTTTGGGAGAACACGACTCAATATGAGCAAGAGGACTTGACGGAGGAGGATGTCATTGATTACATTGGCGAGGTAAAACATTTCCTTGAATACGATGAGATAACAATTGATACACCAGATGGTGATTACTTAAAAACGGGAATTTGCTAATGAGGTTCTAGAGGTTTATTTACATAGGTTTTGAGGAGTGAGATTCGTGAAGAAGATAGTTAATTTGGCGGTGTCGTCTTCCAATCACTCGGAGGATGATACCGCTTTTAAAATATAGGAGGAAAAGAAGGAAATGAAGGAAAGTGTTAAGAAAATAGTAATGGAGATTATCAGGGCGTTGGCAACAATTGCAACATTGATTCCAATAGGAATAGTATTCAAGGCTGCAGCGACAGCTTGGCTAACGATTATCAGCGGGTTCGCATTCGCATATGTCATCTACATCTACTTTAAGGGATTTGATAGGCGTCCTGACAAGAGTGAAGCCGGCTACTGGAAGAAGATTCCAGACAAAGATGACGTGGATTAGATTTGGAAAATAAAGAAAAGATTTGTATATTTATGAGAAGAAGAATAATTTATTAAAAAGAAAGTGTTATGGAAATTATTACAACAGTAACATTATTGCTTCAGCAGCTTATGATAATTGTTCCATCAATCATCGCCGGTAATACAGTACTTACCGGTCTCGTGAATGGAGCTTTCAATGTTCAGGCTGCCTGGGCAAAGCATCTTATCTCCTGGGTACTCGCAGTACTCGCTGGCGTGGTCATCGCAATGACTGGTGGTCTCGCAGTGTTCGCTAGCATGACCGGGAATATAATCTTTGGTGCAATCTGTGGTCTCGTTGCCGGAGGAGCTTCCAACGGTCTCTACGACTGGCAGGCAATTGGCAACCTCATCGACCAGTTCTACGCTCTCTTTGGGCACAAGACACCCGCTGAGGTGAAGCGAGAGAAAGCTGAGGCTAAGGCTTAATCTCGAATACTGTAGGCCGCAATTGCGTACCTAATTTGAAGGGGGATAGTTTAATAGGAAAAACACACGCATTATTTTTCGTTTATCGAGTAGATAAACATACAGCAATAATCATTAATACAATTATTGGGAGCGTGAAATATCGGTTCGACTCCGAACCCCCTTCCTAAATACATGTCTCGTTGGTGAAATTGGTAAACACGCTGTGTTTAAGCCTCAGTGTTCCGAAGGGGACTTGTAGGTTCGAATCCTACACGAGACACATGGGAACAGTAATAACAATAACATTAATCGTCATGTCAATGATATTTATATATGATATCACCACCAGGCTCGGAATGCTCCTGAATGAGAATGCATTCTTCAGGGCCCTGGACCTGGACAAGTTCGAATTAATTGATGTCATGGGTGCTGAGGATGGCTGGCTCCTAGCGTTTAGGGATGACAGTTCCGATGTTAACCTAGGAGTATGGATTACTGAAGATGACTTCGTCCTGATATCACTGGCTAATTCAGGTCCGGTAAGATTCTCTCAGAGAAATAAGTCCCGGAGGATTGCAATGAAGCTGGTCAACAAGAACATCCTGAACGACCTCTCACTGCCGTCGATTGAAGAAGTCTTTAATAAAATATATAAAAGAATTGAAGATGCTGAAGAAGAAAATAAATAATGTAGATATTGTAGCTGAGGCTAAGAAAGCTATTGATAAAGCATATGCTGATTGGAAGAAGAGGAAGCCAGCACCAAAGGAATGGTTTCGTGAATGCAAGGGTGACCCTAATAAGGCAGTAAAGCTCTATGCATTAACCAGCGGTACTCCAACAATGTCAAATCCACTGTCCCTGATGATGGCTGGAGTACTCGACGAAGGCCTCATTAAGACTTATCCAATTGAGAAAACCATGGACTACATCAAGAAACATTTCCAGCTAGAGGATTTCCAGCTTGGGACATTTGAGGATGACCCGAACAGATTTTTCCTGATGATTCCAAACATTGGGGATAACATTAAGCTGGTTCTACGTGCACTAGATTACTGTGGCTGGTACCCCGGTGTGATTAATCTTGCCCAAGGTTTTCCTTTCATGTTCATGAATGACCAGTGGGTTCGCATACAGTGCGAGCGTAAATTTACAGATAAGCTGAAGAAGGATAAGCTTCCTAAGGTCCTCTACCATTACACTCCTAGGTATAACCTTAAGAAGATAATGAAAATTGGACTAGTGCCAGGTAGTAAGAATAAACTGTTCAATTACCCTGAGAGGATTTACTTCATGGGTGGAATAGATAAAAATGAAATGGATGGGTGGGCAAAGCCAATCTACTGGACAAACTCACAAGTGAATCCAAGGAACGAAGGAATATATGCCGTACTTAAGGTGAATACAGAAAAGCTCCCTGAAAACATCCACTTCGAAACTGACCCGAATATGCCGAAGTGTGGGTTCTATACCACAGATAATATCCCCCCTAAATTCATTAAGCTGGACAGATATGTAGATTTTGAAGAAGAAAATGAAGATTAATTTTGTTTTTTAAAAAAGTTTTTGTATATTTACATTGTACTTAAAGGTATTCTGAGGACGGCAACCTCCCAAACACCTCCTTTTTGCCGGGCAACCCGGTTTTGCTGTCCTCTACTCATTGTCCCAGAGTTGGGTGAAACTGGTTCTGGGACCAAAGTTAAGGAAACGTGCAGCAATTGTTTTAATACGTTTAACAATTACTAACATCAATGGGTTTTGCTAGTCCCGGCCCTCTTGGTCAAAAATGGCAGAGAACGTTTCCTGTTTACCTTACTTACATCGTGCCTCCCCGGAAGCTTCTCGTGGTTTCCGGGGTTTTTTTATTATAACAGAGCTAGTTAGCTACGCAATTTCGTTGCGCAATGAAAAATCTTTTCCAGGAAATGATAGTTTGGCACGGGATTTGCAATATATATTAATGTAAGGGTTACCGAAAAAAAACTTTGGCAGAAAGAATAGTCTGGCACAGGATTTGATAGTAATCTTTATGAAAAAGACTTGACATATCAATAAAATTTTTGTATATTAATATGTGAGATTTTGTGATAGGTGGAGTATATACAAGTGAAGAAAGAAATAATTTAACATTTTAAAATTTGAGAAGGATATGAATTTTATTGAGAGAACAAACACTGTGAATGCCATTTTTAAGGCAGCAAATGCAAATGACACAATCTCCGTAGAGGAGGAAATGATGCTTATCAACATCTATAAGGATGAGAAGTCCAGTGAGGAAGAGAAGGTGACAGCCAGGAATAAGCTTATCACCGGTAACCTCAGATACATTATCAAGCTCGTTAAGGACTTCGCAGGAACCGGAAATGATTTCGATGACCTTTTCCAGGAATCAATTCTTGGTATCGAGGATGCACTCGAAGAGTATGACGCTACCACAGGTACCAGATTCTGGACACTCGCAAGGCATTATATTCATCAGAGGGTGAACCTCTATCTCACCAGAACCGCTCCACTCGTGGTTCCAGCTAACTATACCATGCAGCCAAAGATTAAAAAGGCTAAGGCTAGGTTTTTCCAGGAACACGAGCGTGAAGCCACAGAGGATGAGCTAATAAATTACATCCAGGAACTTTATGGTATTAAGATTAAGAGCCGTTCAGACCTGTACGGTGTAGACCTGAGCTATATCCAGGAGACATACAATGACGACGATAATCGTGAGGTCCAGGATGAAGAGTTTAACCTCAGGACCTCTTCCATGAATGCCTTTGAAGAGGCTAGCGAGAGAGATGAGATATCTGACAATATGAGAAAGGCAATGCTGACATTATCTACCAAGGAGAGGGAAATACTCTGTTTAGCATATGGAATTGGTGTTGATAGACAGTACAAGGATTATGAGATTGGTGAGAAGATGGATTATACATCTGAGAGAATTCGCCAGATAAGAAAGAAGGCGGAGGAGAAACTTAAAGTGGCTCTTTCCACTGTTAAGGCATAACTAGAATATAATAACGTTATTAATAAAACAGATAAAGAGATGAAGATTAAGATTAAAGATTTGGAAGAGAAAGCAAAGAATGCATTCAAAAAAGAAAACCTTGCTGATAAAGTTAGTTCCTGCAAGATTCATACAACCCCTGAGGTTCTTCAGAACATAAAGAATGAACTTCCTAAGGAAGACCTTGAAGAGGTAGCTTACTTCGACGAGGATGGCCGTAAGGTTAGGGTTTTCGCTGAGACCGGTATGATTGACGATATGAGGAGGAACAGTCCGTGTGACTTGCGTCAGGACAGTATTAAGGATTCTATGGATAGTAAGCCAAAACCAACGCCGTTTGTCGGTGGTTATAACCCAGATGATGTACGTGAATCCAGGGAAGCTGTTAATAAGGAGAACCCAGCCTCCGGAATAGATGGGGTTCGTGAAAGCAGAATAAATATCGCTAAGGAGAACTTTAAGAATGTCCCAACAAAGATATACGAGAATTCCAGGAAGATGGCTGAAGAAATAAATAAGCATAGAAATGAATGCAAGTCTTCCGCTGGCAGTGAGATAGAAGATATACATGATATATATCAGGCAAAGACAGCCCTGGATAATGCAACGAAGGCTATCGTCGGTGTGGATGATATTCCTGAAGACCTGTCCAATTTCTACACAAAGAAGAACCGTCCAGCAATGGCCTGGGATAATACATGTCCACCAGAAGCTTCTGAGCCTATAGCGAAAGAGCCAATAGCTACTGAAAGTGATGAGCTTCCTAAGTACGAGTTTGTTAATCACCCAAAGCACTACAACAACTACGACATGGAAGTAATTGATATGATGACAAGGTTGTTTGGTGTGCATGAGACAATTTCCTTCTGTAAGCTAAATGCTTTCAAGTATAGAATGAGAGCAGGAACAAAGCCAGGGGAAAGTGCTGAACAGGATATTAGAAAAGAACAATGGTATCTTGATAAGGCAAAAGAACTGGAAGGACATTTATCATAAGAGAGCTTTTCATTAATATCTTTCATAAAGAAAATGGGCATACCAAATCCTGGTGTGCCCTAATTTTTTCCCCGGAACGACGAAAACCCGGTTTCACGGCATGTGTAGTACGCAGTTGCGGACCCCTATTTCTTCTCCTCTTCCTCAGCAGCCTTTCTATTCTTACATTCATAAACAGCCTTTACACCAAATGCAAGTGTTGGCCATAAGAACATTTCAGCAGAAGCCTTAAGTACACTTGAGTCAATAACTCCCTTAGGGGGCATGAAGAAGGACGTTATCATTAGTCCAATCGATATTACCAGCGTTGAGAAGAACGCTACCGTATAATGGTTTTTAAATAACTCTCTAATTTTCATATACATCCACTTTTTTCATTCTGTTAGATAAATAGTATCTTTTCCCAAAAAATTTGGAATTGTGGCATGGTTTTTGTATATTAATAATGTGGAGGGTAATCCCCTCCGGTAACTAGATTGTTTAACCAGCGGAAGGTTCTGGACCCCGCCACTAAAACTTAAAAATGGATGACTTAGCTTAAAATTTTTTAAATAGCCCACCTGCAGTACAGGGGGAAGCCAAAAAAAATGGCGTCAGGAGTCAATGGGACTAATGGATTATGCTTTCTCCAACATGTCTCGACTAATGAATTATATAGTCTCCGTCACACCCACATCCCACCCTACGCAACCACATTGCGCACCTGCCCACTACGCAAAGGGTTTGCGTAGCTATAATTATAATCATTACAATCATTTATCTACGCAAATGGTTTGCACAATACTTATAAGTAGTTGAAAAATAATCATTTAGAGAAAATGATGTCACATTAAGGAAGAAAAAGAAAATGGGCAGCAAAATTTCTTTGCCACCCATATCCAATTAAAGAGAGAAGAAGTCTACGCAATGAAGTCATTCTTCGTGAAATCTTTCTTGTTGGTTGAATACCTGTTGCACCAGTCAGCAACATACTTGGCAGTGCGAACATCAGTTGTACGGAGAGAAGCAGGAACACCATTCTCTGCAAGGTCATTTACATTATAAATATAATTTCTCTCATCAGTTCTTACTTTGGCGTTAATAGTCCATTCCTTTCCTGTAACGGTCTTGTAAGTGATATAATTCCTGTTAACATCAGCAACATAGTCAGTAGCCCTACGCCTGGCAATACTTGCTGCATGATTATTAAACCTCATTGCTCTCTGATGCTGTCCAAGTTCCTTTGCCTTGTCAGCAGCCCTGTTGTAGACATCCTGGTCCATCTCATTAAGCATCTTCATTGCTTTCACAACACTTTCAGCAACGATTTTCTTAAGCGTCGTTTCATTCAATCTTATCTTTTTCATAATTAATAAAAGCTTTTATAAAAACGTTATTTTTAACACTAGTGTGTATTATAAATAGCAACTATTCGCCAAAAACCTTTCCGCTTCTTTAAACTATTTATATACACTAAAACTTAATACTTTATGATGCAATTCTTAGAAAAATTAATTACCTTGGGAGTATTTCTCCTCTCCTGTGGCTGTTTCTACTTGGCAACCACAGTTACCTTTATTACAAGTTTTGCGAACATTGCTTTGTTCATAATCGCAATATTTTTCCTCATTCAGGGTTGCGGTAGGCTTGATAAAACCTATGGATATGGGAAATATTCTGGAAACACTGAGTCCGATAAGGATGAACCAGAAGGGAATTAATGAAAAAATTTCTTAATTAATTAAGATTGGCTTGGGTCAGGAAGTTCTCCTGGCCCATTTCTCTTTCATTCATGGCATTGTTCCGGGAATGGTGACGTTTGGCGAAGTAATAGTTTTTCCGGGAATGGTGATTAGGAAAATGGTACTACTCCGGGGACGATGGTTAGGGAAATAATGTCATTTGCCGAAAAGTTGCCACTTAGCAAAATTAAGAATTGTAAGGAAAATAAAACTTTTGATGAGAAATTGTAATTGTTGGGTAAAAAATAGATTGATGAATATTAGCATCGATAGGGGTGTTTTCTGAAAACTGTAAGATTGGCGAAGAAATGGGGAGGGAAATATTTATAATTGTAGTAAAAAAAGTGGGTAAAAAATTTGGAAAATTAAAAAATTTTTTGTAAGAAAATTGAGATACGACACAGTTTGAAACGGGTTTTTAGCCCCTTCTCACCATCAATAATTCACCCCTAAAAATCATCAAAAATCCATTTATAATAAAAAAACGCATCCCAATAGGATGCGTTTCTATTATCAATTAATATATCCCCCCTATTATTTCTTAAATGTTATTTTCACAACAGGAGAATTATTAATCCCATACTTTACATTCTTAAAATCACACATAACCCCCTTCTCACTACAATACTTTTCTATCTTTTGCAAATCATCTTGTCTTTCTTCAATATCACCATACAAATAGATATTAATTCCATCTTTTGCATAATTTAGATTCTCGTCTTCAGGATTAGCAAATTTTTCAATAATGTTTTTTCTTAAAAAACGTAACTCATAATATTCATCTCTATCAACCCCATGGTTTTCTTTATATGTTGGATTCATATTGCCACTACCAAATATATTATTTCCATAGTCTGTTACTTCTGATAAAACCTTCTTTACGCTTTCAGCAACAATCTTGTTCAATGTTGCTTCATTTATCTTTATTTTCTTAACCTTTGTCATGTCTCTTTTATCTTTTATCTATTATTTTTAATATAAATAGCAGTCAGAGACAAAAAAACCCGTTAGAGAATAATCCAACGGGCAATTATCTCTTTCCTATGGTTCTTTAATCATTATTCTTATTGTGAAGCGTATTGTATAGTTTCTTTATTGTCTCCGCTGTGGCGACAACCAATGCATCTTCCCACTCTTGTCCTTTATTGATGCGAGAGAGATATTCTTCCTTTGCAAAAGACGTTGCCCATTCTATGAACTTCCTTGGGTCTTTCAGTCGGAATGATTTTTTACCATAGTTCTTTTCAGAAAATTGAAGACAGCAGAGGACTTCAAAGAGAAACTTCGCCAAGGTGCGATTTCCCTCGAAGATTCTCTTTTCAAGAAGCCCATTTTCCTCCAAGGCATCATACACATTCTGAAGGTTATCATTATATACACTTTTTGGACAGGTTTTGTCTTTGTACATGTCAAGCAGTTCCCTTGCATTCATCATAACTGTTCATCCTTATCATTCCTTATTATCTTGCGTAACTCCCTGCTAATGTCAAATGCTGTTAAAGCACAATCATTTGGAATACCAACATACTTTGGATAGCTTTCCTTAGCCCTTTCCCTGACATAAGTGATGAACTTTTCCATGTCTTTTATCCTTGGCATTTCATTATTTAAGTTAACAATTACCTGACTGAGCATTGTCAAGAAACCGCTTCTTCCTTCCACCTCAGGCATCATCTCATCCAACCTCCCCTGTTCATTAAGGTAAAGCACCACGTCAATGATATTCTCTGCCTTATTTGAAAAGTTACCTTCCCTAATCCATCCTAGTTCGGTGTTGTTATAATATTGTCTCGCCTCCTCCCTTGTCATAATCTTTCATTCATCATCATTATTTGATTTTGCTCTTAATATACAAAAAATAAGTTAAAAAAGAAAATCCCATCAGGAAATTCCTGGTGGGACTCTCTCTATGTTTAAACAATGTCTCTTTTAGTCTCATTGGATGATTACTTGCGATTTTTCATCATTCTCTTCTTAAGGCCCTCATTAACCTTCTTTCTTGACTTCTTGGCCTTTCTTGACTCTCTGATGTCAGGTTTTGCTTCGCCCTTGTCAATTGGAACTTTTGTAACACCCTGTTCCTCAGCAGCGGCATTTACAATCTTCTTAAAGTCTATCATCTTCTTGTAAGCGTAGATGTATGCCTGTCTCTTCCAGCCACTAACATAGCTAAGTGCAAGGTCCTTAATAACCTTCAGGTCATCATTGTATCCCTGACCATACCAACGATTAAAGTTTCTGTCCTTTACAATATCTCTGTAGACGATGCTGAGGTAATACTTTATTTCCTTTGGCTGTTCGATTTTTCCATTGATAACATTTCTTCTAACTTCTCCAAATGGGACATCGGTTTCTTCATCTTCAACGTCACCAATCATCCAGTCATCGTGCTCCTTGAGGACTCTTCTTACTGATTCAGCAACAATCTTCTTTAATGTCGCCTCATTTATCATTATTTTCTTTGTCATACGTTAACGTTTTATTATTTTTATTATTTTGTAATTACATCTTATAAATAGTATGCAAGGTGAAGAAAGTTAAGAAAAACCCGTCAAGATTTATTCCTGTTGCTGGTTAAATCCGGGAAATGCAATGAGGGGCCCTCTTTTTTCACTTCAGAAAATGCTTCACACGCAAAAATGACCATTTTAAGGGGTTTTTACGCACATTAATTACGTATCTACGCAATGAGAATGTTGTGCGCAATGGAATTACGTAGGGAAAAACCGGGTTTTACGGGGTTCAGAAGGGGATTGTCTTGTCCCGGAATTGAGGTCTTATAGAGAACGCAATGATTTTGCGCAGTTAATTTCCTGAAAATCACTCAGGAAACTGGTTATGGTAAAAAATGGTAAATTTTGGGCAAAAATTGAGGTATTTTTCAATAAAAAACCACCGAAATTGGTGGGCTAATGGGTTATTTCTTCTTATTGAGCCAGGTGTAATCTTTGAACCAATTATTTTTCTTGCTAACTTATATACAAACTGATTTTTCTTAGTAATCCGCCATTATTGACTGTATACCATTCAACATTACCATTTACTGTCTTTCCCAATGCTTGGAGGGTATCATTATGGCTGCCATAATATGCATTATCAAACCAGGTACCTATATTCTCCTTTTCACCAAAGAGAACTTCTCCTGGATATTTGTTCAACATAAAGTTAAACATGTTATTTTTGCTTACAACCAAGACGCCAAAGTTAATCATATCATATGATACATCATCAAGCCAGGTGCTTGTATCATTAGGATTACCAAAGAATAATCGTCCTTTATTATCAATGATGTTGAACATATTATCCTTAAAGACGGCAGCGCAACTTCCAGATTGGCCATCGTCCTCAAGATTAAATGCATGGTCAAACCAAGTCCTAGGGTCATCTTTCTCACCAAAGACTACCTTACCGTCTCTATTAATATAATTAGACTTTCCTCCCTTCTTAATGACACAGAGACCATCAACAAACTTATGAACAAGGTCAAGCCAGGTATTAGGATTATCACTTCTTCCGTACATTAATTCTCCTGTCGTTCCGTTAACGATGTTTGAAACGTACCTGTAATTGCCATTTTCCGTTTCCGTCCTGTCAGTCACCTTATAATGACCTTCTCCAATTTCATAAACAGAGTCAGCCCATACTTCAGAAATGAATCTCTTCTTCTCTGGGTCATAGATGTTCTGTTTTCCCTCAGCATTAACCACTATAATTGAACCATTATCAGTTATGGAAACATCACGTGGCCATGCTTCTGGGTTATCTATGGAACCAAATAATACACTCTTATCTTTAAAGTAGAATATATTTTTATGTTCACCTATCCCTATAACGGCAGCAGTTTTCCTAACATCTATAATCCTATCAAACCAAACATCGGAGAGGAATGTACCAACTGTGGTTAATAAGTTGCTCTTGCCGTTCTTCCTTACCTCAGCAACACCATTAACTTCCCGGAAAACACCAGTATAGGTAAACCAACCATCAATGTTAGCAAAGTTACCATATATTAACCTTCCCTTTTTCAGCGAGAAGAAATTTCTCTTTTCACCAACCCAAATAACAATTGGTCTATCAATTGTCTTCTCTTGTCTAGTCATAAGGCCCTCCTCTTCGGTCGCATTAGCCCAAATCGGCATCATTAACTTACCCTCTGGATTAATGAAGTTTCTCTTCCTTTGGAAAGTTATTATCTTATAATCCCCAATGTAATCATGAACATTTTTCCATATGGCAGGGTCTTTCTTGTCCAACATTTCTTGAATATCTTCAAATGAGATGGCGCCCTTTGCATGAAGTTCTTCCTTTGTATATGGAAGGAATGTTTGATAGAAATTAACACCAAGGAGGTCTTCAAGCTGTTCAACGGTCATAATATGGTCATTTCCACCATTGTCATGGTTCCATCTACATGTTACGGTATTTACAGAACCATCCATATTAATTGAGACTGCAATCATTGATAATCCATAGCTATCAAGAGGACAACCATCGCCATGAATCCTAGTTTCAGTCTCAAATCCCTTCCTGAGGCAGAAATAGAACCTTCCGAGCCCTTCATTTGTGTACCTATTATACATATCCTGACTTGTGGTAACACACCAACTTGTGTATCTGCTGTATCTCGAAGCCTCACGGGTGCTGTTTATTGGTATTATCGTGTAATCTTCATTTCTCTTCCTCTTCGTTCCATCTGCTCTCTCCTTATCAGCATCGAGCAGTCTCTGTATTTCATCTTTGAATTTATTAACAAGTGAAACAGCAGTTTCGCCATTGAGATTAAAGTCAAATTCTCCTTCATGCCCTTGTGTTACAATGACTTCGAGAGCTTTGTTAAGCATTGCAGTGACCTTTGGGGTAAGTTGATTTTCGAAGTACATCCTAGTGACGCCCAAGAGGAATTTACAATTTAAGAGCCTTGCATTAGGGACTTCTTCACGAACATCTGTAATTATCTTATGCCTTTCTTCATGTGTCTCAACACCATTTGCCTCAAGATACTTCCTTGCACGATTCATATTCTTGCTCTCGGCATCCTCAGTAAGAAGCCTCACACACTCAGAAACCATGTTCTTTATATCGCTCTCTGTAATATAAGTTTTCATCCCTAACTAAAATACTCTTTTATTATATAATAAATAGTAGTTAATAAAAGAAAAACCCCACTAAATTAGTGAGGATTTCCTACCCATAGGCGACTACCCGCATAAGATTTATTTCTTCTTTAAGTCATTTTTAATCATTTCATATTCTTCATCACCACCTGGCAAGTCCCACCAGCCCCATTTCCTTGCAGCAATCAGGATGAACCAGAAGTGCTTGGCGTAAATTGGATTTGACTTCCATAGATAGTAATGAAGACGACAATGGTCTGCAATCGATACATAGAGTAAGTTGTTCTTATCCTTTACAAGGTCTGGACGAATTTTCTTTGGAATGATGTGATGGATGCCAATGCTTTCACCAGACCAAATGGATGGTTCCTTATCATTCCTCTTTGGTTGGGCCTCCTTGAGGGCCTTGTTCTCGGCTTCCTTTGCCTTTACTTCAACTACAAGTTCATTGTACCTATTAATCCATTCATCGTTTTCCTCGTTGGGGAATAACAGCAACTCTTCCATACCATTACGCATCTACGGTTACATATTCAGGAAGATATTTGGCCGCTACATCCCATAATCTTGAATTGTAGTCTATATCCCTCTTAATTGACGTTATCCTTCGTTGTTTGCGGTACTTATTATTTTTTCCTGGAAGAGAAAACAACCCCTTAGTCATCTTTTCCTGACAAACATTAAAAACGTTCCAGAGGCTATTGCCATCATCTTCAGGTCTAAGTGGGGTTAGAATATCAGAAATAGTGTCGTCATCAACATCGACCTTTGCATTAAGGCCAATACCTTTCCTAATTTTAATCATTTCTTTTGCAATATTATGCTTTTGTTCGTCATTAAGGATTACTTTTTTCATGCGGTTCATTGTATTAACAATGTTCGGTATATTTTCAATAACCTTACTAACCACTTCCCTAAGTCGTTCAAATGTATAATTTATGTGACGAATTGAAAATTCTGACAACATACTATCACCAACACAAAGTCCATTACTGCAGCATAAACGTATCAATCCAACCCTGAACATGAACGAGTTAAAACCATCGTGACTGTTGGTGAGTATTATTCTTGGGTATGAATCGATGGTTTCCCCACCATCCTTATCTCTGTCTACTATTTTCACATTCTCGTTTTGCAGTGCAATCATATGGAAGCTTCTAATTCCCTTAGAGCCTTCCTTCTTTCTACACTGCTTTGCCTGTACCGGCCTCCAACCAAGTTTCTCAAGGTCATTGATTACCGTAGCTGTGTTCGCATAGGTATATTTTTCAGAAACATCTGGATTTGTAGGAGCAGTCTTAAATGCTGATGGGCAAAGCCGCTTAACTTCGTCATTCGTAAGAAATTTCTCGGAGATATTGTTATCTCTAAAACTAATCATTGTACTCATAAAATAATGTTTTAAATTAATAATCAAATTTACACTGTAAATATACAAAAATTTTCTTAAAAACAAAAATTCCCGACAATTTCGTCAGGAATTCTCTTCATCTTCCACCAGGTCCCATTCATCAAATCTGAATACGTCGAAGATATCGACCACCCTGGCGTATCGTTTCTTAATTGTAATCTTATCCTTTGGTACAATTACCTTAATCCTTTTGTCTTCTTTGTTAATTAATGTCATAATTTCTTAATTATGCGAATTCTCTGTTATCTTTTTCCCATCGAGATAGGTCCTGATAGGGTTGTATGGGTTCTGTATGTACTTGTAACTGTGCTGTGGATAAGACTTTCCGGTAATTGGGTCAGTGTAGACACCTCTATCATCAATGACTGTGTAACCATTTGGGTAATTCTTCCACTCGTCAAAGGTTTCCGGAATTTTCTCTGGTCTCTTCTCCTCGGTAACTTCAGTTGAAGCCTTCTCCACATGTTCTTTCTCGCCCCAAGTACATTCGCCACCATTACAGATGAGGGCTTCCATAAGGATGAGTGCTTCATCCCCGGAAACTTTCTTCTCATCTATCAGTTTTGAAATAATCCTTCTCGCTTCCTCAAATATGTTTTCCATGTCAATTATTCCTTTTTTTATTTATTATTATTAATAGGTATGGTAAATCACTCTCACATTTTTACTATCAAACCAATCGTCACCTGTGTATGCTTCAGCAAGGTCTTTAAGCATCCAGGTCTCTCTGTAGAGTGAAATTACTTCCCATAACCATTCATCTAAATAGTAGTTAAGTGTTTCTTCGTAGTCTCCTTCCTCTTTTTCTTCGTTAATTGCCTTCTGTTTCTTCTCAGGATTGGAAAGTTTCTCGATAATCCAGTCGAGCTTTTTCGTGATGCCGTCTTCTCTCAATTTCTTAATTCTATCAATCGTAGTCTTTCTCCATTCCTTCTCCTTTTCCTCACATATGGCAAACATGTCCTTAAGAATGGCATATGCATATCTCCCATGATAGTTTTCCTGCTCATACCAACTTTCGCTACCCCATATCTTTCCTTCTTCCTTACTCTTCTTCCAATTCTCAAGCGCTGAAAGTCTCTCGCCTTCAATCAGTTCAAACAATTCTGGACTGATGTCACCGGGAAGACCCTTGGTTCCGAACTCACCGTGATACACACCGTGATACAATTCATCTCTCCAAGCAAGTCCTGGGGACCATTCATTGGTTGTTCTATATTCTTCTCCGCCAACTGACACTTCCTGTTCATTCTCATCCTTCGGCGAGTCATCGAACTTCTTATTCCCAAATGTCTTAACGAGGTGCCACTTTCCTTTCTTGTCCTTTACTTCCAAATAACAATATAAACTTACACTCATAACTATTTCTTGTTTTTTTCTTCTATTAATTCATTACACTTGTTTCCTAAGTATTTTATAAGGTTGAGGAACGGTGTTAAATCTACTTCAGAATATTGTGTAAGGTCCTGCTCGCTGCAAGGGTTCTCGCAGTATTTTCCAAGACATACAATCCTCTGTTTTCTTCCAACCAAATCCTGGTTCTCTGCTGTAATGTGACCTTCCATTATTTCCTGGACCAGCCCATCACAAGGACCCTTACAGAGATTTCTGCATCTATTACAGATAAAACTCTCATTCAAACTATAATCCATAATATACTTAATTTTAAAAATCAAATGATAGTTGCGATAGTTCCTTCTCCTTTGGCAAAAATTTTTTAAACGAATTAGGTAGCGGTGCGTTAGATAAACTCTTTTGGGAAAAAAGGTATCTCTCTCCAGCCTTAAATCCTATTTTTTCCCAGTCAATATCATTAAGCATGTCCTTAAATTCCTCTAAGTCTATTAATGTATTTTTAGGGAATATACCAAGCACAGAACCATCAAAATTATTACAAGGATGAGTAAAAAATGGTTTAGAAACCCTGGTTTTGTTATTGACATATACACGAGGTTCATTTCCTATCTTATTTGTTCTTACCCAAGTCCACCAATTATCTTCAGTATAAACTTTTGCCTTTCGTGACAATAGTTTATCTTTAAACTGATTAAGATATGGAATTTGTAGTTCATATATCATTCGCCTTGTTGTACCATTAACCCTTGTTTGTGACCACACAAATTCCTTATTTCCATATTCATTATTTACAAAAATCTCATCACAACCACTTACTTCCCCAACCTTTACTGTCGCCACATCCTGTAAGGTAATACCGCTTTCAATTTGTTTAGAAAACACAATATTACCACCAACTATATTGAAAATTCTTCCGTCATCAAGTTTGTGGGATAGGTCTCCCTTCACATACCTAAATATCACACAATTAAGACAAGCATCTTTAAAAATCTTATCGTCACCAGTTTCTCTAAAATATGTAAATGAACCATTATCGAAAAGAAAATGGTTCAACTTCGTTGCAGAAGTTGCTTTTTGTAATTCTCTTGGAACTATAAAAATAAGTTCTCCATTCGGATTAAGATGGTCAACGCATTTTTTAATAAAGAACAAGTACAAATTCGTTTTTTCATTGAACAATGTCATATCAAGTTTGCTTTTTGTTTCTTGTCCAATATATTTATGCTGTACATATGGAGGATTACCAATAATCGTGTCAAACTTCTCATCTAATGGATAATCAAAAAAATCCATACAAATTGCCCCCTTAGGACATATCTCACTATCAAGTTCTATCCCAACACAATTCGGTATTTTATTGAAGAATGCACCATCACCACACGATGGCTCTAGTATCCTTCCTTGATTTTGTCTCAAGGAGAGCATTTCATCTACGATTGCTGCATCCGTAAAAACCTGTCCCAATTCTTTTATTTTCCGCATTCGTCCATTAACTCTTTAATGTTTATTTTTTTGGCTATACCCTTGGCATAACTTTCTGATATTTTTGGAAATATAAATTTTCTTGCCTCTTCAAATGTCCGTCTTACTCGATTACGATTCTTATTCCAATGGCATTGAAATGGTGGATTACTAGGATTTGGCGTAACATTTGCTAATTGCTTTACTGAGGTATAAAAAACATCTCGTATTGGATAAATATCTCCTAAAAAGTTTTCTTTCGCCACTATTAAAAAATAATAATCACTCTCAGGATTACCTTCTTTATTGTTTTCGACAAAATCACTAAGTATTTTAATTGCTTCACTTTCCTTTTTGCATTTTATGCCAGTGAAAGCATACGCTATGCCCGCCAACCCACAAACATTGTCAGCACCGTCCAATGCCGAAACTTTAAGATTCACTGGTTTACCATAAAGATAAAAATCACAGAAGTCTCTATCTTTTGCTTCTTCATAAGGAAGATTATTTCCCTCACAAATTTCTTTAACAAATGGAAGAATCTTTTTCTCTAAAAAAGAACTTTTTATCCTCCCATCGTTAATATCATTAATCTGCATTTTAGTTTGTTTTCCTTCTAATTTTTTCCGAATTACTTCTAATGCTTCTTCAACCTTATTAGATTTTTGTTCTGCATCCAAGTTTGGAAATAAACTGTAATCCGAATCCGTATTCTTATATTTCTTCATAACACCTAATTTTCTACAAATATACAAATTTTCTTCTTAATCTCCAAAAAACTCATCATCAAATTCTTTCCTAAACTTCTGCAAGTCAAAGTCTGGGCACACCTCTTTCAACTTCTCCCACAACCGATTCTCAAACCGCATATTATAACGATGGTTCTCTATTGAGTTCTGATTGACCATCGTATATGCAGTAAAGATGCTTTCATATTTCTTTTTCAACTCTTCATTCTCTGCCTTTAAAACGGCATAAGGAATCTTCTTTCTTTCTTCCCTTAATCCTACTTCCTCTAACAAGAGTTCGTGGTTGTCATGCGCCTTTTTCTTCCAATTAACCATGTTGTAGTAGAACTTCTCCGTTAGGTTGAGTTCAGCATCCAGTATCTTCTTCTTATGGAGAAGAGTAGGACTCTTAATATACTTTATTGTTCCGCCTTCGGTGACATAGACAAGTCCTGCATATGATGGTATTTCTTCCTCACTGATTAAGTTCTCTGGGCAGGCATAGGAGAAATAGTTTGGGGCAAGGACATCTTCTTTCCCTTCAAGGATTAAGTTGAACTTGTCATACTTCTCTTTCTTATGCTTGAAGTCATTCTTGAAATCTGCCCTTGAAACCTTTATCTCAAACTCATAGATGTATCCAGACTTTGTTTCAAGTATCTTGTCACTCTCCCAATCATTAAAGACATAGAGCCCGTCAATGTCGTACTTCACACTGTTTGGAGAAAAGTACCACCTTGACAGGGCTTTCTGAATAAACTCTTCAGTGAACTTGAACTTGTCTTTCTTGCCTATTGTTGCCATATTTACTTATCTCACAATTATCTTCTTGTGGCATTCAGGACAATAGAGAAATTCATTACTTTCATCATCCAACTCCGTATCATCACCATTTCTATTATAGGTAAACATGCAACCACAATAAGAGCATTCTAACCCTGTAACATATTTTCCGTGTTTTATAACTTCAATCATATTCTTAATAATCAAAAGGTAAATTCTTCAGTTTGCTAAACTCATTCTTGTCAAGTATATAACCCTTATAGACAATCTCATCAAGTCCGACAAGGGTTGGTTCCATATGATGCTGATAACTGACGAATCCCAATGGTATCTTCTTCCAAATAGGAAAATCATTTCTTTCTCTCACATACCATCCGCACTTTTGGAGTCGGGAAGCAACTTCTTCTGAAATCATATCTTCGGTAATATTGTCTTTCAAGAATTTTTCTTCTGCATCTTTCTCCACTTTCTTGATGACTTCTGAACTCAACTCCTGCTTATCCTTTAATTCTTCCTCAAATTCTTTTTTTGCGATGGCAAGGAGTTGATTAGCATAATAAACAACACCTTTATCAGTTATCGCACCACCATCATTATAAGAATCCACAATCTCCTTCAACTTCTGTTCAAAAGGAGTGAATATAGGGCCTTTCTTCCTAACGATTACCTTATTCCCTTCAATAATTGCTTCATATCCTTCGGGGATATTGTAAGTCCAATTTTGGAGTTCACTGTCTTTTTTTCCAAATGATGTTTCAATTAAATCCATAGTATATCTTTTTACTTTTTAATATATTCAAATGTTGCCTTTGTTTTTATCTTCCAATCGTTCTTTCTCTGCACTTCTCCTGACAGGATGCTGTTCTTTATCTCCATCAGTTTTTCAATGCCTTCGGGTGTATCTGTTTCGGCAATAATCGTAATCCTTGTCTTGAATTGTCTTTCATTACCAATCTCTTCATAAGTGGCGTTGGCATTAAAATAATCCTCTATATAGTCAAAGAACTCACCACTTTCAATTGATGTCTTGCACTCTTTAAGTTCCTTGATGCCTTGCTTGTCTTTTGTTGTATTGATTAGTGTAATCTTAACTTTCATAATATCTTAATCTAATAGTTCCCATAAATCTTCTTCGGAAAGATGCAGACCATCATCTATCTGTGACTCCCGAAGTTTCCTTTCAAAATCAACAAGTGCCTTTGCACCTTCTTCAAAATCCACTTTCTCTTTATTTTCTATCTTGAGAATTTCCTTAACTTTTTCAATGTCAGCATCTGTCAGTCCTACCTTAATATCAGTCCTAACGAAGTTGTCTTTCTGCCCATAGAGCATATCACAATCATCATCAAGGATAACATATTCATAGTCACTGCAATTCCAAAAGATTATTCGTTTCATATTGTCAAATATACAAAAAAATTCTCAATAAATCACTAAGCATAGTAATCAATGTTGTAATCAAACAATTCTGGTGCCTCTGAGAGTAATGGATGTTTCTTATCCTTCTCTGAGAGAATGACATCCTCAGCCGGTATCTTCCAGTCAATTTCCAATGCCGGGTCATTCCAGGCAATTGCGCCTTCAGCCCATGGATTGTAAAGGCGGTCACACTTATATTGGAATACTGCTTCATCGCTTAGGACGACAAAACCATGAGCAAATCCACGAGGAATGAATAACTGCCTGTGATTATCTTCCGTCAATTCAACGGCTACGTGCTTTCCAAATGTTGGGGAACCTCTCCTAATGTCAACCGCAACATCAATTACCTTTCCACGAATAACCCTAACGAGCTTGCTCTGTGCTGAATTACCTTTCTGAAAATGAAGGCCCCTTAACACGCCATAACAACTCTTGCTCTCATTATCCTGTACGAAATTTACTGACCTTACGAACTTATTGAAGTCACTCTCATTCCAGCTTTCGAGGAAGTAACCCCTCTCATCGCCAAATACTTTTGGTTCAATTATTACAACATCTTCAATGTCAGTCTTAATTACGTCTATCATATGCATTTATTTGATTAATGCAAATATACAAAAAAGAAACGAGAAAACAAAAAAAACGGGAATAACTTTTTAATTTCAAGAAATTTTTGTATATTTGCGATGTATGGATAATATTAAAGAAGATATAGACAAAGTGGCTAAAATATGGGAAGACAAGTATGGGGCGTACCTTACAAATGACTATACGACTGAAGACTTTAAAGTCTTATCATATAACTGCCTTGTCGTCGGTAATTATCTTATCGAGAAAGAAATTGTGGATAAGTCGCTTATGGAAGGCAATGAAAAATATGTGGCTGCGGCTTTTGAAGTTCTTTTGGTTCTTTTCAATTCAGAGAACCAATATAACGTTCAGTATGCAAAATTACAGAATCCAGAGAAATTCATAGAATATATAATTCCCGAATTGGAAAAAGAATATCTTTATAATCGTGTTGAAAAAGACTTTTCCCCTAAATCAGCCAAACAAATGGCAGCAATTCATGTCGGGAAACAAATTTACAAAATAATTCATGAAGGAAAAAAACTATGTGTTTAAAAGTTGAAGGAAAGACGAGATTTAAGAAAGCAAAGAAGGAAATAACCTGTTACAAGGTGCTCCGGGACCATGGTGATAAAATCTACTCAGCACCGTTTCATATGATGCTGGTATCACTGGGGAAGGAATATCATACCGGAGAGGAAATGGAAAAGAAAGTTCTCAAGAATGGTGACTTCCTTATTAGAGGAAATGCGTTCCATTCATTCAAGAAGAAGGAAGATGCAATAGCCAATGCTGAAAAGTATAATAAGGAGAATAAGGACGAGAAGTTTAAGTACATCGTTGTTTCCTGCTTAATACCTGAGGGGAGTGAAATAATTGAAGGTACCTTCCGAGAATGCGACGGAATTTGTTCAAACGTCATTAAATACGAAAAAACCGTAGATTAAATTCTACGGTTTTATTTTTTGGGAACTATATACATGTTGCCCCCAATAACCTCAAAAGAAAACCGCAGGAAATAAAACCTGCGGCTTCCATTTTTAATGAATTTTTACTTATCAGTGGCTTAAGGACATTTTATCCTTAACGTCACGAGTCCCCCGTAGATAACGGCTGCGGGTTCTTCTTTCTATAAATATAACCAATCTTGAAAATTTGTCAAGATTTTTCTATCTTTATCCTCACCTTATCACCTTCCTTGAAGCCGGCTTCCTTGAGTTTTTCCCACTCTTCCTTGCCATCTTTGAAATCCATCTCCAGACAAAACCTTTCCCATGGCTTTCCGTCACCCTCATCAGAGTGAATTATTGTGCCGGTAGTTTCCAATTCTAGTTCCATATCCTAGATATCTTCATCATTATTAAAGTTAAGGTTGCAATCCCAAATATCCTCAAAAACAATCTTTGCCCTTAAAGAATCTTCTGCGGACAGTTCTGTCTTAACTATCGGCTTCTCCTTTGGCTCATTCTTCAGCCATCCAAAGATAATTGAGCAATAATATACCACGATAATCAAGATACATATGATTATGTATGCCAGATTTAACCATTTATTTCTGAAAAATCCTTTCATCTTTATTCTTCCTCCTTTTCTATTTCTTTCTTCATTCTTTGTTTCATTGTGCTTCTTGGGATGCATTCAGCAATCTTTTCCCACCAATTAGCCCAACCTTTCCGTGGATGGCAGTCAGTTTTCCAAGTATCCCCCTTAATCGTTTTTTCTCTTCCGTATGGTTTCATTTCTTAATAAGTTCCTTTGGTATATCTTTCCTATCATCGTGATAACCCTTATCTCCAACTAAAGGTGCAAGTGCTCCGTGTAAATAAGGAAATATATCTCTATTGAATAACAATGAATTGGCAAATAAAACTGACATTCCCATAGAGTTTCCGCTATGCCCGTCATCTAAATCACAACCTTTCTTCTTAATGTTTTCCACCAAAGTCCAAAGGGATGGGTTCTCTCCCCCACAGAGTTCTTCCCAATTCTTATGGGTGTCACCATCAAGGTTGGCAACGAATTCAGCAATCTTTTTTCCCTCATTGATACAGAGTATTTCGTAGTCATAAAGAGAATCGTAGTTTGGTTTTGTATGCCAAAGGTTCGTTATTTCCTCATCAATCTTGAAATCGGGATTGTCATTCTTTTTATCAATCATATACCAATAATAGTCATCTTCAGAATGGAAACCGAGTTCTTCACAGCGTTTCTGCATCTTCTCATTCCATTCCTTGATGTCTTCCTCATATTTCTTTCTCTTTACACTTGGGTCATCCTCAAAGGCATGCCCTTCTGCTGCAAGCCACAGTCTATTAAACCTGTCAAGTCTTGCTCTTATTGCTTCTTCTATTGTCATAACGCTAATCTCCTAACTCCCACAGGAAAGTTCCCCACAGGTCATTAATCTTTTCCTCGTTTTCTGAATGCAAGGTAATATCACTGCCGTTCTTATTGACAACGGTAATCTTGTTCTTGGTTTTCTCAACCCTTACAATGTCATCCTTTGCAATGAGGAGTTCATCGGCACCCCAATAGGTATGCACTCCTTCCAAATCCTTAATGTAAATAAATTTTGTCATTTCTTCTTGTTCTTGTATTTATTATAAAATTTGCTCCATTCATCACACCCTTCGGCAATGCTCTCATCATCTTCTTCAAGCCCTTCTTCTTCATTGATATAATCAATATGAACACTATCACAATAGATAGTTCCCTCATCTCTCGGCAGTTTCTTCTCAAGTTCATTGAGGGTGACATACCAACCATCACAATAGATATTGCCATTGATACAACCCCTTGTGCCTTCTCCAAGAATTGAATCTTCATCAACTTTCTTCCAATGTGGCATCTGCATAAGCATATCATCTCCTCCATCTTCATAACCGACATCGTTGCCTTTTGCCCATTCTTCTTCAAGGCGTTCTTGCATCTTGTCTTCTGCCTGTTTCTCACCATCATGGAACCCCTTATTGTATATCCAATCTTTCACATTGCCCTTTGCCTGTTCAAGACAATCTGCCCAACCATTCTCATAACCTTTCTCATAAGTGTCATTATCGGAATCTTCTTCTTGTGAAGTAGGAGTAATCGTTCCGTACTTGTTTGGCTGACTTGTCATTGATGAATTAAAATTTCCATCATCATTTACGGAACATGAAAATGTAGTACCATTTGTTGTCTTTGTGTCAGTCTGCCATTGATAACCTCCACCAGTGCTAATCACTCCTGGGCAATTCACACAATCACGGAATGGATTGGTACAAGCACCACCATACGGACAAAGTGGAGTTCCATATGGATACTTCACAGGATTAACTGGTGGCGTAGCAGGAAATTCAGGAAAGACAAATGGTTGCCTATTCTTATCTTCCGCATCCCTTTCAACAAGGAGTTCAGCCAATCTCTCCTTATCTAATTTCATATAATCTTCTTTCGTAAACATAATATAATATATTTTTATTTGTTGTTCCTTTGGTGCGAATATACAAAAACTTTCTAAATAAAACAAAATCATGTAGAAAGTTTTTGCAATTTTTTCTACCTGATTCACTAAATTTTGGCATAAAACACTATTTCTTGCCAAATACTTCACACTCATTATATTAATCTTTTTACGGCTTCATTAAAGTAATCTTCATTAATTTCATAGCCAATGTAATTTCTGCCACAATTCTTTGCTGCTACACAAGTGCTTCCAACACCCATACAACTATCTAGGACAACATCGCCTTCATTTGAAAAAGTTTTGATGAGATATTCAAGCAACTTTACTGGTTTCTCTGTTGGATGCTTTTTATTTTTTACCACAGTATTAAATTCAACTACATTAATAGGTTGCTTATATTCATACTCTTTAAAGTTATCGTTAGTCTTATATGCGTGCAACATTTCCGCCTTTCCATATATCTTGGCATTTGCCCTTCTAACTTTATCTCGCTTGGTTAGTTGCGGATTATATGTCATTGCTACTCCGTTCTTTGTATAACATGCTTTTGCTTTAGAAAATACCATTATGTTTTCAGTTACCCTCCCCATTTGGTATCCCATAAGTTGAAAATTACTAGGCTTTTGCTTTTTCCATATAATGTCATACTTATACATTTCAAGGTTGCTTGTCCTAACTTTAGAAGAAAATGGTTCCTGCCCAAAAATCAAAATTACACCATTGTCAGTTATGATTCTCTTGTATTCTTCCCAAAGTAAGTCCATAGGAATAACATTATCCCACTTTGCTGCTGTAATGCCATAAGGCAAATCAACTAATATAAGATTGACTGACTTGTCAGGTATATCTTTCATACCAACAAGACAGTCTTCATTAAAAATCTTATTATGGAAATCTTCTATCTTCATAACTTATTTACAGTAGATTATATAATTCATCATACCCCAACCTCCGTGTCCTTTTATTTCGGAGATATGCCTTCCCATTATCATTTCTGGTAGTTCGGATAGGAGTTCGCCATATCTATATTCACACTCATACCCGCCTACCACCTCTATCTTCCCCCATTCTTTTGGGTTCTCCTTCAAGACTTCATCCACGAATTCACCAATCGTGGTGGCTTTGTAGTCACTTACGGCAAAGGAAGCCGTTTCATCGCTAAATGTTTTGCTTATCTGTTTGAATTTCATTTCTTTGTTATAGTTTCTTCAAATCTTTTATTAACTCATTGTCATAGTGTCTAACAGTTATTAATAAACTCCCTCATTATCTCATCTAAATAGCCTGACTTTTTCTGGCATCTACGCATTTCCTTTTTATCTATTTTTAGCTCAGACAAGATGTGTCTCGCAATAGTAGGCTCATCATAATCCACAACAATAGTTTGGATAGCGAACCAAACACCGTCATTAAATTGGATTTCTTCTTTGCGTGTCATAACTCAATCTCCTTATAAATTTTTCAAATCTTTTCTTAACCCATTTAATACGGCAGTAGTCTTGCCATCCCCTTCTTCTCCAAGAGTTAAGATTGCTTTTGAAAGATATTCTATCTGCTCTTTGGTTGGTTTCCAATTATTTGATTCTCCTTGTTCCTCCATCCACCTGGCGCCTGCCTTGAAACCTTCTAAAGATGCTTTAACATCTACATCATCGTAGAAGTTGTTAGAACCATCATAAGGAACTCTAAATCCGTGCTTGTCTGCATATTCTTCTGCCGCTTTCTCTAAGTCAACTAGTTCAGGTTCAACTATCTTATTGAACCGCTCTCTAATGTTATCAACTGCCGCTTTGGAAATTTCTTCTCCCATTTGTTTCATCTTTTCATCAGAAATTATTTTAGGAAATTCTTCCTCTATTTGTACATTACTGATAAGAGGTTCGCCATCAGTTCCTTTGCCGACATATTCTCCTGTAACAGTATAGCAAGGACGATTATCATATTTAGTCAAAACACATAGTGTGTCTAATGTATCTCTATGAAAAGGGAACGGAAGACATATAGAGATATGTTTGTCTTTATCCAATCTTATTTCATATACAGAAACCCCTTCTTCCTCACCAACACATTCTTCTCCTCTCCATATTTTTGATTTTCCGTTTTCTGGAATGTCTCCAAATCTCAAGTACTTTGTCATTTCTGGCTCTTCCTCAACGAGAGTCCAAGTTTCCATTTTGAATAAATGATGAAAGTCTTTATCTGGTAAAGTATAAAACTTTCTATAAGACTCTATCTCTGGTGCGGTTATCCTGATTGCAGGATTTGCTTTGTTTATCAGCGTTTTCATCTTTCATTTCTTTAAATAATCCTCTTATAAAATCTTCTATAGTTGGTACATATCCACATTCTGCAAGTTCGCTAAAAAGCCAAACTTTATCTTTTACCGCTTTATATATAGAAGATACATAATAACAACAGCATTCATCCCCATAAATATCCCTTTCACAAAATTTATTTGTTTTCACAACATGAGTAAATTTCATATCGAAGTAAGACAAATCATCACTGTATCTTGTAGTTATTGGAATTTTGAAATAAATAGGCATATTATCAATATTTTCTTCTTCCTCAACAAGAGTCCAGTTATACTTACCAATAGCAAGTTCTGCGACATAATAACAGGTCTTATCTTCCTCTATCTCTGGTGCAGTTATCCTGATTGCAGGATTTGCTTTGTTTATTAGCATCTTCATAGATATAAATTTTTTGCAATTATTTCTACTTGGTACAGAGGTTACCTCCACCATCCATATTGACAGCATTTACACTTGTTCAAGTTCCTGTGTTTTGGCTTCAAATTGCAGGCAGATTTACCACAATACCTACAGTCTTTCTCTGGCATGTATCTTATTTCGTAAACATCTATTATAATTCAATTATTTCAAATACTTTATTAAATTCTTCTCTATCTGCAAACCAATTAAAAAAAACAGCATCCCTACCATTATCTGCTGGAACTATTATTGATAGAGTTGTAGGGTCTATCTTAAAACTATATGCAAATCCTTCTCTACAAACTCCATCCACAGTTCTTTTTGCTAATGCCATTTTCATATTATTCCTCCATCAGTTTATTCAAATCATCTCGTAATGTTATGAGTGTACACTTTGGCGGAAATGTGTCAACTGTAACTGCAATAGTTTCGCTCAACGCCTGCATCTGCTCCTCGCTGGGTTTCCAATGGTGATTTAATCCGTCTTTTACACCACGCTCATATTCAAGTTCTGCAAACTTATTGGCATTTTTTATACTCACAGTATGGGGCTGGGGATGGAGGGATTTAAGCCAACCCATTAGTTCTTTTCGTATAAGTTCTGAATTAACCCAAAAACCCGTATATTGCACATGGTCAGCATAAGCATCGAGAGCTTCAAGAATTTTTGTTCGCATTTTCTCATCTTCCTCGCTCCACTCTACTGGTTTCTGTTCAATAGGATAGTCAAGAAGGTCACGGACATTAGTTCTAATCTCCTTTATCTTTTTATATTCTTTACTATTGTATGGAATAAGTTTTCTAAAGGAAAGATTGGTCAGTTTAGATATAATGTCATTAATTTTTTCCTTTGGAAGATACTCTAAAGTAGTCTGTTCTTTCTGTTCCTGCCTTGCTTGCGGTTGAAGAGATTTTAACCACTCAATAGTGAGTTCAATTTCTGAAGTACTAGCATAATGCTTTTTTGCTGTTTCAAGAAAATAGATAGCATCCTTACATCTGTGCTTATCTTCCTCACTCCACTCACTTGGGGAATTAGTGTTACTTTTTGGGAAATTCCCTCTATCTTTGAGGGATTTGAGCCAAGCAACTTGTTCGTCACAATCTTTAATTAACGATTCGTTGAAGCACTCACCCAATTGCTCCTTTTTCCTTTCATATCCAGCACGAATGGCTTCTGTGTCGTAAATAAGTTGCTTTATTCTTTTTACATCCTCCTCGCTCCACTCTAATGGCTGCTTCTCTTCATATGGTTCTTTACGATATAAACATTTCCCGTGGCACTTCTTACAGTTCCTAATACAGTTTGATAGGTTAGGCCATTCCCACTCTGAGGGTTTCTGCTCGAAGTCATATCTAAGTATCATTCTTGCCCACTTATCAGTATCCGCTTCTATAGCCGAATCATCCTTTTCATTGGCTGCTTCTTGGAGGTATTGGAGCATCATGGATTTCAATTGGTCTATATTGATGCTTGGCTTCTGCTCTTTCTTTCCGAGTTCAATACCAGTCCTGAGTCCGCTATCCCATTTGATACCATCACTAATTTGCTTGAATGACGGATTATGGTTTTCAAGCCAAGCAAGCATATCTGCGGGGTCAACACCAGCGTAGTTTGTAGAGTAGTGTTGAAGGTCTTTGATAAGTGTAACGATTGCCTTTCTTACCCTCTCATACTCACTATTCTCTTTGAATTTAGACTTATCCTTCAGTTCCTGCTCACCTTGCTTCTCAAGCCAAGACTTTCCACATCTTACACCAGCATAAAACAAATCTGCGACACTATACTTATCTTCTCCCTCTGAAAAGAAATGTTTAGATGCTTTATTAAGACATTCATCAACATATTTACCATATCCTGTTGGTGCATTTGTTCCCTCACTCGCACTATCTTCTTTTGGACAATGTTCTTGAGTAAACAAACGGTAAAGTTGGTATGGTGTTATATGATATGTTTTCCCAAGAAGATTGTCACTTCTTACATTGTAATTATCTTTGCCAACATATTCAAGCCAATAAGTTTCTCCTTCTTTGAAATCTAAAAAGTTAGCATAACATTTAATAAAACCATCTCCAACAAAATCAGATTTTTCTTTTTCTGCATTTTTATAAGTTTCTATATCCATATTACCTAGATTTTCGAGCCAATCTATTGCTGACTTGAACTGTCCTTTGAACTGCTCATCGGATTTCCGCAAGCCATCATAGAGGTATTCTAAAATCCACTCGTGTATCTCGCCCTTACTCTCTTTGAGTTCAGGAATAAGGGTTTTAAGAGCCTCTTGGTCCACCAGATGAAGGCATGTGCCATTTATGAACTCTTTTACAATTTTTATTGATTCTTCTCTTGTCATATCACCATATCAAAATAATTATTCTTGTACTTTTTTAATTTCGTTATACCTCCTCAACACTTCCTGATAGTATTCTCCTATCTCCATTTCTTCAAGCTCTCCTACTGCAATAGAGTTGGATACTTCTGTGAGAAGACTGTCTATAATCTGAATATCTTTTGCGGTCATAACTATTCATTTTCGATTTTACCTTCACAAATTATTTTCTCGGAACAAAAACTAAGAAACTTATTACCCCAATCAAAGAATAATCCTTCTGCATAGGTGGTCCCTTTAGGAATGATACATTTCACTACAACATACCGACTAGCATCCGAGCACCGATTTAGGCATGGATACCTTGCTTCAAAAGCATTTAGAAAAAACAAAGCCTCTGACAAACTTGTAAAAGAATGGAAACCTTCTTCTACCCTATAACGGTATTCTTTGATGGTTTTAGAAGAATCCAACAAATTCAATTTCTTCCCTAATTCATATGAATGTCCTTCCCTATAAGCCATACCCATATAAGGAGATGTCCATATACCGTTGTTTCTAGGATATTCAATCATAACTTTATAGCAAACTATATCTTCTTTTGCTACAATAATCTCTGGTTTTTGTAATGCTAAACACATAATTATTCCTCCTTATACATATCTTCAGGTGCTTCAATGGCGAGACCCTTTTCAATGAGTCCACGATAGTCAAAGTGATGAGCATTGAGCCAATCTTCCCTTTCATAAAATTTCAGAGTAATATATATCGTGTTATAGTATATTTCTTCTTCCTCAGTCATACTTGACATTGGACGAAGATAGGGTTTGAACATTCTCCCAGCAATTAAGTCTTCAATATCATCACCCGTAAATGTATATGGTCCATATCGAAGCCCACCAATTTCGCATTGAACCTCATAAGGAATTCTTGCACAGAGGTCTTTTAGTAGTAGTTGTCTTTCTTCTTGTGTCATAATTTATATTTTATACAATGGTCTTTTTCTTAAATTCTTCTCATGTTCTCTTATTTTCAAATAAACAGCAATAACATCAGATTCTGGAAGTTTTAATTCATCAGATGCCTCTTTTGTTGTTCTGTTCATTCGGTAAAGATTATCAATGTTCCATATATCTTCTATATTCATATCTTACTTCCTTTTTCATACATCCCTTCTGGTGCTTCCATGGCAAAGCCCCTTTCTTTAAGATACTTTACATAATCATCATAAGATGAAAACCTATTTTCTGGGTAAAAATTCCAACTCATATTTTAAAAATTTAAAAGTTAATATAAAATGTTAGTTAATTTTTCAACATTGCAAATATACAAAACTTTTTTAAAAAAAACAAAACGCTATTGCTTCCCTTTCAAAATTTGGTTTCCTCATATTGTCTTTCTTATAACTTGGATGACTACACCATCAGCCATTTTGAACTTGTTTTCATCAACAAATGCTTCAACAAAAAGTTTGTCATCACTATCTTGCCATACGACAGACTCAAATATCTGTCCTTGCCGAGCATGCCACTCTGCACCTGCTTTGAAAGCATTATAGATAGTCATTTCTTCCCCTTGGTCAGCAGGAGTTTGAGATTCTATGTACTTGGCTGCTGCTTCATCAAAATCCACTGACTCTTCTTCTCTTGGCGGAATTGGATGTTCTTTAGAGAAAACCCTTATCCAGCACTGGTCGATGAATGGTTCTATTTGCTTATCATCATAGAAGCAATCCACCTTGTTGATGAATTGAACTTGTCTCGCCACATCCCCATAGAGTGTTTCCATCACATTAAACACCTTTTGGCCTTTTCTCCAGTTATCAGGACACTCTTCCACAGCATCCCATATCTGCTTTACAAATTCTTTATATTTCATATTCTTAGTAGTTTTCATTAGTCATTTATTCTTTACTTATTACATCCAAACACATACTAAACCTCTTTTACGCAAATTATTTATCGTCTTCTACAATATCAATTACTTTTATCTTTTCCGAGCAATAACTGTGATACTTATTCCCATAACTGAACAGTCCTTCCGCATAGACAGTTCCTTTTGGTATTATACACTTTGCTACAATACAGCAATGTTTGTTTTCGGAATAATGCTCGTAAAAATAGCCTATATCATCTGATAGTTTCTTAGCATCATCGGCTCTGATAATGGAATGAAAACCCTCATTTATACGATGGTGACTATCCACTTGCAACGGTTTCCCCAATTCATAGAGATGATTTTTAAGATAAGCCATTCCTCGAAACGGTGATTTCAATGGCTCGCAATACCTAAGGACTTTGTAGCAGACTATATCTTCTTGTGCTACTTTTAGTTCACTATTTACAATTAAACACATATTCTATCCTAATTACTCAATTTCAATTTCGTCTTCACAAATTATTTTCTCGGAGCAAAAACTATGAAACTTATTATCCCAATTATCAACGTATAATCCTTCTACATAGGTTGTCCCTTTAGGAATAATACATTTTACTATAATATAAGTGTGCCAACCGTCACCCCGGCTCACAGTTGGATACCTGACTTCACAGGTATTTCGAAAAAGCAAAGCATCTGATAAGTTTGCAAAAGAATGGAACCCTTCTTCTACTATGTAAGGATAATCTTTGATGTTTCCAAATTTGGAATCCAACAATTGCAATTGCTTCTCCAATTCATAGGCGCATCCTTCCTTATAAGCCATACCCTGATAAGGAGACACCCACGCTCCTTTGTCTCCATAATGTTCCATCATAACTTTATAGCAAACCATATCTTCCTTTGCTACCCGTACTTTTTTACTCGTTACATACAAACACATACTAAATTTCTCCTAAACAAATTATTTTATTAGATACGTAATTTGGATACTCGCTATATGTACCTTCAATATAGTTAGCACCCTTTGGAATAATACATTTTACTACTACTACGTCTTTGCTAATACCGTGAAACATCCTATTGATAACACACCCAGCATACTTGTAAGCATCTTTTTTACATGTAAAAGAATGAAATCCCCTTTCAACAACCTGCTCATAGCCGGCAATAACCTGTTGGTTAAAGTTAGCACTCCGATAGGTAGTAATACGTGGAAGGGTAGTAATTGTAATGTCACCAAATGGGTGCTTATTTAAGACCCCTGTTTCATATAGGTAAGCGTAAAATTCTGACCTGTAGACCCCGGAATACTGTCTCAGTACCACTTTGTAGCAAACGATATCTTCTTCTGCTACTTTTAATTTTGAATTTTCAGTTAAAGTCAAACACATATTTATACACTTTCTAACACAATTATTTGGTCTGAGCAAATACTTTCATAATCAAATCCATAAAACCGAAAAATTCCTCGTACAAACTTTGCTCCTTTTGGTATCTTACATTTGAGTATTGCTGGTTTTCTGACATAGTAGTCGTCCAAAAACATGTGTGCTGATTCTCTAGATACGAAGGAATGAAATCCTTTTTCAACAATTGGGTATAACCATGTGGTGCTATCTATTTCCAAAGGCTTTTCTAAGGTATACAATACATCGGGGATATATTTCATTTTTCGATAGGGTGATAGAAGTCCAAATCTCCCTGAATATGTTTCTGTTCTGAAGACTTTGTAACAAATGATGTCTTCTTGTGCTGTTTCAATTTTAGTATTGTTTCCTACTTTAAGACACATAACTAAACTTCCTCCACCGCTATTATTCGTTCTGAGCAGAAACTATCAAAACTCTTTCCAAATTCACAGAAAAACCCCGCTGCATATCTTGTTCCCGCAGGAATTAAACACTTTACTGTTATAAACTCCATTCCAACTTGGAGGATACTAGGTTTGACAGGAAGAAACCATGTCTGTAGATTTGATGCAAAGTATTGTGCATCTTCTTTTTTAAGAAAAGAATGAAACCCTTCTTCTATGTATCCTCTCGTTGCAACTCCGTATTTTACTATTATAGGAGTTTCTGTCACATACGCTCTGCCATATTCATAGTGCATATTCTGATAAGGAGATATTAAATCATCACCCCGTTTCTCAAATACCTTGTAGCAGATAATGTCTTCCTTCGCTACTCTTATTTCGGTATCAAATAAAATCAAACACATATTTATTCCTCTTTATACAATATTTCTATTTTTATTAAATCTTCTGGATTATTTAATAGAGATAATAATTCTTCTGTTGTAACCTCTTTCTCTACTGTATAAGTTCCAACAGAAGGACTAGTTACACAGCCAATAGGACCAATATTTCTAATTATTCTTACTTTCATACATTCCTTCAGGTGCCTCTAATGCTAATCTTTTGTTGATTAAACCTCTGTAGTCAAAATGATGTTCATTGAGCCAATCAATTCCATTTATTGTAAAATGCCAATTCCAAGTAGGTTTAATATATCCAACTTCTGCATCCATACATTCCACATCATAAAATTCTTTTACCTCTTCATCAGTCATACTTGACATTGGGCGGAGATAGGGGCGCACCTCTTCTACAGGCACATCATAAGAAAGTCCATTATCTTTTTCAATAGCGAAAGATTCTAATTTTTTATTGAAATTTACCGCATTCCCCTCCCAACCATAAATTATATGATTGATTCTTACTCCATACGGCAACCTCGCACAGAGGTCCTTTAATAATAGTTGTTTTTCTTCTTGTGTCATAATTCTTTAATTTTTATAGGAACGAAAACATCATAACCGTCATCATCCTGGAAATGGTTTATATCCTCATCATATGTACAGCCGAACTTGGTGCGCTTATAAGTAAACGCCTTGCCATTCCACGCCGCTTCACTTGCATTCCGGCAATTTCCAATGTAGGTCTCTCCAATGATTAACTTGTCCTTGGGAATGGCTCCGCAACGGATAAAGTTAGGGATTACATACTTGTCGTACATCTCCTTGTCAAGAATCGGCGGCTCTGGTATGAACTCCTCCGTAAAAGGCTTAAGCTCCTCTAGCCACTTGACAGTCTTTGCAATATAATTCTCTCTTTCTTCCCGTCGTTTATCTTTTATTTTCTGTATATTTTCCTGTGTCATAGTCTATTCAGTTTTATACATTCCTTCAGGTGCTTCAAGAGCCAAACCCTTTTCAATCAAACTACGATAGTCAAAATGATGCTTGTTGAGCCAATCCATACACTCCACTGTGTCAGCAAGTGTAACAAGTCCTTCCGAGGTGAATGGGACACCAAAATCCTCTTTCTCTTCCTCTGTCATACTTGACATTGGGCGGAGATAAGGAAGATTTTTTTCAAGAGAAATGGGTCTCGAAGCAGTTGACATACTACATCCCTGGTACTCTACATATTCTACATTTCCATCCCAATCTGTATCTATTGGAATTCCCGCTTTACTATATGACAAAGCATATAGAGTACTGAGTTTCCAAGTATGAGAATCAACTATAGAGTCTTTATAGTTCATTATAACTCCATAAGGCAACCTCGCACTGAGGTCCTTTAATAATAGTTGTTTTTCTTCTTGTGTCATAATTCAATTTCTTTATTTATAGAACTCTTTTTCAACTGCTTCTGGAAGCACAAATTCTTCTACTTTTTCCCAATAGAAGTATTTATCCTCAGTTGGAATATTTGCAATGCACATTGCGGTAACATAAGCCTCGCTGTCTGTAACGCATTCAAAGTCTACTGGCGTACCGTCTTCATTTCTCCATAATTGGCCATCCCAAACATTCTCAAACTTACAATAAATAAACTTTTCGTAAGTCATTCCATCATTGCCATCATAGACAATTTTGTATTTGTTAACAAAGCTGCTCATTTGCTACTCCCCTTTTATACATTCCCTCCGGCGCCTCCAATGCTAATTCTTTCTTAATCAAACCACGGAAATCAAAATGATGTTCAAGAAGCCAGTCAATACCATCTGACATAATGGCTGCCTGGTTTGGATATCCTTTTTCAGCATTACCGTTCCAAGCAAACTCATCAATACAAACAAAATCATCAAATACCTTCTTTTCTTCCTCAGTCATACTTGACATTGGACGAAGATAAGGTTTAATATCAAATAAAGGAACTAATTCATACTTTCCACTCTCATTATCAACTGTTAAATTGACCATATTGTATGGTACATTAACGTCTGTTATGATTCCATTTTTATTGATTTCAGATGCATATGCTATTACCCTATAAGGCAACCTCGCACAGAGGTCTTTGAGTAATAGCTGCTTATTTTCTGTTGTCATACTCTTTCTATTATTTTAATTGTTTCAGAAACGATAGATGGCATCCCATAAAAATGTCCCAAAATCATCCTTGTTCCTTTGGGTATTATACACTTATAGACCTTACTATTCAAAGTGTATGGAAGAATTCTCTTATTGAAAGAAACTGCATCTATATGATGAGGAAAACTATGGAATCCTTTTTTTATGACATATACACCATTTGCATGGTCCCAAATCTTCTTCAGTCTTTTATCTGTATGATATGTTTCTCCTACCTCATATTGGAATTTGCGAAAAGGAGCCTCTATACCCCCTGTGGAAAATACACGCAATACCTTGTAGCAGATGATGTCTTCTTCTGCTATTACTATTTTTGAATAGTTATTCAATGTTAAACACATAATTAATCATCCTTATCTTTACTTATATACTTTTCTGCAAATATACAAAAAGAAAATGAGAAAACAAAAACAGGTTGGAATTTTTTGCAATTTTTCCAACCTTGTAACTTTAGACATACTCATTTTTTCTAATAGTTATCTCAACTTCTACAGGTTCGTCTTCCCATTTGAGGTCTGGAAAAGATTTTTGGTCAAGAGGCATACAACTACTTTCTGTCCATATATGCTTTTCAGAATTTTTTTCAGGGTAATTACCATAAACCCATATTTCTCTATTTTCATCTCTCGCCACCCATCCTGTGAGTTTGGCTTCGAATTCTCCCTCGGTGTTAACAAAAGTATTTGCATCTTGCTCAAAGATTGTCCTACCTTCTACCCATACTTCCGTGTGTTTAGGTTTCTCATTTTTCTCTTTGTGTATTTCATCTTTAGATTGTGGACGGAGTGATTTGAGCCATTTAATAGTGAGTTCAATCTCTGAAGTACAAGCATAATGTTTTTTTGCCGTTTCGAGAAAATAGATAGCATCCTTACATCTGTGCTCATCATCCTCGCTCCACTCTTTAGGCTGATGCTCTTCAATCCAGTTTGCAAAATGGTGGATTACTTCATAAAAGCCGCATTTGTCTGCTGTAAACCAGTTGTTGCAACTTAATTTACTCCAAATGTTGTCTATCTCGCCATCCAAAGTGTCTGCGGAGTCAGTATAAGGAAATTCGCCCTCAATCGGGATGGAAACAAGTTCCCATTGGTCTTGGTCCTGAATGTAGAAGAAACTATTTCTTTCTGTAAGATAGCAATCATCTATTATTCTGTCTACAGTGAATGTATAACTCTTACCCTTTTTACGGAGAGTGTCACCAACCCTGAACTTAGGTTCTACCTTAGATTCGGGCTTCTGTTCTTGCCTATCTTGAATTTCTTTTATCTTCGGGTAATCCACAACCCAAGAACAGGCTCCAGTACATTCGCTAATTACATCAGCATATCGTTTACAGCCATAAAGATTGTTGTCAAGGTTTCTCCTAAACGGACACTCTTCCTTTCTCTTTTCTCTCCAATCCTCTACTGGTTTCTGCTTTTTCTGCTGCCATTCTGCACCAGCTTTGAAAGCATCTTTTGCAATTTCTCTTGGGTATTCTCTATCAATAGGTGGCTCATAATCACCTGTACCAAATTGTCCAACACTTGACTCATCTGGATGTTCTTTATTTGCATATTTTTCTGCTGCTTCTTCAAGGTTAGCTGGGTGTTCTTTTGCATATTTTCCCGTCGCTTCATCTTCTTCTGTCCATGTCCCATCAGGCTCTTTCTGCTCTTCTTCGGAATAAACATCCTGTAGTATTCCTGCCAGTTCTGGATAATCGTCCCATCCACGGTAATACTTTTTGTCAGGATTGGAATCCTTCATATCGTGTGCATTGGCAAGATGTTCATCAAGGTACTTGTCAATGTTTTCAACAGCCTCTATTGCTTTACTTGCCTCTTTCTGCTTTTCGATGCCAAATAAGTATCCTTCACGGAATCCCTTGGCATGAGCGCATTCCACATAGTCATCTTCCAACTTGTCAACATTTTCATATCCGTTATGATAATCATTCCAAGCCTTTTCAAGTGCGGATTCAAAGGATTCTCTTGCATCATAGATAGGTTTCATCCTATCGTATTTCTGCTTTTCGATGTAGTTCAAGACAGCATCTTTCCCGACCCCACCATAGAACTCAAAAGACTCATTAGGACAGTTATGGATGTAGTCATATATCCACTTTCTTGCTTTTTCTTCCTCACTTTCTTTGAGTTCAGGAATAAGTGTTTCCAGTGCAGTGCGTTCTGAAAATAAGGCACTACTATATCTTTCACTTAGTATCCTTATTGCTTCTTCTCTTGTCATACTATTTCTCCTTTCTTACTTTAAATCCAAAATGTAATATGTAATTAATTATAGTTAAAATCCAAATATTAGTATTAATCACTATCTTATTATAGTTTATTGCTTCTGTTTCATTTTCCAACCTTGTAACTTTAGATATGCTCATTTTTTCTAATAGTTATCTCAACTTCTACGGGCTCATTTTCCCACTTAATGTCTGGGAAAGATTTTTCGTCAAGAGACATATGACCAGATGCAAACCAAAACTGCCTTTTAGAATCTTTTTCAGGGTAATCCTCGTAAACACATATGTCTTCATTTCTATCTCTTGCCACCCATCCTGTGAGTTTGACTTCTGGGTTCTGTCGTGGCTGGAAACGGAGGGATTTGAGCCAATTCATTTCTACATCTTTTGCCGCCTTATAAGTTTCCGAATCAGCAAATTGTTTTGAACATTCTACAGACTTAATACAACGAGAAAGCATTCTTTCATCCTCTTCACTCCACTCATTCTTTGGCTTGGGTTTGAGGAATTTGAGTATATCGTCTGCTATTTCTTCTGCTTCTTTATATAAAATTCCTTTATGAAGTCCTCGTAGAATATCTACTATCGCATTCTTGCCTTCCTCGCTCCACTCTGTGGGTTTCTGCTCTTTTACATCAAGTTCATCGCCTTTTATGTAACGGAATCTTTCAAGAACCTCTAAGCCAAAACTCTTTTGTCCTATACCTCCCCCACGATAATCGGAACGAACTTCATTCATTATTTCTTCTAAATCATTAACATCTTTCCAAGTAAGTTTTGTCCACTCTACTGGCTTCTGCTCTTTCTGCTGAATAAAGTTACCTTCAAGCCATTTTATGATGGTAAGAATTTTACTTTCAAACTCTATCCTTCCGGCGTAACCTGCATACTCTTCCTTATTTATAGAATAAGGCTGTATCTCTTTCAGAAAATCAATCATCCATTGAGGAGTTTTTGTTTTCTGATTCTCAAGCCACTTGATAATACCAAGAACTTTACTTTGATACTCTCGTCTTCTAACATAATCATCATATATGATACAAGATGAGAGTATATCATTCAGAAAATCAATCATCCATTGTGGAGTTTCTGCTGCTTTCTGTTCTGCGAGTTTAACACCTCTATCATACCAAGCATGACAGACTTCTTTAAGCAATTCCTTAAACCTTGGGGTCAATTTCTGCCCTTCGGCAATAATCTCTTCGCAGTCCTCTTCATCCCATACATCATCAAAACTGTTTGATGCGTTATCTTTCTGTTTTTCAGCAGGGTTTGTGATGCTCTTATTGATAAACGCAAGTCCATACTCTAACAACTTCTTTGCATCTTCCAAGGAACGAGTGTCCCAACCAATTTCTGCTTCACCGCCTGATTCTGAAATAAGAACCACTTGTTTTTCGGATGTTGCTCTACTAATGATTTTTTCCCTGGTGCTATTATTTGTGGGTTTCTGCTCTTTTTGTGCATCTTCAAATCCATGCAGATATCCTTCTCTAAAATTTGCTTCACCACGCTCTTTCTGCTTTTCAAGGTAGTTCAAGACAGCATCTTTCCCGACCCCACCATAGAAGGCAAAGTTATTATTAGGACAATTGCTTATATAGTCATATAGCCATTTCCTTATCATCTCATCCTCATTCTCTCGGAGTTCTGGGATAAGTGTTTCAAGGGCCGTGCGCTCCGAAAATAAAGCACTGCCATATCTTTCACTTAATATATTTATTGCTTCTTCTCTTGTCATAACTAAATTATTTATCTTAATTATTCAGGCATTATGTGATTTACCAAGTCTGTGATTGAAGTAAAAAATGTTTTTCCTATCATGTTCTTGTGTATAGTAACATACTGATATGTATTATTTTTGTCTTTCCTTTTCAACTCATATTCCACATCAAGATTTCCATTATAAACTGGACATAAATTATTAAACTCATCTCTGTTGTAATTACACAATATCACTTTCTCCACTTGCCATTCAACAATGTGGTTATCTTTCATTGAGTAGAACTTTAGTTCAAACAATTCCTTAAAATCTTCGTATTTCATAATTTTATTTATAATTGTTTTTCATTATTAATGATAACGAATCAATCTTTTCAACCGCTACCTTATCCCAAGTTGGAGTACCAAAACCATTGGAGCCATTACAAATCTCTGTAAGAACATACTCATTCGTGTAGGTCTTTCTTATATCTCCTTTCTTAACGCTCATGCGGTAATTTATGCCACTTGTGCAACCTGTGAACAAAACCACAGTAAAAATAATTATCAAAATCTTTTTCATATCTAAATCAAATTTTCTAAACAGTACTTTATAGCCGCTTCACAGGCTTCTTCATATGTACCATATAATGAGATACCTCTATCCACCTCGCACAAATCTTCCAATTCTACAATTTTAGTACGCCAATTCCCTTCTAATGGGTCAATATCCACATGCAATCCGTGTACTTCTCTCAACCACTTCATTGCCATTTGAAGGGTTGGAGCAGAGTAAGAACCTTTTACCACACCTACTTGAATATTATTAAGTCTTATACCGCTTTGTATAAGCATACCCTCAGGATTATAAAAAGCAAAACATGCTTCGTTAAACCCTTTCTCTTCCAATAGTTTTGCAACTTCAAAACTTACATAATCTTCTGTAATCATAACTAAATCAAATTTTCTTTTACACTGCAAATATACAAAAAATTCTAAATAAAAACAAACTTTTTCATAGAAATAAAAAAAACAGCCGAGGAACGGCTGTATAGTGTGGAGGAAAGAGGTTACGAACCCTGTGAATCGCTGAGATAGAAAGCGGTGTTAGTCAACAATTATATTATTCCCTAAATTAATTTTTCTAAACAATACTTTATCGCCACTTCACAGGCTTCTTCGTAAGTGGTATATATTGTATTGGATTCATATTCGCTAACTTGGGATGGGAAATTTACAATCTCAAACCACCACTTATCACATGTTGGTGAATTTTGATGATATGGATATATTTCAATCTTATGCTCTTCTCTCAGCCACTTCATTGCCATTTGTAGAGAACACACTTCCACAATTTCATCCCCTGTATTATATCCATAACCATCTCCTGGATTAAGTCTCTTAAAAATACCATTTATGTACACACCCCTGAAAGAATCATACGGAATCTTAAATCCATTCTCTTTCAAGAGTTTAGCGGTTTCAAAACTTACATAATCTTCTGTAATCATATTTTATTATTCCAATATTTAATAAATTCTTCTATAATATAATTCGACATATCATCAGGGTGTTCAACCCCTTTTTTCTTCAACTCATTTTTCAATTCTGAATCTGTCCATAATCCCCATTCATTTCTAATCCATCTGCCAAGAGAACTATGCATTGAAATTGCTCCATTTTTAAGAAGATATTCCTTGTCCTCATCTGAAAGTATTTTCTCAAGCGTAGAGATTGCTTCATTAACTGTCTTAGGAACTGAAATGTTAGATTCTTCTTCCCCATTTTCATTTTTTATAAGATTCTTAAGACAATATTTTATCGCTGCTTCTGCACAATTTTCATAAGACGTATCAATGTCTCTTGAAAACAAATAATCTTTATTTTGACAGATATGAAATTGATATATCCAATTATTTCCGACTTCGTGCGGGTCAACTGTGATATCAATCTTATGTGCTTCTCTCAACCATTTCATAGCCATCCACAATGTTGGAGCAGCCCATACTTTTGCATCTTTCTTTCTGTTGTCATACCCAAAATCATAAAGATATCCACCTTCAACATATTCAATTTCATCTTCAAGTCCTTCTTCTTTCAGTTCGCATTCTTCATCGAAACTGATTGGTACACCTTTATGATATACAGCAGTTCCATAGGACTTATAGCACCACGCCTTAAACCCTTTCTCCTTCAAGAGTTTGGCAGTTTCAAAACTTACATAATCTTCTGTAATCATAATTCTTCTCCATATATAGTTTTACAGAACTCATCCCATTCCTTTTTAGTTTCTTCTGTATAAGAATACTTCTTGTTATAGACATTATGCGGTAGAGTTCTTGACATATTTAGTGTATGTACAGCTCTTTGTTGAGCTTCTTTTAAGTTTTCCTCTTTGTAATTACCAGACAGAAGTTGTGCGAGGTTTACACAGGCTTCTTCAAACCTCAGATTTTTAATTCTTCTTTCCTTTTCCAGTGCAATAGAATACGCATTGTTTATTTCAATGATATTTATCTTACCTTCAAGTAAACTTTGTACAAGAGCATATTCCATAGGTAAATCATTATCGTAACCAAGTTGCTTAAATTCTCCAAAAGTCATAATCACAACATTTTTAGTAATTTATTGATTATTCATAACATAGTGAGAACCACTTCTTGTCTGCCATGCTTGAAGTAATCTGCATTGCGCTTGCTTTGTTAAAGCGATATTTTGCGGCTTGTACTCTTGCGGCACTTTCTTTCTCAAAAACCATTGCATAGAATGAATATGGAGACCACCAGAAACGCTTAGTTAAACTTCGGTCTACAAGATACAAAGTACTCACAACACCTTTCTTACGCCTTGGCTTTTGCGTTACTACCCACTTGCCAATGTCAGACTTTTTGAACGTCCTTGACTTTGCATCTACATAGTCACGACGGTCACTCTTTGAGTATGGTTCAAAATTACCTTCAAAACCATCATAAATTTCGGACAATGCCTCTGCTTCACTAATGTAATCTTCCATCATAGTTTAATTTCTTTTTAATATATTCGCCACCCATAACCATTAAACTGCGTCACTTCTCCTTTAGAATTCACATAACGACACCCGCCACTTGCGCATATACCTAATTCTTTACTGAATTTCTTGGGGTTTCGTTTAATTTTTGCCCTATCAATTAGAGCGTCTTGAATAAATGTGCCACAGTCTCCGACAACTGCATTGAACCCGCTAGCACGTTCACTGCGATATTTAACACCTTCTATCCTTGTTACCCAATATCCGTCCCAACCTCCGACAAAATTCAGATTTTTGAGAGCATCATGACGCCATTGTGATAAAATGGCGGTATTTAAGAATCTATTTCTTTTAAGTAAACACATATTATAATTCAATTTCTTTATTTATTCCACAAAGCGTCAGTATGTTTTGAAGTTGGTGAACATATCTAAATGGAAATCTTATTTCTCCGCCATCCGTGGTTATAATAATGAATGTCTCGTCACCATGGATAATTGCAGCATTTTCCACTAAAACGGCAATCCACTTCTTAGGATTTATATTATTTACGTTTACCTCCCATCCGTTCTTCTCCAGTATTTCCGGAGTGATTTCAATGGGTTCAAGATATGCAAGCCAAATTCCTCCGTCTAATTGGTCTTCATCAAGAGGATGGCAGGATATGGCCCCAACAAGTCCTTTCTTCATAAGCTTGTTCTCGGCATCAATTCCGTTAACCTTTATTATAGTTCCCTTCTTTATACAAAGACCTTCGTGAGCAACACGAAAATAGTTTCCTATGCTTAGTTCTTTAATGTCTATCATATAAAAATTACTTTGTCATTCTCAACTCGTATACAATCTATTTCTATATCATCTGTTGAGTATCCTTCATATACTCTATCATAGAGAGGTAGATTTTCATATCCACCTTCTACTGCATTTTCGTATAGTTCTTTAATTGTCATATTTGTTCTTCTCTAATTTTTTAAGGTCTTCTTTTAGCCTTCTATGAAAATCATCTTCCCCGTCATCTCCTGCGAGAAGCCAGTCTATTCTTTGCATATAGATTTTGGCTTTCTGTATTAACTCAATACCTTTCTTGAACTCTGCAATAGTATCATCAGTCCATCTATATCCATTCCAATACTGGGCATTATACCATTCAGGTTTGGTATTGTTGTTGTCTATTTCTTCCTGTATTCTATCAGTAATTTCCTGTAATCTATACTGCGAATAGTCAAATATTCCTCCACTCATAGTTATCCCTCCTTTGTCTTAATATATGTATCTTCTTTTGCTTCCAATGCAAGACCTTTTTTAAAGAGACCTCTAAAATCAAAGTGATGTTCAAGAAGCCAATCAACAACAGATGTTGCCGGAACAACAAAATACTTCCCCGGATAATACTCAACATCCATTAAGAGCCTATTATATTCCTCCTCTTCCTCCTCAATCATACTTGACATTGGGCGGAGGTAGGGTTTAACAGTCCAACTCTCAAAATAATCAATAGTAGAGGTGGTTAAGTCAGCATCTATTTCTTCCCCACCTTCTCCTATAATATGTATTTTAGTCCTATAAGGCAACCTTGCACAGAGGTCCTTTAATAATAGTTGTTTATCTTCTGTTGTCATATTACATTTCATTTAGTTTGTCTATCATTGTCTGATATGCCTTTTCTATTGGCTCTGCTCCTTTACAGATTCTTTTCATATTATTCGCCCATTCCAGAATGGTGTCTTTGCGGAGGTATTCTTCCCCACAAGGAGGATGATTTGACATATAATATCCATTGAGGTCAGCGGTTATCCAAATCTTATCTGGTGCTTTCATATTATTCCTCCTTCAGTTTTTCTATGATTTCTTTCTTAGCAAGTTCAAGAAGTTTAGGGGCACACTCTTTTGCCAATGTTTCTACGTCACGGACAATAATAGATTTACTGAGGCAATTTGCCAACTCCTTTTCAAAATCTGTCAGTTCTGATTCTTCTGAAATAAGTTCATATAAATCCTGACATTTATATGAAATACAATACGAATGACTATGGTTATAAGAAATTGGTTCAAAAGGGTCTATTGCGCTATAATGTGTATCGTTGAGTTTTACTATCTTACGAACAATATCAGTAACCTTATTTCTTATTGTATCTCCCACCTTGAACTTCGGTTCCCATGTGTCTATGAGACATAAATCATTATCGGATGTGCCACAACACATTCCATCCTTGCGAAACAAAAGTAACAAAAATGCGGTTTCATTAGAATGAGAAGAGTCCTCAACAAGAGCAGCAATCGGAAGACCCGCAATTGGAAATTCAGGATTTTTATTATCCCAGCAAATAATTCTCGCAGATTTTCCACTCCTTGTCTGAACCTTGTATCTTCCCAAATACTTGTTTTCTTTGCTCTGTATTTCACTTCTAAGAGCAATATCAAATGGTATTGTTTTCATTGTCTTCATTTGCTACCTCCTTTTATTTGTTCCGCCATCCACTTGGCTCCTGCCTTGAAACCTTCTAAAGATGCTTTAACATCTACATCATCGTAGAAGTTGTTAGAACCATCATAAGGAACTCTAAATCCGTGCTTGTCTGCATATTTTTCTGCCGCTTTCTCTAAGTCCACTGGTTCAGTTTCAATTGGAGAATGATATGCTGCTTTAAGATATTCTTCAAGAGTAGGAGACTCGTCATTGTCTCCGCCCATTTCTTCAAATGCCTTGTCAATTTCTTCCTGTGACATCTTGGAAAGTCTTTCTTTCAGTCTGTCTGCCCAACTGATATTCTCTTCTTCCTCAACGAGAGTCCAGTCTATTGGATTATATATTTGGTTAATGGCAGGTATCCAATAAACATATTGATGATTGTTATAAGGGGCATCTTCAATAGTTATCTCTGGTGCAGTTATCCGTATCTGATGATTATGTTTGTTAACTAATGCCTTCATAACTCTTTAATTTTATTCATCATCTTCATCATCCTTTGCCACTTTCTTCACATCCTGTATCATCTCACGGAGATAATCGGAGCAGTCATATACATCTGTGCTTACTGCCTCCAAGATGTCCTTAATCGTGTCAAGTTGCCCAAGCAAATCATCAATGTCAGAACATTTCTTGTACTTATCCTTTCCAAGCAGGAATGTAAGTGGCTGAACAAGGTTTTCAGGAACATCAATGAATTCCCACCTTGCTCCACCATATTTTTCGGGATTGGAGTTCTGCTCTTCAGCAGCATCAAAGATTTCCTTTTCAGTCCTTCCCTTGTCAAGAAATACCTGCATATCATCAATGCGGCGGATATTTCCCTCTTTCGTGTAACAAACTATTATCTTCATAAGTCTTTAAATTTTAATTAAACACTGCAAATATACAAAAAATCCGCCAAAGTAACAAATTTTTGACGGATTATTTTCAAAATCTTAATGTCCTATTCTTCATCATCTTCTTCTTCATCTTCCCCCCAATAATCAGTTTCGTAGTAATGGGAACCAAAGTTCTCTTCCTTGTATTCAGGGAAAGGCATATTCCCAACATCATCACATATACCTTCTTCTACATCTTGGGCGGTATAGACAAAATCGGAATATTTCTTTCTCTCAATCTTGTCCTGCCATACCCATATGCTCTTTCCAAAGAGCCAGAACTTTTTTCTTGGAACACTAATTCTTGTGGTATAGGTATATTCTTCATCGTAAAGGAGTTCAGGACAATTCTTCTCTACCCAAGATATAGGTGCAGCAACCGTGTAATTCCAACTCATATCCACAGTTCCATAGTAGATGCAGAGTTTGTTTTCCTTTGCCCACTTATCATCCATGAAGGTTTGGTTCAAGTCATCCCCCAACCACTTATGGAAACATTCAAGTGGCGGATAATCTCTACCGCTGAACCAGTTATTTACCGAAAAGTAGATTATCTCTTGCATAACCCTTACATTTTCATCTTCACAGGATAGACATAGACAGTATCACTAACACCATCAGCCTCACTTATCTGCAAGGTTGGCTGAAGGGGCTCACTTGTCTTGAATTCAAACTCATAATACTTCGGATTCTCCCTCATTGATTTCTCAATGGAGTGTGTCATCATAGCACAGCCAAAGTTAATCATTGTAAATCCGATAAGGAAACCAAGCCCAAAGCATAGTCCCCCAAGTATCTTGCTCCATCTCTTCACCCAAGAAAATCTGTCGTTAAAGAGCATTGTCAGAAAGACAAAGCAGATAACAAATCCTAAAAGGGCTAATAAAATTCCAAATACCATCCACATAATTAGTCGATATTTTTTTGATAATTTAAATCATTTATTTTCTCCAAATGTTCTACAAATGTCGTGTCATTGGTTGTAGTGTTGATAACCGTATCAACCACAGCACGATAATATTCAACAGTTCTGTTCAGTTCCACCTTTGGTTCCTTTGTTGCGTTCTCTTCAGCAGTTCCTTTCTTTATTAAACTGCTCCCAAGATGTACCAAGAGGATGAAGGTAACACAGGCGCCAATCATCGCCATAATTCCTGCAAATGCCTTGTCATGGTCTTTGTCATGCACCCCATCAACGATAGGTCCAATCAGCCAAAAGAAACAGAAGACAAAGAAAATTGCCAAGATTAAAAGAATAATTCCACTAATAATACATTCCATAGTTAGTCCTCCACTTCTTTAAAGTGATAAACATAAATTGTGTCCTTAAGACCATCCTTGATATTAATGGTGGTATCCACCTGAGGAGCTACCCCTGTTTCAATCTTAATGCTTTCCTTCTTCTGTTCCTCAACCTTATTAATTGCCTTTACACTACCACAGATTAAAAATGCACAGGATGATAAACCAATGAGAGCAATTATTATCCCGGCAATGTTATACATTACAGCCCTCCCCTCCAATGCATCCAATAGGCACTCAATAAAGTTACCGAGAAAGAAGCCACCAACAATACTAAAAAAGATGGCTACGAAAATAAGAAATGTAATCATAAACTATTCCTCCTTAAATTTAAAAGTTAAACATTATTTTTATTTTTTTTTTTCCTCTTTTCTACTTATTGTAATATGAATTTCAGCGCCATCCTTGATGGTTTCATCGATAAATTTTTCGATTTCTTCATTCCAAAGTACATTCCACATCTTATGTTCCTCCTTATATTAATTTCTAGTGCAAATATACAAAAACTTTTTCTAAAAAACAAAAAACCCTAACTTTCGTTAGGGTCTTCTGAATAACCTTCTACTGCTTCTATATCCACATCATTGGAGTCATAGCGAATCGCTTCCCCTAACTTAAAGCTTATTGTCTTCAACTTATAGCATTCTCTAATTGGGTCAGCATATTTTCTTACACATATTCCTTCCCTCGGAACCTGATGATAAATACAAAGCGGTTCATCTTCTTCCATTCCAAAATGTTCCTTGTCATTTTTCAATTTCTCAAGGACATTCTCGTGCCAATGATTTTCAGTATCAATGTCCGGGTAGAGGTCTTCCAATGTACCATGATAAAGGATATCAATCGGGTGTATTTTCTTCCAATTTTCATCATTGTTGGCTTTCATCCTTTCAATCAAATCTTTTGTCCATTCAAATACTTCCTGAACTTCCCATTCTCTTTTATTGCCATCTTCATCTTTGGTCACTCGGTAGAACATAATTTTGTTTTCACCCTTGTCGCACCCGTAATCATAAGTCTTCTGTATTGGTTTATCACTTTCTGTGATATACCCAAAAATTTCACCATAAACAGTCATACCTTCATCAAGATAAGGATAGATAATATCTCCGTATTCAGTCCAAATATCTGCATTATAATAGCCACCATTTGTGCTTGAATTAATATAGCGGTTCTTGATTACTGTCCTTGAAGAATAAACTGGGCCATACTCAACCTTATATGTCTTAACCATAGGAAGATGGAATAGTCTCATGGCAAAGTTCCAAGGACTAAAGAGAATTGTCTTCCAATGAATAGGTTTCTTGACTTTTACCTTTGCAAAAATGGATGATGTGCCGTGAATCTTAATTGATACATCAATGACATCTTCTGGCTTGAACTGATTAATAGTCTTTTCCAACTGTGTGGTGTCATAGTGGAAGAAGAATTCTCCATCAATCATCCTGTCAAATCTCTTTATCTTCTTCTGTGCCTTGTTTGCATTGTCTCTTCTGCTTTCTTTCGGCATTGGCGGAATAAATACCTTAACAAACAGTTCTCCATTAATAGTATCAAACTCCTGGCCTATACAATCCTCAATATCTTCCATAGTGACGGTGTTATCAAACTTGAAGAGTTCTTCAGGGGAAAACAAGAAACCGAATGATGGGGTTCCTTTCAGTGTAATACAACGCACCCTGCCATACTTGTTAAAGAATCCGCAATGCTTCTTCGCTTCATCAACAATATGCTTTCCTGAATTTACAAGGTCCTCAATGTCCTTCTTAAGATTAGTATATTTGGTAGTAAGTGACATCGCTTCGGAAAGGGCTTTCTCAGCAGATTTTCTTTTGTCCGCAATGTCTGCCTTGAGCGTTTCATATTCTGCAGTGCCTAACTCCATTTCAGACAGTTTCTTTTCCAACTTGTCTGCTTTCTTTGTAAGTTTGTTGGAAAAATTGGTCTTGCTTTCCATAACACCTTTAATGTTCTTCGCTTCATTACGCATCTTATCAGCCTTTGCCTTAATTGGAGCATATTCTTCCATAATCTTGGCAACCTCTTCAGCATTAGCGTTCTTCTCCCTGCAACTAATCTCAAAAAGATTATTAACAGAAAGGAATCTCTCATTCAACTGTGTCTCGTTTGCACAATATATCATTGTGTCACCAGGTTTAATAAAATCACGCCTTACCACTATTTGTGTTCCAAGGACGAGTGTCTTAGCAAGAAAGTCAGAACCTTCAATAGGTGTAAGTTCTCCTACCTTCACTACTGCGCAAGAGTATTCTGACTTAAACTCTTCTGATTTTGTAAATACATTTGCCATATTTATACATATTTAATTATACTATAATCTTTTTCCCTATCCTCATAAACTACATCAGTATATCTTATTTTATCTGAAGCATAACTATTATAAAGTTTGTAGCCAAATATTGGAGTCATCCCATCATAGTATTTTGCTCCTTTTGGAATAACACATTTAATAATGGTAAAGGAAACATGACGAACAAGCATCAACATCGCTGCATAATTCGCAGCATCTTCAAATGTTTTTAAGGAATGATACCCTTCTTCTACAACAACTTCATATATATTACCTTTTTTCTCCAAACTTACATCCCCATATTCTTCTCCAATAGAAATAGGCATATTAAAGAACGGAGTTACATACCCGGATTTAGCCAGTTTCTCTACAACCTTATAGCAAACGATATCTTTCTCTGCAGTCTTTACCTTTGCATTCTTTCTAATCTTTAAGCACATAATTTTTTTTCTTTTTAATTTAACAACAACAATTCTTTTCTGCAAATATATAAAAAGTTTTTCAAAGTAACAAACTTTTGACAGAATATCCAAATTATTTGTTCTTTACCTTGTAGGTAATATATTTGAATCCCCTAAAGCCCTTACAAGGAACAGGATTAATCTTATGGAAAGGGCCACTGCGTGAAATATAATTCCCTTTCTCCCAATCTTTGCCTGTCGTAGTACATTGAAATTGTTTCTCTCCAAGAGAAGATATTGTCATCCAACCAATGATATTCCCATCATAGCAGAGATAGCATCTATCGCCTGGTTTTACTTTCGTGGGTAGGTTATTCACCTTGAAATTCATCTCCTGACTCCAATCGGCAACAGTATCAATTTCTTTCTTATAATCATCCCATTTAATTGATTTAGGAATGGTTATGCAGATTGCAGTTTTAGTAATATATTCTTTATTTTCCATAATTATTCCTCCTTATCCTTAATATAATCATTAAAATCAAGTTGAAACCAAGAAAGATATAAAAGCAATCCCCAAGGTTCTGGTAACTTTCGTTCTGTCACAAGATTTCTGCCTATAAAAAGACTATAATCCTTTATTCTTGCCGTTTTCATTTGCTACCTCCTTTTCCATCTTCTACCTGTTTATATACATAATTTGGCTTATTCCAAGAAAAACCACATTCTTCATCAGAGTCTATTATTTCTTGTGGAGCATTACATTCTCCATCTACTCCAAAACAGCAGTCATAACAAGGATTGTCTTCCCAACTATCTTTCGGTTGAGGTATTCTTATTACTTTCATTTACTTCCTCCTTTTAATTTTCCCAAGCCATTTTTATTGCAAAGATTGTAACGAACACCCAAGAAAGTAAGATAAAGCAAATCATCTTTGCCACTAATTTCGGGACCCAAGTCTTGAAAGGTGTTGTAATTATTGATTTTCCACACATCAGCAATACAACTAATACACCGATTAAATAAATTATTAGCCAAATCATACCCTACCTCTCTTTTTTCTGTGGTTTGCAAATATATACATCCAATGTAAATAATGTAGATGGATTATAAGGACTATCAGCTTGTAATGTTTCTTTCACATCATCTTTATGACTGTCATAAATCATTTTGCTTATTTCATCAATAAGTTCACGTCTTATTGTGTCATCAATATTATAGCTAAAATTATGTCTATGTGCATTTAATACTGCATCACTCATCTTATATTGGGCATGAATCTTCTCTACATGATACTTGTCATATGTTATGATTGGTGGACTGTCCAGAAAATGTAACTGTGCGGCAGGATAGGTGCATTTACTTTCAACAGTCTTGTCATCAACTTTCCTGGCGAGGTTCAATAACAAGCCCGCCACTTTTTCTCTCAATTTACTCATATTCACAATTCTTCTATTATGCGATTTCTCCAAGGGCTTCCCATATCGGAATCATTAGAACCCTTAGATTTCTTATTTAGTTCTTTATTTCCTTTTTTACCAAGTTCGTAGAAGTGACGGGCGATATTTGCAGCAAAATTACTCCATGTTGGAATACTCAACATTTTCTTGTCCCTTGGAGTCATATCAAACCACACTTCTTTTCTTGAATCATATTCAAGACAAAATTTTTCAACTTCCTTCTCCAAGTCCACCTCCGTTTGCTCCTGATGGAGAGAATCTATAATGTCAATTACGCTTTTCAAGTAATATTCTGCAATCGGCCAATCCTTTTGTCTGGTACTTGCAATAAGTTCTGTTACTCTTTCTTTCAGTTCTTCTGCATCAATATATCCCATAATTATTCCCCCTTTCTTGCTTTAAGCCCAAGTTCGTAGAAGTGACGGGCGACCTTTTTAATGTCTCCAACAGTTACAGACCAACCTTCATCATTTACAAGTCCAAGGTCTTCGTCAATACTCCACCCATCAACAAACATATCTATTTCCTTCTCCAAATCCACTTCTGACTGCTCCTGTTCTTTCTCACAAAACCCTGTACATTCATATACTCCATTTTCATTTATCCGCCTCTGCATTCCGCCATATGGATAATAACAATCATCATTTTTTCTATGATGGATGCATTTGGAACATATTTCCTCTGGCTGTTCCTGCTGGAGAAAGTCGATGAAGTCAAGAATACTTGCACACTCTGCTGCTTGGATATGATGGTTTGAGTTATGGTTGTACTCCGAGAATCTTCGTTCAATCTCGGTGCGAATCTCATCAATAGTGTCAATTTTCATAGTTACTTTCTTTTCTCTTTTCTTTCATTAAACAAAAGTTCTTCATTAAACTCTGGTATTGGTCTCCAGGCTATGATGCCATGAACAACTTGCCCAGTATAACCGTTTCTCTGTTCCGATATCCACTTACCATTCTTTGTAGCATCTACTCCACATCCATACATTGAATCCCACACAAGAACCCTATCACTTTCAGTCCACTCTTTATGTCCTTGCATTGTATCCGACCATTGTTTTGTTTCTTTTGGCATTTGCTTTGTGCAATCTATCCAGCCATTATTATACAACTCAGCCTCCGGCTGCTCCTGAGAAACTGTTGGCAAAGAATCAAATGCGTCAATTATCGCATTCGCTCTATCGTTTGTAGAATCAGCATCAAGTACACGATAGATTTCCGTTATAAAGTCTTCTCTCACTGCATCGACATCTACCAAATTATTTGATGGCTCTGGCTGTTCCTGCTGGAGAGAGTTGATAAGTTCGATAACCTCTTTCAATGCTTCGACTTTCCCATGTCGGAAAGGACTATGTTGCCCTAATTTGTTGGTGTTATACCTTTCTCTAAGTATAGATTTCAGTTTATCTGTGTCAATATAGTTAGTCATTGTACCCTCCATACATTTTATTTCCTGTAACTTCAAAATAAAGTTGCTCAAACTTTTGTTGCACCTCTTTGTCTATTCCGATTAGATTCCCACGAACTATTCTTGCGAATCTTTCAGCAACACTTTTTCCCTCCTGCTGGAGAGAGTCGATGAAATCCTCAATATGTTCCAACTCTTTGTATGCGCCTAATTCACATAGTTCATTATGTGTCCAATCGTCTTCTGGCGAATCAGCATCTGGAAGTTCTTCCCAATGTTTATTCATTCGTCTTTCTATCTCGACTTTCAGTTTATCTGCATTAATGTATTTCATAACCATTCCTCCTTATACATATCTTTTGGTAATTCCAGTGCAAGTCCTTTTTCAATTAAATCTCTAAAATCAAAATGATGGGAGTTAAGCCAATCAACCCCTTCTGCATTGACAGATGGATTGTCTGGTGTGCCACAAAAGTCTTTTAGAAAGTATTCATGATGTCTCCCATTGACGGATTCTTCAATTTCATACCCCGCACATTTAATGAACTCTTTCCGTTCATTCTCAGTCATAGAAGACATTGGGCGGAGATATGGTTGAACAGTCCAACTCTCAAAATAGACAATAGCAGAGGTAGTTAAGTCAGCATCTATTTCTTCTCCGCCTCCTCCTATAATATGTATTTTAGTCCTATAAGGCAACCTTGCACAAAGGTCTTTGAGTAATAATTGCTTATCTTCCTGTGTCATAATTATTCCTTAATATCATCTTTTATATCCAGCAAGGCAAGAATGCGTCTAGTATCCTTGTCGTCATTCACATTCTGAACAACCCAGTACCAATCCAAAAAAGGATTATTATCTTCAAGAGCGATTATCCTATACTCTACATAGACAGGAACTCCGTTGAAAAGATATCTTATCTGTGACCTATCTTGCCAAATTTTACCAATATATTTCTTAAAATCTTCCTTGAACTGATAGAAGTTAGGATTGTACTTTTTGATATAGTCTGGGTCTAAATCATTAAGGTATTTCTCATATTCATCCCAATCTTCGAGTGTTTCAAGGACATAGGCAGTATCGTCTTCCTTATCAAAAAGAGATTTTAGTGTACGTGTTTTCATTTTATTTACTTCTAATAGTTATTTCTGCTTCAAATGGCTCATCTACATTACGACTTTTCCGTCTCGTCTCCTTTCTATGCTCTGCATCATAGGTATTGTGGCATTTCTGACATAATGCTCTAAGATTTTCTGGGTCGCAGTTCTCAGGTGTATGGTCAAGATGAGCAATCGTCAGCACAACTTTGCTTCCATTTTCTCTGATAGAATAGTTCTCTATCCCGCAAAACTCGCACTTGTTGTTTGCTCTTTGCAAGATAGATGCTCTGATTTCTTTCCAGTTCTTCGGATAACGAGCCTTATTTTCAGGTTTTATTGGCATACTTTTCTTCAAGTAACTCATTACACTTATTCCCAAGATACTTTATGAGATTAAGAAACGGCGTTAAATCTACATCGGCATATTGTGTAAGGTCCTGTTCGCTGCAAGGATTGTCGCACCATTTTCCAAGACAGATAATCCTTTGTTTTCTTCCAACCAAGTCCTTATTCTCATCAGTAATATTCCCTGCAATCACTTCCTGAATATGCTTGTCACATGGCCCTTTGCATAAATTTCTGCATCTGTTGCAGATAAAACTTCCAGTTAACATGTATTCCATAACTTTTTTCTGCAAATATACATTTTTTTTCGAAAAAAAGCAAAAAAAAAACCACAGAAAAATCTGTGGCTTCTAATATAGTATACTGTTTGTTTAATTATTTTAATTATGATTGATAAACAAATAAGCCTGTCCGTTATACATAAATTTTGAAATTCGCATTTCTTTATATTTATTTCCCTCTATGGCAATATTTTCATTAGCAGATAATTTACTCCCGTTTGAATAGACATTTGTTGCAAGGTTAGACGGGATTGTTAACGTAATATTGTTGTTTGTTGTATTTACACAATATACTCTTAAAATAGTTCCTTCTATCGGTTGGGTTGAAAATGCCATAGTCTCGCTTTGTTGCCCTAATATAATTACACTTCCATATGAGCCGTCTATCTCAGATGCAGTTGCAGTAACTGTATAAGTATTCGAAACGGCATTTACGTCATTTGCACTAATACCGCCACCTATCTGTACATGGCCATATCTATCAGTTGCAATTTTCACTGCAGCAGGTGACAAACCAGTAGGGGCGTCCTTATGTGTAATAATAACATTACTGTTTAATGCGCCACCACCATTAAGAGCACCACTGCCAGTCACTTGTCTTGATGTCGGCACATAATTAGTCAATGCAGTTGCAACGCCCTTTCCACTTATACCATTAACAGTATCTTCGGAAGAATAGTTAGATGTTATTGTTGGTATTGTCGGTTGGTTTGAGAGGTCATTATAACTAATGCCTAATGTTGAAGATGCTTTATTTCCCGACAATGTTACTCCATTTATCTGTGGCTTATCAGAAAGACTGTCATAAGAACCATCGGATGCAACAATTGCAAACTGCATTGCATTTTTTAATGCAGCAACACTAACCACGTCAGTCTTGGTTCCGCCTTCATCAGTATATGTTATTACTTTTCTTGATGAGTCATATTCTACACTTGTTACATCTTCGCTATCATCGTGCTCAATCAGATATAACTCATTCACGCCAACCATTCCTTGGCTCGCCAACCAATCATAAACTGCTTTACTTTGCAATTTGTTAATAACTAAAGGTGTTTGTATTGAATCCATAATTAAACGTCATTTTTAATATAATTTTTTGTTGTGTCGAATAAGCCTTCTAATTCTGTCTGCAGTACCCAAACGCCATCTACTTTCTTATATACTTCAGAGCATTCCACCCACGCTCCGTTAATTTTAAGATACATCTGATATTTTGGACGACATTTAGCATATAACGTTGTCGCTCCTGTTACAGTAAAGGAATATGGGTTTGCCAATGAGACTAAATTTGTCCTTTCAGGGTTAGAATACCATCCCACAAACTCTTTCATGTCATCATTCAAAGTACAAGTGGCTGTTACTGTTTTTCCAATTTCTTCGTGATGGGGATATATTTCTACTGTACAATATTCATCCCCATAAGCAACCATTTCATAAGTGATAGCCGCTCTTGCATATAACTGTGTATCCCCCGTAATTGTCGCTGTATATGATGCGTTTTCTGAAACAAGATTTGTACATTCAAAATCAGAGTACCATCCAATGAAGGTGTAATTATTCGGAAATGTTGCATTAAACGTACATGTATTTCCATCTCGTACTTCATTTGAAGAAACCGATACTGACGTGCATCCTTCCGCATTAACAGCATTACATGTATGTATTGGAATATATGTAGCAGTTACATATGCCTGTGTGATACGAAACTGATAAGTATTATCCTTGTCAGCCTTATTTACTGAATTCGAGTTCACCCCCAAAACAATGTTAGCATCGGCAAAGTTGTTATACTCCATGTTGTATCCAACAACCGATGTGAAGGTATATGTACTGTTTGCATAACTTGTAGTCATTCTACTAGAACGAGTACTACTTGCTGTTGTTCCGCCGTTAATAGAGAGTGTAGTCCGAACTGAGCCACTTAAATTGGTGTTAGATACCATTGCTCTTACTGTTGTAGTCAATGCGGACAAAACAAATTTTTTATCAATACTTGACTCGCTTACTTTAAATGTTGATGTTGTGTTTTCAGAACTTCCTCTGCCGACACTTGCGTATATATAAGAAGAACCGTCATCAGGCGTTGATGCTGGGTCATTAATAAGGCTATAGCCCACATTGCCATTAGAACATGTGTGCGATAAATTTACATCACTTATTGGATATAATATTACTTGTTTTGTAGCCATGATTGTACTTCTTCTTCAAATTCTTTCTTTGTTATATTTTTAATATATCCTGGTTCTTTTCCTCCATGTGGCGGGCAAAGTTCATAAATTAAATCATTATAATCAGTAAGCGAAACATGTACAATGTAGCATGTCATCGTGTCGTTTTTAATACCTGTCATTCCAACAACTTTCTTACCGTCAATCAAAATGTCATTGCCGTCTATTTCAACATTATCATTCTTTTTTTCAATAAAGGCCTTAAGCCATGACAGCACATCAGTTGTCTCTATATTCAAATTACGTGGAACACAAAAACAAAAATTAAAATCTTTAATACCAGTAATAATACATCCTTTAAAGTAATCAAATATAACAGGATAAACACCATGAGCAAGAAATCTTTCTTCATCATCAAACGTCTTTCCTACGATGGCGACTGTACCCAATGAACTATCTTCTGTATCGGATGAAGCAAAGAAACTTTTTCCCTCTGTAGCACGTATTACCCATCTTGCAAGACTTTCCTTTGTGATGAAAATTCGTTCCATTGGAAGGTTCATTTGTTTTAAAAGATAAACCTTTTTATCTGCATTAAACTCAATAAGATTATCATACCCACAAGGAACCAAATAATCATAGATATTTGGTTGAGTTCCGTTCATCTTTTCAACAAGATATCTTTTTTCCGCTTCTATTGCTTTTTTAATGTCTTTTATCATAGCTTAACTAAACTTTTAAAAATATATCTCCATTATTACCAATTGAAGAATCAGGAGTGTCACTTCCCGTGTAGAAATGTTGTACAATAAGATTACCTTGCACCTCAGCACCGTCACACCATGCAGATTTTCCTTCTACTATATCAGAAGATGTTGCAATATCATTTCCTGGTGTTTGTGTGCCGTCTGCTGTAAACTTTCCGACCACACCAAGTATTCTAACACCGTCCCTGATATTGGATTCAGTTACATCAGTGTCAACCCCATCATTGAATACTGCGAAAATTTGTTTTATTTTTGTATGTCCTAAATATAAACTCATTTCTTTACTATTTTCTAATTTGTTATATCAGATTCTGTCCAAGTTTTTATTGTCGTGAGATTCGCCTGAACATATTCCCTAATGTCATTAGATGATGCAAGGCCATTATTAGTAGAAGTTGCTCCACTAACACTTTGTATTTTTACTTTGGAAAGAAGCGTTGAAGATTTACTTCCTGAAGATGCTGTCCCATTGGTAGCCGTTACGGATACAAAATCGGCATTTCCATTTGCAACTTCAGTTTCTCCTACAACATTTGTTAGCACATCATCCAATGTTACACTATTTCCATTACCTGTTGCAGTATAAGTTTTCCCATTTACTATAATACTATTGATATAACCAGATAAGTCAACTGAAGTTGAACCAAGATTTATCCAAGAATAATTATATGAACCTTCTTGGCCTGTTCTTGTGGTAATATACTCATAATAGGTATTAGCGTTCTTAACAAGATATATGTCGCCCATCGTTGTCTGTGAAGCAGCCAAGGTACCAGTGATTGTTGTTGTACCATCATTATAAACTGCCCCTGCAGGTATTTCTGATGCATTTGCTGCGCAAACAATTGTATTTAATGTAGAATTAGTCTCTAATGTCTTTACCCTATGGTCAATACTTGTTATAACACTCTGTACGTCTTCTGTGGCATCTTGGTATGTTGCTGATACATCAGATGCTTCACCGGTAGATGCTACGTCAGAAAGAACAATGTCCGTTTGCGTTCCATTGGATATTATACCATCAGTCTCAGAAACAGAAGCCTTTAAAGTTACTGTTTTTCCGTTTTTGCTTGCTATTGTCGCATTACCGTCAAGTTGTGATAATGAAGTGTTAATTTTATTATCAATCTCACTTGAATCAATTGTTGGTATTGTCAGTATGTTATTAGACACGCTTGGAACAACTGCAGTTGTGCTCATAACAGCACCACTAATATAGTTAAAATTAATGGTATTAACTAAAGATTTATCTGCATATTGTGAATCAGCATAATCTTTTTCCATAAACTGAGCAATAGTATTGTTTTCTTTTTTTACACTGAGAAAAGAGGCTCCTGTTCCTGAATTGGCATTGATGTATATTTCTCCAAATTCCATGATATCAGGTTCAGGCACCTTATTCGTGTCAAATGTATACCTTAATTTAACCTTTGCTCTTGCCATTAGAATTATTTTTTCCATAAATAGTAATATTTAAAGAAAAAAAAACAAAATCAGGTTGGAAGTTTTTGCGATTTTTCCAACCTGATTTACTGAATTTCGGTATAAAATACCATTTCTTAGAAGCCGATACTGCTTGCTGACACACTCGTCTTATTCTTGAGAGCGCCCTTGGTCTTTGTCATTCCATACAATGTATCGAATGATTCTTCTTCAGTATGCCCAAACACAAAGAACAAGAGTATCAGTTCGTTAATGTGGTCAATAGTAAATCCTTCTGTCTTCTCAACCCACTCGTCAAGGTTAATCTTCTTGAGGTCATCAGGAAGAACTGTCTTCTCAATGAACATCCTTCTGCTCTCGGCATTTGGAAGCGGGAACTCAACCACCCTGTCAAATCGTGACGGACGATTGGTGTATCTTGCTTCAAGATATTCAATATGGTTTGTCGTGGCAATGGTAACGATTCCACTCAACTTCAAGTTTCCGTCAAGGATATTAAGGAGAAGAGTATTAAGACTACTGCTCTCCTTAGTGAAAGTATCAATGTCCTCAATGATTGCAATAATCTTTCTGTCTGGCTCAATCTTCCTTATCCTTCTGATTGCATCGGGGAAAAGTTGAATATCTGTTGCCGTGCTTAAAGAAAATACAAGCCCATCATACTTCTCTATAAGTTCCTGACACATAAGGTTTATAAGCGAAGTCTTTCCTGTGCCTGGCGCAGAATAGAGAAGATAGTTTCTTCTAAAGACACGCTGATACTTCTTGTAAGTTTCTTCAAGAGTCCAAAACTTTGAAATGTCATTCATAATGATGTCAGTTGCAATATTCGGAAGGCGGTAAAGTTTATTCAGTTCCACCTTCTGCTTCTCAAAGTACATTCCAATATCATTGCTTATATTGATAGAGTAATATCCCCTTTCAAGTCTCGGCATTGTATTGGATACCGTAATTATTCTTCCGTCCATATCGGACCACTGTGATGCAGTCTTAATGATTAAGTCGCTGTCTGCTTTCCTTGAGTCCATTGAACTCTCCTGTACAAATTCTTCTAATCCGTTGTTAAACATAAAAACTAAATTTTTGGTATGTCAATTATTTTATTATCATCGTATTTCCTGATGTTTCCTTCATCATCCAAGTAAAATGCCTTCTGGCTATCAAGACAAGCAATTACTGGAAGCACAACAGCATCCTGCCTAAGATAAGTATGCCCTACAATGTTATAACCATAGGTATCACCCTCTCTCTTGTCGGCCCAGCTTCTTATATCAGCCCATACTGGTGAGCCATATCTTCCACCGCCCCAACCACGAAAACTATCGTAGATACCGAGTGCGTTCAAAATACCGTAGTGGTCTGTCTCCCACGCTTTGTTTAGTTCATTTACCACATTGAAGCCATCCTCGTTCATTTCATCACCAAAAACTCTTTCTACCCAACCCTTCAGGATACCAGCGTGACTAAAGATAAAATGCTTTCCGTTGATGGTGTCTTCCTTTGCTAGTTGGAGAAGATTTCTGTTGTTCTTAAAAAGATTTGCAATTTCCTCATAGTGAGCTTTATCCCTACGACAATCACAAATGTGAGTACCGATAGCATATGTACAATCATGATTTCCTAGAAGAAGAATTATCCTGTCTGGGTTGTCTTTCTTGAGTTGAATTATCTCTTTAAAATTTTCAAGGGCATGGGTTTCATAATCAAACCCTTTGTCCCATTCAAATGGGTAACAATCCAAAAAGTCGCCCAAAAAAATTATTTCAAAATCACTATTATTTAGTGTTTCTTTAACGGGCTCTCTCCAAAAATCACGTCCATGGACGTCCCCTATAATCAAATATTTCATATTATTTTTCATCTTTTATATCTGCTCTCTTTTTAAAATCATCAATAATCTTTGCTAAACTGGAAATGTCATCAATGGACCAGCCGTTTTCTCCCGTCTTGATGTTTATAAATCTCGCCATTCCGTTATTCCTTGAAGAAATGGTTATTTCCTGTGCATCATCTTCTGATTCTGTGCAGTCTCCATTCTGTGTGTATTGCACACTTACTGTATCAACGCAAATCTCGCCATCAGCAAATTTGCAATTTTCAAATGGTTTAATTTCTTCTTTCATATCTATATGCTCCTTTCAGTCATTTCTCCCCAAGTGGTCACCTCAATCCTTCCGCCATAGGGTTCAAAGGCAAGGGATTGTTCGGCTTCCTCCATGGTATCATACATTCCGCCACACATCTCAGGGTAATCCCCATGAGCATTGGCAATTACAACATAACAAGTTTCCCAAGGTCTATGAGACTTGGCAACATAACTTTTACTTTCCTCCTGATAGAACGGGTCACCAGGAACTTCTTTAACTACTTTTCTCATATAATGTTATCTTTATTTTTCTCTCTGTCTGGGTTGTTTATTGTATAAGTTAATCCCTCTGCATTTACTGTTACCGAAGTCCAATCCTTAGACCAAGCTTGTGCAATCTTACTCAGCTTCTCAGCTTCCTCGTTTGCTTTTGGTTGGACGTACTTCTCCTGATAATGCTTTACGAAGGCATCTGCAATTCTAAATGCCTCCTTAACCGCAATGTCTGGGTCTACCTCACCAATGATACCACCCTTGGCCTCAAGTATCCCTTGAATACAGGTGAGGGCAGCTTCTAACCTAATTTCTTCAATATTCTTCATCATATTTTTTTGCAAATATACAAAAATTATCTTAAAATACAAAACGATTTCTAGATGGATTATTCCATCTTCTTACGCAAATATACAAAAAATTTGGGAAAAATTAACTATTTATAGTTAATAAATGTAGAATTTTATGAAAAAGGTTATTATAAGCGAAAGCGATATAAGAAAATTGGTGGCTAGTGTTATCGAAAATCTTATGGAGTCAAAAACCAACGAAATTAAGACGTTGGCAACGAAGTCTAATGTTACTATTTGTTCGTTGGAAGACTTTTGGGAAATATGTAAAAGTTTAAATGTTAATGACAGTAATGTTGAAAAAGTTGCCGGTCAGTATTGTTTTATTGAGGTTGGTGATTCCTACAATAGGGTCAAAGCCGAACTACCATTGAGAAATGATGATGACATTGATGATTATTATGCGAATAAACAATATTTCTTTAAGCAAAATCATAAGAATGTTCTCAAGCTTGAATTTGATGACAACCAGAAGTTTGATAACAAAATGCCTAAAGGTGATGGTTTTGACGGAAAAACGCCAGCAACGGCTGTAAAGTTGTCTCCAGGTGAAAATCGATTTGGAAAGTCAATGACCTTCTATTATCAAGGCGGCAAGGACTTCACCAATGAAATGGCTAATGAGTTGAAAACTTTTGTTGATAATAACCTGACATTCGGCGAAAATGTCAAATTCATTGTTCATTGCCATCAGGGTAAATCGAGGTCTGGTGCTATCGGGTGTTATATTGCAAATAAGATAAATCAATTTACTGATGATTTCTTAGGGGAGTATGATTTAGATGACGAGAAGAGTCAAATTAATATAGGAATGTCAACTAAGGGCCAGCCAAAATATCCACACAAAAATGTAATGTCTAAGATGGGCGAGGTTGAGGGCTGGAGTAAGGCCAAGGACGACACGAATAAACAATGGTTTTATGACAGGTTAATCAATCACCCAAAAACTGGCTACGCCGCCAGAAAGGCATTGAAAGAAGATGCTTATATTGGCTCACAGGATAGCAAGCATAAAACTTTGCAAATTAATTATGAAAAAGGCAAAGCCTGGGGAAAACGTTTAAAAAATGCCGGTAATGATTTTTTGCGAACAGATAAGATGGATAATACCTCTGGGGCTGACACATATGAAGTGCCATTAAAAGGCGGCATTATGTCGTATAATATCACATCAATAAACGGTACTGGAGTAATGCACTTTTTCAAAAATTATTTTGACAACAAGAAAAAGACTAATGTTACGCTAAAAGACAAAATGGGTCATGAAGAAGAATATGAATTGAGAATGAAAGAACAAGAATTCAACGATTTCCTTAACACATTTTCTGCAAAAGTTAACGCCGTTGTTAATTATCATATTGGGAAAATCAAACAAAAAAACCCTACAGCTAAATTTAGGGGAGTTGCTATTTATCCTGTGCCTTCTTCAAGTAATTTTAATATAGAAATGGCAAAAGAACTTAAAGAAAAAATGGTGCCGATAGGTGGCTTTAAAAAGGGCATAACTGTTATAAATCCAGAAATTTTCAATAAAGATTTAGCAAACTTAAGACTTGATAAGACCTTTATTAAGAAAAACCAGGAGTATTATGACTCTATTGCTTACACAAAAAAGAAAGAGGGTGTGAGTGCAACAAGTAATCAAATGTTAGATACTGCGCTATCTAAATTTCAAGCATTTAATGACGCAAAAGAATATATTGAAAAACTTTCAGATATAGCAGAGGAGATAATTGCCCTGAGAAATAGACGTAATGCAATAAAGGTAGAAACATACGAAGAAAAGCTTGCAAAATTATATATGGATTATTACAATACTTATCAAGCCGTTTTGGAATTAGGTGAGTATTATAACTACGAAACTGGTAAAATTAGTCATCAAAAAGACGAAAAACTCTTGTCTGCAATTAAATATTCAAAGGGTCCGTCTATTAAAAGCCGCTCCAAGGACACTTGGGAAACAGTGGAGCCATATTTAAAAGGTATGAAAGATATTAACGGAAAGCCATTCAAGCAAATAGACCTTGCAAGATGGGAACCAAAAAAATTTGAAATCAAAAAACTTCCTGACAATGTTAGGATGGGTCTTCTTGGATATTATAGCAAGAACGACGAGAAATTTGACGAAGAAGCAGATAATATAAAAGACAGTATTTTTATTATATTTGACGACAATATTTCCGGTGGAGCAACACTTTCAGATATATGTTATCTTGCTAAAGAAAATGGTATTGAAAATCTTATACCGATTACATTCGGACAGATGTCAAAGAAAGTAACACTAGGTGCAATACCGATTTTACTACCAACATCTAAGTCTGGAGAAAAGGGGGTATATAACACTAATTTTAAATATAAGAATTAAAAAATTTGAACGAACATACTATCGGGAAGGTTAAAGTTTTTAATCTTCCCTTTTTTGTTCGGTGTTGAGACGATATAATAGCAATCAGTATCTGGTACACATGACATTTTATTAAAACGCTTAAACATGAAGTGGGTTTTGTGCGCATCTATATTACTATAATGGTCTGAATAGGCAATGATTCTAACTTCATTATCCCCAAAAAACTCTTTAATATGATTAACAATAGGAGATTCAGTATTAGTCACCTCATCAAAATAAGTAAGACGAATGAGGTCAGAGCTAAAATTAAAATCTTTTTCGTTTGTATATAAGGCGGCTTCATCATTATAAAGCTCTACTTCATACAATTTACCCTCTCCAATAAGGTTCTTGATTTTTTCTTTTGCTTGTTTATCCATTTTTTTTTTTTTTCTGTAAATATATATAATTTTTATAAAAAATACAAAACTTTTTATAAAAAAATAGATTAATTATGAAAAAAAAAAACAAAAATGGCGGGTCAAACGACTCGCCATTTTCATTCACTACAGTTTCCAATTAGGAAACCAACGAGAGTACTTCCTGATTCAATGCAGCATTCACAATGTCCTGCATTGTAGGCTGAATGACCTCACCCTTCTCATTAACCTTAACCTCACCTCCGAGGATTGCGCTAACGATTGCTCCGTCATAACCTGAAATTACATAGGTTCCAGCATCATCCATAGTAGATGGGAAATCTGCTGTGTGACGACCAGTGCAGAACCACCATATAATCTTCACTTTCTTAACGTACTCCTCCGGGAATACCATGCGGAGTTTGCTCATGGCAGCCTCATAATTTGACTGCTCAGCAATGACGTTACCTTTGTGGCCCCAACTATCAGTTGGGTTGAACTGCATGTCAGATACTACCAAGATTGTCTCTGGATAATCTTCAAGTGCAATTTCTGGGTGCATCTTGCGTGTGAGAACCAGCATATCAATTATGCTCTGGAAATTTGTACTACCCCATGCGGTCCTAGCTCTCCTAATCTGCATAAGTTTATCGCAGAATGAGTCGCCCTTCAATGTAAGAAGTTCAGAAGTGTCATCAAACATTGCAACGACATTATGGAATGCCCCCTGATTAAGTTCAGAAAAATAAACTCCCAGAGATACGCATACATCGTATGCAGAAATGTTGGTGTCAAATGAAATAGGTGATGCCATACTTCCAGACGTATCGAGGGCACAGAGAACGTTTCCGTTCATAGGAGTACCATCCTTCTTTGCGGTTTCAATGAGATTCTTGAACTGCTTGTCGATGGTAATCTTCTGTGCCAATGAAATCTCGTGATTCCAGCCAACCTTAGCGCCAAGCTCAAATGGATAACCATTGAACTTCGCAACTGGTTGCTCTTCAAGCCACTTGATATAATCCTCAGTGAGGTTGTGTCTATCAAGGAACTTTCCGGTAACAAGGTTCAGGAGGGCCTTGCCTGGAATGTGTCCCCACTCAATCTTTGAATAGAGACCCTGACAAATGTACGTCTGGAATTTATGGGCTCTTCCCGTAGTCTTAAAGAAACGGTACTCCTTATAATCCCAACCAACCCTGTTAGCAAATTCCTTTGCAAGGGTATTGGTCTTCTTCGCCCACTCTGTCTTACACTTGCTGTTAGAACGAATTCTAGGGAGGTACTTCTTAACGAGGTCTTTGTTATCGGCATCGCCGATGCCCTCAGCGATAACCTTAAAGAATTCCTCTTTCTTAAGATACTCGTCAGCACCCTCGAAAGACAAGAGAACCCACAGGTCCTTCCAAGAACCAATGATTGGGAGCAACCACAAGTTACGGTAGAACTCTACCGGGTGGTATTTCGCAACCCAAAGGAGCCTCTTGAATGCTTCATCACGTGCGCCCTGGCCCTTCTGTACCTTCTCAGTCTTACCCTTACCCATAACATTAGTCTGGCGGGTAATCATTCTAAGGTAGAATGGGAACTTCAATGCCATCTCAGGGTCCTCAGCCCAAAGCTTCAACTGGTCATTCCACACCTCATTGATGCTACGACCACGGAAAGCACCAGCCTTGCCAAACTGGTCAAGGAGTGTTGTTCCAATTGTTGAATAAGAGACTGCACCATTCTCAGTCATTGCGCCGTTTACGCCTGCGTCCATTGTGTTTGTCTTTACGAAATCGTTCATATTTTCAAGTGTTTTAAGGTTAATAAATCATTTTAACAGTGCAAATATACAAAGGATTTTTTAAAAAACAAAATTTTTAACAATTTTTTTCATCATTTTCTTCATTTTCCCCTAAAATTTCCACTTGGTCGATGGGATAACGCCTCCAAGCAGCTCTGTTTATCTTCTTGTCAAAGTACTTTCCCTCACAGAGAACGCCTTCAACAACCTCACCAGTTTCTTTAATCTTTGCTTTCATTTACATTATCATTTTTGCTTGAGTTATACATTTCAAAGTAATCATATTCATCTGGTGTTGGCCAGTCAAAGTTCATAATCATATTCTTCAATATCTCTTCCGTCATCACACCATCCCTTCTTTCAAGATTGATTGATATATTGTCAGCATATATATAATAATAGTACCAATCAACATTGAAGTCCTTCAAGAGGTTCTTATAAGCGTCACGATACTTTCTCTTAAGATTAAGATTGTCGATTACAATGTCCTTCCCTTCCTTTGCTGCTTGAACCAGCCTTAAATTGAATACATCAGATACTTTCTTCTCCTGGCTTGCATCAAGGATGACCTTATCACCCTCATTACAGAAACCAAGTTCCTCACGAATAGAGTCACGGCTTATTACAACACAATTCTCAAAGTTATTTGCATAAGCACTATCACTAAATCTCTTTGCATAGGTTGATTTACCGGAACCGGAAAGACCAATGAGCATTCTTACTGCAATTCTAGGTTTTCCGCTCTTCTGGAGTTTATCCCATGCTGTCTTGCCACGTAGAGGTATTCCGGCACTACGATAGGAACTCATCGCCATTGTCGTCCTTAAAAGTTCAGCCATACACTCCAGGTCGGTATCGTTATTCCCACCATCCCCACGTATGCTGCTTACGATGTCACACATCTTCAAGTAGATGAGAAGCTGCCAACTAGGAACGATGTGCGCCAGGAAATTAATCCTATCTAATCTATCCTTAGATTTCAAGACATTGAGGGGTTCCATGTGCCACCTTACGAGAGAGCAAACGGCTTCTCTCTTTGCAATATCCTCGTCCCAAAGCAACCACCTTGTAATCTTCTCTCCCTCAGTCTCATGATTGTAAGCATGCCAATTACCGTCTCTGCCTATATTCGTTGTCACACCTTTACCAATGTCATGGAATAAAGCTGCTGCAAGAAAAACTTCCTTGTGCCACTCAGTATCCAAACTTGGTATCGTCTTAATGGCAGCATTGCAAACCATCCTTGTGTGTATAGCGGCATTTCCTTCTGAATGCCACTTCGGATTCTGCTCACATTCCCTTAACTTTGCAAATTCAGGAATCTTCTCAATCACATCCCAATTATATGATAGATGTACTGTGTCTATTAAATCTCTTATTTTCATACTTTTTATTCTTCACCATTAAAAATTTCTTTCATAAGTTCTTTCGTTTCTTCATCCAGTTTATCCTTCATCTCTGTCATCTTCTCATCATATACACCATCAACTACCCACTTAGCATCTCTCTTGAAGTTGAATAACTCTTGAATAACGAGTCCCTTTATATAATCAATATCTTTATTAGTGTCTATATAATAAATGTCTATAATCAAGTTATCCCGTTCATCACATTTTAACCACATAAAATTAGACTTTAGCCACATATTATGGATAGTTCCCACATAAGGACATATTGTTATCGCCCCAAAGCCCAGTTCCTTGGATAGTTCTTCATCACATTTCAAAAAAGGATGAGAACCCACTTTAGGTGAATATTCGAAGTCAAGAGCTTTCTTTGCTAGGTCCTCAGCAATGCTTTCAAACAACTTGGTTACCTTCTCCTTCTCAAAGGATTCATCCACATACTCTATATTATCTTTTTCATCAAGATTGGAAAGATAATCTGTATAATCTTTTAATTGAGAATTTAATTCCTTCATAATCTTACTTTTTGTTGTTCCATTAAGCATTCGTTATTTTATGAACCTTAATACCTTTGTGTTGTAAACCCGTTTTTTTCAATCACATGATAAAACATCTTTCGTGTTGCGTTTTTTGCTGGTTTAAAATAATCTGAAGACCACACGCCCATATCATTAGTGTCATCAAAGAATTGCCACCCTGACTCATTGTCAGCCGGTTTTATATGGCAATAAGGATAAAAACTACTTTCATCCAATTTTTCATTAAACAGAACAATTTCATTTGCAGTGGAAAGTACATCACCATTTTTTGCGTCTTCAAATGTCCAAATATGATATTTGTATTGTTCATCCACCGGGACAGCAAACGGCGCACCAAAATTTCCTTCAAGAAAATACATGTCTCCAGACTTATCATAGACATAGAATAAATTTCCGTCTTTATCAACAATCCAATCACCTACTTCAAAATTTGGGCTGTCTTCTATTTCTATATTAGAACAAACGCATGTGTCTTCATTTTCTTTGTGGCTGTTACCAGTGCCTTGTCTCTCAAGCCAAGCCTCTACTTCTCCATAATTGGTTCCGTGTTTTTCCAGATATTTCTCTGTGTTTATTCCACCACGAAGTGCGGATAGGATTGCTTTCTTTATCCTCTCGTCCTCTCTCTCACGGAGTTCGGGGAAGATGGTTGTGGCAACACCTTTGACTAAATCTTTGTCGGCAGCTATGTCAATGGCCGCTTCTGCTCGTTTCAAAGCCTCTTCATAGGCTTTTGCTTTTTCTTCTGTTGTCATAATTCAATTATTTATTACATTCTTATTTTTTGTTGTTCCATTAAGTATTCATTATATTCTTGGAAGGTCTTACACCCAGCGGCATCCCTTATCTCACAAAAATAGTTATAAAGTGTTTCCAACTCTATAAATGAGTGATTTGCGAGTGTGCCGTCAAAACCTACATCAACCCTCAATTCTTTTGTCACTCTATTAATCTCGTCCAGAGCCCCATGGCAATGCCCATGCACCATACAGGTACCGTGAGGTCTTCTGTTCCAAGTAAGCAACGGATAATGACACATTTCAACACAAAAAGTTTCATTCGGGTCAATGAAGTGAAATTGATTATTCGTAAACTTCGCTTCCTTTATCTGTGAGACACTTTCAAAATACCTCTCAAGACCATTGAGCGATTTATCGTGATTCCCTAAGATAAGATGCTTTTTTCCTTTCAACTTCTGAAGAATTTTCTCAGTATTTACTTTATTAGCGAAACAAAAGTCGCCGAGGAAATAGATGGTATCTTCCCTCTTGACTGTACTGTTCCAAAGGTTAATAAGCCACTCATCATGCTTTGCAATTGCAAGTGCCTTGTCTTCTTGCAGTTCCTCTAATGTAATACCCGCCGCCTCTCTTCTTTTTGGGTGGAAGTATAAGATACCCGCATGACTTATGTGACTATCTGATGTAAACCATATTTTCTGTCTTTCCTTTTCCATTACTTGTTTCCTGTACTACTAAATCCGTCTTTTCCCCTCTCAGTTTCTTCGTTGATTTCATCTACCCACTCAAATTCCATAGGGATAGCGATACCGAGTTTAATCTGACCAACCCTATCACCAACCTTATATCTTGGTAACTTCTTCATTATGTGATAGAAAGTGGCCTTTGCTTCACCACGATAAAATTCATCTCAATTTATTATCTTATGGGTTCTTTATCCCATAATTCTGCACTTTCATTTTAAGTTATATGCGCAGTTTAGACTATATCATCACTACTATTTTTTATAGTAGGCAGGGCACTCGTGTCGGAATTACTATCTTCAGCATTATCTGTTAAGACTCGTCCATTAGTCGTTGAACCTTCAAATATATTTCTATATATGCTTGGCTGCTGATTGGCCTCTTCAGGTTTTTCCAGCAATTCACCCTGTTTTACAACCTCTTGATGAGTAATATTTAAATCTATTATTTCTTTATAAAACTTTTTTTGTTCATCATTACACATTGAAAAGAAAAGTTCTCTGCTTATTTTTCCAGTATGTAAGGCGTTTATCAAAATATTTCCAAACCACCGATGTATTAGCATATGGGCATTTCTTGGTAACACAACAAGGTTTTCAACAGAATGATTATTTTCGTTAGCATCTTTATGATGCACATCATAACCTTTTGGAACTGCTTTCACACCTAAAACATCTCTTGCTATTTTTCTATATGGCTCTTTATATCTCTTATAAGTTTTTGACTTAACACCATTCTCAATTGTATATGCACGATAATTACTATTATTTTCGCCACAAAAATGTAATGTTCTATATTTTCCGGCACATACATTTGAACAACATACTCTTCGTTTCTCCTGTGATTTTTTTACGAAAAAATGTTTTCCACAAATAGGACAAATCTTTTCAACTTTTTGTCTCCGTTGTTTTTTCTTATATTCGGCTGAGCATTTTATTGAACAGCAAACATAATGTTTTGCTCTACTTGGTGCCACTAATTCCTCTTTACCACATTCAGCGCATTTTACTTTTACTTTACTGTCACCTTCGCCTCTTTTTGCTCTTGCTTCTGGGTGTTTCTTTCTATATTCGTTTAAACAACTCGGTGAGCAAAAAATTCTATCAGCATAGTGCTGGTCTAAAAAAGTTTTACCGCAATTTTTACATTTATACTCTACTATCATATTAAATTGTTTTTAATATAAATAGTATGATAAATGAAAAAGAAACATTAGAATAAATATTTTTTTTCGTTAAAGGTTCCCGGTCCATTCGCTAGTACCATTCCTGTCTTATAAATTCCGCTTCTTGGACGCAGGTCAATAGAAATTGAAATTGGGTTATTAAAGTGATTATGCCACATAAAACCACCAAAAGCAGGTGGATTTCCGTGTGGTATCTGATTTTCATCCCTTACAATCTCATAAGAGAAACCAAGCCCATACTGCCATACACCTGGACTTACCTCTTCTTCTGATGTTGCATAGACATCATAACACAAGTCACCCTCCTTCATTTTAACCGGGAGTTGTGCATTCTCATTAAGTTTCTTAAGTTTTACTTTCATATCTTTCTTATTTTTCTACAAATATACAAATTATTTTTGAATAAAACAACAAAAAACGCACTCGAAATTCCGGGTGCGTCTTTTTTCTTAATGATTACAGCTAAACTTAATTAACCTTTACAATTGCTACCCTGTTAGAAGTTGGACCGGTAACGCCAAGACCCTCAGCGCTGACAACCTTAACCTTTCTTCCTTCAAGATACTCCTTAACAGCATCTGCTCTCTTCTGTGAGAGAACCTTGTTGCGGAGCTTGCTTCCCTCAGGGCTTGCAGTTGCAACAACAGCTACCTCAGTACCCTCAGCAATCTGGTCGAGTTCTGCCTTAGCAGCGTCATCGAGGTCATACTTGTTCTTTGCGAACTGAACGAAGTACTGGTTTGCACCCTTCTCGATTACTTTCTCAACAATCTTCTCAACTACAACCTCTTTCTCAACCTCGGTAGGTTTCTTTGCAAGAGCATCCTGCAACTCCTTTACCTTGTTCTGGAGAGTGTTGTACTCAGCAGCGGTTACAGAGTAAGGACAATACTTGAAATTTCCGAACTTGTAAGTAGCACCTACGAGAACCTGTGCCTGGAGATTCTTGGAATGGAACTTCAGCATGTTATTATAGTTCCACCAAATTGCTGAAGGACGGATGTTAATCTGCCAATTCTCTGCAACATTGAAATTAACCTCAGCACCAGCCTTGTAGGTAAGATAGTTCTTATCGAACTTAGCAAGGTCATAGGTATGTCCATAATTGTGTCCCCAACCAAGACCAGGAACTACTACAACTTCTACAAAGCGAGGCTGTCCTGGATAACCACCAATGAGGTTAGAAAGGTTGAACTTTACATTGGCAATAACATTACTCTGGTCAATGAATGTATTAGACTTAGTAGTGTTGAAAAGTGCCTGTCCCTCAAAGCTGAAGCCAACCACTGGGGTTACATATTTACCAATCTCAAGTGCTGCGACTGGGCGAACACCCTTTACGATGTCCTTTGCACCATCCCAGAAGAACTTCTCGTGGGTGGTAGTAAGGTTGGTGGTATTGCCACCGCCATAAATACCAATAAAGGTATTGTCAAAAAGTTTACTGTTCTGTACAGTCTGTGCAGTAGCAAATACACTAATGAATGCTGCTGCAATCATCAAAATAAATTTTTTCATAAAATAATTAATTTAAAATGTGGGGAACTTTCCCCTTATTATTTTCGGTTTTTACCAAATATATAAAATGTTTTTCAAAAAAACAAATTATTTCTCTCTTAATCTAAAACGAATGTCATTATCCGTCTTAACGATGTCACTAACGATTATCTCATCATTACTCCATCCCCTTCCAATACAAGGGCCACCTTCAGTGTCAATAAATGAAATTTCTTTACCATCTTCTTCATAATTGACGTACAGTGGCATCCAGTCCTTCTCTGGTAGGAATACATATTCGTCATTCTCTACTTTAACGAAAGAATGGTTGTGACCATACCTATCGCTTTTAACGACATATTTCTCTTTCATAGCATCTTAACATTTTTTATTGCCGCACCAAGAAGGCACAGGTATCTTATCAATTTCTTCATAGTCTAATACAACATCACTTGTGTTACATAGGGCAACCCCATCTTCAAATAATTTCAGGAATGGGCATTGATTGCAGTGTTCAATCCCAAATGCTTTAATCTTCTTGTTCGGTCTTTTCCTCGTTACCTGTCTCATCTCTATCATATCTACAAGGGAATCCGTACTGCAATGCAAAATAAGAGACGTGATTTTCTACGCTTGCCTTAGTTGTTCTCTTAGGTAACCAATCATAAGTATGCTGCTTACAATACTCAAGCCAGGTGTTATATGTTCCTTCGTCTGAGAACTCGCACTCATCAAACCACTGTGGGTTTTCTTTGCTATAATTACTCAGGTCCATAAACGTATCAAACCTCTTCTCCGAACCACAAAGCTCAAATTCCTTATTAATACAATCGAGGACGTACTGCTCCTCACTAATCTTTTCCACTTTTCCCATATCAATCAAATTTTTCAAAATTATTTAAAGCTTCTTTCATTTCCTTTGTAAGTTTCTTAGGATACTTATGTCTAACAATGACATAGTAGTTTCCGGAACCATTGCCCATTGGATTAGGAAGTCCCTTGCCCTTTAATACAAATGAGGTATCGTCCTTTGTCAATTCCGGAATTTTCAACGTCTTTTTCTTTCCATCAAGACACTTCACAATTCTCTCAGTGCCCGTAAGTGCTTCATTGAATGGTACTTCTTCAATGTGAATGACATTTCTATTCCCATCAATGACGAAGTAATCACCTTCATTTTGGTTGATAATCACTTGAACATAGAGATTTCCATTTGGCAATCCTCCTGGTCCTGGTTCACCCATTCCTTGAAGGGTAAATGTCATTCCATCTGAAGCACCTCTTGGGATGTCGACTTCAATCTCATCATAATAAGTTATCCTTCCAGTTCCACCGCATTCATGACAAGGGTCATTAACTAACTTTCCGAAGCCATGGCATGTTCCGCAAGGATGCTGATTGATATAAATTGTATTTCCTCTTTGTTCCCTTGTACTGCTAACACCAGAACCGCCACATTCAGGACACGTATGGTCCATTCCATCCTCGGAGCCGGTTCCGTGACAATGTTCGCACGGTCTTTCCCTTGGTATCTTAACCTTCTTTTTAACCCCACGGAAGCTTTCTTCAATAGTTATCTCGGCGGTTGTTCTAACGTCCTTTCCCTTCCTCTGTCGTGGCCCTCCATGGAAGAATGAGAATGGGTCCATATTCATAAAGTCCTCAGGATTGAAACCACCCATGCTATTCTGGTCGAAACCACCATTGTCATAGAGTTCTTTCTTTTGTGGGTCGGATAATACGTTATGAGCCTCGGAGATGTCCTTAAACTTCTCCTCAGCTTGCTTCCTCTCCTCTTCAGATGCGGTTGCAAACTTATCTGGGTGCCACTTTACTGCGAGTTTCTTAAATGCCTTGTTAACCTCATCAATAGTAGCACCTTTCTCAAGTCCTAATATGTCATAATAATCTTTCTGTTCCACTTTTGACAAATATACAAAAAATTATTTAAAAATCAAAAGACTTAGAATAAATAATGCTAAGTATTATTGTTAATATATAAAAAATTATCCTAGTTCCCAAACTATTTATAAAGAAAAATCAACAATTATGATTGATAACGATAAGTACAAGAAACAAAGAAGGATTATTAACATCCTCGGAATAGTAATTGGTGTTGAGTTCCTGACTGCTTGCTTATTAATCTATTTCTTGTAGTACCCAACGATGAGAATTGCTAGGAACGTCATAGATTAAGGAAAATCTGTGGCGTTTCTTTCTATTATTCCCGTTTTCGAACTATTTATGGGAAATAATAGTGCTTATATGAATCAGAATATACATATTAATAATGTAAGGTCCCTAGATTGCAAACTCTACACAGGCCACTATTATGACTTTATGCTTCATAAGGGAGAAGTGATTAAACTTTCCCCAATGGCCCTTGATGAGTTGTTAATTGCAGATTTTTCAACATTTGACATTGCCAGCGGGACATTCTATTCAACTAAGGTGTGGAGTGGGGCGACCAGTGATGGTGTTGAGCTTGAGGACATTGGTCTTACCGGTGTGGACAACGGTTTCATACACTTCAGGAAGGACATGATTTCTAATGAGGAATTCTTAAAGTTATACTTCGAAAGCAAGTTTGAAATACCGTCTGGCGATACAAGGTTGTTCATGAACCCAATCACCGGGAATACACAGATGTTTAACTACCCAATGTACCTTGTTGATGGTGAGGAAAAGTACATCGCTTACAAGGGTGGCTTTTATCAGGGTTTCTTTAAGCTTGATGGCTTCAATTATCAAGTTCTCCCTGAAAGGTTTAATCACGACATACTATTTCACTTTGAGTTGAGGCCAAGAACTGATTATGGGGTAGACATTGATAGTGTTAATCACCTCCATCCTGAGAATGAGGGCATATTCTTCTATGTTGGTACAAGGGCCGAGAATAAGTTCTGGCCATTCTACAAGACATCTTCTGCCGTTACTGAGACAATGAAGAAGGATAATGCAAGGACTGAGGGCTACTTTGATGGTTGTGGAGAGAGCGGAGAAACTTATGACCTTCAGAATCACATTGTAGATGTTGATGAATGGCTCTTGGATGAACCAGAGGATGAAAAGGAAGAGGGGTACTTTGCTGTTGGAGACACTTATTTCAGTTATAACCCATCTGACACTGGCAAACTTTGCAAGGGTGGCACTATGGTTATGACGAAGGCCGATACTTATGTAAAGACATATGACTACCAACCAGACCTGTTCTGTACTTGTGGTCCAGTTCCACCTTCACCAAGTGGAAATTGCTCAGATTATTACGCAGACGATTATTATCAGAAGGAAACCTGTGGAAAGGGGAAGAAGGCATTTGATGAAGAATATGTTGGCTCTGACGTTAAGATAAGTAGCAATCCTAAGGATTACACCGACTCAGAAGGACATTCACTTAGCGACCATGGCTTCTATGAAATTGAGAGTGATAATAAGTTCTTGCTCTTTGATAGGACACCAAGTGGATTTACCGTTGATACATGGGAAGAAGGTGCTAAGGCAAGGCTCATTGGAAGGAAAAACCTCCCTAATGTCAATTACTTCCTCCTTATGAATAGAACTGAAACTGGCTATACTGTTGATACTATTGACCAGTACAATGAAGAAAACGGAATTGATTACAATCTTTATAAGGACATTAGGGGCAATGCTTTTGCTCTCAAGGTGACTAAGGATGGTGCTATTGGTTATCGTTATGGTGTCCTTGACTGTGATGACCCCGATAATGAGAGTAAGTATAAGGTAATTGAGGAATATTCAAAACCTGGACTGGTTAAGATAGATGATTGGAACAGCATTAACGTCAGGTTTGCCATTGTTCCACCATCATACAATGACAAGTGTGACAAGAGGGCTAGGAAGATGAGAATTATGTTCTATGTCAATGGTTTCCTCATTTTCATAAGCAAAGAAATACCAGCATTAACCTTTAAGGCATTGGATGAGGCATCTCAGAAACAGGAGGGAGTACCTTATAGTATTTCCCTCGGTGGTGGAGCACTTGGGCTCCTTGAAACGATATTACCTGATTATTATAAGATTTCAGACTATGTTCTTCCAATTGAGAAAGATTTCTGTGGAACCTTCCTTGGGGACATAAAATCGTTCAAAATCTATTACGGCGACATAGACTATTTCGCAATAAGAAACTATTTATCCTAAAATAAGGAATATTAATTTGAAAAATATTATATAAGATGGCTGAAAATACTATACAACTAAGAAATGGTAACACAATCGTAGTAAATGGTGTTACATACTTTAAGCTGGTTTCTAATTTTCCGGGTGACGTAACAAAGAATTGCGGATTAACTGGTGAGGAAATCGATAAAAACTTCTATTTCCTTCGTGGTTATGACATCAAGAGTGTGAAAATGGATGATGATAATAACCTCATTATTACCCGTGTAGACCCAGCATATGAACCAATTGTAATTGCTATCGGCGACAAAATTGGGCAACCAGCGTTTGAATATGACCCGAAGGAAGGCATACTTACAGTAATGTACCCTAACGGTGAAACCGAAGAACTTGATGGCTTTATGGTGCCAGGCAAGGACTATAAGGTGGCAACTGACGATACTATCAATGGTGATGGTTCAATTTATAACCCACTTCGCCTTTCCAACATGGAAAAGACAGGAACCTATGTACCTGCATCTGAATATCTTGATTTGACTAAAGAAGGAAGTGCTCTTCCTACAGACAAGGGTGCTGGATATAGAATTGTAACCAAGGAGACCGTTGACAACTTCGGAAGACTTTACCCATTTGAGGCTATTGACATCTTGACTGAACGCCTTGCAGAAGAAAGTTCTGAGTGGAAAATTCCGACTAAGGAAGATTGGGATGAACTCCTTAACGCACTTGAATGTGAGGAGAACCGTAATCATAGTGGAATGTCCGTTGGTGTGTATGGTGAAATCGCAGGTCAGGCATTGAAGTCCAATGATGAGCTTTGGGCTCCTTATCCTGAAACACAAGGTGTTGATGCCGTTGGTTTCCATGCTTATCCACTCGGAAACTGCGCACAGAGGGATTCTATGATGGATGACCCTGACTATGATGCAGAAGGATTTAGCAAGTTTGCTTCATTCTGGGCTGATACTACTGATGGTGTAGGAAACGCATATGCAAAATCAGTTTATTATTCTTCAAAGAAGGTTAAGCAAGAAACCAAGGGTAAGGAAGCAAGACTTTCTATCCGTCTTGTTAAGGATTATGACTATGGCAAGTACAACGAGTACGAAACCATTCTCGGACAAAACTACAAAACTACCTTAATACAGAGTCCATTCGATGATTATGACTATACAAAGATTTGGACTTCACAAAACCTTTATGACAGTACTCCTGAACTTAGCGGTGTTACTTCAGAAGAATGGTCCGCAGCAACAGGCGACATCAGAGGAGAAAAGGAAATGTACTTTATGAACGAGTTTGACGGTTACAAGTGGATTAAGAAACCTATGAAAGAGGGTGATTCAATTGTAATTTCAAGATATGAAGACGGCAATGAGGTGATTCCTAACCACGAGTGGAGAGTGATTGACGGAGTCCTTGTTGATACCCTTAAGGCATTGAAGGACGAGTTTGGTGACATTATAGATAATATGGCACAGCAGATTTCCGCAAATACTGAGGCAATAACTGAGATTTCAGCACAGACCATTGCCAATACAGAGTGGATTGAGACCGTTGCCCCTGTAATTTCAGGCATTACTGAACATTTAGAAACAATTGACCAAGAAATAGAAGAGTTAAGTGGAACGACTGTAGAAGAAATCGCAAGACTTGACAATACCATTAACGAATTTAGTGCATCTACTGTTAGTGGAATAACTTACCTTGACCATAATGACATTAAACCTGGTAAGTATGAGCTTAACGGAGACAGCGATAGCGAGATGGTTATTCCAACAAAAGGCGATGAAGTGAACGATATTAAGATTAGCGTTTCTAACGACTTCTTTAATTTCGGTACATTTTAATAACTGAAAAAAATTGGATTAACTAACAATGAAAAGATTACAATTTAGACATCACGATGAAGTCTTTGAATCAAGGCAACTTGCTCTTGAGTATTTTGAGAACATTGTGAATACAGGAAGAACGGAGTGCATTAACTTCGGAGAAAGTCTGTATGCAGAGCCAATGGTTGCAAAGTATCGTGATGAGAATAATAACATTCAACTTTTGTTTGCGGTTGGTGTTGATGGTGAGCATACTCCTTATCACATCATTGACTCCGCAGACATTTACGAGAAACTTACTAAAAACGCTGATGATATTGCTGCTGAGATTGCGAGGGCAATTGAAAAGGATAATGACCTTCAGGCACAGATTTCTGTTATTTCAGGTTCCGTAGAGGAAAATGTCGCTGAAATCGTTTCTGTTGAACCATCAAGTCCAAATGTCCTTGAGGAATATGCTCTCAGAAATCAGAGTGGTGTTGAACTTGGTGAACGCATTAAGGTTTACAAGGACAGTGCTCTTGTTTGGGTACAGTTAGGATACAAGGATGCAAAACTTGAAAGAAATCCTGAGACTGGCGAATATGACAGAGACGAAAACGGAAACTATATCTTCCATTATACCGAACCAATAGACTATACAACTTATCTTTACCTTATCTACTCAGTAGAAACAGGTGACCTTAGGATGGTTGGATTGAACATTGAGGAGTATATCACTGAAAGTGAATTCTCCGCAGGACTTGAAGTGAACGGACACGTAGTATCAGTAAAGATTGACGCATTAAGCGAACCTTTCCTTACTGTATCTAATGACGGCATCAAGTTGGCAGGTATTCAAGACGCTATTGATTCAGCCAAGGCTGAAGCAACTTCTTATGTTGACGAGAAGATTGCCGAAGAAGCAACTGCAAGAGAAAACGCTGATACCGCTTTGGCTGCTGACATCGCTTCTGCTCTTAACGAAGCAAAAGAATACACAGCTAACGCATATGCAAGTGCAAGAACTTATACCGATGAAGCAAAGGCAGAGTGCAATACCCGTATGGATGGAATTGACCAAGCCATCGCTGATTTGGAAACTTCTTCTGAAGCATATACCGACAATAAGATTGCTGAACTTTCAGGAAATACCGTTAATGCAATAGACGCTGCTGTTGGTGAAGCTGAGGCTTACACTAATAGATTACGTATTAAGGCAATCGCTAATCCTGACCCAATTTATTCTGCACAATACAGACTTGAGAAAGTTGGCGAAGAAACCCCTATTGGAGACTTGATTAACATTCCTAAGCAATCACAGATTGACAGAATAGTTGTAGGACGTGCGGGAGATAGTCTTAATGAAGACACTGGTGTAGTTACTCCAGGTGTTGGTCCTGCTCAGATTGAGATTATTTACTCTTTACCTAATGGAAAATACTCTTGGGCTATTCTTCCTGTAAGTCAAATCTTGGCTGACTATGCCTTCGGTAATGGTCTTACCACTAACGATGGTGTTGTTTCAATAGAGATTGCTCCTAACGAAGAATTCCTTTGGGTTGACCCAAGCGGAATCGGAACAAGCGGCATTAGAGAAACAATCCGCACTTCTGTTGAGACTTCTTATTCTGCAATTACCAGTGAGACAAATGCTAAACTTGAACAGTTGGCAAATGTTCTCAATGAACGTATAAGCGGAAACACTACCGCAATATACGAATTGCACGAAGAAGTTACTGGAATTAATGATAGGGTCCTTGAACTTGGTAATATGGTTGTTGATATGGCGGCCAAGGTTCAAGCGATAGGTGAACTTAGTGCTTCAACCATTGAGTTGCAGGGTGTTGTAAGCGGACTTTCTGAAGAAGTTGCAAGTTTATCAGGACAGATTAATACCAACGCTGAAAACATAGAAGAGCTTTCTGGTACTGTAGAAACATTATCTGGCAAGACGGAAGAACTTTCAGGTGTTGTAGAAAGCCACATTACTGAATTTAATACTTTATCAGGCAATGTTGAAGCATTATCTGGTGCTGTAATAAATCAAATGACTTCTCTTCTTGAACTTTCCGGTAGTGTTATTACTGGTTTGAATAATGCAAATAACAGAATAGGTGCAATCGAAAGCAGACTTGAAACCATTGAAAACTATTTGAACGGAAGTGGATTGACACAAGCAATTTACGATGCTCTTAAAACAATGGTAACAGGTACTCCTTCTGAAATTAAGGTAACTGATAATGGTAACGGAATTACCATTGGATTTACCGATGATGCAATCTTTGGTGAGACCGAATAAGTTTAATTTAATGCGAAAAAGAAAAAGGACCTCAAAATTGGGGTCCTTTTTTTAATTTAACACCTTTCGGCAATTTTCCATGATTGTTAATGTAGATTTCTAAGATTTTGTAGAGAGCAATTTCCTTCGCTGTCTTGTCGCCAAGTTTATTCTTGTTCAAGCCATAAATGAGGAGGAACACTTCCTTGTATGTCATTTTCTTTTTCCGCTTACCCATCATGAAACAAAAGAACCTGTACCACCAATTTCCTTTCTTCACCCTTTCAACGGTTTCAGACATCCATTCATCCTGTATCTTAAGCTCTTCCTCAGTCATAACTTAAAGTGTGATTACAACCGCCCAGGCAATAGCCATTATTACTGCAAGCCAAAGCCTCGAACCAGTATGTTTTTCATAAACATGACCTTGTTCATCAGTAACAATTTCTGGTGCAATCGCAAGCATTATGCAACTTATCACGAATAGGCACATTGAGAACACACCGACAATTACGGCGATGAACTTAATTAGTGTTATCAACCACAGCATCGTCTGAAAGCTTATTAATCATGTTATAAATCTCAGTTACCGGAACGTTGCCGACAATGCGATTTGCCTCAAAACCATTCTTGAAGAACACCATTACTGGAACATTTCTAACTCTATTATCAGCAATCACATCCTCAAGATTTTCATTGTCAACATCAAGTTCTCCGAAGAGAGTATTGCCAATCTTCTCAGGGTCGAGATTCTTCAATGTTCCTTCAAGCACACGGCAAGGTCCACACCAACTAGCATGGAAAAGGGCTACGGTAATCTTGTCATTACTTAAGCTCTTGAAATACTCAAAGTCTTCCTTTGTGGAAATATCTCTAATATCAATCATAGTAGTTAATTTTTAGAATGGGAGGTCATCATCGACTTCACTATTATTAAATTCATCAATATTGGAGTGTCCACCATTGGATGATACTGCTACTGGCGCAGGCTCTGGGGTAGGTGCAGGTGCTGGGGCTGGCTCCTCGTGTTTTTCTGAAAGCGCTGAAGGGGTACCGCCGGTATAGGTTGAAACCTGCTGCTCTTCCTCATTCTTATCCTTCTGGGAGTTTCCACCACCAAGACCCTCGATGAGGTCAGCGTCAACATGCTGATTGCAGTAAACCTTATTATTACTTACTCTAACCTCGGTTCTGAGGCGGCCACTTACGATTACATATCTACCCTTAGTCAAGAACTTTATGACCTTCTCGTTATCAACGAACTTAGGGTTGGTGCAGGTAATGTCAAACCACTCTGTCTTTGTTTCTCCATTGAAGAATGTACTGTTAGCTAAGCTAAATCTAATGTAGGGCTTGCCCATCTTTGTAACGCCTTTCTCACAATCTTTTCCAAGGCGACCATCTAAAATCAAATTTTTCATGTTCTATAATTTTAAAGTTAATATTATTTTCTAAGTCAATGTAAATATACAAAAAGGTTTTGAGAAAACAAAAACTATTTTCTCTTTTTTCGTAAAAATTTTCTTGATGCTAATGGCTACTTCTCAAAGAGGTTCTTTACTTGTGATATGTAATTCTTAGATACTTTCTTGTGTGCCTTCATCTTCTTCTTATACTTAAAGAAGATTACCTTCCAGAAAAGCCAGCCAAGTGAAATGGAAAATGCAAACTTGTCATTTTCAATATATATGAAAGGTAAGACATGGAACTTAACGAATTCCTTGTTATATCCTTTAAATTCTGTTTGAAATTTTGACATATTTTTTCTTTTTTTATAAATAGCATCAAGTGATAAAAAATGCCCACCAAGTATATCTAGTGGGCATTTTCACCTAATTCTTGAACGCTTCCCTCGTCTTAATCGGACAGATGTAATTCCATCCATTAACTTCCTCATGTTCAATGAGCTTATCGAAGTCTTCCTGGTAAGATTGTGGTAGTAGACCACCATCCATATAATAAACACCGTGCGTCCTGTAAATCGCTGTCTTTACGGGGATTTCCTTGTCACCCCCAAGAGGTATCGCCTTGATTACTTCATAACGTGCATCTTTTTTCATATCTTAAGATTTAATATCATTATTTTTTCAACTTTTCATCCAATTTAAATATGTTCTCACTAACATCATCTACCGGAATAATCTCAAATGTTTCATCTTCCTTAAGCCATATAATTCTCCTGCCAATGACATTAAGACCAATCTTCCTCAGTGCGATTGTATAAAGGTTCAACTGTATTGTGTAACCACCATAAGGTTCATCATACAACTCACCAAATGGCCATATCATCATCTTTCCGTGCTCACGGCTATACTCCTTATAAATCTCCCTGTTCGTTTTCCAGTCCATTACAATCAGCCCACTCTTACTCTTATCGGTTGGATGGTCATAATAAACCAGGAGGTCAAATGTTCCTGCATATTTAAATCTATCACCTATATTATATATCCTCGTCTCTGGCAATACAACATAGGTATTCTCCGGGAAGCTTTCAAAAAAGTTTAATGCAGCAATTTCCTTTGGTCTCGTTGGAATTAACCAACCCTTATCCTTGATGTACTTATACTTGTTATCATCAGTGATATTTTCTGGACAACCCATATGGAGCCATGCAAGTGACTCACCGTAGCTATGTACTTGGGTTCCTGTGATTGTTGCCTTAAGATTTATCAGCTTCCACTGGTCAATCCAATACTCTGCAGTCTCACCATTCTTCTCTGCATACGCTGCTGCCTTCGCAGGGGTGTCAAACTCTTCTTCAAACTGGCTTACAATTGAGGATACAGAAACTAATTCCTGACCATTAAGGAAATACTTATGCCCTTCATCAACAAACTCAAGTCCATCAAATGAGGAGAGTATCTTCTTCCTTATCTCAGTCACTTCCTTTGGTTCGCCCTCAACTATAATGTTATATTTACTTTCGTCTCTTAGTGGCATCTTTATTCTTTTTTGCTTCTTTCATTTTTTCTTTTAACAACCTCTTCTTCAATTTCTTAACAATAACATTTCCATGACAAGGATTCGGAGAACAGAAACACTCAAGGTAGATATCCTCTCCGTTCTTATACTTTTCATAGATTTCATCAATTACTCCCTTAAAGTGTTCATTGTTCTCATACTGGAGGTCGAAGTAACTGTCATACCTCTCAATGGCTTCCTCCCTCGTCTTTACTTGAAAGACAGCAAGTGTCTTAGATAATGGTTTATGCGTAAACGGATTACCTAGGACACTCGCACCCCTGTAGATAGGATAATTGTTTGGGTCTGAAGAATGGTCTTCGTTCTGCCTGTTATAAACAATTATGGCCATTTAATCATCGTCTTTTTCCTCATTAAAGTTATCTTCAATGTTATACATTACGATTGGACTATTCTTAATATATGGTAAGGCACGGAGAGTATTAAAGTCTATCCAGTCAATTGCATCCTCATAAGAGAGGTAGTTGCCTTCATCATCCTTAAAACTCTCGTCGTGCATGAGGCTATCCACCATCTTGTCGTAGTCGTAGATTACCCTATCATCACTTGATACTCCAACTATTGCGGAGTCAAATGATGGGTTATCCAAGATGACAAGGTCCTCACCATATAGTTCAGCAATGTAATCTCGTCTTGACATCTTACTTAGTTTTAATTGTCACACCACGCTTTGGTGGAAGAACTTCTTTTCTGTAGAAGATTGAATTAACCTCCGAAAGGGTCTCAATGTAAGAGTTGTTATGTTCAATTACTCTATCGCCCTTGCGTATCATTTCCTCATAAGAATGAATAAGTCCATGAAGCTTGATAAGCATTTCTCTTGACTTGTTCATTGCAGCCTTATAAGCCTTGTTCTCGGCCTTTGCCAATGCAATTCTCTTGCCACGATTAACATCAAACTTATCGTTTCCGCTACACTTAGCAACACCTATGCCCTCTATCACTTGCTCCTGATTAGCATCAATCAGCCCATCATAGACATAAAGAAATGGAAGCCGCATAAAGCCCTTAATCTTACATGTTACTACGCCCTTCTCTTCATTAACATAAAATTCTGGCTCGTCATAAAACGAAATTTTTACTTTACTCATAATCCTAAATTTTTAAATGGTTAAACTTACTTTTTACTTTTCTTTACTGCTGGTTTCTTAGCACTTGCCTTCTTAGCTGGTGCGGCCTTCTTTACTGCAGGTTTCTTTGCAGGAGTTTTCTTAACAGTTTTCTTTGTTGTTTTCTTTGCGGCCGGCTTCTTGGCTGCTGTCTTCTTTGCCGGAGCCTTCTTTACTACTGGTTCCTCTTTTACCTCTTCGACTACCGGAGCCTTCTCTGCAATTTCCTCCCCTACCGTTGCATACTGAATGTCATCCCGACCAAAAGCCAATGCCATTTCTCTCAATACATTCTCGTCTTCCTTATTCTTCTTCTTGAAGATTGAAGCGATTTTCTTAAACAAATTACTCATTTCCTTTTTATATTTTAAATGTTATTCTTTCTACCTTCTGGTGCAAATATATAAAAAAGTTTTTAATTTAACAAATTATTTTCAACATAAAGGTCGTTTAATTTCTTTAAAAGCGATTTTTTATACTCACCAGTGCTGATATGGGTAAGCCATTCGTCATTTTCAATGTACCACTTGACAGTTTCCTTAATACCTCTTTCAAATGTCATTTCTGGTTCCCATCCCAATTCTTCTTTAATTCTATCTGCTGATATAGCATAACGTTTATCGTGGCCCTTCCTATCCTCAACAAACTCTGTCACATCCTCAAACTTTAATGGGGTAAGTGGGATTTCATTTGGCTTCTCAAGGAGTTGTTTCTTAATCAATGTATCACTATATGCCCAGATAATTGCCTTTACAATTTCAACATTGGAAAGTTCCTTGCCACCACCAACATTATAAGTTCTTCCGCTCTTGCCTTCATGGAATATCTTATCAATTGCCTTAACATGGTCAACAACGTAGAGCCAGTCCCTTACATTATCACCAGTACCATAGATTGGAATTTTCTTGCCGTTCTTAAGTCTATCTATTGCCAACGGAATAAGTTTTTCCGGGAACTGATTTGGACCGTAATTATTTGAGCAGTTGCTAATTGTGACATTCATTCCATAGGTTGTATGATATGCCAAGACAAAGTGGTCAGATGATGCCTTGCTTGCTGAGTAAGGACTATGTGGGTCATACTTTGTTGTTTCATGGAATTTATCATCTGTTCCTAATGGAAGTGACCCATATACCTCGTCTGTTGATACGTGGTGGAACCTATGGCTTTCATAGTTATCTTTCCATGCTGTCTTTGCAATGTTAAGAAGATTTACTGTTCCAATGACGTTTGTTGTAACAAATTCATTCGGGTCGTTTATACTTCTATCTACATGACTTTCAGCGGCAAGGTGAATGATGTCCGTAATTTCATGTTTCTTAAATGCTGCTGCCAATGAAAGGCTATCCTTGATGTCAGCACGATAAACCCTGAGGTTTTCCTTTCCTAAAATGTCTTTAAGGTTCTCAAGGTCACCTGCATATGTCAATGCGTCATATACTACGATTAAGTACTCTGGGTACTTATTTACAAAATGTCTTACGAGGTGTGAACCAATGAATCCTGCACCCCCTGTTATCAAAATTCTTTTCTTATACTCCATATTAAAAAATGTTTTCAAAAAATAATTCTCTCTTTTCATTATTAGTAAGGTCGAAACCATCTTCTACATGCCACTTCATCCTGGTTGTCGTTCCTCCCTCACATATAACCGTAATCGGTTCCTTAACAAGTATACGCCCATACTTGATACCATCTGGCAACTTATTCCAATCAATGTCCTTCTTCTCCTTCAGCATTTCAATTGCTTCATCTGCTGTCTTATTAAGCAATTCATTATGTGAAAGATAAGTCTGTGCTGTCTGGTTCTTCGAATTCCTGATGCAGTCAATGCTGCGAAATAATAACCATGCTATTGCATCGTTTCTCTCATTAACATCCCATACCTTACAGTCAAACTCATAAAGTGATGAATCCTTAATCATCCTTACAATGTCCTTTGCATTATAAATGGTGTCTAAATAGTCTATTTTGATATAGTCATAGGCATCCTTCTTGATGTTATACAAAGTCACTAATTGGTTGAATTTTGCTGTTGCCATTGAAGCAATGATGCTCTGCATCTTACAAAGTCTTCCGCCAAAAAAGACATCGCTTTCCGGTCTCATTTTCTTCAAGATTAACGTAATTTCATCACTCTGAACATATGCCACTTGGCACCCCTGAACATTCTCACAGAGGTACTTAGCTGTCTCGTTCATCATGTTAATGAAGTCGTTGTCAAATGGTTTTTTAAACTTATTCTTGACTACTTTTGAAAAGGAACGCCCATCAACATGTACAATAATGTACTTCTCTGGGTCTACCTTATAATTCTTCTCATTCTGAAGTCTCTTGCATTTTTCTTTTAACGTTTCTTCCATCTTAAAATCTATTTTAACTTTTGTTAAATATACATAAAATAAACGGAAAAAGCAAACTATTTATAAAGAAAATAGTTTTAATATGCCAGCAAAGAGTAAAGCACTGGCATTATTTTAGAATTGAGTTTAATATGATTTTTTCAATGTCATTTTTTTCGTTAAAATCGATATAAATCATTTTAATACCATGTTCTTCACATAATTTCTTTTTCTTCTTATCACGCTCTATTTGTTCGTTAAATCTTTGCTGAACTTTATCATTATTTTTGCTACCAAAACTAACTGGCTCATAATGCTGCCTGCCTTGTACTTCAATAGCAACCTTTACAGTGGGAAGATAAAAATCTAATTCCATTTCTTGCTTATTTTTGAGCCAAGGAAAATGTTTTTTCCGATTAAATTCAATTTTGTATTTTTCTAAAGTATTCTTAACTTCTCTTTCTATATGACTTTCGTTACAAAAGGGACAACCATTGCCGCTTAGATGGTATGATGGATATTGTCTAAATTCTCCATGTATCGGACAGATAATATTAATTTTGGTTTTGCAATCAACATATTCTACTTTACTATAATCATATTTATTATTATGAATGGTTTTTGCTCTGGAAATAAATTCATCTTGTGATAGTTTTTTCTTTTCACTAACGACCTGACTTGCGCATAAAGGGCATCCGTGACCACTTAGATGGTGATGTGGTGTTTGATAAAATTCCCCGTGTTCTGGGCATATAATACAAACCTTTTTATTCCACGACTCATATTCTACATTATCATAGATATATTTATCGCCATGTATAATTTTAGCCCTTTCAACCCACTCTTGTGTTGTATATTTATGATTCTGAGAACACTTAGGGCAACCACTTCCATTCAGATGAGTATGTGGTTCTTGCCAAAATTCACCATGCTCAATTCCGAATTTGTCTTTTTCATGACATATTATGCAAACCTTCTTATCATTCTTTTTGTATAATGTTTTGCTATAATCATATCTTTTACCATGTATGTTTTCTGCCATACGCAAAAATTCGTCTTGTGTTCTATTTCTCTCGGCTATTGCTTTTTTATTACCACAAATAGGGCAGCCTTGTCCTCTTAAATGCTTAGAAGGTGTTTGAAGGAATTCTCCATATATCGGACAGATAATATTAACCTTAGTTGTACTATTTATATAGACCACTTTAGAATAATCATATTTATTATTATGGCAACTATTTGCCCTTTTTATAAATTCGTCCTTTGTAATTTTCTTCATATCATAAAAAAACAAGGAGATAGAAAATTACCATATTGTAAGGCCTGGTAAAAGACTATACTCCCTGTAAGATTATTATGTCTTGATTTTTTGTAGGGCCTTACTTCTACAAAAAAATCTTTTCTATAAATAGTTGAAAATATCTTATTTTCTAATAAAAATGAACTATTTATTTAAAAATATTTCTCATTATGATACTAAATGAAAAAGCAAAAAGCCGTGCACAGCAGCGATTTTTCGGAATGGTTCACGCTTATCAGAAAGGTGAGCTTGATAACCCTAGTAAGGCTATTAAGGATGCTGCTAAATCTATATCAAAAAAGGGGGCAAAGGAATTTGCAAAGACAAAGCATAAAGGTCTCCCAAATCATGTAAAGAAAAGCAAGAAGAAGAGTAAGGCTAATGAGAGTATTGTACGTATAACTGAAAGGGATATTCGTACTATAGTAATGGAAGGCGTTAAGAAAGTGTTAAATGAAATATCTGACCCGGTTAGCAAAATTAATGCTGCCATTTCATTGGCAAATGAAGCATTTGAAGAAGCTAAGAGGTATCAAGAAGATGATATGCCATTAAAGGACAAGGATGATTTCTTTGGGCTTACGGCACCAATCGTACTTGATGGACGTGGTTATATTCACTTCCCATTCAAGAGTGCCTATGGTTCTTATCAACCAGAGAGGATACGTGTATTAACCAAGGCTGGTGGAAAAGTTAAGATACTTAATGGCGATTACTTCGAAGAAGGTTGGAATGATGCCAAAAAACTTCTTAAGAAGATAATTAAGTGTGCTAAGAAAGGAAATGACTATTTCAGGGATTATGACCCGAATGATGAAGATTAAACAATGAAAAAGGACCTCAAAATCGAGGTCCTTTCTTTTTTCCTATTCATCAAGGAAGGTTGACTTCCCATCATTTTTAATCATTCTCTCATAGAATTCCCGGAGGGCTTGAGCTTGTGCTCGTACTGCATTCTTTTTCTTCTTTTGTCTAACTATCGCACCAGTTGTAGGGTTAACAGATGCTGTCGTCTGGTCGCTAAATTTGAATATAATGTTTTTACCATACTTTCTATAACCAACGATAGGTTTTTCAAAAACCTTTTCATTGTTAAACAAGTCAGTAAGGTATTTACGACTGTCATAAAATCCTTCTTGCACAAGGGCATAACGTTTAACCAGACCATCAATAAACTCAACAGTCCCTGGACTATATTTGCGAATTACATTAAGGTCTCCGTCGCATATTACTATATAAACATGCCATCTCCCCTGTGCCAGCATTATCTTATCACCTAAGCGATACTGTGAAATTATTCCATCAAAATGTCTCCTTGGGTCCTTAATACTGTATACATCGAAGAAATCAGTCTCCCTACGGTCGTTCTCCTCTCTACATATTATTAAATTATCATTAAATTCGAAATCGCTATAACCAGATATTATTAATTTTCCATAACTATTGAAAAGGCACTTTGAATAACTGTCATTATAGAGGACGATGTATTCCTCTCCAGTTACAGGGACTCGTTTAACCTCAAAATACATAAAACCTTTCCTAAATAATGGTTTATTTTCTTTGTCAACAATAAAATATTTGTTTTCTGTTGTTACTAATTTAAAACCACTTTTTAGGGTCTTAACATCTTTATATTCATAATTTGCTGAATCGGAACCAATATCTTCGGTTGTGAAATATTCACCATTTAAAGGTGTTTTATCTACAATTAAATAATGACCTTGGGTAATTCTACGACCATATCTAGCACCCCTTCCCATATACAATTCAATGAGATAGTGTTTCCTGTTCTCACACCAAAGTTCGATACATAACGTACCCCTTGCCTCACTAATATCCTCATTATATTCAGCCTCAGTTACTCTTGGTATTTCATCGTTATTGCTTTCGGAATTGATATATACTTCTTCATTCTTAACTAAAACAGTACTCTCTTTATGAATGGTTTGGGTGTATATAATTTTACTCTCATCAACTGGATTATCAAAAATTTCATAAAATTCAACCCTGTCTTGGAATGCACGTCCATTTATGCAAGCAAATATTTTGTGATTATTCCTTTCCTTTAAGACAGCAATATTGTTATCTTCATCTTGTACTTCATAATCATTTATTTCATACTCAATCCAACTTACTGGGTCATAATTGTCATTTTCAGTATCATAAAGATAATATGTTAAATCTCCATCATGATTTGGAATGTGAGGTCCAGCATTATATGGAAGAAATTCCCATCCATCAATGACCCACCATCCCTGATTAAAACGCCACTCATCATATCTTTCCCATGCCTCTTCTTCGTCTTCGGAAAGAAGGTCAGTATCATATCCAGCGTCTTGATAATATTCTAATACGTCTTCAGGGATGTCAATGTCATCTTTGTTAATTCTATTATCAAATGCATCCATAAATTGTGGGCTTTTGAAGCAGAACTGATATCTTGTATATGGATATTCTTTTCCATTAAGTCTTTGTGGGGTTCTCTTATCAAAATTAACGAAGAGTTCGCCCTCAGGGCCATAATAGTTTTTGAAGTAACTAGGGCCATTTGCCTCACCGAAAGCACCAGCGGTACACCAACGGCAGTTCTCTCCGAGTTTCTTATCTGCTTCATATGTGTAAGGAACACAAATTCTCCACTCAGGGCTGTCAAAAACAATTTTATAATTATCCTCAGGACCACCGGTTTTCTGGAAGATGGTATCTGTTTCGGGGAGAAGTTTTAATGCCTCAGCAAGTGTGCTAATGGTTTGAAGCTGAACATCATTATGCTCCCTAATGTATTCAAAGAGTTGCTTCAATCTTCCGTCCTTAAGCGCTGCGGTCAATAGGTTGCCTTCAGAAGCATACTTAGTAAGTGCCCACATTGAATAACTCTTTTTCTTTGTTGGGTCCATATTCACGATGTCACTGATTATTTCTTCTGGTATATCAGCAAATCTTCCTTTTAATAACTGCTTGATTTCCTCTGGGCTTTTCCCCTCTACCAAGAGGTCATATGTTAAACTTTCAAATAATGTCATAAAATGATACTTTTTATCTATCATAAATAGTTTCTAAAAAAGAAATCTCTGATGTTTCCACCAGAGATTTCACAAAACTTAGTATACCACAAGTTAATTTATGTTATAAAGAATTTTACCCGTCTTGTTCTGTCCTTGACGGATGTAACAATAATAACCAGTCCTATCAATATTGTAAAGTATTCTACCAGTAGGTCTCTGACCCTCACGAATAAAGTCACCATCAATATTCAAGAGGATTCTACCAGTCCTGTTCTGACCTTCACGAATGATAACTCTCTTGCCACCAAGCTTATCAATGTTGTAGAGTATCCTCCCGGTTGGACTCTGGCCCTCACGAATGTAGTTGTTATCTATATGATACAATATCCTACCTGTTGGACTTTGACCTTCACGAATAAACTTGTTATTGTAACCACCACTGGTAGCTACTATTACTACAATGGCAATGATTATTATGTTAAAAATTCTTTTCACAATACCTCCTTTTCAAAATATTCAAGACCATCCATGTTATACTTAACAAAGTCTCTCTCATAGTTGGAGTTCTTCTTAAAGTAATCACACCAAGTATCCATAGCCTTACCTTCTCTTATGAGTGTATTAAGACCCTTGGAGAAGTTGGTTGTTTCATTAAAGATGTCTTCGTCAGTGGTTTCTTCCTTACCGAGGATGCCATAATACTCACCGAGGTTACTGATAAACATAGAGCTAAAGAACCCATGAACCTTATAAGTCCTAGCAAATTCCTTTGCCCAGCACCATATACCAATTACCTCACGGTCCTTAAGGAGATGAACATTATTTCTGTCAATCACATAACCACACCAGTCATAGCTAAAGAGACCCGCAGGGGAACCATGTCCCATAAGGAGAACCCTCTCGCCTGGATTTTCAGTAAGTACCTTCTCCACCTCTTCTCTCGTTGGATTCACAAATACCTTGTTGTCCTCCAAACCTTCATACGCTGCCTTCAAGAAGGAGGTATCTTCCTTTGAATCAATTAAAATACTAATCATAATAAAAACAATTTTAAATTAAACAATCCTTTACATTAATATACTAGCAAATACCATGCCAAACTCTCTATTTCAGCAAGGAAATTACTGCTTGATATACAACTTCGGTATTAACTGCATACTGGCCACACTTCTTTGATGGGTCCTTCAATTTCATTGGCTTCAACTTAAGTTCCTCGATTTCAAAACCATCTGGAAGAGCAGCTAGCAGCTTCTCCTTACCTTTCTCATTAACTGCCTCGTTTGTACATGTACAAGTGTCACCATCCTCAGCAACGAACTTACAGTTATAACACATTTTCTTAATTGGGCAAGCCTCACCTTCCTGAAGCTCAACACCTGTTAATCTAAAATAATCGTTCATGTCTATTTTTTTAAGTTTTATTCTTCTACTTTAACCCACTCTCTAACTCTTGGGTTACATTTATATGTTCCTGGAACTAGTCCTCCTTTATCAACATAATAAACCAAGAGGCTCCAGTAATATTCCATATTCTCTGTAATGTCCTCATAGAGGTCGAAAAAGTGCTGTTCCAACTGCACTGGGAACTTTCTTCCATCAACATCTTCCTCTGTACCCTCAATAGCATCTTCCCAATGCCCTAAAATGAGTGCAATTTCTTCAATTGGGTAGTTACCACCCCAAGGAGCATACTGGTCAATTCCATAACCAATTCTTCCATTCCTTGTTTCACCATCAAATACAAATGTTTCAAACTTAATCGCCTGTAATAGTTTGATATGGTCCTCAGTGACCTTTAATTTCTTGTAAGCCATAATTTAATTATCTTTTGCCATTTCACTTATTAATCTCTTTAGTCTCTCATCTATTGTTTCGCCATCGACTGGCTCTACTTTTACAGGAAAATTAATTGTCTTTGTGGCTTTCGAAGATGCATACGTGCCATCTAAAAACCCAACTTCTCTCTGATTATTATAATCCCACAATTTAATTTCCCATTCATCATACTGATGTTCAGTATAATGTTTCAAAATTTCTCGTAAATACTTGATTGTCATCGCAGTTTATTTTTAATCATTATACATTCTCTTTGAGATTCTTACCCATTTTGATTCCTTATATTCATCAAGATTTCTTGAATTGGTGTAACTCATCGCTGAGCGAAGGAAGTCAGTCTCGTTTTCTGCCCATCCCTGAATATTATACTCTACCTTCTGATACTTATGCAAGCCCTCTGAGGTCTTTAGGTTCTTGACAGTTCCAGTGTTTGCCGAAGAGATAAGAGCCTGGGCAATCTTTGAACTCATACCGTAAATCTCCTTCCAGACAGTGAGCTTATTTGCCTTAACAAGCTTAAACATCTTCTCATACTTCCTCTTTGGGATTTCCTTTCCGTAATAGAGCAATGTCTTCAATGGACGATAAATTTTCTTGCCTCTAATATTCCAGTAAAAGCTTCCATAAGTCGTTTTTCCGGCACTTTCCATTGCCTTGTTAAACAATCCCCCAATCATGACATAATCGGCGTAAATGAGGGCTTTCTGAATGTCTCTGAAGCCACGAATACCACCATCAATAACTATCTTGCACTTGCCATCCATGGATTTCTTAATGGTATAAACTTCTTTTAGAAGAGAAAATGGAGGATAGAAAACACCTGTATTGCTTGCAGTGCTACATACGCTTCCGCTTCCTACGGTAATCCTGCAGAAATCCACACCTGCGTTCTCATAGTCGATATAAGTTCTTGGCTCGGCGATATTTCCTGTCATAATGACAATTCCATTCTTCCAAATCTCCTTTATTTTCTTTACTGTCTCCAAGAGTTTCTTCATATGCCCATTGGCAAGGTCAATACAAATCCTAAACGGTCTTGGTGGATTAGGCCATGCTTCTGAGAGCTTATAATCTTCCTTAATAACCTTATATGTTGCCTCCCAAGTGTCTATAAAGTAAGTTCTCGCCTCTTCAAGGGAGAAGGCAACAAAGTTAGGTGTATTATTATTCATTGCAAGGTATCTTAATCTATCTGCAACTGAATAACTTCTAGGGATAATTGCCTTAATCTTTGCATCATTGAATTTCTTTGCGTTATCAATGGAAACCACCGAACTCATGCAACTAGCAAAAATTGGAAGATAACCTTCTTCATCATAAGGATTACACTCCTTTCTGCTTTCAATTGTCGTTATTCTTTCAGGTACTATGGTTATATCATCATAACCAATTTTCATTTCTTCATCTATCATAACTTTTCAAATTTAGCTCAAACATAGTAAATATACAAAGAATAATCTTAAAATCCAAACTATTTATAGAAAATAATAGTATTTTAACGATTTTAACAAATGCCAACAGTTTACGTTCCTAAGGTATACGACACAAATATACAAAAAAATTATAATTTACCAAATGTTGCATTAACTATTAATGGTGTTGAAACCAATTCTAGCGCTACAACATTTAACATGAATAATACAGGTGGCACATTCTCAGTAATTGCACAGAAGAAACATTATAACTCTTATGGCAGAAATGGGTGTTCTATTGTTTCTGAATACGATTGTAGCGTGTGCGGTGCTCCTGTTATTGGTGGTGAAGGGACCTTATGCCCTAATTGTGGCGAACCATTAACAACGGAAGGAAAGACTGCTAAATTGCGTGTTGCTGCAGATTCTACAGGAAAGATACTTATGACTCGTGAGGTTAGTGACATTTGTATGACAGAAGGTGACTTCAAGGACATCGTTTCTGGGGCTTCCCCTTCTGGTATGCTTTCTGGATTAAATTACGATAAAAGATTAATCATGAATGCTAAGAGTTATGGCGGTTCAACCGTAACAGGATGGGTAAATACATATCTTTCATCTAAGATTGAGATGAGTGGCAACACCGCCACAGGCTCAGATAAAAAGGCCTTCAAAATAAAGAGTAGTTTTGTTCCAAAGCCAATTCCTGAAGATTATAGTGACTATAAGTATATTAGGGTAATAAGCGGAAAAACACATAATATAAACAGTTCTGAACAAACAATCAATTCTGTTATTAGGACTAATATCCCATTGCCTTATAATTTTGTTTCTGCATCTAGTGTTAATTGGATAACTAATTTTTGTTATTTTGAAGATTTGCACGACCCTGATTTCTCTTTAATCAAAGTAGTTGCTAATGTATCGGAAAACGACTCACTTACTGATGATAGAAGTGGAGTTATTACAATATCGGACAGTACATATGGCGTATCTGGTGCTATAACAGTTAGTCAGTCAGCAAAGACAGGGCCTAGTGAATATAATATAAATTTTGAGACTTCTGTAGAATCTGAAGTTTTAAGTAGTGATGACGACGATAATATTACTGTACATGGTGGTAATGAGCGTATATATATAACTGGCTATACAGCCGCAAAATTTTTTGCAGCAAGTAGTTTTAATCTTGAAAACGTTCCTGCGAGCAGTCTTGCACCTTCTGGCAGTGGAGATTATGGTGACACAAACATAACATTAACCTTCAACTTTGATTATTATTTAGGAACACATACAAGCGATTTAATTACCATAATTTCACCTGAGTCTACAGAAGGTAGCATAACGTTTCAATATGGCGTTACAACAGGACAACTTCACTTTAACAATATGTTAGGTACGGAGTCGTTAATAAAAATTACCATAAGTTGTGCAATTCAGCATTCAGCATAATATACATTCTATTACTAATTAAAAAGCCGCAAGATTTAATTCCTGCGGCTTTCTTTTTGGTTATTTTTGGGTAATAGGTATTACTCATCATACACTAACTTCCTAGCCCTTATCAGCAAGTCATTTACTTTTTCATAATCGATAGTATCCCTAAGGGTGCAAGTTTTCACCGCCTCTTCCATCTCTTCCTGTTCCTTTTCAATCATTGATATAATTTCGTCATATTCAAACTTATGATTCCTGATATCCATAAGGAAATCTCTATCCTCACTCCTTACCACATTAAAACCTTTTCCTTGCGCAAGCTCCTTTGCCATTCTGATAAGGCGCATACAATGCATCATATTTTTGCTATCGTAATTCTTGTTAAGATTAGATTCATAACGAACAGGGTTTCTCTTCTGTTCCCATTCCTTATACTCTCGATAGTCCTTGCAGTGCATTTGGTATCCATCACTATTATAATAAAGGAAAGTAATCGGAGCATCACCTTCATGTACTGATGATAACCTTATATTGTTTGACTTACTATAGTCATCAGGATTAACAATGCCTTCATAACCATAGAAATCTTTATCCATGATGCGGTTTTTTATCCGAGCAATCTCCATTGGGTCTTTGATAAATTTATTATATGGGTAAGGAATCCCTTTTTCCCAATGAAATTTTTCAAAATAGAAAAATGCTGCCCAATCATAATAAACGCCATACACATCCTTCATGTTAGGAACGCTTACCAGACCACAGTACTTCTGGTCAAGAAAATTATCACTCAAGTATTTTTTCATTGGCTGTGAGCCTTGATTCCTAAATGTATAACAGAAGTCAAGCACGTCCTTCCTCTCAGTCACAGGATTAACAATCTTCTTGTTAAGGCCCCTTGCTTTCTTTATTTGCCCAGTTGCATAACCGTAATGTGTCTTAAAGCATTCCTTTGAAAGAAACATTTCCTTATTATCAATAATCATCTGAACAGCAGGATGCACTTTGCCGACAACACATTCCTTTGGTGCGAAGAGCCCTTCGAGAACAGACGGATTAGATTTAAGAAGCAGTTCAACCCATCTCCCAAATTCATAGAAGACAGTATCATTCTTCTCGTCAGCCACCTGTTCAATATATTTTCCTCTTAGTCCATAGAGGCTATCCTTAGGGCAAATAAACACACCCCCAGTGTCTCGGTCAGACTGCTCAGTGTTTAGCCTGTACATATGAGAACCCCTAACATACTCATAGGCAATGAGCCCGCTTTTTCTTAATTCTTCAATTGTCATATTAATTATATTTTAATAGTTTCTCAAAATCTTCCTCAGTAAGTGATGGGTTAATGAGTGCCATTTCATAACAGAAATCAAGATATTTCTTAACTTCCTTTGACGGTCCAATGTTCTTTACTTTCATGATGAAATTTCCATCAATCGGCAACTTATAATTGAACATTGATGTATCATTTGCAACCATACCATGTGTTCTAAATGCCACCTCTTGCGGGAAATGACCAGTAACCCCACTATAAACTTCACACACCTTAACAAAGGTATCGACATCACCGCACTCATACTGTATTTTCCTTAGATTCTTCGGACTTAATTCTTGGATGTAAACACTAGTAATGAGGTCAGAAAGCCTAATTAACTTAGTAACAGTAGCAATTCTCTCATTTGAATAGTGAAGATATTTCATCTTCTTGCTAACATCTGTAAAGTGACTATAAAGTACTGCAAGTTTAACATCAAGGTCATTTACCAATATCTTAACATCACCAAGTGAATCAACAATCTTCTTTGGACAATCTTTATCATCTAAAATGTTGCACGGGAAAAGATATTTATCGACCCCAAGTAAGAATATTAACCCCATTCCGTATGGTGCTTTCTCTGATGTCAGTATCTTATTAAGTTCCTCCTGTTTTCTCTCATTGCTGATTATAATCAATCTTCTTGCACATGAGTGCATTCCTAGAAGTGTTTTATCCTCAATCTTAAAGTCAAGTGTGGTTGAAAACCTAATCGCCCTCAACACTCTCAATGGGTCCTCATTAAAGATTATCTCCGCTGGACCGCAACTACGAATTATCTTGTTGTTAATGTCATCGAAGCTATTCTCATTGAAAGCTTCCCTCTTTTCTTTAGATATATTATAATAGATTGCATTACAGGTGAAGTCCCTTCTATGTGCATCTTCTTCAATCGTGCCAAATGAAGTATCTGGATTCCTTGATAATGGGTCTCTATATGCTTCCTTCCTTGTCTGCACTACCTCAAGTTCAATCTCCGGGAAATCCTTGAGGTGAAACATTGCTGTTCCAAAGTTTTCATATACAACGACAGTACCCTTGGTAAGACCATTCTCTTCCAACCACTTGGCAAAACGAATTCCGCCATTGATAAGGTCAACCACCAGGTCAACATCCTTGATGTCCCTTCCTAATATCAGGTCACGCTCACAGCCGCCAACGGAAAAGACATGTCCTTCCCACTTCGTTCCCTTAATGATTTCTTTCAGAGCATTAAGTAATTTCTTATAAGTTATACTTGTCATAAATTTTATATTTTAATTAAACCTACGTCAAATATACAAAAAGAAAATAACAAAAACAAAAATCCGTCTCAATTGCTTGAAACGGACTTTCTTTAAATGATTAAGCTAGGTCTTAAAAAATGTTGGCGGATGAGCTACCGTTAAACCTTTCAATTCTAGCGATAAGGTCATTATATATTTTCATTACTTTTTCCAAGTTTTCTTTGTCGTGGACTTCTGCTGAGTATGCATATTCAAAACCATCATTCAGGTTCTTTATGATTTCTTCCTTAGTTCCTACATAGCAACAATCATTATCCCAATCACACTCGTCCAAGATTAGTCCACCTTCCTTATAAGCGGTATATTCACCCTCTCTAATCTCTATTAGAATATCACCAACCTTAAGTTCATATATTTCTTTTGCAATTCCTTCACAAGAAATATATTCGGAATCAGTTATTTCTACCCCATTAGCAATTACCGTTTCGTCATCAACTATCTTCTCCACGATTACTGCCTTAACTTTTTCAATTGAGAAATCATCTAATAAGCTTTTTAATAATTCGTCACTATCAAAGTCGTCATCAGTTATAATATTTGGTAAGTATAGGACATAATAATCACTCCTTACGTTATTAATAACATTCCTAAGACCGCCTCTAAGTTTAGATACTTTATTTACTTCTTCTGGTGCGGAGTTTTTTTTTTAGGCCCTGGGTTTCTACCTCTTCCTTAATAACTTTCTTAAATGCGGCATTAACTGCTTCTGACAACTCATTAGCGGTAATGATACCTTTAAGTTTATTAAGCTCATTGGAAGTGAAGTTATAAGGATAACCATTCTCGTTTTCAACGTGGTCTCTCTTCTTGTAAACAAGACTCCTTGCGTTCTTCATGTCATTGGTATCCTTTCCTGGCTTATCCTCAACATCATAAAGCTTATAGGCATACTGAGCAATATTAACACCTGGCTTCTTCAAGAAGTCTTCAATCTGTGCTCTATTAACCTTCTTATCGTCCTTGTCCTTCTTTTCTTTTTTCTTTGAAGAAGTACTCTTTTTCTTTCTTTTCTTCTTCTTTTTCTTCTTATCACCCTTCTCTTCATCAAAGGAATAATCATTCAAAGAATTTAAGAACTCGTTAATACTTTCTGAAACAAGTTTTTTTATTTCTGATTCTTTTATTATCATAATCACGATTGTTTCTTTTACTTATTTTCTAACTTCTTAATCTTTTCTTTCAATTCATCTATCTGTGTTTGGAGATTATCTATTGCTGCCAATGCAATGATTGAAAGTTTTGCATAATCTACAGTGAGTACACCGTCTATCTCTGAAACCAATTCAGGATACAATGCTTGAATTGCCTGTGCGGAAGTACCAATGTTCCTAACCTTAAGTTCATCATTATCCCAAATGAAGTATTTCTTAGGAATTGCCCTTACAGTAGCCTCGTCTGCCTTAACATCACCAAGGAATGTCTTTAATGTAGCGTCAGATGTCTCGAAGAAACCATTAGTAGCATAAACCTTATCAGAGAACGTTGCGCTTACTGCTGATATTACATTAACACCTAAGATATTTCTATTACTCATAGAACCACCTGTTAACGTGCCACCTGAAATTGGGAGCCATTGGCCGGTTCCTGCTGCTACTACTTCTGCTGTGGTAGCTTTTGGGCCTTGTGGACCCTGCTTACCATTAGTTCCACTTGTACCATCGGTTCCCTTTGGTCCCTGTGGTCCCTGAGGACCTTGCTTACCGTTGGTTCCGCTTGTTCCATCGGTTCCCTTAGGGCCTTGAGGGCCTTGTGGACCCTGCTTACCATTAGTTCCACTTGTACCATCGGTTCCCTTTGGTCCCTGTGGTCCCTGAGGACCTTGCTTGCCGTTAGTTCCTGCGGCACCATTGGTTCCATCAGTTCCCTTTGGGCCTTGCGGACCTTGCTTTCCTTCAGGACCTTGCTTACCGTTTGTACCATTTGCTCCATTAGAACCGTTAGCGCCCTGTGGGCCTTGTGGGCCTTGAGGACCTTGCTTTCCTTCAGGACCTTGGTCGCCCTTATCACCCTTAATCTGTCCTACGTTATTCCACCTATTGTTGGTAGAATCCCACACATAAAGGTCTGAGCCAACCATATATGCGTCACCATCATTTCCTGTTGGATGGTCAGCAATTAATTCAGCATATGTGTCATAAGAACCTTTTATGGAAACACCTTTTCCATCTGCTCCTTGAGGGCCCATTGGACCTTGCTTACCGTTAGTACCATTTGCTCCATTAGAACCATTAGCACCTTTTTCTCCTTGAGGACCCTGAGGACCTTGGTATCCTACTGGACCCTGAGGGCCTTGCTTTCCTTCAGGACCTTGTTCTCCACTTCCACCAGTGGCACTTAATACGCCATCAGATGTAATGGCCAAGCCAGTACCAACCTTAACGGCACCTAATTGAGTGCTTGATGCAACTGGAACATTAGAAACTAAGTTGATTGCCTGTATTTTTGCGAAGACATCTGGTACTGATTCACCTGAAGGGTCTGTAATTTCTTGACATTCATATGCAAAGTTTTGTAATTCGATTGTTCTTCCAACATCTCCGTGGCAGAATTCGTCAATTACAATATAACCACGTTCATACTCCTGTGCTGTATCAGTTACATCACCAATCAAGAGATAAAGACACGTCGTGTCTCCATCCTTTCTTGCAATTCTAACAGGACCTTTATATGGGCCTTCTATTGAATATGTTGCACTGCTTACAATGTAACTAGAACTGCTGTGTGATACTGCACCCCATGAAACATTTATTACACTTCCAGGAACATTATCATATGGCGAGAAGATGTTTATCTTAAATAAAGCCATTGTAACAGAAGGAATCTTCAATGCAAATGTTAACGGTGCCTGTGCCGCTGAAATACTATGACTATAAACACCATGAATTATTTGCTTGTTGGCTAATGCAATTGAGCCATTTGCTGTAATATTTCTAATATATAACGTGTCAAATGTCTTTGCAGACTCTCCAAGATTAATGGAATTTGTTGAATTCACAAGTATGTCACCTGTCATTGTGCCTCCTGATAATGGAAGCCATACGCCTGTTCCTGCTGCAATTACCTCATCAGTAGTCGCCTTTGGTCCTTCTGGACCCTGGAAGCCTTCTTCACCCTTAGGACCTTGCTTTCCTTCAGGACCCTGCTCACCATCTTCACCTTTTTCGCCATCCGCACCTTGAGGACCCATTGGGCCTGCAACGGTAGGAATTGTAAGGACATTATTTGTTACAGAAGGTTCAGTTGCGGCTGAACTCATAGTTGCCCCAGTAACATAAGCATCTTCTACAGCACCTAACCTGCTATTAAGGTCGGTTAATGCCGCTGTGGTAGCACTGTCTCTTGCATCAATAGTATCCTTATCGTAATAATTGCTTGGGTCAAAAATTTGGGTTAAACTTAATCTTATTTCTTTACTGCCAGCATCTTCATTAAAGATGATTACTAACTCATCAGTTTGGGTGTCTATGGTTACAGAACTAACCATTCCGTCTACGATAAAGTCAGAAGCATCAATGCTGCAAATTACAGTATCATCGTGATAAAAGGTTAATTCAGTTTCATCAGAGTTATATACTGCGTTGTTAATATAAGGCAAAACAGCATTGTCTATATATCCTTCTAATCTCTTTCTTGATGCAAATTCAATCGATTCAGAACCGTTATTTATTGTCATAGAAGAGGATTCATAACTTAATGAAAGCTCACCCCTTCCTATCTCATTATTATCAATTGGTAAAAGTATTTTTCTTCTCTCGGCCATAATTTTTAAACTATGTACATTATTTTTTTATAAATAGTTTGAAATGTGAGAATATATCAATTCCCACAAAGAAAAAAGGTTCTCTTTTCTGAGAACCTTCTAAAATAACGTTGCTGCTGCATGAGCAGGGCCTAGTATTGCCCCAATTAAAACCCCCACAATTGCACAAATTAGGTCATGTTTTTCATCCATATGACCATTGGACTTATCAAATACACACTTCCCTATTACAACGATAATGCTGAAGAACATAGACCACATGACTGGGAAAAAAATCATGAGGAATATGGTAAGGAGCGCAGCAGTTTCCATATTAAGAAGACCGTCTAGACCAATCCACTTAATACCTCGGCTATTAGCAGCCTTTAAGTTTTCCCATAGTTTTTTAAGTTTATTCATAGTGTAACAAATATTTGCTACAACATAAATAGTTAGAAACTGAATAAAATTGTAGCTCCTACATAATCTTTCTTACTTTTAAAGGAATGCTGATAATCAGCCTGTAAGCCAACCTTCTCCTTTATGAAGAAACCAGCGGTAATTTTCCCCATTGGGTCCTTCTCGGCATCCCAGGGATTGATTGCTCCACCAACACCAGCATACGGACGGAATGCCTTTACAACATAACGAGTTTCAGTTACTGTCTTTTGCACTGGACGATAGTCATAACCAACCATCTTAAGCCTATTATATTGGACTTCTGCGTCAACGGTCATCTTTCCTACGGTATCAATGTCAAAGACCTTCTCTGAATAATAGCGCTTCGTTGCCCAATCTTTCATAATTGCAGTAGTATCATCTTTCGTAACTTCCACAATTTGAGTAACTACCTTTTCAGGGAATAACTCTGTGTAGATACCATCCTTAACGCACTGCTTGATGATATTTGCTGTATCAGCAGGCTTCACTACAGCAACAGGTTTTGGGTATGGTATGCTATCATGAATTGGCGGGAGGGTATCATAAACGATATCTATCCCAGGTGCTGGAATCTTAATGGTTTTCCTTCCGAGGTAGAAGCCAAAGAGCCAAATTCCAAAGGCCACTACTAAATAAAATACTATTCTCCACTTGTTGTTGTCCATCTTAATTGTCTTTTTTAATAAATAGGCTAATCTACGATTTTAACATAGACACCATAATTATACCATAAGGTATCTTGAAGGTCAAACTCGTCCTTACACATATACCTTTCCAAGTATTTATCAATGTTGTCATGTGAGATAATCATAATACCATTATCAACATCAACGACATCACTCTTAGTTGTAATGCTCCCCCTGAACAAGTTATCATTCTTCAACTTCTCCCTAAATTCTTCAAAATTAATCTTTACCTCCATGCTAAATTAACTTTTTCGTTCTTATGATTTATATAATATGTCTGGCCGTTTTGTTTTACTTTTGCATATAATTTACCATTAATCCTTTTCCATGGTTCGATTGAATCATAGACACAAGGCACCGTCATCTTAAGGTCATTGTCATACACAGCACCATATTTTCCGCCTCTCTTGACAATCCACATCTTTCCGGTCCCCTCTGGATTATTCCTATCCATCCAAAGCGTAGGCATTTCCTCAAAGGAAGCTTCTATTGATACGTAAAATCCAGATATACAAGCATTTACGAAACCATAATAGACTTCACCATTAATTCTCTGACTGAATGGGGCCAACCAGGTCCTGCTCTCAACATAGACAGCAAAGTAGTCAGACCTTAAAATTGTCTTGTCAACATGTACTCTTTCATCGTAGGCGAATGATAGACAAACGAATGCTAATAAAAAACCAAACAAAAATTTTTTCATAACTCTAAATTTTAATTGTTAAACCTCTTTTTCTGTAAATATACAAAAAAAGGACGGAATAAACAAATTCCGCCCTCAACACCACACTAGTTAGACTCTGTCCTATCTTGCAACTCTTACGAGGATGTTCTTCCTTACCTTGTAAGGAATCTCGTGTTCTCTCTTGAGGAGGTCATTCACATACTTCCTCGCACACTGATATGCCCTAGCATCAGCATCCTCAATCTTTGCACCGCAACGGCCATTGTCTCCATAACCAAATGCATTGATGTAACCGTCCTGAACGTCGAGTTTAAGAGAGTGAACACTGCACTCACCGGCCTCATAACCGTTCTCGTTAAGCCAATTGATGTAGTTAGCAATTGAAATTGTGCGAAGGCCACGAACCTTCATAATCTGCTTCAGTGTACCTCTGTACTGCTCAAGCTTGTAATCAAAATTCTGTCTCATGATTTTAAATCTCCTAAAATTTTAATTGTTAATAAATGTTGTTCTTTAATTACACTGCAAATATACAAAATAAATCCGGAAAAACAAAAAAATTTGCAACTTTTTTTAAATTATTTTGCATTTTTTACCTCAGCAAGGTACTTTTTTGCCATTTCCTGGGCTTCCTTGTTCGTAAAGTCCGCCTGTTCGACCATCCAATTGAGGTAATCACTACCCTCAAGATAGATTGTTTCAATACTCTTTCCCTTATGCTTTCCAAATTGGAGGACATAATCTTTAGGTTCGCCCTTAACCTCAGCCTCAAGTGCCTCCACTTCTTCAACATCAGGGAATGCAAAACCGGTCCATTCCTTCCTACTTGCAATATAATCAGCTGCTTGGAGAGAGTACTCAAAGTCATCCTTAGGGAGAGGAAGCCCATCCTTAGCACCCCACTTGCCCATGTGTGACTTGACAGCACCGCATATCTTCTTAAGGTCCTCCTTAGATATTAGTTTCTCGTTCTTCTCGGCAATCTCTTCAAGATACTGTGCTGCAATTATTGGATGAGAAACCACTGTATATTTACTTCCATTGTTCCCAAGTTTCTTGATATCATGGGCAATAGCTGCAATAGTAATCAGGTCCTTATCATGCTCACTGAACATCCTAGCCTCAGCTTCACACTGAGCAACATACGCAACAACCTTAGTGTGTCTCATTAAACCCCCATCACCTAAGTCAAACTGTGGATGGTACTTGCCTGTTGTTGAAGCTGCGATTGTAAAGAAATAATCTTCTGCATCACCAACTACCTTTTCTGCAAACTTCTTGAGATTAGCATCACTTATACTGTCAATCTCATTCTTAAAAAACTTTACTTTATCTTTCTTGTTCATAACTAAAAAAACTTTACTTCTGGATATGCCCAGGATGTTATTTGTCTATTTTCTTCATCATAATCAATTGAAAGTACCTTGCCATAAGGAACATACATCTCATTAACAAAGGAAACGTTTGCCATGTAGATGCCATCAACATCATCAAAGTCGTGATTGCCGCTATGGAAATGCCCACTAAAGAACATCTTTGGTTTCACTCTCTTAACGTGCTTTGCCAAGACCGTGTTACCAGTGCTAAGGTCAAAACGTGGTCCTTCCATAATTGCTCCGAGGAGGTTAATTGTGGGGCTATCATGACTTAACAAGATGTCAATTCCCTCCGGTATCTTGGAGAATTTCTCATCTAATTTATCTTCCAGAAGCATAAATGCCCAACGTCCAAAACTTGAACAATAAGGAGTTCCAAAAATTTTAAGACTATCAAGGCCATCACTTACTGGGTATTCAAACTCATATTCATTATGCCTTAATATCTTAAGTCTTTCATTCGTGCTTTTCTCTAGCTTCTTTAACGTACTTCTGTTAGCTCTCTCAAAGAAGAAGTCATGATTGCCCGGCACTAAGACTACCTTACTATTTTCATTCTTATATGGAAGTGAGTTAATCCAATCAACGAATTCTGTCTCAACCCATTTCTCCTGGAATGAATAATAATGGTCATGTGCTGGGCATACGTCCCCTCCAATCAAGAAGAGGTCGAACCCCTCAACCTTTGGGAGATAGCCATGTGTGTCACTTGTTACTATTATCTTCATCTTTTTTTCTGCAAATATATAAAAAAAATGGGAAAGAACAAAATTCCTTCCCGTTCACTTTAAAGATTGACATCTTATTCCGAAATCAATTCTACTTTAACACTGGCCTCTCTAGGTATTTCCGGGTGGTCTGCATCTGTAATCATCACTGCTACATTTGGGTTAGTCACCTCTTTAGCATATGCCACCCATTGTTTCTCACCTAATGTGTAAGTTACTTTGTATGTTGCCATAATTTAATCACCAAATAATGCTCCTAGAAGGATTATTAAGAAGAAGGCAACGATGCCAAATACAATTGGTCCCCAAAGAGGTGCTGTAATCCACCACCATGACCAGTTAGCAACTGCTCCGATACCGCATACCTTCAATACAAATAAAACTAAGAAGAATAAACCTAAAAAACTAATTCCACTATTTCCAACTATTTTCCTTTCTTTCATATCTTTTAATTGTCAAAATTTTATTTTCTCCTTGTTGAAGAACCACCACCTGAAGAACGAGATACACCACTGTTTTGAGAACTTGTGCTTCTCTCATTGTATCTCACACTTGGTTGTGTTCTTTGAGATGGGCCATTATTGTAGTATACCCTTCCTGTGTTTGAAGACCTGTTGTTGGTTGTACTTCTGCTATAACCAGTCCTGTCTGTCTGAGATTGACTTCTATATACTGGCCTTGCGGAACTGTTGTACCTTACATTTGTCTTCCTTGAAGTGGTTGCCTGTCTTGGCTGAGAACTACTCCTTGACACAGTTGCCTTCCTGGTCGGGTTGTTATTCCTTGAAGAAGTTGCCTGTCTCGGTCTTGAAAAACTTGGTCTATACATAGTCCTGTTAGAACGGTTTGAACTTCCTGTCCTGTAAGATGGAGTAGGGCCATTCATACCACCTCTCCTTGTATAGTACACATCTCTACCTGGCCTGTGGTTTGGCTTATGGTGATGATAGGTATAGTATGGTCTATGCCAATCCCAATAATGTGAGTACCTATATGAATAATAATATCTATAGGAGTACCTATAAGGATTATAATATCCCCAGTAGTCATAATAGTAATATGGCCTCCAAGACCAATCCCAATAAATACTTGCATAAACATATGGTGAAAAATACCACCTATTCCATCTCCAATAATATGAAGGATACCAAGGGGTTAAATTAAGTTCGATTGTATAAGTAGGAGCATCAAACTTATGAAGTTTCTCTTCGTAAGACTCTTCATCACCAACCTCAACCTGTGTAACGTTCTGCTCTACAGTAGGCGTATTCACAGGAAGTACATCATCAGAAGTATAGTAAATACTATTTCTGTACCCGCCGTTAACGGTCATCCTTCCACTTCCGCATCCTGCAAGAAGGAAAGATACTAGTGTGATAAAAATAAACTTTTTCATAGCCCTTTTTTTTATAAATAGTATTATTCTTCATTCTCTTTATATGTTACATTCACATCAATGTTCATTCCATCTTAAATTTTCATTAAACGTCGCAATTTGATTTTCGACAAAGACTCTTCTATCTTTTTCAGTTATATCCATCCCTTTGTACAGTTTATACACTTGCGGATAAAATAACGTTGATACCTTCTTAAGTGTTTCTTTACCGCTAACAAGGTCTTTCTTGACATAAGCGTCAACATTATCTCCATTACAATTCACAATATCCAACTTTATTGTCTTGACAAACTCCACACGAACATCAACTGACAGTTGCTTTTTTATGTGATTTTCAAGATACTCACCGCTTCCCGGACCACAATAGATGTCATCCACTAATGAAAAAACAATTTCGTCTGCGTTCATTGAAAAAACCTTATAATAAGGATAAATCTCCAGAAAATGATTCAACACTTTGTCCATAAGGAATTTTTCAACCTTTATCTGCCTACTTGGATTACAATTTCCCAATATAACTTGCCTAAGATATTTGCTTCCTGAAATATAATCATCACCACCAACGGACTTAATAAACTCTTCATAAGTATCATCCTTGATGACCCCAACATATCTTAATGCCTGAAAATTGGCTTTTTTCATATCCACAGACATAAAGTTTTTTCCGTTTGTTTCTTCAGTGTAGCAAACTCTTTCTCTATAGTTATTCTTGGGAATGTCATACTGTTTCAAATCGCACTCATTGAATTCTTTATATTCAGGCGTGTTCTTAATTTTATCAATTGCCCTGTCTCTTACCTCACCACAATAGTCAAGCCACCTTTCAACATTTCCATCATATTTAGTCTCAATGGTATTGATGATGTCGAAATAAACTTTCTTCGGGAAAAAATCATACAACCCCCTATAATAATTAATCATCTCTTCATTATAGATGTTAATTGGGAGATTATAATCTTTCACAAATCTCTGTATTAGTTTTTTGTAATTTGAAATCATATACCGCTTTTTTTCTGTAAATATACAAAAAGAAAATTAGAAAACAAAAAATCCCCAATGTTTCCATCGGGGATTGTAATTGGAAGTCGCAACGCTTGCGTAAAAAAGACTCTTGCCAAACCCAAGCAACGGTGCGGGTTTCGTTCCTCGTCTTGGAGTAGGTTACGTAGTGTGCCCTGACATACGGGGTTCCAATGGGAATAGGCACAACACTGCGGCTTCCTTTTTTTCTATAAATATATCTTTTATCGGAAAAAAGTCAAGAATTTTTACGATAAATCTTATGTCCTTTGTAGGAGGTAGGGGATTTGGACCCCTGTTGCATGAATGGCTCCATACGAAAGAGTCGAACTTTCATTTGGTTCACCGCTTTTAAGTATGGACAGATTTGTTAATCAGGTTTTCTCCTGTAAAAAATCATGTGTCCTAGACCAGACTAGACGAACCTCCCATATCCATTACCAAAATATACAATTAATTACCATTGGGAGATAAGCTAAGTATAAATCCCAAATTGGCATTGTAGATAGTATGTGGGTATAAATCTTCAACATAAACTTCTTTTTTTATAAATATACAAAAAGTTTTTTAATTTTGCAAGGGTTTTTATCTTATTTTTATTAGTGGAGATGAACGGAGTCGAACCGCTGTACCATGAAACATCAACAAAGAAAATTTCTTACATGCTTATCAGCTTCATTTTAGTGTTGAGGTTGAAAGAACACTTGTTGTTTTTGCGCTTGTCAATGACTTCACATACAGCACTACTCTGTGAGTCATACATGATTCTGTTTCTACGTGTCACGCTACGCAAGCTACATTCCTAACCTTGTTAGGCAGCAGCAACACAGTACATTTCTGCGTCAGTTCTTTTTAGTTTTGGATTTAGGCATCCCTGCCACATGTTTCTCTTTATCTCCATTCCAGGTCAAAACCAGAACATCCCCATGTTAAAAATAACTTCCAATTTCATATCTAACCCCACAGTCAATTTCCTTTCCGTCCTTACCTTGTAGTTTCTCAATCTTTATTCCTTCAAGTGTAATTGAAGAGTCGGTTGCTGGTATCCATTCTTTACATTTGGCGGATGCTTGGAGTGCATCTGCTGTAAAAGATACCACTTCAACATCCTCAAGTCCTCTCTCATTGATAAAGTCAATGCAAGTCTGGACAAGTTTCTCTTGGAGTTCTTTTATGTCTTTAGTTGTTGTTTTCATATTCATTATTAAAAAGATAGATTAACTGCCTGTTGGAGTTACACCAACCTCTCTCGGTAAAATCCAAGGCATCGAATTTCCAATGCTTAAGCAGTTCTATCTTGTGGGGATGAAGGGAGTCGAACCCCCACAAACCTCTCGGTTTCCACATCCTAAGTGTGGTGCGTCTCAACCAGTTGCGCCACATCCCCAAAATGCCCATCCATCTTTCATGTCGTCACAGCGAACACTCCAGGACTTCGGAGTTTTTAAACCAATGTGGCCTCTTTATGATACTTCCGCCCTTATATTGGATTCAGGGTTTACCTACATATACCCACCACAAATTTTAACCACACACCATCCACATACATTGTTCCAATCTATATGCTTCTTCTCACATGGTTGATAAGATGGCTAACAAGACTGCGGGAGTGGAGGGACTTGAACCCCCGACCTTTGGTCTTAATTCAAGGTTTTACGAGGATTTCTGCGCAGACACTCCCCAACCTTTACTTGCCAATGCTCTAACCAACTGAGCCACACTCCCTAAATGCAACTTTTAGAATAACCCCAGAGTTGCCAACTGTGCCGACCTACGATTCGGAGGAAAGTAAGCATTCTTGAAGAGGCCTTCCCATCTTCGTTCCCTTGTACTTCGGGCTAATGTATTTCTTGTGCTCCCGATGAAGGATTCGAACCTTCACACCACATCCCAACGGCTTACGTTCCGTTTTTGGTGGGATACCTATTCGGGAGTTTGACCATGGTCTGTTACTGGACCCGAAGTTTCGGGTCCTTAACTCCTTCAACAACTTGGTTGACGAGCTATGTTGAACCTTCATTGAAATCTTGCAAGTAATTGTTAATTTTAGCAAACATCAAAACATGTTGAACCTTAATCACTGGCCGTACTTTCAATCAACAATCATTTCAACTTTAGTCAACAATAAATCATCCTACCCGGTCGGCTCGTTCCATCCATGACCTCCACATCTACCCTATAGAGATAGTTGCATCTATCTTAAGGGGTCCTCTCAAGTCATTTCCAACCTACTTGATGCAAATTTTCGGTTAGCTTTCTTGAACCTCGGATGATTTATTGCTCCCGATAAGGGAATCGAACCCTTACACTCCATTCAACGACTTACGATTCGTTCCAATGAGGAATCCAATTCGGAAGTTTCGCTTTTACGGAAATGCGATAACCGTATAGGTGGGCAGACTCATATCGTCTCCTCTGCCAGTTATACGCAGGACTGATTTATTCACCTGAGGAGAAACATTATAATTTAAAGGCCCGTCTCCTGTATCTGTTCGCCAAAGTAACTTAGGAGGAGATGCGTCCATCTTATCTCCAATAGGTTTCTTTGACTTATTACAACTTATGCTCTATGTTACGGGGGTTGGACTCGAACCAACGTAGACCGGCTTATGAGACCGGGCTGGGACCAACTCCAGTCTACCCCGCAATAAATTTAGTGGACCCAGGGAGATTCGAACTCCCGACCCCCTGCTTGCAAAGCAGATGTTCTGCCAACTGAACTATGGGCCCCCAAAAAAAACAGGAAACTTTCAAAAATTATCCCTTAATTTTATTGTAACATTTGCTGTAAGTTTCCTTCTTTGAACCTTGACAGAAATCCCTTCCTATCAAGGTAACATTAATGCTCCGCCCAACTCTCGTCATAGCCCCTACGGTTTACCTGCTATGCCCTCCGCCTCACTTCCCAGAGTCTTATTGGCCTTTATCCCTCTGGTTATAGAGACTTCACTAAGTGTCAATCCTCAAATTGTGCACAAGCCCGTGACTGACTCCGAACAGCGAGTATTTGCAAGGTGTCTTCACACCTGAGTGCCCTTAGGCTAAAGCATTTAATTCATTGCAAATATATAAATAATTTTTCAAAAAACAAAAATATTTGCATTTTTTTGCGACGATGGTGGGATTCGGACCCACGACCACGGGATTAAAAGTCCTAATACGATAAATTGCTGTATGTTTCCATATCTGAAAACGAAATTACGTGTTCTACCAACTGAACTACATCGTCACCGTTAATTTGATGTTATCTCTTGGTAAGTCAGTCGCCCCTTCTCCCGCTGTTGGGGTCTTACCATTTACGGAGTGATTATGTTGTTTAGCCAACTTACCAATTGACACCATCTCTTAAACTTCGCAGAGGAAGAGGGATTCGAACCCCCGGAGGCCCTTTCAGACGCTCAACGGTTTTCCGTACCACTATAGTTTTCACTACCAATTACCGACACTGCAAATCACATGCAGTTGCTTGATTCTCCCGTCGGATATTCCTAGGTAAATGTTTGTGGCCTGGACTATACCTTAACCATATTGAAATCTTGCAAGTACTCTCCAGTACACTACACTCTTTCCATTTTTGCCACATAGTAGCCGAGTCAAGCATTGAGTATAAATTTAATTTCAATTTAGGTTCTCTCCGTCTAGTCTCTACACACTGTCTTTCTTCATCTACCCAAATTACCAATAGATGATTCTGTACTTCATTCTGTCATTGTATTCACCTTTAGTTCTTTGCAAAACGCTCTGTGGATTTATATGCATACTTGTCAGGTTGTAGTACATAGATAACATTGGCTCGGTATTAGCATCAGGGCGGAGTTTAACCGCCACCCAATGATGTTTCCACCATTGGCATACAAATCTATTCAGGAAGCCTTCACCGAATTTGGAGAGTTCTACATTAAAGATTTCTCTTTAAGCACTCAAATTTTTCAAGACCGCCCCGATAAACCACTCCGGCACTCCTCTGTGTTAAATTCAATATTTCAATGAACATAAAGAATATTCACTGCATTTACTACCCTTTAATCCTTTCAGGGGTGGTTGAGCTTATCCGAGTTTCTATGAACTTAATCATATACAAGGGTACACACCTGCAGTGAATTCTCCTTAGTTGAGGTATCGGGACTCGAACCCAAACTGACAGAACCAAAATCTGTAGTGCTAGCCATTACACCATACCTCATTATTTCAAATAACACTACAAATATATAAAACTTTTCCTAAAAAACAAAATTTTATCAAAAATATTGCTCAGGAAGCGCCTAAGCCACAATCGTCAAATTTTGTCCATAACTTCCGTATTTTCTTGAAGTTAAGTACTATTTATACTTGGTTAGGAAAATAATCGCAGCCGTTTTAAATTGTACAAGGAATTTCGCTACCTTATCCACTTAAATGGACTGTGATACCGGGGGAAGAACTGTACTTCCCCCATTTTTTTATGCGGAGAGCAGTGGTCCCGACCCACATCCAAATTTGGACGAGCAGTTTAGCAAACTGTCCCTAGCCCCGCCAAGGTTTACTCTCCATTTGCGGGAGTGGCAAGACTCGAACTTGCAAAATCTCCTGGTTAACGGCCAGGTGCATTAGCCAATTGTGCTACACTCCCTTATTTAAAGCGGACACGACCAGTGCTGCCCTGGCGAACTTCGGCGTGACAGGCCGACATGATAACTATCTTCACCACGTGTCCATTTGTGCTCTTCCAAGGATTCGGACCTTGACTGAACTGTTTTTGAAACAATTTCCTCTGCCATTTGGGATAGAAGAGCATTGTGGACCCAGGGAGATTCGAACTCCAGACCCCCTGCTTGCAAAGCAGATGTTCTGCCAATTGAACTATGGGCCCAAAATTTGTAGACATGCGTGGATTCGGACCACGGACTTTTTCGGTATCAGCGAAATACTCTACCAACTGAGTTACATGTCTGAGTTTATGTACCCCAACTATGACTCGAACATAGATAGACACTTTAGAAGAGTGTTGTCTTATCCCTTAAACGATTGGGGCTTTTAAGTACTCCCGATGGGAGTTGAACCCACAACCCGACGGGTAAGAGCCGCCTGCGCTGCCAATTGCGCCACGAGAGTATTAGTGCTCCCGACAGGACTCGGACCTGCAACGCCATAAAGGACCCCACTGATTAAAAGTCAGTTGCGCTGCCAATTGCGCCACGAGAGCATTTCTTTTTTTTTTCGTGTGGGAGATTGGTACCGCCCCAATTCCTTCGGATTTTCAGTCCGCCGCAATGACTTCATCTGCCACTCCCACATAGTTGTCCGCACAGGGAAACCTCGACAACTACTCAGGAGTTGCCGAGGGCCTACTTAAATCGTTTCTGTTTAAATCGTGTCATAATTCTTTTTCCAATATTTCTTGTTGAAGGGGAGGGATTCGGACCCCCGAAGGCCGTAGCCGCTTGATTTACAGTCAAGTTCCGTTGACCGCTTGGATACCCTTCATTATTTGAGCCAACAGAAGGACTCGAACCTTCAATAAACCACATTACAAGGGTGGTGCAGTACCAATTGTGCTATGTTGGCATTTGTATGGTAGACAGGACTCGAACCTGCATAAAATTCTCCGCATCCCAAATGCGGCGAGGGACCAATTCCTCCACTACCATATATTCTTTGAGTTGAGGGTGAGAGTTGCACTCACATAAAGCAATTTGCAGACTGCTGACTAAACTATTCATCCACCTCAACATTTGCAGAAGCGACAGGACTCGAACCCATAACTGACGGGTTGAAGCCGTCAATGTTACCAATTATACTACACTTCTGTATCAGCACAAGACTTCTATGCAACAAAAAACCTCTGATTAGTTTTTTCAGGATTGGGAAACTTTTCAGAGGTTGGGAATATGTTGTGGTTAGAAACCTATGTGTGCGAATTTTTTTACTTTTTAACTATTCCTCCACCTCTATCCTGAAAGGGTTTTCCGAAATTAGCGTCTGATGTGGTAGCATACAACGCCTTAGGGCAACCCCAACTGAGATTGTCATTACTATAATCACATATGTATGCTCTTTGTCTTATCATAACTAATTTATTCTTTCTTATTTTTCGCTATTTTTTCAAAATATAAATATACTCAATTTTCAAAAAATCTAAAATTTCTTGAAAAATTTTTACAAATATACGCAAAATTTTCCAAAAAGACAAGGTTTTCGGGAAAAATTTTCTAAAATCGGCGAAATCGGGTATAATTTTTCTGCCTTACTACCCAAATCGGCGCTATCGGGTATAAAATTTCTTGAAATAATTTTTCTTTGTCTTCACCTTCTTGTAGCCCTCATTGAACTTTGATGAAATAGTATAGTCCTTGAGGGCTGTGAAGAATGATGACATTGTCTTTGACACATACTTATCCCAAGTACCATGCTTATAGACTGTTCCTGATGCTCTTGTGATGTCAAGAACTGGGATGTCGTACTTGATATACACTTCATAAGTCACATTTGTTGGGTGTGAAGCGTCGTAGGTGTTGTCCTTCTTTTGGAGCGCCCATGCGTCCTCATCTTTCTTGATTCGAACACTGTAAATCTTCTGTGTTTCGCTTAATGAGACGTGAATATGAAGATTATCAACAAACAAATCATTAACTACCTCTCCATCTTCCTTAACTTTCTTGAAAAAGGTTGGCTCTTCCGTTGATAGCTGGGCCTCAGGCTTCTCATTATAAAGTTCATACTTTTCAATAATTGAGATTGCTCTGTCAATTTTCTCATCCATCTCGACTGTCTTTGAGTCAATTGCCCATCTGTAAAATAAATTTCCCATTTCTTTTTAATAAGTTTTTAAATTAAACAATAAGTTTTATTGATGCAAATATATAAAATATTTTTGAAAAAACAAAAAACGCACCCAGAATTTAGGTGCGTTTCTCATTTTTTATCCAACACTAAGCGGATATTTCACCGCAGGATAAGACTTGTAATCATAGATTTTAATGTCATCATAAGTAAAGTCATCAATGTTTTTAATCTCTGGATTAATCCATAACTTTGGCAAAGCATAAAGATGTGGATTACGGTTCTTCTGCTCTTTCTCATAACTCTCTATCTGATTCTCATAGACATGAACGTCTCCGCCATTGAAAATAAGTTCTCCTACTTCCATATCACAGCACTGAGCAATGATGTGGGTAAGCAGGGCATATGAGAGAATGTTGTAAGGGTTTCCTAAAAGGAAATCATTCGAGCGCATATTAAACAGGCAACTCAACTCCCTTCTTCCATTCTCAAGCACCTTTGTATAGAACTGGCAACTGTAATGACAAGGCGGGAGTGCCATAAGCGGAACACACGTCACGTTCCAAGCGGAGAGAAGAATCCTTCTGTCGTCAGGATTTGTTTTAAGGGTTTTGATAATCTCCTTTATCTGGTCAAATCCTTCTAAAAGTGTTGTTCTCTCTGACGGGTCAACAACGATATCAACAAGGACTCTGTTATAATGTCTCCATTGTTCGCCGTAGACAGGACCGAGGTCTCCATAAGTATAAAATATTCCATTCCTATTAAAGAAATTTGGTTTTCTAACACCTTTCTTCACATTGCTAAGAAACTCTTCCTTGTTGCAAACATAATCTCCAACATTTTTATTTCTTTCTTCAGAGAACAACTCCTTATAATATCTGTAAGCGTCATCATCCCAAATATGTACATCGTTATCAACAAGATACTTAATGTTTGTCTCTCCCTTCAGGAACCAAAGAAGTTCGTGAATGACACCCTTTGTAAATACTTTCTTCGTTGTAAGGAGTGGTAATCCTTCCTTCAGGTTGAATCGCATCTGTACTCCAAAGAGAGAACGTGTCTTTCCTGCCCTCGTATCCTTCTTTGCACCTTCCTTTATAATTCTGTCAGCAAGATTAAGATACTGCTCATCAACGTGATTATCCTTTCCTTCCAACTTTTGATAAATAAACATTGTTGGGGAGAGAATTTCAACAGGAGCAAAAATATCTTCGTCAATCTTTGGGAAGAAAGTATCTGCGTTCTCAACTTTCTCGTCAAGGAAGTTAATGTAAATCCTATCCACAAGTTCCTTTTCAAGTGCCTGATTATAAATGCTTGCTCCGCCAATGATGAAGATTTCTTCATCAACCGTCTCTGCAAACTTAATCGCACTCTCCAATGTATCACAAATCCTTACACCTGACTTATCTTGCCAAAGGTCTTCTCTTGTGGTCACAACGATATTTGTTCTCTTTGGAAGTGGATGGCCAATGCTTTCATAAGTCTTTCTTCCCATGATTACCGGGTGACCAGTTGTTGTGGAGGTAAACCATTTCATATCTTCCTTGTTCTTCCAAGGAATGCCCCCGTCCTTTCCAATAGGATAACCCTTTTCCTTATCAAATTTTCCTACTGCTACAATAATGTTAATCATATTACTTCTTGGTTACTATCTTATCAATTATACCAAATTCTCCATATACTCCTGGAAGTGCTTCCTCAGGTGCAAGCCAGTGGTCACGGTCACCATCTTTAATGATTTCTTCCTTAGACTTTCCAGAGTTCTCTGCGAGAATTGTAAAGAGTGTATCCTTGCACTTTGCCAATTCCTCATAAGCAATCTTGAAGTCGCTCTCCTGAGTATAATTTGAAAGACCTGACATTGGCTGATGTATCATAATCCTAGCATGAGGGAGAGCATATCTCTTACCCTTTGCTCCAGATGAAAGAAGAACCGATGCCATTGATGCGGCCATTCCCATTCCATAGGTAGCAACATCACAATCAACCCAATTCATAATGTCATAGATTACCAATCCATCACTACATGAGCCACCGCCCGAATTGATAAACAGTTTAATGTCTGAACTGTCATCAATACTATTAAGGTACATAAGCTGTGAGGCAACGATGTTTGCAACATCATCATTAATCCCTGTTCCGAGGAAGATAATCCTATCTAAAATTAGTCTTGAATACACATCCATCGTTACGGCGTTAAGCTGACGTTCCTCAATAATCATTGGGCTAATAATGCCACTATTTGCTTTAAAGTAACCATCTAGTGTGTTACCATTTACGCCTTTACTGATTGCGTAAGTTCTGTAATCTTTAAATAATTCTTTCATTGTAAATTTATTTATTTTTTAAAATTATGTTTTTCAGTACTTTTTTAGAGGTGATAAGTTTATCGTCATATTTTTTATTCTTACTTATTGAGAAGAATAACAGTAAAATGCCATTGTCTTCACAATATTTTTTCTTTAACCCATCTCTTTCTTTCTGTTCATCAAACTTCTTATTTGAATTATTTTGTTGGGTGTTCCCAAAATTTATATTAACATAATGTTGTTCCCCTTGACATTCAATTGCCACATTATATTCAGGTAGATAGAAGTCAAACCTTAGCTTTTTTTTACATTTTAAATCATCAAATGTTTTTTGTTCTACAAAAATAAAATTATTTTTTCTCAAAAATTCTCTTAAATCATCCTCTAATTTTGAGACATAGCACTTTGGGCATCCATGACCTCTCATATGTTCTGAGGCTACCTGCCAAAACTTTCCATGTTTAGGACAAATAATGCAAACTTTTTCACTATTTTTCTCATAATTAACAAGCGAGTAATCATATTTATTTCCATGACGAAGTGTGGATTTCTTAATAAAGTCTTCTGTTGTCTTCTTATTATTCCCATAACACTTCGAACAACCTTGTCCTACTAAATGATTATGAGGTGTCTGCCAAAATTCCCCGTGTTCAGGACAGATTATACATACCTTTGTACTATTATTGATATATTCAACTTTTGAATAGTTATATTTATCTCCATGTATAGCATGTGCTTTCTCCACAAATTCACTTAATTTGGTGCGTATTGCCATACTTCTCTTTATGTATCCACATTTAGGGCACCCTTGTTTTCCGTCAAGATGACAATTTGGTTTCATCCAAAACTCACCGTGTTCGGGACAAACGATGCAGACCTTTTGTTTATTATTTCTATACTCCACTTTAGAGTAATCATATTTATCGCCATGAACTTTCTTTGCCCTTTCGATAAACTCTTCTTTTGTTAGCCTTTTCATAATTTTATCTTTTTCTATAAATATAACTAATCTCGATAAAAAGTCCATCTTTTCCTATAAATATATATTTAATTTCTTCATATTCCTTCTTCTTTTTTTAATTGTTAATCTTCCATATATTTAAGTAACATTCCTTCACTATCGAAGGAGAAAACCTTATCAGCCAATTCTTCAACCTTCTTCCTTGGCAGTAAGACATTTACTGGTTTTTCCGGGAGGTCAGTGCTGAAGTAGAACTTGCACTTATCCGAGAATAGATTACCATAATTCTTGTCACCGTAGAACCTAATCTTATTTGCTTTCCTAACTAAGTGTTCCTTGGTCCAGTTTATTGAAGCTAAGTAATCTAACAGTTTCTTCTTCTTGACAATTGCAACTGCTATCTTATCAAACGGAACATCTGCATACTTAACTTTTTCTGTCTTTCTCTCGTTCCTGTCAAGCCAAATGAGTGCATAAGAGTCATTGTTCATCTTATCATTGACAAGCCACCCCTCTTGAACAGTATTTGCCTTATTCACGATTGTAACTTCAAAGGCGTATGTGTTAAGGTCTCTCCATGTTATTGCTGCCTTTTCATCACAACGATAATCATTTCCGTCCATTGTAAATGTCATATCAACACCACCAACCTGAGTTTCCTTATCATCATACCTCTTAAGGTTTGAAAGGTTTTCTTTATAAGCTGTTTCATCCAGCTTCTTAGAAATTCTACCTGAATATAAGTTATCAAGCTTTATATTCTCGTTTTCTTCTCTTTTCCCTTCTAACTTTTTTATAAAAGCCATGTTTTACATATTTTTAATAATTTATTAAGTCTTCATTGTCATTTTCTATATCACTAATGTTGTTAATACTAAATTTAAAATAACCGCCATCCTCATCCTGGATGTCAACATACTTGTATTCAATGTCCTCAGGGTCCTCAACATCCCATAAGACAAAGCCATGACCAGTGACTGACTCACCAAAGTTCATCTGCTTTATGCTTGAGCAATAGACAACCCTAACTCCATTCTTCTTAATCTCCTGTCTCTTATGAATGTGCCCAGCAATGACAAAGTCACAATCACCAAATATTGCTGGGTCTATACCGTTCTCAGCAACATAATTGGTCACTGTAATTGCGCCATTAACGTCTGCATGAATGAGACCAACATGCAGCATGTCCTTCTTTCCCTCCTTGTGCATCTTGATATCAGGCATATTAAACCCACTAAATGATGAAAAGAGACACCATGCAATGTTATCATCCTCATAAATCCCTGACTTATAATCAAGTTCCTTATCAAGATAGATTACATTCTTCAACTCACCAATTTCAAAGATTGGAGTAATTGAATCAACTCTATCCATATTATTCATAAGCATATCATGGTTTCCTGCGAAGACGATAGTCTTTGCTACCTTCCCCAATTCAGAGAGGAACCAGTGCGCCATAATCATGCTCTCATTGGTAATGGCAATCTTATTATGAAAGATGTCACCACCAACTACTATTCTAACACTATCATCATCTTCTTCATCAACTATCTTCTTGCACTTGTTAATGAATTTTTGAAGATGTGCCTTCAATTCGTCCATTCCCTTGAGCGACGGTATATGTATGTCGCTACATGCTATAATCTTACTTATACTCATACTAAAACTCTAATAAACCACTATCTACCCATTCCTTTGAAAAGTAGATATTATTTGGATAACCATCTTCCTTTGCTGCCTCCTTGAACATTTCCATCAATTCCCTTCCTGAATAACCGCATAGCGTTCTCTCGCTTGGAGAATTTCTGTATGCCACCTTGAACTTTTTATCTGGATGTTCATTAGCGCAGTCATACATCTTCTTAATGTTCCCAATGATGGTTTCTCTTGACAATGAATAGTCACCCTTTTCACGCATCCACGGACGCAATTCAGTTGTAACAAGCCCATAGGCATCGCCTTGTAAGCCTTCACCTTGACCATACTTTGCGTTGAACTGCTTTACTGCAACTCTTGCGCTTCCTGCTCCGTGACGGCCTTGTGGATTTGAGCCGAAGACAAAGATGGTGTCTTTCTCAGGTACAATGTTTCCTTCGTAATAATTCATATTCTCTCTTTTTTTTTTCGTGAATATATAAAAATTTTTCCATATAAACAAAAATCAGCGAACAATTTCTTGCCCGCTGACTTCATGAAATAATTATCGTGATATATTATCTTATCTTCCATTCTTCAATTTTTCTTATTCTTAAGTTGTGGTAACGTTCCTCGCTCTTCTCCAATTCAAACAGCAATTCGCTTGCAATCTTCTTGAGAATGGTGTCTACATCTTCAGCATCGCCATTATCTACAACGTCACCATTAGGGGTGATACCATTTTCATTAACATATTCCCTGAACAACTTTGTATCTTCCCAACTCGTGAGTTTATCAACAACCAATGTCTGAATATAACCATAACCATTTGGCTGTGATGGTCCCGTTGGAGTTGAAGGGTTTGACGGGGTTGAAGGATTTGTTGTCGGTTTTTCCTTTTTCTTAAAGAGGTTCTTGAACCAATTGATGATTGACTTGAACCATTTTCCTATTTTACTCATAATATAAGGATTTTATTTAATGTTATTCAACTACTGGTGATAATAATGTTGCTAATATATTTGAATATTTTAACATTATCCTCGCCACTTCTTGTTTGTCTGGCATATTTGTTCTGTCCTTATAAACCAATGCAACGAAACCGCAAGGAAGGGTGTCTTTTCCGTAAAGAAGAATCGCATAAAAGTAATCAACCTCTTCTTTCTTTAACCTATAATAAAGTTCTGGGTCAACTGTTTCCATTTCTTCAATTGGAGCAGACCAAACATTATGTTCATAAAGGGCTGTCGCCCAAGGATACCTTGACAGTCTCACATTTTTATATTCATCAATGAGAGCGTCAAACTCATCCTTTGGAATGCCATATGTAAGGTCTACATAAAGGAAAGGAAGGTTTGCTAAGTTACTTCCTCCATTATGCGTCTCATAGATAAGCACTCTGTCGGCTCTCGTTTCTTCCATTATTGACACCATAGTAGTGTTTATCTCACCATATGAATTTATACGCTTAATTACTGATTCGGTATGCCTTTGCTCTCTAATCTTGTCAAGTCTATCCATAAAAGATGCTGGGTCGTATGCTGCGTGTCCGACAACAATTACAAGGAAAAGGACCATAATAGACAAGATAATGTTCTGCACACCCATCTTCTTTACAATCCCTGCTATCCTTTCAACCCACGTAAGGGCCTTCTCGACATTATTCGAACCCTGTGGGGTTACATTATTCTCTGCCATAACACTACCTTTTTAGAAAATATTATTTCATGCCTCTTACCTTATTCAGCATGTCTGTAAAGGTTGCATCACCCTCGTTCTTCCTATAAGCATTGGTTGTCTCGGTGTCCTTAGAAGTATATTCACAAAGTGTTTTAAACTTCTTGAAGTCTTGCTTAATCTGTCCTTCGTTGATGTGGCTGATGATGTTAGCCTTATTGTTTTTCCATTCAACAATATATTCGTTGTTGTTCCTATCCCTCATCTTGAATTGCTCACCTTCCTTCTTGAATTCATCTGGGATTCTAGAAATCATATGACCCTCAGTGAGGAAGCTAGTTTTTTTGAAATAAATGGTCTTAATGTTCTTGTTCTCGTCTAAGGTAGACTTTGGCATTGCGGTCTTTGCTTTGAATTCATCAATAGCCTTTCTCATGTCAAAACCATCCTTACTCTCATACATTTCACCGTGCTTAAAGGTTTCCTTAGGGCATTCCCTTGCGGTGAGGCCAATTTCTCTAGCGGTTTCTCTACCCTTATGTATCTTCTGACCAGATTTCTTAATTCCGTCATAGATATTCTTATTACCCTCGAAATCGCCAGTCTTTTCAATGTCATTCTTCTCTTCCAATTCGGAAGTGTAGCCATGAACCTGTGCCTTTACCCTGTTCTTGTACTCAGGTGTAACGTTATCAATTTCGTAGTCTAAGGTCGTCCTGTTATCATCAGTCTTTTCGTACTTAGGTCTATCCTCACCAATTTCCTTTGAAAGACCACCATCATAGTCCTTCGCACGTTTCTTTGCTTCGTCATAGGCCTTACCGTTGTTCTTTTTGTCGTCACTTTCCACATTTGGTCCAAGTTTAGCCTTGAACTCATTGGAACTTTCCAAGATAACCTTCTTTAAATCGCCATATTTAAAAGTCAAATCCATAATGTGTGTATGTTTTTATTTATTATTTTAATATGGGAAGTATGCACCAAATGGTCTCATACTAAGCCCACTATTTATTTCTAGGCCCCTCATCATCCTTTGCATCCTAAGACGGAGAAGTTCTTCAGGGTCTTGTTCTTTTTCAATTTTTTCATTAAGGTCCTTTAAGTCCTTCATAACTTCCGGGTTAAAGTCCCTTCCATATTTTTGTGTACTATTCATTTTTTGGCCAACTTTTCTTCATTATATTCTCGTGGTCATTAGCTTCCTTATAGAAGTCACTGTCATTGCCAAATGGGACATCATATTGATAATTGCCGGCAGTTGACGTTGTTGTTGCTTCCTTGAGGTATTCAGCCTGTTCCTCTGTAATATACACAGTTCTCTTGCCCTCAGCAAAGGTTCTCTTAATAGGTTTTCCGAACAATGGTTGAGTAAATTGTCCAGAAGCATCAGCAGAAGTAGCACCTTCACCACCAACGCATCCGCCTTCGCCATCTTCATTGATTGGACTACCCTCGATTTCATTGCTTTCAAACAATCTGATGAAAGCGTTTCTCATCTTTCTGGTATAATCTTTCCTCGGAATCTTGTAGCTTACAACGAAACTGTCTTTCTTCTTTTTTCCGTTATCATCAACACCATTGTCCTTTATTGTTTCCTTTCTAACAACAATAGAACTATTCTCGTCGCCATCATCTTCTTTCTTTAGCACAATTTTAAGGGCAGTTGGTCCGTCAATGCCATAACTCTTCAAGAAGTCGTCGGTATCAGCCTTCAATGGGTCATTAATCAACTTCTTGAGGTAATCTTCCATGTGAGAGATAAAAGCATATCTTGTCATTTCCTTCTTTCCCATAACCTTATGCATTCTTAATTTCATCCTCATAGAAATTACGGCGCTGCCATAATGTCCTAAAGAGAGTGTTAATTGTCTTGGCAACAAGTTCCTTTACTTTCTTCTCTACGTTCTTATTCAATTCCCTGTCATTCTTGAAGGAATCTTTAACTATCTTGGTAACATCTTCCTTTGACAAATTTGCTTCTTCAAGCAGATTATTTGCCAAAATCTTTGCGAACATAGACTCACTTATTATAACTTTTTTTGCCATGTAAATATAAATATTTTAGTATAAATAGTCTAGTAAAAAGAAAAAAACCTATTTTCAGACGAAAATAGGTTTTCTTTTCGAGGATTTAACTCTTAATCGTTCATCATCTTATTGGCCATCATCTCAAGGTCAGCGCTTTCAGTAATCCACATCTCTCTCCAGTTGCTATAAAAACCGGATAACTTATTGAGTATCTGAATGTTATCCTTATTAAGGATTAAGCCATCTGCCCATAAGAAGCAACCGCTTCCGGTGTTGGTCTTAAGGACAAACTGCCATTTGAGATTATTCAGGCAAGGGATAACCCCACTGAAGATAAGATTACCTTTTGATGGTATGTAAACAAGTGGAGACTCAGTTACGTTATTAGGGTTTGGCTTATTAAACTCCGCACCACTCTCAACTGATGTTCTAAACATCTGTATCTGATTGGTAAGCACGTTCTGGCCAAACTTAGGGTCGTCAGTAATTGCAATCGCATCACCTTCGACCTCTTTATTTTCTTCTTTAGCCTCATTAATCATACCTCTCTTAGGGTCTGATTTATGTTCGTAAATGCGAATCTTATCAAGCATTCGCCTTGTCATCTCGTCCTGGTTTACTATACCTTTTGTCATAATTAAAAATCATATCCTGAGCCATTCCACCACGAAGTAACGTTTATTATGTTTTTCTGTTTCTTCGCAGCTTCATTTATTATTTTCTCTGTCTTCTTAGACAATTCATCAATCTTCTCAATTGCCTTATTGATTTCCTCAACCTTCTTCTCGTTGGAAACTTTCTCGTCCTGAACGGCGTTACCAGCCTCTTCTACAACTTTCTCCACATTAACCATATCATTCTTAATCTCCTCAAGTGGGCTTGGTGCCTCTGGTTCTTCCTTAACCTCTGGCATCTTTATCTCAGTGCTAACTGATTCAATACTCTTCTGTACTTCATCGATGTCAACTTCGGTTGGAATTGCGTTCTCCTTGGTTTCCTCAGCTTTTACTGCACCCGCAACTGGGGTTTCTTGCTTAATTTCTTCGTTTACAGCTTCAACTGCTGCCTTCTTTGTTCCTTTCTTTGCCATAACTTTATCATTTATAAATATCAAATGGAATGGATTTTTCCAAAACTTCTGACCTTAATTTCTTCATTGCACGTTCTTTTATTTGTCTTACCCTTTCCTTTGTTAAGTTGAGGGCCTTGCCAATGTCCTCTAAAGTCATTTCATCATGTTCGCCAATACCATAATAATATTCTATTATTTTTCTTTCTCTATCAGTCAGACAACCAAGCAGGTTTTTAACGATTTCTTTCATTTCCCAATCATCCATTGGGTTCATATCATCCCTTTCCTTGTAATTGTCAGATACTGCTTTTATATTATAATCATCTTCTGCGTCAAAGTCAACTGGTTTTTCAAAGTCCTGAGGCAATTCATCATGTTTAAACCCGTTTCTCTCGTTAAGGGCTTCGAGAATTGTCTGTTTAATCCACCAAACTGAGTAACTAATGGTCTTAAGACCCCTCTTATAATCAAATTTATCAATCGCCTTCATTAGGCCAAGGTTGCCCTCAGCAATCAGGTCTGGATATGAGAGACCCATGCCGATATACGGTTTAGCCACCTTTGCGACAAACTTTAAGTTTGATTTTACTAACTTATCCCTAGCTGAGAGGTCGTTTTCCTTCTTATATTTCTCCCATAAGGACAATTCTTCATCTTTAGATAATGCTTTAAACTTACTTATCTCTTTAAAATAATCATTTGATATTCTTTCGATATCGATAACTTCTTTTTTATTCCTAGGCATCCCTCTTTCATAACTATTCCTTATTATTATTCACCTAACTCTTAATGGATGAAATGTTGTTAATCTTCTGGACTGTTATTATCTTATCATGATAATCGCACCATTCCGTAAGGTGACAAATGTGTAATACAAAATCAAATTCTGAAACTATCTTATCATAAAGTTTTTTCATAGCATCATAGTTTTCACTTGCTACAGTACCAAGCACCTCGTCAAGCAAGATAAATGGTGGTCTTGAGAGGTTTGACATCTTACCGAGGATTACTCTCAACGCAAGAGCAGCCTGAGTTTGTTCAAGACCAGAGGCCCCTGCAAGTCTAGTGATGATACCGTCCCTCTTCAAGATGAAGTCGATATCATTCTTTTCATCCATGACAACTTCAACCTTAAAGTCAGTAACATCATTAAGAAGTTTATCTAATTCATTGTTGATGATAGGGAGAGTATTTCTCAGTACCATCTTCCCAATTCCATCTTTACCTATCATTTGTAAATAGAGCTTCCAATATTTTTCAATGTGCCTTTCTTCTGCAATTTGAGTGATGATGGTCTTCCTTGCTGTAATATTTTCATTATTCTTAACGATTTCCTTTTCATAATAAGAAACATTAAGGTTACCATCCCTCTTAATTGCTTCCTCAGAACGAATGTTAGCGTTTACAATGTTCAACTTAGCGTCTATTTCGTTGTTCTTTGTAATTGCCTCCTTATTCTTCTGAATTTCAGCAAGCGTCATCTTCTTTTCCTTATAATCTGCTCTCTGTGTTGCAAGTTCGCTATTAATTGTTGCAATTTTAAGCTCAAGTTGTGATTTTTTATAAGCTTTATCTCTCTTTAAGTTTTGGTCTGAAATTTTCTTGGCGACTTCTTCACTATTCTTCTTAAGTTCTATGCCTTCATTGGTAAGTTTTTCAATTTTCTTCTTATTTTCTTCTATAATGCCACTATTATTGACATTATCAAATTTTCTATGACATGTTGGACAATATTCCGCATTTGCCAGATTGGAATTCTCTGTTGTAAGTCGCCTTATTTCAGCACGAGCCTCAGCCATCTTAGCAATTAACGAATTATTTTCATTATTAAGCTTTCTATATTCTTCATCTGAGTATTCAACATCCCCAAATTCTTTAAGTTCCTTTTCCTTCGCCTCAAGTTCTGCACTCTTTCTCTTTCCCTGTTCAACAATCCTGTCCATTGTGGCCTGTAAGGTAGTTACATCTACTTTAAGTAAGTTGTTGTCAATCTGTGTCTTAGAGGAAAGAAGTACGTCCCTAATCTCATTCTGCTCAGTTATCTTCTTCTCAGCTTCCTCAACCTTCTTCTTCTCAGCTTCAATGTTGGCTTCCAGGTTCTTGTTAGCCTCGTTGAGATTGTTAATCTCTTCCTCCAATTGTGCCTGACTGTATCTATCACAATAACGCCCAACACTAATCTCCTTATTCCACTTTTCACGTGCCCTTACGTCCTTATCCTCAATAATTGAGAGGCCAATCCACCTTGCAAGCAGCCTTCCCTTCTCGGTTTCAGTCATGTTAATAATGTCAGCAAGGTCCTTTGCATTTGCACTGATGATAAGGTCGAAGTCACTTTCATTTCCAAGCGCATCCTTGATTATCTTTGTCGTTTGAGTGGTGGTTGCACCCTGCTGGTTTTCCTCTTGAAGTGCTTCCTCGGTACCATCCTTGAGGAGTCTAAAATACTCAACCTTATTCGTAACGGTCTTAGTTTTCTTACCGGCGGCTGGTCTCGTGAGTGTTCTCCTTATTATATAATCCTCACCATCTATGTTTATACAACCCTCAACATTAAGTATCCTTTCCTCAGGAAGATAGTTGTTAAACAGCGCTGCAAGGTTCTTAGCCTTATTCGTATTCGTCTTTCCAAATAGCAAGAAGTGAATAAGGTCATATGCAAACGTACTCTTTCCACTCTTATTTGCTGGTTGTCCATTAAGGAGGACGAGACCCTTGAGTGTAGTAAAGTCAAAGTAATTGTCTGGTCCGTAGGAAAGGAAATTGCTCCACTTAATCCACTTAATTGAATAACGCTTTCCCTTGTTATAAAGGTCAAAGTCAATGGTTGAATTTATAAGTGAATCAATCTTAACTATTTCCTCGAAGTCAATATCCTTCAATTCTTCTTCCTTATACTTTGAATTGAGGTACTGCTTCATGAGTTCCTGCATGAACTTAGGGTCATAAATGTTAGAGACAACGGTACCGGCAAGGGTATCATCATCACTTCCGTTGCTAACAACGAAATTTTTCTCTATCTTAATGTTCTTTGCTGGGATGCCATACTTCTTAGCCATGAGAGCTATCATGTTCTTTTCATCTTCCTCAGTGGTCATTATATTGGTTGTATTCCACCTAATGAGAACTTTTGCATCCTGTCCTATGTCAATTTTTTTCATAAACGTCTTTTATTTCTCTTTCTAATAATATTTTCCGGTTCTTTCTTCGTTTCTTCCTTAACTTCAACTTCTTCTTCTTTCACTGGCTCTGGCTTTACGTCCTGCTCGAAGATTGTCCTACCTTCAACCCAGACATCTATCTGTTTTAGTGTCTCCTGTTTAGGTTCTTCCTTTACCTCTGGTTCTGGTTCATCAGCACTTGTTGGAACGCCAAACGGCACATCGTCGTATAATTCGGAATTGAACGCTTCCCTCAGCAACTTTGTACAGTAATCACTAATCTTCATGCTGTTTATTTTACAGTAATCGACCAGTTTTTCGTAAAGCTTATCGTCTGTTATTGTAATTCTTGCCATTTTTTTTACGTGAATATACAAATTTTTTAATAAAAAAGCAAAAAAACTCTTTACAAAATATTCTGTTTTAGTATTTTTAAAAGAAAAAAGATATGATTAGAGCAGAAAAGGAGAAAATAGAGAAAGAAGAAAGTATATATCCAAGATATATCTTAGGTCTAGATGTAAGCACTGCATGTATTGGTGTATCAGTGCTTAAGGATGACGGAAAGAGCGATAAACCGGAAATTGTCTATTTAGGTCATAAAACACCTAAAATTCCTTCAAAAATAAAAGGAATTGAGGCACTTTTCCTTAGAAAAAACATCTTTGAAAAGGAATTTATTGAAGAAGTGTCATCAGCTTACCCAATTACTGATGTTATTATTGAGGAACCATTACTTTCTTCTAATAATGTAAATACTGTTGCAACATTGTTGAGGTTTAATGGTATGATTTCTGAATCAATTTATAGAATACTTGGAATTGTACCTAATTTTATATCATCTTATGATGCTAGGATGTACTCATTCCCGGAATTGCTTGCAGTGAGGAAGTATAACAAGAAAGGCGAGGAATACCCAAGAAAACATATAATGAAAGCCTTGAAGGATGAGAAAATTGTATTATTTGGTGCTTATCCATTTGATGTTGACAAGAAAACCATTATGATGAATATGGTGAATGAAATGTACAAAGATGCCCCCATAACTTGGGTAATGGGAAAGAATGGAGAACTTAAAAAGGAAAATTATGATGCTTGTGATTCTTTAATTTGTGCATTAGCATACGTCAATATCAACCATCATGGTCTTGAGCCTGTACGATTAACCGACTACTCCATTTCATCTGACTCTGACGATATATATTATGTGACGCAGATATGGGATAGAACTTATCAGAAATCACTGAAATACCCGAAAAAAGACACTGTTGAGAATGAAGATAAAGGTGGCGAAAAATAAGCCACCTTTTTCATTTCAAAAATTCCAAGTTTTTGCTTTCTAAGACTATTTATGTAAAAAATATGCCTTTTGTGGCATGTTTCTTAATAAAGGAAAAATAAAATTAAGTTATGAATAAATTCGATGACCCAAGACAGTTCCCAACGAGGTTAGAATGGCCTACAACTTTTGAAGGCGCAAAAGAGTTCCCTATGTGGGATATTAAGATGCTTGACCTTGATGAATTGCCTGTTGAAGAATACATGAAACCAATGCCAGTAAACGTGGTAAGTGGCGGAACGGACCCTGGACCAACTCCTCCTACTCCTTCTGGAGAAACTACTTACTTCGCTGTTAAGTTCGAAGCAAGCGGTAAGACATACGGCTCATACCAGATTGAATCAAGTACGACAGTTCCAGAAGATTATGTGCCAGCACCTTCAAAGGATGGTTACACTTTCAGCGGATGGACACCAGACCCAGCAACAACCATTATAACCGCAGCAACCAATTTCAATGGTTGGTTTATTGAGACCGTTGAAAATGCTTACTATACTCTTATGATGGTACCAACAGACTCTGAATTTACTGAAAGCGGATTACAATCATGTAATGTAGCAGAATTTGCAGGTGGAAAAACCTTTGGTTTTGAAATTCCTCTTGATGAAGAATATGCTGCAATGTACCAACAATATGAAGAAGGTGAAATTACAAAACAGGAATGGAAAGAATTCTTGGCTGATTGGGAAGCAAATCACTTATATATAATACGTGTTGCGGTGCCAGTTAATAAAGAAGTAACTAGTGCTTCTGATGGATATAACGAGTTAGCAATCTCTGGGCCTACAACCGTAACTGTAGAAGGTGTTGAATGCCGTTGCTACGAAATTTCTGATGAACAATTCTTCCCAATAGAAGATACCCAAATATTTAATATAACAATTACAATCGGATAAAAAATAAATAGATATGGGAATAATAACTGATAAATTACATTTTAAGTACGGATATGTCGATGACATTATGTCCGTGGAAACTTTTAATGACTTGATGTCATTAAATTCATCACACAAATTTGCTGGATTAACAGTCACAGTTCTTGACATATTTGGTACTGATGAAGATATACCCGCAGATTTTTGGCTTGTCGGTGGTGAGACAAAATATGATTGGCAGTTAAAGCATGTTGGAACACTTGATGAGGTCGCTCAACTTGATTTATTGGCTAGTATTTGTGTTGCTTCTTCTTCAACCAAGTCTGTTTCTTTAATTCCTGTTGGCTTCGAAGCAACATTATCTAATGGCGACACCTATATGTTTGATGGAAGCAATTGGGTACAGTCGCAAGGTACTGAGGGAAAGCAAGGACCTCAGGGCGCTGAAGGTTACCAAGGTCCAATGGGTTTCCAGGGTCCTCAGGGCGAAAAAGGTGCTGATGGAAAGGATGGCGTTCAGGGACCACAGGGTGCTCAGGGTGCTGAAGGTAAGGGCGTAAACATTAAAGGCTCTTACACTCGTGAAGAATGGGATGCAATTTCAGGAACCACTGGAGAACCTGGAGATGCATACCTTGTAGAGGGTGACCTTTATGTTTGGGATGAGTTGAACCAAACATGGAAAGATGTTGGTGATATCCAAGGCCCACAAGGTGCTCAGGGTGCTGAAGGTAAGCAAGGCCCTAAGGGCGAAGATGGAAAAAATGGCTTCCAAGGTCCACAGGGAGCCGATGGTAAAGATGGCATTGATGGAAAGCAGGGTCCGCAAGGAGAAAATGGAAAAGACGGTGCTAAAGGTGAACAAGGTCCTCAGGGTGCTAACGGAAAGGATGGTGAGGATGGCAAACAAGGTCCGAAGGGCGAAGAAGGTTATCAAGGCCCACAAGGTGCTGACGGTAAGCAAGGCCCTCAAGGAGAAAAAGGTAAGGACGGCGAAGACGGTAAGCAGGGTCCGAAGGGTGAAGAAGGATACCAAGGTCCTCAGGGAAAAGATGGAACCAATGGTGAACAGGGTCCTGAAGGAAAGCAAGGCCCTAAGGGAGAAGACGGAAAAGATGGTTTCCAAGGACCTCAGGGTGCTCAGGGTGCTGAAGGTAAGCAAGGCCCACAAGGTGCTCAGGGCTTCCAAGGTGACATAGGTTATCAAGGACCTCAGGGTGCCGAAGGAGAACAAGGTTACCAAGGACCTAAGGGAGAAGATGGCTTCCAAGGACCTAAAGGTGAAGAAGGATATCAGGGTCCTAAGGGCGAAGAAGGATATCAAGGTCCTCAGGGTCCACAAGGTGCCGATGGTAAGGGCGTAAACATTAAAGGCTCTTATGAAACATATGAAGAACTTATTGTTGCACATCCTGAAGGAGAAGTTGGAGATGCTTATCTTGTACAAGGTGACCTTTATGTATGGGATGGCGTAAATCAGGAATGGAAGAACGTTGGTAATATACAAGGCCCACAAGGTGCTCAGGGTGCTGAAGGAAAACAAGGTCCTAAGGGAGAAGATGGCTTCCAGGGTCCAGAAGGCGCACAGGGCTTCCAAGGCGATATGGGTTACCAAGGACCTAAGGGCGAAGAAGGCTATCAAGGTCCAGAAGGTCCACAAGGTTTCCAAGGACCTAAGGGCGAAGAAGGTTATCAAGGGCCACAAGGTGCTCAGGGTGCTGAAGGTTATCAGGGCCCAGAGGGTGCTCAAGGTGTACAGGGTGACATAGGTTATCAAGGTCCACAGGGTCCTGAGCCAGATTATGATAAGGTAAAGGAAATGGCTGAAAGTGCCATGACTGAAGTCTTCGTAATCAACCCAAGTGCAGAAACTCCAACTACTCTTGAAGATGTAGCAAACGCTCTCTATTGGGAAGAAGATGGTACTGAACTCCGTAAGCCAGATGAAAGTCTTCCTGAAATAAATGATGACAACACCCCTGAACAGGATGCTATTGAAGAAACTATTGTGAGCACATTTGAAAACGGAAGCAATTCTTACACAGCAGCAGAAGGTGCGGTTATTAATAACGTAACAATCCCTTCTTCTGTAACCACGACTTCTTCAACCTTGACAATTAACGGTGCTTTCCAAGATGGCGCTAAGATTGTCAACAACAGCAACAAGAATATCGTAATCAATAACACAAGCGGTGAAGCAATTGACATATTTGTAGATAATTCTCCTGCAACAGGAAGTACCTCTGCTGGTGCTAATCTGAAGGGCGAATATAACAACATATATATTAATAGTAATAGATTAACCGCAACGACTGTTAATGGTGAAGTGAAGATTGAACCAGTTGATGCTAACAACTCAATGCAAGTAACTGCAGGATGGCAGGAAGGTTCTAAACTCGTTACCAACGCAAGCAACAGAATCGTCGTAGCAAATACAAATTCCGCTAACCTTCCTTCTGTTGAGATAGACGCACCAAATGCAACTATCGTGATGACAGGCGGACAGTATAATGAATTGGATGTTACCACTGGTGATGACACCTTCGAAATCTCAGGTGCTTTCCACGCAAAGAAACTTATCGTAAAGAAAGGAAATATTTTGATGGGAGGTCTTGACATTTATGACTTTGTTGACGAAATTATAACAGAGGGAGAGGTTATCCCAATGGTATACGAGGTTTCAGGTACGAATATCGCAGGATTTACCAAGCAGGGTATTACTGATGTAGTCGCTGATGTTAACAGCACAAACAGAGTTGCCTTCGGTTTATTCGCTAGCGGCAAATATAGATATAACCTTAACGGACACAGCGTCTCATTGAAGGGTGGCAAGTCAGCAGCAATGTTCTTCAGAGGAAGTTCCCCTTACGTTGAGATTAACGGCCCAGGTAAGGTTATCGAGACAAGCGGTACTTATGGTGTATGGGCTTCTAAGACTGGAACAACAGTAGTTGTTAATGGTGGTGACTTCGAAGCATATACCCACGTCCTTTATGCTGAGTATGGTACGATTATCGTAAATGGTGGTTCATTCAAGATGCTTGATGAGAATCCTGAACTCGACCCTAAGGGACACTGCAAGTTCTTGCTCAACTGCTTCGATGCTAACTATCAGACAGGCGATGCAAGGATAATTGTTCGTGGTGGTAAGTTCTACAACTTCAACCCAGCAGAGTCTTACAGCGAGCCAGGTGGACAGTCAGTAAGTTTCGTAGACGCAGGGTATAAAGTGATTGAATCTGTTGAAGATGGAGTTCCAGTATTTACGGTAGTAAAAGATGAATAATAAGAATTTAATATATATTAAAATAAAATGGCTGAGAAACATTTAGTAAGACATTGGAGAGGCTCAAGGGAAAATTATAATTTTCTTAAAAAATACAACAAACTCAATCCTTGGACCAAATACACTGTAATTGACGATAACCCAGAAAACGACGAACAGACAATTGTTGAGTACTTAGGCGAAAATCAAGTTACCCCACTCACTGGACAGTTGCTTCCTGTTGATAGTGTATATGAGACAATTAACGCTATTCCTGAAGAAAAGAAGATTCCTTATGCAAGATTCCTCGTTGGTAAAAACGGAAAAGGCTATAAGATTGTCACCTTCACTCTTGATAGCGGCAACAATCTTTGCACTGAGGTAACAAAATTTGATTATAGGTACGGCGTTAGGATAAAAGACAGAATGCTTAAGAACTATGTTTACTTTAACAGCATGTTAAGAACATATGATGACACTAATTGCGGAGAATATTAATATTTCCTGAACTATTGAAAAGGCGGGCAAGAAATTGTCCGCTTTTTTATTTTTGAAAAATTTTTTGTATATTTGTGACAGATGGAAAGAGTTTATAATATATTAGTATCAATACTTGGTGAAAGCAAGCAGGGTGGGTATAGTAAGGACTGTACTCAGTATCAGTTTAATTCGCCATGGGCAACAGATGAGAATGGTGGTATTCCAGATAATAAGTATAATCTGGAAATATCTTTCGCATTGGGTAAATATCATGAATGGGTAACTGATTATTCAGGAAACATCTCTAAACTTATTCGTAAGTTTGGGGGAAAGATGCTTGTTGATGAATATTTCTCAATTATTAAAGATATTAAGGAAAGTAGGTATTATGACTTAGACTTCTTTCAAGATAATGCCGATTTTTATAAAGAAAAAAAGTTATTGAAGCTTCCAACTTCATTTAAGAAAATAAACCTCTCAAAATGTAAAGACATAAACCTTGTTGAATATCTCAAGAAGAGGAAAATAACGCAAGATATAATTGATAAATACAATATTGGTCATACAACTTGGGAGGAAAGTGATTGGACGTGGAGAAATAGGATTATATTCCCATCATATAACTCATTGGGTGACTTGAATTACTTTATAGGAAGGACATATCGCCCAAATGATAAAAGGAATAAATATAAGAACTGTGATGCGGACAAGAATAACATCATCCTTCATGAAGATAAGATAAATCCAGACGGAATGATGATACTTGTTGAGGGTGCCATCGACTGTATTTATTATCCAAATGCCATTTCACTCATGGGAAAAGTATTAACTAAGAAAACGGAGGTTTATAAGTATCTTTCTGAGAAATCACATGGGCCAATATATATTTGTCTTGATGCTGATACCGACATTTCTGAAACAATTAGAATGTATAATACATTATCATCGTGCCCATCATTAAAGGACAAAATTTGGTATATAAGAATGGGTGAAGGTCTTCTTGGAAGGTATGAAAAGATTAACGATGAGAAGGCGAATGACTATGAATATATCAATACAAGGATTTGGGTGAAGAAAGACGATTTAACAGTGAATAAGGATGATAATCCTGAATACATTATATATAATGGTGAGCGTTATAGATACATAGGTTATAAGGACTTTGGTGAGCTATATGAAGCAGAGGGAAAGAAGGGAATAATAAAAGCTGTTAGAGATGCAAAGCAATTCTCTGAACTTGAACTGCTGAAATATAAGAATAGGAGGAGAAAATAATCTTGCCTTTATTTAATAAAGGTATTATATTATAATAAATCGATTTTTATGAATATTAAGGAAAGAATTACAAAACTAGGAAAATATTTCAAGGAGATGCAAATCACCAACATCGATGGGACACAAATTATTTATGTTGTTGTCTCATTTCCTATTGGCTGGATTGTTGATGAGAACATTGAGGAGAAATTTGGTATTTCAGTGAGAAAGAACGAGGGGACTCCGGGAGAATATTACTTCCTTGCTGACATTGAAACTGGCGAGGTACCAATCTTTGATGCCATTGATTATAACATTAACAAGATGAAAAGTGCTATTGAGAGAGGTAATCTCCTCAAGGAGAAAACTAATGAATTGAGGGCCATTTTTGAAGATGAGGACGTGACATTGGAAGAACTCAAGACATTAACTATTACCTATACTAAATTACCTCCTGAGGTACCAGCACATGAAGAAATAATCCCGCTTCAAACAAAGAAACGTGGAAAGAAAAAGGAGGAAAAGAAAGATGAGTAATGGTTTAATTCTCTTTATTTACTGCATTGTTGTCTATGGCCTTTCAAATATGATGGTTCATGCTAGTGGACCATTTCGTCTTTTTGAAAGGATAAGGGATGCTGCTGATTATATTTCAGAACACTTTGGACAACTCTTTACTTGTATGATGTGCCTTCCCGCAAACCTCGGATGGATATTTAGTTTAATTAACTGGTTTTTCATTCCAATTCCAATTACACCATTTAATATTCTCCTTGCCGGAACTGGATTATGGTGGGTAGCTATGATTGGCGACATTTGCTTTGCAAGCGGAATAACATGGATTATTCATAATGTCGAACTTTTCTTTGAAAGCATTGCTGAGGGTTCTTCTTCAAGACAGGAAGATGATAATAATGATACAATGATACTCAACGATTAGTATGGAAATTGACAAGGAAACATTGGTTGAACTGAAGCGCTTAAATAATGAAATTAAGGGTAAGGAAGTTGCTCTCGAATTGGATAAGACTGCATTCCAAAAGAAACTGTTAAATGGTCTTGGTGATGAAATGATTGAAAACCTAACACATCCGAAGAAACCGAGTTTCTGGATTGGTCTAAAATATCGTTATCTACGATGGAAAAAAATTAGACAAGAAAATAGACAAGTAAGAAAGATACTGAGAAAAAATAAAAAAAATGGGGAACAATAATTTGCTCCCCATTTCCTTTTTATGATACGCAACTATTAATAAGTTCCGCAGTCGATAATCATATTGCTGAAATCAAGTTTCTTGTCGCTAGTGACTTGAACATTTGCTGAATGATTTTGGTCAGTAGTATCCACGCCACGAACCAAGGTTCTGATTTCTGCTGCAGTAACGATACCCTCAGATGTTCCTGTAAGAGTGGTAGTTATTGCTGAAACAGAAACTGCATTGTTATTGGCACTTGCATTAATGTAAGTGTTATCACCACTTGCTTCAACATTTTTACCTGAAACAGCATCGTCAACATAAGCCTTAACGTCGCTTGCTTCTGCAAGACCCTTGTTGGTACCAGTTGCGGCAGATACAGCAACAACCGTTACCGCAACGCCAACACTCTGATGGTTATTTGAGTCTTTGGCTCCAACAGTAGTTGTTACATAATCGCCATCAGTACCATGGTCTATACCCTGAAGAGCACTCTGTGTCTGGCCTGAAATTGCTTCAAGGGCATCAATTCTTGCATCAAGTGCTTCGTCAGCCTGTGTGCGTGCAGTTATTTCGTTGGTGATAGCACTCTCAATGTTTCCACTTACAGTACCAACATAAGATTTAACGTCACTTGCAGTTGCAAGAACATCCTGTCCTGCAGATACTGTACCGGTTGTAGCAGCAACAACAACATGGTTATTGCTTGCAGTTGCTGAAACATAGCTATCACCGCTTGCTGTAACGTTCTTCTCATCAACAAGACTTTCAGCATAAGCCTTAGCACCATAGATGGTATCTGCGGTTGAGGCATCTCCTGACTGACCAATTACCTCTGCCTTTGCGTCAGCAGCAGCACCTGCGAGGTCAAAATCAGTTGCGGCACTATATGCTGCGCTTCCAAGTCCATGAACATTAACATCTGTACCATTAACTTTAATTGTTCCATTAGCAGTACCTTCTGCAATAGTTACATTAACCTTCTTGCTTGCATCAGGAGTAAGGTCATCACCATTTACCTGAACACCTTCGATAACGTTTACGTCAGCATCAGCTTCGATGGCAGCAAGTTTCTCCTTTTCTGCTGTAGTATAGTTGTTATCTGTGTGTACATAACTTGCATCCTGTACAAAATTACCGTCATTTGTAAGGTCTGTAAGTTTGGTTGGCATTGTAATGTCAACAGCCTTATCTGTTACTGTAAGGTCAGTACCATTAACTTTAACTGTTTCGATAACGTTTGCCTGAGCACCACTTGCAATACCATCAAGTTTAGCCTTGTCAGCAGCGCTCATAGCACCAGAAGCACCAGAAGTTGCAAGTGCCATTGCAATACCATTAGCGCCTACTGAAAGTCCATTAGCATTGTTAGTATCAACAACTGCGCTTATAACATCAGAATTATCAATATTAATACCATTACCAGCCTTATAAACGTGTGCAAGGTCAGCAATTGGAAGATAAATATGGCTTTCTTCACCTTGCCCATCCTTTGCATTAACTACAAAGTCAATGTACTTGTCACCTGGCTGAAGTCCAGCGACAGGAGTGTCAGCAGTTTGACATACTTCAATAGTTGCACTCTTTACCAAGTAATCCTTAGGAATGTCAATTGCAGTACCTACTTGTACACCGTTCTGTTTAACAACATAACTTGCTGCATAAGCGGAAGAAGAAGGAGTTCCTAATTTCTCAACAGTTACCACCGCTTTACTATCAAGAGCCTCAATTGCATCCTGCAATGCACCAAGAGTCTTAGTATCACCTGTCATATCACCGATAAGTTCAGACTTAGCGGTATCAGTATAAGAATTTGCCGAAGTGATTGCATTTCCTGATGCATTTGCTATCTTGGTGTCAGTCTGTGCTGAAGTGTAGTATGCATTAAGTGCATCATCAGTATAGTCTTTTGCGTTCTGCTCAGCAGCATCCCATGCGCTCACCTTCTCAGCGGTAATACCTGTGAGGACTTCCATGTTTGCATGTTCGTGCTTCTTAGCAACTGCGTCAGATAAATCTTCTGAAGCGCCTACTTTAATAGTTTTGCCATCTGCGCTTGCAATAACCAAGGTGTCTCCGGTTGCTGCGGTTATTGAAGATTCAACGATACTTTCAGCATAAGCCTTTGCACCATAGATGGTATTTGCGGTTGCGGTGTCTCCTGTCTGACCAATTACCTCTGCCTTTGCAGCATCAGTATAAGAATTTGCTGAGGTGATTGCATTTCCTGAAGCGGCTGCAACCTCAGTATCTGTATAGTTTTTTGCGTTCTGCTCAGCAGCATCCCATGCGCTCACCTTCTCAGCGGTAATACCTGTGAGGACTTCCATGTTTGCATGTTCGTGCTTCTTAGCAACTGCGTCAGCCAAGTCAGCCTCGGTCTGAGTATAAGTGTCAAGAAGGGCTTTATTTTCATGTGTATGAGATTGGCCTGAAATTGCTTCAAGGGCATCTAATCTCCTGTCATTTTCTGCTTGATATCCTTCAACAGTTGCGGACAATGCATACTGTTCAATATTAAGGTTAGCAATTTTTGCATCAACAGCAGCCTCATCAACAAATCTTGCAATGTGCTCTGTGTTTGCACTGTCTGTATAAACAGTGTAGAGTTCTGGTTTCACGCCATGGTTCACTGCGATTTCGCCTAACGCCAATTTATTAACGTCCTGGTCGGTCATCTGCGTTGTACCGTTAAGATGGACAAGCATTTGCCTATCCGGGCTTGTTTTACTTTTTGCCATAATTTAAATTACATTACTTTTTATTATTATTCTTTAACGTTATAGAACAAACCGTATAATTGCTATACAGCACGGCATATAAAAATTATTTTAATTTTGTTCAATTTTAATCGTTAATAAATAGTGGGGAAAAAAGAAAAAGCCGTACCGAAGCACGACTTTTCTGAAAAATAAAAATGGATGATTGAAATTAAATCCTTAGTATTCTGAATAATATGTTGTCTAAATCGTTAAAATAAGAAACATTTATTAAGAAACTAGGACAAATTAAAAAATAATATAATTTTTCATGATTGAAAATTTTTCTACTTTGTTGTACTGTTCATCTTAGTCTTTTTCTCGTTCCAGCCCGTAAATTCCATTATTTCAGCCTCTATCGCCCTTTTCTTCTTCAGGGTTGAACAGGCATCACCAACGAAAATTACTTGTCTAACCTTATCTTTCCTTACAACTTCTTCTAGTTTATTATAAAAACGAGCACAATCACTTTCATTTTTACAAATTATGAGGTCTAAGTAACCATTATCGTCTTTAATTAGCAGTTTATTCTTATAAATCATTACTCTCTTGAAGTCCATGTCCGTAATCCCATTAAGTACCACGTTCTCATAAATCCATGTAAATTCCTTCCTTTCCTTCTTATTATCGTACCCCCAAACCCAGAAGGTTTCCTCTTTCTTATACCTAAACTTGTCTACTACCTTCCAACCTTCAACATTCACCTTCTGCTCAACTATCTTTCCGTATTCGTTCCTTAACCCTGCGTGTTCCCTCTCAGTCTTTTCAATAAGGACATATTCATCGATGACATTCTTGGTATAGCGTGTTCCTGTGTACATTGCTGGGAAAACTACGTTCTCATCTAGTTTCCTCAACTTCTTAAACTCCTCATATGCCTCACTTGAGGTCCTGTAACCACCAATAAACTTGTTCTGTATTCCATTACGGCAGGAGATTATCTTGAATTTAACTTCTGGGAGGGCATTTGTCTTCTTTTCCTTAACTTTCCTATACCTTATTTTCTTCCTGCCCCTCAGTTTCTTCCTTCCATGCTTCTTAAGGTTTTTCTTCCTTTCCCTCTCCTTCTGTCTCTCAAGCTTCTTCTTCTTCTTTTCTTCTTCCCTTCTCTTTATTGTTTCGGCTTTCTTCTTTTCTCTACGACGCTTCGCAACGAAGGCACGATAGCCCTTACGACGCTTTTCCTCAATCGCTTTCTTCCTCGCTTCAGAAATTTTACGCCGCCTCTCTCGTTCTTTTTCGGATATGTTTTCATTTTTTTCCATCTTTGTATATAATATAATAAAGGTATATTTCTTTGTCAAGTTGTTTTTTTGAAAAACTTTTTGTATATTAGCAAAAAATAAAAAAAAATAATCTAAATAAAACATTATTAATATGGCAAAATATTCACCTGCTTCTGAGGAAGTGGAAAACATGGTAAATGACATTGCTAACGAGCTTAATCTCGTAAATTATGGAGTTGACTTCCAGCCACTCTTCGTAAATAGAGCAAAGGAGCCTTGCAAGATTATTAAGGCTAATGAATTGGCTGAGTATGCTTCAAACAGGGAGGACCTTGTATTCATTCTTTGTTACCTCGATGCATTTGAGGGTTCTGACGCTGAGGGTCATCCATTTGCTGATGAGAAGGCTAAACGTGCTTGGCTGAGAATGGAAATGGAAAAGGTATCTTATGATACTGAGAAGGACAAACTTGTAATTGGTTGTCCACAAATAACCATACCTGTTGGATACTACGAAAAGTATAAGGAAGAGGCTGTTAATATGGCGCTTCTCGGACAGTATGTAATGGCTCAGATTGAGGACAAGAGAAAAGAGGAAGCTGAGGCGAGGAAAGCTAAGAAGAAGAGTAAGAAAGCTCAGGAGTAATGAAAAAGCCGTGGGTTAATTCCTGCGGCTTCTTTTTTTAATACAACGCATCTATTAGTTCCTGTACTTTTTCGTGATTTAATCTAATGACGCAAAAGTTAAGTGGGTTATCATCGTCTTCGGTTATTCCTTCAAAATAATATCCATCATCATCTTGTCCAAATGCTACGCCAATTATTTCGAGTTTCTTATCTGACATATCATCCATCATAATAAATGGAACCACAACTGGATGTTTTAAGAAGGCATCACCAGCCTCCATATCTTCATCATATCTACCTCCGGTATGGTCATAATATTCTTTAGAATTTTTCATTGCCCCAATCAATCTAACAGCATCATTGATGTCTACAGTTGTGTTCTTCTTGAGGTCATCAAGTTTTTTCCTGATTGACTCAGCAATGATTTTCATCAATTGACTTTCGTTTAGTGTAATTTTACTCATAATCGTCATCTTCCCTATTACCTACTATATCCATTTCACTTAAATCAATAGTAACAATGTTATTTTCTCTCTTTATTTTTATATTTCCATAAGTTACCGTATAACCACTTTCTAACTTGGCAAATTGGATATCTTGTATTGCAGTAATTGCTGTTGCTGAAACCGCTGACAATGCCGTTGTAATCACTTCTGCCACACTATCAGTGTGTTCGTTTGCCTGGGTAATGGCACTTGCAATTGCATTTTCAGTATTTGCTGAGAGAGATTCAATCTTCTCATCAGTATATCCTTCGCTTTCAGTAATGGCACTATCAATCTTTTCTTCGGTACCTGCTGAAAGGGCAATGACACTTCCTGATAACTCACTAACATTATCAGTAACGCCACTAACCTTTGTGTTAGTATATTCTTTGCTCTCGGTAAGGGTATTGTCTATTGCAGAAACAACATTTCCGCTAAACGTCTCAACGCTGCCAGACAACTCACTAACATTATCAGTAACTCCACTAACCTTTTCATCAGTATAATCATTAGCGTTAGCCAAAGCGTTAGTAACCGCACTAACAGTATCAGCAGATGTGGCATAATTGTCAATAACCGCACCGCTTAACGTTGCTACTGTTCCCGATAATTCAGATAAATCGCTTGTTGTACCACTTATCTTCTCATCGGTATAATCCTTGCTTTCGGTAATCGCTTCGGAAATTGCTTCTTCAGTACCCGCCGACAAATTGATAACATTCCCGCTTACTGTCTGAATGTCTCCGCTTAATGTCTCCTTTGCGGCTTCTATTTCGCTATGGGTGTTAGAAGACAATGTTGCAAGTTCAGAAACAACATTTCCGCTAAATGTCTCTGTTGTGGAAGAAAGTTCATATAACTTGCTTGTAACATCACCGCTTACTTCATTGACGTATCCCATTAAATCGGTCTTAGCACTTTCAATCTCATTGTGAGTGTTTGAAGATAATGTATTGATTTCAGTAATGATGTTTCCACTAACAGTAATGACAGTTGCTGAAATGGCTGAAATTTCACCTTCCATTTCTTCAAGGTCGGCGCTAAGTTCATTCTTAGTTACATAGCCTGAAAGGTCTATAGTACCTCCGAGTTCATCCCATTTGGAATCATTTTCATTCCATGCATAATTTGTTCCGCCAGGTATTACTGTTCCGCCACTGACTACATGCTCTTGAATGACATTATAAACATCACCATCCTCAACATCATTAGGGAGGTCTTCAAACCTCTGAACGCTCCCCTTGAATCTATAAACCCTGGATAACCTTCCATCTATGTAGTTTTTAACGTCACCTGAGAAGCCCGAAATCGTAGTTACGACATTTCCTGATAAATCGCCAACCTTTTCATCGGTATAATCTTTTGCGTCAGACAGAGCATCGGTAATCGCACTTACGGTATCTGCTGATGTTGCATACTTTGTAACAACCGAACCGCTTAACTCTTCTAATGCGTCATTGGTATCGTCTATTCTGTCGTTAATATCACTGTCTTTTTCGTCTACATAGGAAAGAACTGAACCGCTTAATCCGCTAATGGAATTGTCTGTGTAACCTATTACCGACGCACTCAATGCTGAAATTGAACTATCGGTATAATCTTTTGCTGTATTCAATGCATCTTCGGTATCTGCGGAAGTTGAATAATTGGCAACCACATTTGCACTGAATTTGTCTATCTTGTCATTGATGGCATCGTCATTGTCATCGGAATAAGTGATTATAGCGGCACTGAATGCTGAAAGAGAGCCGTCTGTATAATCCTTTGCGTCTGTTAGGGCATCTGAAATCACACCTTCTGTCTCTGCAGAAGTCCAATAATTATTGACTATTACACCACTAAAGGAGAAAACTGAGCCCGATAATGTTGAAATGTCTGTTGTATTATCCCTTGTTTGCCCACTGATATCGGTTATTAAGGCAATAAGACTCTCATAAGATGCGGAAGAAGAACCTGAGAGCATTGAAATAAGGTATTCAAGATTTTCAAATTCAGCAACCGTTTCTGCACTGAATGCAATTGTGGCGCTAGATAAGGTATTTACAGAACCACTAAGATTTCCTACTTGTAAATCTGTATAATTACATGCATTGGTAAAAATATCTTGAGTTGTCTGGTCTACCTCCTCCTTTGTATAATAATTATTTACAACACCACCACTAAGATTTGTTATTTGCTCATCTGTATATGAATTTGCGTCGCTACTGATGGCGGCATCTAAATCATCAACCTCCCCCTTTGTGTAATAATTGCTTACAACATCACCACTAAGATTGGTTATCTGCTCTGTTACCCTATCTGTAATACCAACAACCTCATTTTCGTTGTTTTTGATATAAATCTCTTCCTCCCCTTTTAAGTTGGATATTACAATCTCACCAAGATTAACAAAACTGTCGCTTGTTATCCCTGAAGGTACATTTGTGTGTTTATTTACGACGATTCTTCCCATTATGAAACATTTTTCTCTACATAAATAGTTTAAATGGAAGAAAAAAGCCACCTTCCATTAAGAAAGTGGCTCAATTAGAGTTAAAAACAAGATTAATGTGATGAATCACCCTCAAGGAGTCCATCTTTCCATAATGTACCACTCATGTGGATGGTTCCTGAAAGCCAAATTCCGCCGCTATTCTTAATTTCTAAACTATCAGCACCATTTGTCATTTGTATTCCATTACTATCAATAATAAAGTCACAAGAACCGTTTGAAATTGTGATTGCACTATCGGCCATTGATATTGAGAAGCCACTTCCATTGGTTTGAGTGAAGTTTCCGCCATTCTGGGCGATTGTGTCTGAACTCTGTGTCATCTCCGAACCAGCATTACCATTTCCACCACCACTATTTCCTCCACTGCTGTGCTGCTCCATCTCCATACTCTGAACACGCCCACTCAATGAAGTAATGTTATTGTTTATCTCCTGAAGTGATGCAGAAACAATAGTCTGAACCTTTCCGGAAACAACATTATCAATATTATTAATTGTTATTTTATTCGAATCGGTTATAGTCTTTACATTTGATAGCGTTCCGCTTACTGATGCAATGGTGTTAGAAAAATAACTCATAACGCCATAGGTATCATTATCTGGTCCTTGGTCTAAGTAACCTTGTTCTTTCAACCTATCATAGACCCCGCTCCAATCATCAACAACGCCTTGCCATTTTGGTTTATCATCATCGTCAAAGAAACTATCCACCTTTCCCTTATAATTGTCATAATCATCAATCTTATCGTTAATGTCGTCAATTTGGTCAGTAATACCACTAAATGATGGTATAATCGGAATGATGTCATCTATCTGGTCTATCTTTTGGATGTCAATGTTGTCTAGTTTGTCAATACTGTTCTTTATCTTATCAGCATCTATATTACTGTCATTTATCTTGAAAAGACTACTTGCATCGGTCAATGCGCTTGCTGCACCCTCAAGTTTATTAATTAGGTCATCCCTGGTTTCGTTCATTTCAGAAATTGCAGAAGAAAGACGGTCATTAACATCACCTAATGTGGCATCAATCTTGGCTGTTAATGCATTTTTAAGGCCCTCATTTGCCTCATTAACATTGTTTTCCAACGCAAGCAATCTACTTTCGACATCATTCATGAAGCCATCCACAATTGAGGTAACTTTAGCTTCGTCAATTGCATCATTATTGTTGCTGTTATTTAGAATTAATAGACTGCTGTCCTCACCACCATCTTTCCAGTAATCCTCACTCCAAGTCATACTCTTGTTAGGATAAAGCCTATGTACCTCATCTGCCATCTTGTTAAACTCTTCTTCAGCCTTAGCCGCATCCCAAGTTTTCATCTCAGCAACCATATAATTAAGTTTAGCTGTATCAGTAATCTTCTCCGAAATGTGTCTATTACCATCAATGTATAGGTAACCATAGTTATTGCTGTCTATTTTCCAACTAAAAATCTTTGCCATCTCTTTATTCTTCTATTTCTGCATTATTATCCACCAAATTCACCACCTTCAACAAATAACTGGTCTTCCTCTACAACAATAACATCAGAAGCCTCAGCCTCTTCAATGCTCTCAGTTCCATAAATTTCAAACTTGGTGTCATCCATTATCTCCTCACCATCAAATGTGTATGAAAGGATACATGTTGAAGGAAGTACCATTTGAAGATATTTAATAACTACTGTTTCAATGTATTTCCTAAGGAATTCATTTCCATCAGTACCAAAATTTATTCTTATATTTTTTACATTTATAACGGAGTTTGCTGCGGATTCATCATGTTTTGACTCCACGTCTGTTTCAAATTGTGGTATTGTAAGTTTTTCATAAAAATCTTCATCCCAATTATTCTCGTTTTCATCCTCTGCTGCTTCCCAGGTATTGTCATCAACCTTTTCAAGGTATGTCAATTCACTTTCTTCCCCTAAGGTGTCTCTGAAGAAGTGGCATTTCTTATTATCCTCATTCTCCGGTGTCATAAATGAAACACAGAAGCCACTAGTGAGGATGGCTGCATAATCTGCCTGGTCGTCTGGATTGGTACTGTTTTTCAAGTCATCATATATGCCCTCCTTAACAGCTTCCTCAAAGATATAATTAAATCGTCTTATATAGCTTGCACCATCATCATATGTTCCATTTCCAATATGTGGGTTGTTTCCTGTACTATCACCTTCTAATGATTCAAGGTAAAGCACTCTAAGACCGTCTGTCGTCAAATCACCTTCGCCATTAAATTCATTATTGTAAATATTTCTCCAACCATAACAATAATAAAGATAATTATTTACAAAACCAATCTCTTGGGAAAGAGCAACCTTCTTCAATATAAAATAATGTGAAAAAAGATTGAACCTCTCGGTACCTGACGTTCCAGATAAGATTGATTGCTCATATGCAACGTCCTCTGGTGAAGCCTCATAACCATTCTGCAATTCAGATATGTCAGAAACATAGCATATCATATTTTCAAATAAGTCAGCATTTTCGATATTCTTAAGGTCTGACAATGTTGAAGCAAATCTCATATACGACTCTGACTCACCGTAAATCTTAACTTCATCGGTTTCTTCTATCTCTGTGATTGAGGTGATGTCAAGATTGATGCTCTTCTTATTTACTCTGCCCCAGCCACCTTTTTCTTGGAAGTAAAGTGGATTTCTATAACTTTCCTTAGGATTAAACCAAGGAATAATATATGGTGTTCCGCTTGCTGGGAAAACAGTAGTTACTGGATAACCATCCATATAATTGGTATTGCTACCGTAGTTGATGTATTCTCCCCTTGCTCTGAGGCGGTACATTTCGGCATATTCAGGGAAATTATGTGCAATTGAAACATATTCCTTAATATTAAATGTACCCGCTGAGGTTGTGTGTCCGCTTTCAACAAGGTTTGAAACATCTTCATAGCCAAACATTCCAAGCAATGCATCTATTCCCCTCCTTGTTCCCTTCATTGCATTGATACAAGTGGAATTTAGTGTCAGCCTCCTCATAAAGTCTGAATTAACATCTGAAGGCTTCTTTCCCTCCTTCTCAAATGTCCAAACTTTAGTTGTTCCACTAACGTCAGTTGAGCCGCTTATGGCATCAGTTGTCACATCTTCATCATTTGTTGGTGCAACTGTCTTAGCTTCCCATCCATTATACTCTGCTTTGTCGGTCAAGAAATAGTCTGGAACATTGTTCTTTTCATCATAAGTAACCTTATTTGTTGACTTTACGTTTTCTGCATAAAGCTTGATATCATCGAACTGTCTTCCGCAAATATTAAGCAATGCTTTCATTCTTGAGGTGTCAAAATCAGAAAGGTCGTCAGTTTCATCATCTTCATGACGTATAAAGGTCCAGTCAAGATTCTTTATTGCTTCGTGTGTAAGCATTCTCCAGATGTTATCAGAGTCAAATTCATCGTGGAATTGGGCAAGATAAATAAGGGAATTAAGATAGCCGTTAAATGAAGCCGTCGTAATGTCTGGCGTAAAGTCATCATCACCAACTGTTGGCCATGTGTATTTTTCCTTAGTGTAGAAATAACCCTTATCATTACTATAAGGAGTTTCAAATATTGCGGTATATACTGGTTCCGTGTCTCTGTTAAGAAGAACCCTCTCAAACGGGTCTAATGAGTTCCAAAACTCCTTAATAATGTTTTCGTTTGGCCTAATAATTATCCTATCCTGTTTTGTATAACCAGAAGTAACTTTATCAGTAACAAGATATTTCTCACCATCACCATTCATGTATATTAAGAGTGTTTCACCTTCTATATCTATCGTACCAATGATACTATCGAGACAGTTTCCAGTAATACTCAATTCTGGTTTATGCGCCGTTTCTCCGTCTTTATTTACATAACTGGTATAACTTGAAGCAAGTATCCTAAGCGGATTTTTGACGTCACCAGAATAGACATCACCCTGTGTCCAGAAGTCAATCTTGAATTCATTTGAAACAAGGTAATACTTCTCCCCATTAACTGTTACTTCTGGTGCTAAGTTCCCGTAATATGAAATACCACCAGGGAAACGTAATATGACATCATTGACCGTTGCCTTTATCAATTCCACTGCTGAACCATAATAGGCGAAGTCCTTGAGTGAAGAATAATTCGGTTTCTCAACAATGGTTGTTTCTTCAGTAATGACATGCCCAGAAATTGTTGATAGTGTCCATGTTTCGCCACTCTCGTCCTCATTTGGTTTTACCCACGCACCCCTAGTATGTCTTCTCTTCCCATCTCTATCAGCACCAATCTTGAACTTGAAATTAGAATCGGAAAACATAGGCATTTCATCATAAATGCCATCATTTGATACTATGGTTACATGGTCCTTTTCATATATAGTACCCGCAGTAGTATTCATATGTTTCCTACTGATGGTATATATTGACTTGTTCCGTGTTAAATTATCTTTTCTTGCCATTTTACATTACGTTGTTATAATCCTGACCGTGGTCAATGTTATCTCTTTTCTTCTTAATGTTACGCAAAGGATTTCCGAGGCTATCCTTATCAACATAGTAATCACTCTGATGATAGATTTCATTGTTGTCATTATACGTAGTTATTGTTGCGTTATCTCTATCATTAACAACATCACCTTCAAGCATGTAAGAAATTGTATCAGCGTCATGATTAACCATTTCAACTTCAATCATCTTAGGGGTAAACTTTGTGTTAATCACCTTGATTTCAATGCCTGGCTCTCCAATGTAAGGGTTTGCATTTGGCTTAAATGATGGTGCAGCAGATGGGCTTACAGTACAGAAGACATACCCATTAGAATTATCACCCAAGTTATACCTTGTGGCTTTTGGATAACCATCACCAGTATTTACAACTACTGGATAGCAATAATTACAAGACTTAATGAGTCTAGTTGTTCCATCCTCGAATTCAATTCTATAACCGGTAAGGTCTGTAATTCCAGCAAGTTCGCTGTCAAGAATATTTAGGACAATACCCTTTACGTCTGGATAAGCAGCGAGGACACTTACATCAATAATCTTGGTCTTATGCTCCTTAGGTCTAAGGAAAATCGTATAAATACCTTTCTGATTAAAGGTGCTAAGCGGGAGACGTAGGTTATACAATCCACTTATGATATTATCTTCATCATCATCCATTGATGCTGGAACAAGGCACTCAAGTGGGTCAAGCTCTCTATAACCCATAAAATCATCATCTATTTCGCCTCTATTTGGTCTATAATGATAAAGAATGTCAATATCATTTGCTACATCAATTTTTGCTGGTCTTATTGACCCAAATACTCCTGTACTCATTTCTTACTATAAATTAAAAGTGTTATTCGAATAATTTTCCAAATCTTCCAAAGTATTACATTCAGAAAGTTTGAAGTAGTTTTCCCAAGCCGCCGCAGTTCCACGGTCTATTCCAATTGACACCTTATATCTATCACCGCCTTGGGTAGTGTCCGCACCATCCCTTGTAATTAGCATTGTTTGGACAGCAGCAGATTCGGTCCACTGTGACCCAACTTCAAGACCAACCACATAGGAAGGCAATATTTTTCTTTCTAATTTCAATTCATCATTATAAATAGTCATTAATGCGCCATCAAAATCCAAACTTCTATAAAATACATCTGCCTTATTAACGCCATCAACTACAAATTTACCTACGCTATAAAGATTATTATATGTATCCATGTAGTGTATGCCAGTTTCTTCAATATTCATTCCACTAGTTGCACCTAACACATAAAAGATACTAAGTTCATCACTATCATCAGTTGCATAGTAGCCAGTAACCATATCATAAACAATGGTTCCATCATCATAAGTTCTGACATTCATTGGCTCACCAATTTCAAATGGAAAATCAAAAAATGTCTTTATTGCCTCAGGGTCTGGCCAAAGTCCATTGGTTACCCATGTTTCACCAGCAACATAAGGTTCATACGTTGCTCCATTGTCATATTTAATCAAAAAATAGAAGTAATCACCATCCAATTCAGATGAAGCGATATTAGGAATGTTTGATAACAAAATCGTGTTTTGGTATTTTGTATCATCACCAGGTGCCACAATCTCTCCGTCAGCACAAGTTAATGCTGAAGTAGATTCCGTGTCAACTAATTCACATTCCCACCAACCATATAGCGTCCTGGTCTGTGCTGACCACCTTGTATAGCTTGACAATACCATTCCAAACTGATTAAAGGTCTCAACCTTGGTATCAGAAACTAGGATTTCTGGGTCTTCCTCTGTCTTGATAACTTCAACATCAACAACCTGATAGCAATCAGTTGTAACAGAAGGCGGAACTTCGTCATACATACCATAATATGTCTTCCCAACAAATGATTTCTTTGGCATATATTCAGGTATATACTCACCATCTGCGGTGATATGGTCCAATGTCATATATTCATAGGTTTCACCACTATAATAAACCTCAGTCTTTGGGCTTTCTGACCATCCAGTATGATAAGTACACTTAAACATTTGTGTCGTTGCACTTCCGTTTTCGTCATAGAAAGGAGTGAATCTTCCATATACATTATCACTTAGATAAACCACATCTTCCGAGAACAATGTAGGCAATTGTGACTCAACGGTTGTACATGCTGATGTTATGTATGTAATCCCTGACTCATCATAGAAGGCAAATTCAAAGAATTGTGGTTTCAAAGATGAGCCTTGCCCGCTCTCAGGACAAATATATGTCATTGGTACGGCACTAGTAATAGTATGAATGGTGCCATTTACGCCTGAAACTTCAACAAGCGAATACTCATAAGGCTGATATTCCCATTCTTCAAGAGTATCATTGGTTAAGCACAATGGACAGACTATTCTAGGTGGAACATATGTAAAATAAACCGTAGTCGCACTCTCCCCATCTTCAAGTGACCACTCGTGTGATGTATTTTCAATCCACTTTGGCCTAATTGTATTCAAGAATTCATAAAACAAGTCACCACCACGTCTATCCCATTCCTTTGCTAGTTTTTCATCACTATCAACAAACTTCCTATTCCTATCAAACCAATCAATATATTCGGTAAAGTTAAGATAAAAGACAACTTCAGGTACCTTTGCACCAGAAAGTTTCTCACCATTATAAGACTGAGGAACATTCACTAAACCTAACACGTACTTCTCAAAGTCTTGGCAGAATTTATAAAATTCAGGTGCAACATATTCTTCGTCAAGAAATTCCTCCTCCCACGTTTCATGTGTTGGATTCGGTATCATTGTGAAACCGTTTTCCCACCAGTCATCCCACTCCTTATCATATTCCATTACTTTTTCATAATCATCTATAAGAAGCAAATTGGTTGAGCCGCTTACGATTGCATCATGTTCTTCATCGCCATCTGAAGCATAAACATAATACCCATTTGAATTCATTTCAAATAAACTAATGTCGAATGGTCGATAATCATACTTTTCGTGTTCATCACACTTAGTCGTCCATTGTGAAACGTAATTATCTAAGAATGTAATTTCCGGGTCACAAGTTTCGCCTGAGTAATATGTGTCATTACTGCCAACTAACTTTATTGGAATGCTTGTCTTCATCCTCTCTTGTATGAAACGATACTTACGAAGTACCTCAAGATAAACCATTCTTAAAACTTCTTCTTCGGAAATGATTATTTTGCCCCCTTCAGAACTTGCGGAAGATGAAATGAAAGCAAAGTCACACGGAAAATTACCATAATTTCCATTATATACACCAGCATCAACATTTATTGGGGCTGTATATTCTTCGTTGTATGGGCAATAAGGAACAAGGCCGTTTCTGCGGCTCATATATGTATCTAAACAAATCTTTTTCCTAATAGTTCCCATAGTTCGTTATATGCTTATGCCACTTAAATCAATCTCCTCCTCGTCAAGCTTAGGCTCAAAGAAGATTAATCTTATATTTCCACTACCATCAGCCACTGCCCCTGGAATGTAATAAATGTACTTATTATTAATATATTTAACTTTAACTGGTATGTAAAGACTTTCAATGAAATTACTTGTTGTTAATGGGGCATAATTGTTTCCCTTCTTAGGCCAATTTTGTATCATTGGTATTGTCTTTCCGTTTCCAGCATGGTTAAATTCTGCCTTCATATAAATAGTTCTCTCGTCTTTTTCCTGGCCATATTCGTCAAGGTCTTTTATCTTCGCATCGTCCGCAAATAGATATAAGTTAAAGCCTTCTGCTGACCTTGTTCTATCAAATTCATTGGTTACCACTAACTCACTGTCAAGACGTGTTGAAGCATCTCCTTCACAGAATACAGATGCCACATTTCCACTATTCACTCCGCTATAACTTGACTTTAATGCCCCGCTTTCAATCTTTGGCAACTGTCTAACATATTCACCAAACAAGTTTGTTCCGTCAAGATAGATTGTTGAGTAGAATAACAGCTTCTGGTCTGTAACATACGGTGATGTATAGAAAGAAAGTCTTAAGAATGACTCAGAGAGCTTCTTCTTCTGATAGAATACATCAGTATCAATAAAGTTAAGATAACCTAAGAGGTCAGACTTCTTTCCATTACTATTATAGAATTGGGCAAACTTATTCTTATTAAACGTATCGCCGCTATAATCCATTCCGTTCCACCATGCCCTCTTCCAATCGTCCTCAGCTACGCTCCAGCCATCGACATAGACATTATCCTGAGTAAGTTGAGTGTTTCCAGATACTGTTGCTGCATTTACCATTTCACGTTTTCTAAAGTGGAAGTCCATCGTAATGCTTGTTGCTATCGTAACAACGTCACCACTGACAATTGCCGGAACATATTTCAATCTCTCCATATCAATAACCTTAGGTATCATGGTTTCTTGTATCTTACGGTCAAGATATTCACCAAGCATATCTTCAGAACCAAGTGTAGTCTGCTCATCATTACTAAACTTCACATTTATCCCCCAGAAAGCCTCTCCCTTCGTCAGGAATGATGATGTGACACCACAGTTAATGTATTGTTCATTTATCTGGTGTTGACCATGTTCTATTTCATACCACCAATTATCTTCATAGAAGTAGCAGCGTTTAATCTCATTGCCATCTTCATCTACTTCTATCCTTGTGAAGTAGAAAGGATTAAATTTTGTTTCAATGTATGATATATCGTCAAATATGCTATCAAGATAAGGGTCATCTTCAGACGGGTTTGCAACAAGTATTGTGTTTCTACTTACCATATCAGGAAGAAACTCATACTTATAAGTCTTGAATTTATCGTATTCATAACCGCACATATCTTCCTCATAGGCCAACTCGACGGCATCTTCCTTTGTGAAGACTTTATTGCCACCCATTGTGTAATATTTTCCACCAGTTATATATTTTGTTCCGGCAGATGTTTCATTAAGAGTACCACCTGAAACATATTTCAAGTAGTCTGTCATATACGGAATTAATATGCCGCTAAAAGACCGTAAAAGATTACCGTCATAATCATAAGCATAAACCTCTTGGCCTGTATTAGTATCAAGGTCCTGAGCAAATATATTATGGTTATCGTCGCACCTCAATACAGTGTAATTAACACCAGAAATCTCGTCGTTTTCGAAACCATAATATGGCTTTATGATGTGAAATCTATAAGGGTCTGGTTTGGTAGTGTGAATGATGTGATTTTCATCTTCACTGAGTACAGTAACGCTTTTTTCCATTTCACAGAAGGCAATTGAGCTTCCCCTTCCTATCCATCTGTGAAAATAAAGCTCCTGACCAGGAAATATGTCATAACACTCCTTGCCTTCCAACTTAATGAGCAATTCATCGTCAGTTTCTATCATATCTACCACTGATAGAGGACCTGCGACATCTACTGGTGCGTCTGCTATGTTTACTTTAATTCTTTCAAAATCCATATTAATAACACGTATCTGTATTTTCAAGCATATATTCAATCTGACTAAGGTCGATTGGTTTATAGCCATTTATTGTAAATTTCGTCATTGGGTTTAATACCGTCATTTTGGTCGTCTTGTATAGCGGAACACTAAGTCCATACTTCCCTTCTGGGTCTTGTCTTCTCAGGAATAAGTTTATCTTATCTTCAATGTAAAATCTACCATTTGAGAAAGGCAAGTTAAATAATTTATCAGTGTTAGTCATTTCTGAAGGTAATACAACGCTTCTCCAAGTAAAACGCCTGTTAGTAGGGCAATACTTTGCATTGAATGGGACTGAGTCTTTGGACCAATAACCATAAAGCCTTCTCTCTGCATTGTTAGGCATAAAGTATTCCTGCCTAACCTGGCTATCTAAATTATCAAATGCATTTTTCGAAAATCTAATTGTCAATGTCATTGAAGAGAACTGCATTATCTCACCCCATGATATTTCCCCACTAACCTTATCATAGAAGGCGATGAAATCACCAATGAAATAGCCATAATCAACTGGTACCTTCGCTTTAAGTATGTAATTGTCTTCAAAGGAACCAAACATACATTCTGAATAATTTACTTCTTTAATCTCTGACCTTGATACGTCTTCGTTTAAGCTTCTAACTTGTATCTTATAATGTGGCTTGTAATAATACCCTTCAGGAGAAATGTTCCCATAACATAAGTGACTGCCATCAACAAATTTATCAACATCTTCCGTAACACTAACAACATCATTTACATAGTAGGTAAGCGCACTGAAAGGAAGTCCTCTACCATTTGCATAATCATAATCATCTGAAACAATCTCATCATTGTAAATGTTCATGAAACCCCTGTCAAATATTTCTCGCTGCATTGTATTAAACCTATGATAAACTTCGCTAATGGTTGTTTCCTTGTATTCATAAACATCAAACTCAACCACGTCACCATAGAATTCGTCATCTTCAATTGTAAGGTCATCCTCAATTGTCTTTGGCATTGGATAGTTGTTGATTGTTTCGCCCCACGCTGAAAATGTGTTCCTTACTGAAATATAATTTATATATTCAGGTGACTCCTTATCAAGGTTATGGAGGTAATGAATGTTATAGTCCATTGGTTCATTATCAATGCCACTGAAATCAAGGCCACTTGTTATCTTTCCGAAACAATGTGATTCTTCAACCTTCTCATTGGAATAATCCCTTGTCCTATACCAAAGGTCTCTACCGGCATTTCTCTTCAATATTGTAAGATACACCTCAGTAACTGGCGCACCGTTAGCGTCTGTAAGGTCGGTAATATCAACATCATCAAGGAATATTATTTGTGCTGTTTCATCACCATAAATGTTCCTTGCAAATGCCGACTTATTTACATCACTCCTTATATCCTCAATCTCAGCATCGTTTGCGTTAAGTTTCTTGAATATTCTGAAGTAATAAGAACATTCCATGTCATGATTTATCTTTTTGAAGAAACATCCACAATCATTTAAATAATCATATATAGCCTCAATGTCATCATAAGAAACGGAGAATATCTTGTCCTTGTTCTTCCCATTTGCGTCACCAATTGAGACAACCTTTACTTTCTTGTTAAACTTTTGGAATGTAATTTCCTCTACAGTTTCACCGTCATAGGTTGGGTAATAATAGTATATACTAACATAATCACCAACCTTAAGGTTATGCTTGAAATAAGATGAACATTGAAGTCTAGGGGAAAGTGATGATGTGCGAACAATTTTAATGTTCGCCCTTATTGCCTGTCCTTCACCACCACATATTGTATCAATTAACTCCTTATCTTTCTTATATGGATAAGTTATACAGTAATCCCAATTCTTTTCAACTCTCTTTCTATGTTTATTATATTTCGGAATGAATGAAAAGAGTGAACGGTCAGGATAGAGGTCAATGAATTCACATGATTTATTATTTGCCATCATTCTATTAAATGTAATCGCACTGTTAGAAGAATTTGGTATCTCAATATTCCCTGGATTAATAAACCCCCACCAGCCATCAAGTTCCTTACATCTTTCATAGAATGCATCTTCCATTGACAGTATATTATCATAATGATAGAGGTGCATTGGAACAAGACCTGCCTTATGCCACTCTGTGTGTATGTCTTCCTTAACAATATCTCCCTTGCCATCACGAAGATAATCTCTTATGGTATTAAATACTTTGGATGAAATTGCTTCTGCCTCGCCTGACATCTTATTAACATGGTTGAACTCCTGTGCCCTCAACATGTGATTATTAAAGATATCGACACCGCAATGATAAACGAAGTTACCATTGTCCTTATGTGAGTATTCGGTATCACATATTGCCTGTCTATAAGTTATTGGCGTTGTTGTATTAATGGCATTCCTTGCGTAAGTATTCTTCGGCAATGAACCGCCATCACCATCATAAATCATGGTGCAAGCAGAAGAACCCTCATTAACAACAATCTCAGACTTTACATTATATAATACGTTTGAACAGATTGGATTAACCGTAAGGATAAGTCTGTACTTGTCACACTCATCCCTTTCCTTATTATATTGTTCAAAAAGAGAAAGTGTCTTTGAGACATTGTCATTTTGGGAATGACGCATCTTTGCTGATAATCCAATATCAACATTACTATCAGTATTGTTTGAATTAATACTTCTATTCTGTTCTAAAAATATCTTTTCTTCCATAGCTTACTGTACGTTTCCATATATTAGATATGGATAAACTTTATATAACTTAGTCTTTCCATCTGGATTATTTGTTGGTGTCTGCTCAAATACACCTATTACGAAGAAATCATCTTCATTATAGTTTGTTCCTTGACTCCATGTTCCTAATACTACTTCCTCTTGTATTGAGGCATTAATTGCTTCTTCCCAAGTAACTTCAATATTATTAATTGTTGGGTGTTCTATGATATATCTCTTTCGTCTAGGACGGAGACCAAATGGCTGGAGCAAAACAACATAATCATCATAAAACATTTCATCAACAACCATTGTACTTGCTGTCATAGTGCTTGTCTGTTCGTTATAGGTAACATACCATATGCCTGGATTATCGGTAGGCCAAATTCTAGCAACATAAGGATTTCCATATTCGTCTAAACAATAAACATAATAATCTATATGGACATTTCCCTGGTCATCCTTATATTCATGACGTTCTCCTATACACTGTTTATCATTATCGATAAACTTTATTTCATCATCCCCGCCCTGTAAGCAAAGATAATACGTAGCATCAGCACCACCAGCATCGCCATAACGACGAACAATAACCTTTCCGTTTCTAAGCTCATGTGAGAAGTTAGTGTAAAAACCAACTTCAATAGTGTCTTCTATGTAAGATGTCATTAACCTCGCATTTGAGTCAACTGGGTGTCCTTCCTGAATATGATAAGAACCACCCTCAACATCAACGGTTGCAACGTCATCATTGATAATTGTCAACCTATCAACGCTACTATTTCTGGTTAAACCTTGTGTGTCTGGCTTCGTTGTTCTCAATACGGTAAGTCTATCATCTAACCTCGTATCGGTACCGAACCTATTTTCAAAAGTAACCCCATTATGGACGACCCCTTCAATGTGTGTTCCCTTAACAGCTTCTTCTTCGAATGCGTTGGCATATTCACCCTCAGTTTCAATTTCGATTGATATATCATGCCATACAAAGAAATTCATATCAGCAAAGAATGGTCTCTCCATTGCCGGGTAAATTACAGTAGGGAAGAAAAGTCCTAATGTCGAACCGGAACCATACTGATAATCCTCACCATTTAATACATAATATTCTGGGTCGCTATCTGGTATTACTGACCTGTATGAATAACCATAACCATCTTTATAATGTGTCTTATCTGCATCAGAAATTTCCATAGTACCACCAGTTACAAGACCATAGTTTCTACCGGAAATATATGGACCATTATGTGGTAATGCGCAGAAATCCCTTACATTACCAGACACACCATAAGTTGAATAATAGTGGGCATCATCATCCAACGCATAACCAGGAGGGATGACATCTTTATCTCTACAAAGCATTGTCATAAAGTATCCATTATCATAGCTTTGTGGATAACCCCAAATAGTCTTCTCTCCACCATCAACATATACTCGACAGCTATGTGTCCTAGAACCAGCAACTTTCTCGGCATTGTTTACACCATTAAAGAGTGAAATTCTATAACACCACGCTTCAGTACTTGCAGAGTTACCAATATTCTCGTACCATTGTGTTACTCCACTATATCCAATCTTATCTTTTATCGAATAATTTATTCTGTTAGGGTCACCAATCCTAATGTCAATACTTGCAGGGCCGCCGATACTAAAGTCCATAATTGGCAATGTATTTATTTTGCTATTGCCAACGCATCTATATTGTAGATATAATGTATGTGCGCCCTCGTTATCAACATATAACTGGTTTGCCGTTGAACTATCTAACTCGATTGTTGCTGAGTCGGTTTGCGTCCCATTAGCATTCTTAACAATCAGCCTACATAGGTTAAGTTCGTCTTCAAACCTATTTATGCTGACATTGGATACTTCAATATAACCGCCCCTATAAATCATTCTTGGAATAGCATCACCCTCAACATTGAAATCATAAACCTCGCTTTCACAACTAATGAGATTTTCACCCAATGAAATAGTCTTAGTTAATTCAATACCATTACCATCCTTAATATAAACAGTATAATCCCTAAACTCTTGGTTTGGTATTCTAAACTGAACGTGATTGTTATACAATGAAGTAAAGTCCTTTACTGTTTCGGTACCGTTGACAAAGTATGTAAGTGTTATCTTTTCATAAGGGGTTTTAAGGTTTTCAGTATTCACAACGATTGTCCCCACCGCATTACATACGTCAATTTCTTGCTCAAGGGTCATGTTAACTTCAGTACCAATTAGACTTGTACTATCACACACAGAGAAGAATTGTTTATTAAATTCATCCAATGCGGTAGCACCCTCTCTCATTCCAAAATAAAAGTAGAAACTATTTTCATACTGTGGAAGGTAATATTTGCCATCTTTATTAAATAAGAAACTTCTATCCTGAACGTTCTTATAATTTGAATGGTTAAGACCAAATCTAAATAAGTAATAATCTAAGTTTGCACTCTCCCTCGTTCTGTTCTGTGACTTTAATACTTCATTCGGGTCGTGGTCTGTTCTACCAGAATTAGAACTAAGTGCTATATTAAAGTATCGGTGCAAGCTAGCACTTTCGTCACTTGTATAGCGACTCATTGAAGCGTTGTAAACATCGGCGTTCTCAGAAGCAACCTTTTCAAATGCCCCATCAAAGTTACTTGGTCTATAATAATTGAAGTCGTAAATTCTATAACCAGTGTTAGGATTTATCTTATTAGCAATAAGTCTACCATTATTCATAGTAGAGAACATTGTTCTGAAATCAGTGTTTATAAGTTCCTCACCTGAGATGAAACCAGTAGGGGAAGAATAAGCGTATATTAGTTCCCCATTACTGCCCCAACCAATGACATCTTCTTTTCTTTCTGACATTGTTGAGCCGACTTCACAAATTCTTTCAAGATTGATGCAAGACTTAATGTTCGTCTGTGAATTTTTACATGAAATGCCTAAGAAGTGGCCACCTGGGTAATATAACTTCTCTGCATTCTTTTTCCCTTGGCCAGGACCAGTATAATTCCATGATATACCAGCGGCAATAGTCATTGGTATATAATCAGAAAGTTCATCTGATTCAAACACAACTCTATCATTGTCAGAGGTAGAACTGCTTAGATATAATAACTCTTGGGTTAGCGCACTATTGGTTGGGTTATCAGCAAGGTCTTTTATTGGTGGCATTAAGTCTGATAAACCTTCATAAGTGGTTACATCCATATTATCTACCGGTATTGGACGAGAAACATCGCTACCCCACGTCATACCGGAACCCATACACATTGTGCCTTTTTCTGTTGCATAGAGTGGGCCATTTGTCTCCATATTAGTTAATGCTAGATTACTTGGCATTATATACGAAGAGTTTGAAAGATATTTGAATGCCTGTGGGAGACCGTTTTGGTCACAGCTATTAAGAGAACCAAGTAATATAATATCGGTAGCAAAAAGATTTATTTTTTTATTGTTAATAATCAAAGAACTCGTACTACCAGTTGTTTTATTATCCCATTCACATGGCTTAAGATAATAGACAAATTGTTTCTTTGATGTGGTATGTTCGTGGCATATACCACCATTTTTACCAAAGATGACATATTGGCGAAAACCGCCTTTTTTGTGGTATTTATTATAAGCTTTTTTCTTGTCGTCTTTAGTATTAATACTTACATTTGAAATAACCTCAATAGGGTTATTCTTATCGTATCCAATTGCACATTGCTGAGTATAACGCCTTGTCTTTGCAAATATCTTGGTGTCGTCCATACAACCCCTAACCTTGGATTTTGCAACTGTGATACCTAAGAATTTCTTCTTTGGGCGAATATATCTCATAAATCTTGGAATGTAAATAAGGCCATTAATCCAGTCATTGTAAAAATTGAACTTTATGACTTTGTACTCCATAGCAAGGTTCATCTCAATACAAGCAAGAAGATAATCAGTATGTATTGTTATACATTGTATCTCATCATCCGTATCACGATTTTCATAATCAATTGATTTCTCGTCTCTCAATGCAGCATTATTTATTGTGTCACCCTCATAGTCTTTCTTTAAAATTGATTCAAGAGTTTGAGATAAAATATTAGCACTTCTATTCGTTAAATGATAATAAAATTTCAACCCACTATCATCACCCATTCCTTTTTTTAACAATAACGGCGCAAAATACCAGTTTTCGAGGTCTGGGCATAAACCATCCTCAATTACACTAAAACGGTAGCCCTTTAACCTATCCATAATTGCTCTAGCTACGGGTTTTGTTAATCTGCTTGTTACCGGTGCAAGAAGGGATGATAACTTTGTCCCATATAAAGTTTCAGAAAGATTGCCTAATACCCTAAAAATATAATATTTTACTGTATTCACTATACTTATTGCCAGTATCATTACCTTTACGATAAGACACATAATCTTAAACATAAATGGCATCTTAATTCTTATGTTATTATAAGGAATAGGGTTATTTGAACCATAGAAGTTGCAACCCTTGATACCAGTAAATCTATCTTCTTTCCAACCTCTTGAACTACCACGTTTCTGGAAACGAGGAATATATGACTTCACTGAATAAACATTATTCCAGAAAAGGTCCCTGAATGAGTCGTCCCTTGTCATAGTACCAAACTCATAGTCATAATCTTCATGGCCTGAGTCCGCATTATTCTGTGGATTATGCGGAATGAGTACCTTTGGCCTAAAGTAGTTATCGGTATTCTGCTCGTTATCCTGCATTGAAAGTCTGAAACGAACACGTGCCCTCGTAGGAATGCCTTTCTCAGGATTATCAGTAGGAACCATATTGCCGTATTCATCGGTCATCATATAATCAAGGTTCATAGGTATCTGATAGCACCAGATACCATTACCGTCAATTAACTGTGTTCCCTTAATTTGAAATTCTTCAGTATCACCACCTGGTGTTTTCCTAATCATTTCAATCTTACCTTCACCAGTGGTTAATTCGTCCATGTCGCCCATGTGTGGGGTAGGAACACAACTCTTTGCAATTCCCTGTGAGGAGTTATCACTTGCCACACACCCTAAGAATACACATGTTGGTTCAAACTTAAATGCTATATTAATATCAGCCCTTGTTATACCTATTTCTTCCCCTGAATTAGCGTCACCCCAGAATGGTTTTACATTAACAGTCTGGTCTTGTGTGAATACTTGGCTGAGGGTACTATACTCAGTCCCGGACTTAAACATGTTAGGATTTTCAAATTGTTCGATGGTATAACCCTTATAAACGAAATCCCTTGGTCTCTGTGAAAGTATTCCACAGTCTGAAAGGTCAAGGTCCATGTGTAAGATATGATTTCCGGTAGGTATTCCAACGAGAATGTAGTCACCAGAGTTGTTCGTCCTTGTAGTATATTTATAATATTTGTCAAAAACCTCAAGGAGAACATCATTGTCGAGTAGGTATCTCTTATTAGGAAATGTTCCAACAATCTGGTGGCAATCTCCAACCTTTTCATCAGGAAGTAGGTTATATCTCACACCGTTGTTATCCCTATCGGAAGTCGTCATAAATGGATAAACAGCATATAAATCGTCCTCACTAAATTCATCACTACTAATGAATACACTGATTTTAGCGTTTGGAACACCGAAGCCATTATTAGCGAGCACCCTACCAACTATTACACCGCATTTTGAATTATGGAGACGATAAACATCAGTTGTGCTTATTGAAACTGATAGTATATCAAATGAGTCATAATCCTGAAGCAGGTTTGTGCTGATATAAAGCTGGTCGTCCTCCCCAACATTTGTTCTTATCCTATATGACTTGTTTGTTTCTGACATTAATTATGTGCTTTTACTAATTTACTTATTTTAATTGGCTTCTTCTTAAATGATAAAATACCCATTATCAACAACATAAGTGGTAAGGTAACTATTACAACAAGTGTTCTCCACAATGAAAAATTTTCAAAAAGACGTTTCTTCTTTTCCCCATTGTAAGAACTGTAATGCTTATAAAGTTCTTCAATGTCTCTATCCACCTTACATTTGCAAGCCATTTTATCTTTCCTTAACTCTTACTCTGATATCATCATCAAACTTTATTTCTAACATTGAGTCGCCGTTGGTGTAAATTATACCATCGGTTGCGTCTGTATCTATCAAAACTGTATCATCATCACCATAAGCCTCTTCAACGCCATCTTCTTTTTGTTCAGAATATGTGTATGTTTCCTGTGGTATCTCAGTTGAAGAATAACCAGGCCCCTTCTCATTATAAACCCTCAATGCAATAAGGTTTATAACACCATCAATCTTTGATATTTCCTTTTCAATGTCACCAACATAGATGTCATCACCCATTAAGTGCTTGGTAATGTCCATATAATCTCTTATTGTGTTGATTATTGCTGTAACCACATCACTCTTATTATAGTTCTTGTCAATAATAACATCAACGTCAAACGATATGTTTATAATCTTACCAGCCTTAATCTCAACATAGTCATTTACCATCCTGTAACCAGAAAGATAATCTTCAATATTCCTAATAAGTGCTACTGGAAGTGAGCTATCAAGCTTACCTTCATTGTTAAGGCCAAGAAGATAAACCATAATCTTGTTATTTTCTTCCATAACACCAACTCTAAATGGAGTACCATACTTCGGTGGAAGCATAAGTATTCTGTCAATATAATCCTTTACAGTAACACACCTCTCCTGTGCTGCCTTGTTGTACTTTATAAGGTATTTCAATTCCTGTTCGGTTGGCATGTCTTTTCCTGAAACTGAAGGAGTGGTATTCTCAGCAGTCATTGAACGCATTACATTATCTATCTTCTGCGAGTCTCTACCCCTAAAATCAGCATTCAAGTATGAAACACGTCTTATTGCGCCCTTAGCAACATTACTTGCACTACCACCACCAACTCGGTAAAGAATGAAAACTGTACTTTCGGCATTTGGAAGAAGTCCGAGGTTCTTGTTATTAAGAATTTTACTCATCTGCCACTTAGCAAATGCAGAAGCATCTTCTCCAATTTCAACATTTCCTCCTTTAACGCCAGCACCAAATGTTATCTTAAGATATCCTCTATCTGTATATTCGGTAATGAACTTGTGGTCTACTGGTTTCCACTCTCCCTTAGTAACACAATATGTCGGGATGCTGTTATATCCGTATGTATATGGTTCTGCGAGGCTATCAACCCATGAACTAGGCTCTGCTAGGTTATTAACCTCATAGAAACGTGTAACTCCGTCCTCAGGACAGCCAGGCCCATAAAATTCACCATAAGTTGGGCTTATTGAGTTATCAGTACCATCGACAACTACGATGGATTCTATGTTCATAACATTTTCAACAGGAATAAGGATTTCCATAAATGGTTTAATGTCACTTGAATGGACCACCTTTCTATAAACCTTAGTTTCACCAGCAGTAACTACCGCAAGCTTTGAAACGGTATAACCAGTAATAATTCCGTTTGTATTAACATTTGGAACGATTGTTCTGTTACTTACACCATTTTCGTCAAACTGAAGTTTAAAATCTACATCTGAAAGTAACTCAAACTGCTGTGAGCTTGACGAAAACCTTGTTCCTCTCTTTACAATTGGAGCATAAGACCAGTCTGGGCCATTGTTGGTTGATGGAAGTACAAAAGTCATCTTCATCTCTGCCATTGAACCCTTAGGGCCTGGTACCTTCACACCATTATTCCTGGCAATAGCCATAAGTGATGCTAACTCGTGGGCACTATCAATGTTCGTCTCCTGATAAACCCTATCAATGTGATAAGCCTCATTATCTGCGATACTCGCAAGAAGGTCAATCAACCAAGATGCGACAGATGCATCATTATAAGATGTGCTGAGGTCTGGATAATATTTCTCTGAATAAGCAACAAGTGCATCCTTAAAGTCAGCATAAGTTTTGTTAAGATATGATATATTTTTTTCCATATTCTTTTATAATTTTAATGAAACCGTTACGTTTTCGGCCTTATTTCCTCTTTTTACCATATATTCAATTATAACAATAATCCCGTTTCCATTTGTCTCATCTTCACGGTAAATTGTGACATCTTTAAACTCTACTGAAGGAACATATTTTGAGATTTGTCTTGTGATTTCGGTTTTAACGTCACTGAAGCCAGTGTCATCCCCCTGGTCAAATATATACTTAACTAGGTCTGTCCCAAAGTCTGGGTCCCTCAATTTCTGACCCTTTGGGGTGAAAATTACGTGGAGAACCTGTGATTTTATGCTCTCATTTTCATTTTCATTAAGGTCTAGAAAGACTTCATCCTCATTGTTATTTGAAAATGGGTACTTTATTCCATATTTCTGCTTTAATGCCATCGTAAATATATTTTTTTATAAATAGTTATAGACACATTTTCCTTAATAAGAATATAAGGATTTTTGGAGTAAATGTAAATAATTTGAAAGGAAAATGAAAAAGAAAAGCCACAATTTCTTGTGGCCTGTTTTTCTTAAACACCGTGCATGAAGTTTATCACTGCATTCTTATTAGCGTTCTTAAAGAATTTCTTATACCTGTCCTTGGCTATCTTTAAGAGGTCTTTTTTCTTAATCCTGTCAGCACCAACCAATTCATCTGAAAGTTTATTATTAATGACCAATGTTGGTATGCCATTTTCTGGGGTTGCTGAAACGAATAATACCTTTGAATGTTCGAAACGCTTATAATCCATATTTAATAGTGGAGCTAGTTCAGCTTCAGTTGCACCTGCCTCTGCAAGCCTTTTAATTGCTGAAACCCCGGAAGGTGGAAGTATCTTGAGAAGTTTTTCATCGACCTTTTCAATATAACCACTTGCCGTAACCAGATAATAACCAACAGAAATTGGTTTGATGTTATGCATATTAAGGTTGGTGTATGTATGATTTTGTATCTCAGGATTATCCCCATCATATTTAGATATTCCTGAGCCAAACGGGATTGTCTTTGTCTTATACTTTGGTGGGTCAAAGGTAACATCGTACTTTGCCCCTAATTCATTCCTTTTCTTTGCAAACTCACTATATTGTTTATTTATCTTTGGTAATGTCTGCCATGGAATATTATAAATTGCAACTTTTAGGACGTTGACTACTTGATATGCCTTACCTAATTTCTCACCCAATCTTTCATAATCAGAAAATTCACGATTACCAATTTTCCTTGTTGGAACTTCAATCTTAGCGTCATCAACGTAACCAAATGTCATGAAATTCCCTTCCTTGATTGAGGAAATAACATCGTAAAAGTCATTTGCACCATTAACATCACGCCACTTGCAGGTGACCTCACTTAATAAGCCAGTATCACCATTAGAAGTGTCTTCCATCCTTCTCATTAAGGACAATACCTCGTTTATCGTCTCTCTTTTCTTCAAAATCCTATTTTTTCATATAAATAGTTTTAAAAGTTAAAATATCCTAGGTATACATCCCTTCTTCCATCTTGACGTAAGGCAATTTGTAAATCTTGTCCTGCTGGAAGTTATGCTGAAGCCAGAGGGTCCATATTCTCTCACCAAGGAAACCGCCTATTGAACTCTGCCAACGAACAGCCACCTCATTATTTATGATGCTCTTGTCCCCACCATATCTAGGGTACTTACCCACTTCCATATTATATTTAACGTGAGCAAATAATTCTTCCTTACTATGAATGTTAGCAAATTGCTGCCACTTCTCAAGACAATCGAACAAGAATTCACAATACCTATCATAATCCTCACTTCTCATAATATAGCCACTAGAATAATAAAGGTTTGGACCGTTCTTGATGTACTTGTCGTAATCCTCGGCATAATCAGGGTGGAACATCTTAATCACCATTTCAAGAACGTAGAGGTCATCAACACAATTACTGAAAGCATAACCTTGCTCTACCGTATCAGCAACGATAACCAATTTTTCGGTCTCAGTTGGCTTCTTATGGTCAGGATGATAGAATGGCTCACAAGTAATGACATCATACTTACTGAAGATGTCCTCAAAGTCCATTTTTCCGTCAACTCCTTGAAGTGGTCTTCTGTACTGCATCTGACCCTTGTATTTACAATCATGAACGTTCTTCCAAATCCAATATGTACCAGTATTCTCAATGTAGAAATAGTTTTTATCTGAAATATTATCACCAGTGTTATCCTTTAAAACACACACATCAGTACCATTAGCTGCACCAACCTGAAGCGGAGTTACAACTTCGTCGTCAAGGAACTGGAAGTTTTTCTTTGCATAACAAAGGGTATAAATCTTCACGTCCTTATTCTTTTCGCCATCAAAGACGTGTGGGAGGAGATAAGACATGTCAATACCTAGTTTCTCCTTAAAGACTTCTACTTTTTCCTTTGTAATCTCATTGGTTCTGAAAAATCTTGTTTCAATGAGGTTCTGTACTCTCGAACCATCCCACTCTTGGTCTGGGAATCCTCTTCTCATCTTGTCGCAATACTCTTCTGCCGTCTTCGTAGTATAATGACGGAAAAACGCAAGTTGGAAATCAACATTCTGAACAGGGGAATTGCCATCTACTGTGATTCCCACATCATTACAACACCTAAGGGTTGTTGGACTTGGAGTATGGCTCCAGCCGCTTACCTTACTGAAGATAACCTTTTCCTTTCCACCTCTTACTATTGAAGAAACGTGGCAATTTTCAGGGAAATCATACGCTATCTTTGTGTCGAATGGTATTGGACTAGGGAATCTTTCTGCCAATGGTTTATCTTCATAATGAATCTTTCCACAATCACCAAATGTCATAAGATTAATGTGAATAATGTCAAAATTAACGAACTGTGGCATTGCAAGATATTCTCCAATGGTCTTTGTATGCACAAAGCTGAGGTATTCGTCACCACAATCAATGAAAAGTATCCAGTCATAGTTGTTCTTTTCTTCTTCATAGCAGATATTATAAGCATCGTGCTGACAATCTTTCTTTCCCCTATAATCTACAATTTCAACAAAGCCATCTTTCACATAATCTCCAATTACGTCTTCAAAACGTTCTCCATCAGGGTCGTTATTGTCATAAATTCTAATCTTTGTAACGCCAATCTTCTTGTACCATTCAACATATTCCCTTACATAACGATTCTCATTCTTTCCAATACAGCAGATAAGTGTTTTGATTTCTTCCGCCTTCTTGTCTTCGGGTTCTGTAATACCAAATTCAGCAAACCGCAACTTCAACCTTTCATACTCCTTTGATGCTTCTTGCTGAGAATATGCCGTGCCGCCTGGGTGGAATACTATAAGCCTATCGTCAATAACAACCTTCAGCCCTTTTTTTCTTGAAATCCTATTAAACGCATCATTTATACCCCATCCTAATTTATTGTCGTCATAATTCAACTTAGGAAGCAACTCATCACAAACATCGCCTCTGACAAGTTCGAGCCATCCTTCGCCACATCTCACTTCCCTAACGCCAAAATTATGATTATATTGATGCACATTGGATAATATTATTTGAGTAGAACCATTACACATCGAGCCTTGTGCTGCACTTGGGTCCCACACGCCAATATCCTTCCTATTAATTATATCTTGTATTACATAGCCAAATCTTTGAGAATTTCCTGCATCACACTTCACATCCGAAGTAATAGTCAACAACCATTGTCCGTTGTTTTTCTTCAGCAACTCATATGATTTCAAGACACTGCCGCCATAATAAAGGTTGTGCTCCTTTAAGATATTAGGGTCGTTCTTATCAAATGGCCATTCGCCGCCGTTATCAAGGTAGTTTGTATCAATGATATATGTCTTAAATTCTGTCTTGCATCTATCATACCAAAACTTTGCACCGTCATCGTGTTTGTAGTTCAATATACAACAAACAACTGCGTTTGATTCGTCTCCCATCAACTCGTGGTACATCTTATCCTTCTCAGGAGTCCATTCATTGTACTCAAAGAAGTCTTTCTTCCTCAACATCCTCTTGGCTTCGGCGGCATCAACACAAGGGTAAAGCCTCTTCATTTTGAGAACACAGTATTCTTCCATTGTCTTGAAGCGATAATGGTTAAGCCACGCATCATCCCAAATCTTCTCCTTAAGAACAAAACTCTTGTTATCATAAACATTTCCGTGGCAATCAACGGCATTACAATTCATTCCTACGCCGTGTTCGCCACCTGGTTCTTGTGAGAATTTAATATCCTGTCCGCCACGAACCATTATCTTAGAATGTCTATTGCAAATAGTATCAAAATAAACAGGTTCGGTAAATCTCTTTATTGAGTAATTGTCGTTTTCCACCCTAAGAAGTCCATTGTCGGTATAGTTTTTCCAACAAAGGCGAATTGAACCAAAACCATTGAACTTAGGCTGTGAAAGAAACTCGGAAACATTCTTCTTATCTGTATCAAAGAACTCGTCAATATCAAAGAAGCCAATCCAATCATAATCCTTTCCATATTCATCGTAGCACATTTGATATGCCTGTTTCTGCATTCTTTCCTTTCCACGAAAGTCCTTTAAGAATACGAATCCGCTTTCAATATAATCACCAATTACTTCTTCAAATCTTTCCCCATCAATATCATTATTATCAAAAAGGCAGACATTGGTAAAGCCCTTATCCTTATACCATTCCACCCATTCCCTTATATAAAGGTTCTCTAACTTTGCAATAGCACAAACTAATGTTCTCATAAAATTAATTTTTTCTTCTAATATACAATTTTTTAGCACTAAAGTCAATCTAAACTATCAATTATCCACCCATCTCTTATGGGACTTCCTTTACCCCAATCTCCGCTTATAATAACTTTTGTTTCTTTTCCCTCTTTCATACGCATTTCCTCACCAAGATAAGCACCCCACCATCCAAATGTTCCATTATAAGTTATATGGTCCTTGCATAAAGAACACCCATAAAGGTCATCAGCGACACAACCACCTTCAGAAAATATCGCATTTGGTATGTCCTTTAAGTTTTCTTTTATCCACTGCATGTCATCACCTGTGATAAACACCCGCTGTCCATTAAAATACTTATTATAAATGGCCCCATACCATTCCTTTCGTGGAGCAAGTCTACGATAATCATTTTTGTGTCTAACACTAATACTTACGCAATCAGATAAATCGCCATACTTTTCAAGAATTCTTTTCTTATCATCATCCGTCATTCCAAACCATTTCAGTGCTTGTTCTGAGGTAAAGTTTTTTTCGTTTTGAAAATATCCACTAAAAAGCATAGTCCTATCTTCCATTATTTCAGGAAAAGAACTATTTTCCATAATTCTGCACAATCCCCCCTCAACTTTATCCTTTTGGGGAAATCTTTTAGTAATAAAATCAAATTGCGAATTATGAAGTCTTGAATCTGCTATCTGAACAAAGAAATCAGCGCCATACTTTTCAGCATACGCCTTCCCGGTTGCTACTTGGAACATGAAATTCCCTAATTGCCCACAAGTTCTACTAACAACAGTCTTCATTTACAATCTCTTATTTTAAAACTTTTTATTCTCAGTTCTTTCTTTGCTGCCCAGACGTTAAAAAGACGCTCTGAAAGGAAGCCTCCAATCCTGGCCTGTTCCCTGAAGGTGCTGTCCTCTGGCTTATGCCTCTTTGAGTAGTTTTGGATGTCCTTGTCTATGTAGTCATAGAAACTCTGGTCACTCGCTGGGTCAATTCCGTTCCTCTCACAGAATTTGAACAAGACACCGAACAGAAAATCACAAAATTCCAGGAAGTCGTCTTTCTTCATAACACAATTATTACAGATAAACATTACGTTTCTATTCATAACCGTATTAAAGGCATCATTATATTCTGGAAAATACTGATTTATTATTTCTTTGGTATCTTGAAGGTCCTTGATATTATGGCAATTTTTATAATTTTGCCATACACTACTTACTCTTACAACATCGCCAATCAACATGCCATACTTCTCAAATAATTCATCAAAGTCAGGCAAATAATTTATATCATCACCGAAAGTCAAAATTCGTCTGTAATGCATCAGTCCCACATAATCTTTAAGCCCCATGTGTTTCCAAACATAATAAAATTTTTGCCATTCACTAAATCCAACATTTGATATTTCAGGAGCAATTTTTATCACCCCAAGATTTGATGATACAACGTCATCGTTGGGGCCACAGATAATCTTGTATTGCTTATTGGTTATGCTGCAATCAAATGGCTTGTGTGCGCAAATAAAAATATCTACATTATTCTTACAAATTTCCATATACTTTACTTCCAATAACTATAAAGTCCCTTTGTTATTTCATAATTCTCCCACTTATACTGTGGACGATTTGGCTGTTCCTTTGCCCATTCCCACATATCCTTAAGGCAGTCTTCGAGAGAAGTCTTCTGCTCAAAGCCAAGAAGATGAATGGACTTGTCTGGTTTTGGAACGGCATATTTCACTTCATGTCTTGCTTCCTTATGTTCTATCTTGTCGTAGCCAGTAATGCTGCAGAGCAACTTTGCCGCTTCATTAATAGTGTAAGGGTAGATACCGCCCACATTGATGATTTCCTTTGATGCTGTATCAAATGTCGCAGCGTTCCAAAACGGCTGAAGGCAGTCATCAATCGCACTGAAAGCCCTTGTCTGCTCACCGTCACCATAGATAAGCATTGGTTTGTTGTTAAGCGTCTGATACATCCAAATACCTAATACGTTACGATATTTATCCCAAATATTCTGCTTTCTTCCAACAACATTATGAGGACGGATGATACACCAATCAAGCCCGTGTTGCTCTCCTGCAATCTTGATATTCATTTCACAGGCATACTTTGATACTGCGTAAGGGTCAATAGGCGCAGGGGTATCATTCTCATCAAAGACAACGCCTTTCTTTACTCCCCATCCATAGACACTCATTGAAGATGTGTAAATCAATCTCTTTACATCGTGCATAATACACTCATTGATAATGTTATCTGTTGAAAGCATATTATTTCTGTCATTGAACATTCTCATAAATGGGGAAAGTCCCTCTGCCGCATATGCTGCGAAATGGAATACATATTTAAAGTCGTGTTTATCAAATATATCAGTCAATCTATCAGTTGAAAGTTCTCTTCTGTAGAACACAACCTTCGGATTTACATTCTCCATATACCCACCAAACAGATTATCAATTCCTACTATTTCAAATTCTGGATGATTTTCTACGAGCCAATCTGCCATTCGTGAGCCGAGCAGTCCCGCCACTCCTGTAATTAAAATACTATTCTTCATATTTTTAATCTTTTATTTCATTATACAACTTATAATACAAATCAAAAAACTTATCTTTTTCTCCATAGAAGTTTGTTATGAAATCCCAATCACATTCTTTATACAAGTCAATCACTCCGTCATACATAACAACGTCATTATGGCTTGTACATCTTCCCCAACCGTCATTATACTTATAGATACTAGGAAGACATTCCACCCAATCCCTGTCATCAATCTCAGTCAATTTGCAAACTCCTTCCTGAATGTCATTGTAGAGTTTCTTTGGATTAAGCCAAAAGAACGTTCCTGGATACCAACCAATCCCCACATCCTTACTAAGTGTGTAAAGCGGCCCGAAGAATGTCCTTCTCAGCCCTTGATAAATGCCAACAAGTTTCAATTCTGCTTCATCCGCAAACTCAAGAGAATAAAAATAGAGTGCTAATATCCACTTTAAGAAATGTTCCGCCCGATGGCTAAATGTATTTACATTGGTAACACCTTTTACATGTCCAAAGAAGACAATTCCTTCAATATCTTTTAATTTATCCAATATCTGTGACTTGAATGTTGCCGCTTCCCTGTACATATCGTTTTCTACGGGAATAAACTGAATTTCCTTCTTGAATCCGCAATCCAAGATTGCACGTTCCGCCCTTGCAATTAACTCCGTATCGTTTAAGTTATCAACTGATATACAGAAAATTACCTTATCGAAGATATTTGCATAGTGCTTCAAGATGGCAAGGTGAAATTTCATTGCAACATTATTCTCGAAGTCTTCCTTTACATAAAAATGAAAAACCAATGTCTTCTTTACCATAAAGTCTTTTTAGATAAAGATAGGCATTAGTTATTAAAAAGTAAAGAAAAACCCCGCTATTTCTAACGGGGTTCTTTCTTTTTTAAGAAAGCATTACTCACCAACTGCATCCATTGAAATAGTTATGTGTATCTTATTTCCACTCGCATAATTTTTCAATTTGCCCAAATCAAGGGTTATGCTATTTTCAAAATATCCCATTGAAGATGTTATTGATGTTTCATGCCCATTATCATCAGATAATGTCAGTGTAACGTCATTTCGTCCTATAACACCCCATCCCGATAAATCAATTGTAAGAGAACAAGTTTGTTCTCCAATGAGGTTTAGTTTCGATGCAGGAACATCTTGGATGTCCCAAGAAGACGCACCGAACCACGCACCGAAGGTACTTGTTGCAATTGTGCCGTTTCCCGTCAATGTAACTTGTGATTCATCATCATAATATACATATGAACTAAAGGAGAAGTCGGCTTCAATCATTATGTCATATGAAGTAACTGCAGGGGTATAAGTACTATTATACCATCTATATGGGCGTTTTGACGCATTTATTTGAACTATTTTTTTATCAGTTCCATTATAAGTTGTAGGAAAGCCATAATACATTCCCTGTGGTAACCAAGCACCCCAATGGCATCCGCCTATCGTCATATCACTTTCATCAGTATACATCAAGTAAATGCCAGTAGTATTGGTTACACCTGAATTTGTGGCGAATAAATTATATAATGTCTTTGGGTTGCTACTCTTATTGGCATAGTCTTCTGTAAATACAAGTACACCATATTGAGTGCCTGTTGTTGGATTCTGCGAAATGTCATTAACCGCATAAACATTAAGTAATTTACATGGTCCATATATTCTATAAGGTTCCCAATGCTGCCCATTATAAACTCCTTCTGAATTTGAAGCATTCAAAGCAAAATTATATGGAGCAGTATTGGCGGTTAATGAAACCGAACCCTGAAACTCTTGCCTTCTTGTCACTGAAGCCGCACTACTTCCTGACGCAATAGTGTCTACAGTTTGAAGAGTATGAGTACCTGACGGTGCCTGTGTATCAAGGGATATTGTTGAAGGAAGATAATAAGACCCTCTCACATCTCCGTTATAGAATATATAATTGGTTGCTGCCTTATGTACTTCAACAATCTCACTTTCAGGTAACGTATTTAAACCTGCATCAGTATATACCTGATAATCAACACAAGTAGTACCACTTCCGTCAATATCTGAGATAACATAGCCCTTCACTAAGTCTTGACTTTGCCTCCGTGTGTTAGCCTTCCCATCATTATATTCAAAAAGTCCATCATCTGTTAAATACGCCACCACGAAGCCATAATAATCATCTTGTGGCGGTATAGTGCTGATTATATCATCCCATTCTTGACTACCAACAGAAACTGTTACAACATGAGTAACATTAGTAAACGCCGATAAATCCCCTTCGTCTACACGCCATAAAGCATATGTATTTCCTCTCCACTGAAAGTCATTATCAATTAAAGTAATTAACGTATTGCCATAATTACCCCATAAACCTTCATGACTACATTCTTCAAAAGTATAGTCCTTATGGTTTTCAATATATATTGATACCGTATTTTTTAATTCTGATAGTCTTAAATAACTTAATCTTTTTGAAGCATGTGTTGGCTTTCGCATATTTTCATATGTATAACCAACAATACTGTCTTTGCCTTCTTTGTCCTTAGTGAAATAACATCCATCAACATCAAACCATTTTAAGTAATTTGCTTTATTTTTATAAGCGGCTTTGGCATAAGCCATACGTGCCACCCTGTGTTGGGCGGAGTTCTTATATGTCTTAATATCTTGTTTACTAAATACAGTCTTTGGTGCTGCCATTCTTTAAAAACATTTTTATAATTTATTTTGGTTTTTGCCCCATAGTTCTTCACTATGGGGCTTTCTGCCTTAAAATATAAGTAAATTTTCTTTTAAAGTCAATTCCTATTCATCGAACTGGCCAGTAGTACCAAGCCACAAGTAAACCTTACCTGAAGCAGGACTTGAAGGTGCTGCCGTCGGTACAGCAAGCGATGTTGAAACAATCTCATTTGCTACATTATTTGTCGTAATATAAGCATTATTAACATACTTGTTCGTTGCACCGATGTTTACATTGTTGGTTGTGTTTGGAACAAAATGACCACTCTCATTAATAATCCATCTATTGGCATTAGCAGTCTTGAAGGTAATCGTACCTGCAGTGGAAGTCGTACCAATCGTGGTTGCGCCTGTTGATGTTAAGGTATTAGTTGAACCATTGATAGTGTTCGTCTTTCCTGTTACACCAATAGTGATATTACCATTAGCAGCGATACCAAATCCTGTTGCATTATTTGTATTCTTAATTGCAACTGCACCTGCAGCACCATTAACATCAACCGCATTACCCTGAACAGTTGTCTTGTAACTTGTATTTCCTACGGTTACTGCACCTGCTGCTGTTTGTGCTAATGCACTTCCTGCTGTATTCTTAATTGCAATCGTACCCGCATTACCATTAACTTCAACTGAATTGCCATAAACTGTTGTCTTGTAACTTGTGTTACCTACAGTAACCCAACCATTTGCTGCCTGAGCATATCCATTTACAGGACCAACACCCGCTATCATAGTTCTAAGTGTTGTCGAGTTACCAACAGATGTCATTATAATTGTAGCAGCACTTGTTACTGTAGTAGCAGTACCACTGCCATTTGATACACCTGCGATTACCTGCATTCCACTTTTTGTCGTTAGACTTCCTGCCGCATTTGATGCAAATGTTCTTGCATAAACACCCTTGAAATCATTTGTTGTATTACCAATCGTATGGCCATTTGCTGTGCCTTCCAAGATATTACCTGTCATTGTGCCACCTGACAATGGAAGATAATTTCCGTTGAGTGCATTTTGTCCCGCAGGGCCTTGAGGTCCTTGCTTTCCGTGAGTACCATTAGTACCATTAGTTCCGTTAGTACCCTTTGGTCCTTGTGGGCCTTGAGGTCCTTGCTTACCATGTGTACCATTGCTTCCATTGGAGCCTGCAGCGCCCTGAGGACCTTGCTTACCATTCGTACCATTTGCACCGTTGGAACCCGCAGCACCTTGTGGGCCCTGTTTTCCATGGGTACCATTAGTTCCGTTGGAACCATTTGCTCCCTGAGGTCCCTGTGGACCTTGAGGCCCCTGCTTACCATGAGTACCATTGGTTCCGTTTGTACCGTTAGTACCCTTTGGTCCTTGTGGACCTTGGTAACCACGTTCTCCCGCAACAGTCGGAATCGTCAAAACATTATTGGTAACAGAAGGAGTCTGTGCCGTTGAACTCATAACTGCAGCAGATACATAACTTGCTTGAACAGCACTAAGATTATTATTCAAGGCATTTAATGCTGCTGAAGTCACCTCTTCATTTTCATCAATAACATCCTTAGTGTAATAATTTGGTAAGTTACCATAGATAGTATTACCGCTTATCACATTACCTTTGACATTACCCGTAGCGGTTACATTTGTTCCCGATACTGTTGGAGAATAAACTGCTGTTGAACCATAAACTGTTGGTGCTTTAACGGTTGTTCCGCTAACTGTTGTTCCTACCACCGTACCGCCAGTAACGGTTGTTCCACTGATGGTTGTACCCTTTACGGTTGTTCCTCCGATAGTGCCGCCAGTAACTGTTGTTCCACTGATGGTTGTGCCCTTGATTGTTGCACCAACGACATTTCCTGTAGCAGTAACGCTTGTTGCATTAACTGTTCCGCCACTGAATGCACCTGCCTTGATTGTTGCGGTTGGGCTAATTCTTAAACCACCAGTTGTTCCCGATACCTTTTCAAGTCCGTTAGGAGTTGAATGTAACTTAACGTCAACAACATTAGTGTCACTTATAGTAATAGCACTTCCTGCTGTATAAACGTCAGCGAGGTCTTCTACATTAATATAGACAGACTCTGCCTGATTTGCAATAGTGAGTTTAAGATATGTACCCGCAGGTTGTCCCGTAGGATTCTTTACAACTTCACCGCTTGTCACAACAAGGTCTTTTGGAATATCAATAGTACCTACTGTGGACGCTGTTCCATTAATTATCTGTGTAATTGTATAAGTTTTAAGAACATTTCCACTACCAGAAGTGCTTGATAATCCAACATTCTTTTCATTACCAAGTGCTGAGATTATCTCGTCAGTTGTTGCCTTCGGTCCTTGAAAACCTCTGTCACCCTTTGGACCTTGCGGACCTTGACTTCCTAATTCTCCCTTTGGACCCTGCGGACCCTGATTACCCAAGTCACCTTTCGGACCCTGTGGGCCTTGCTTGCCGTGAGTACCGTTGTCACCCTTTGGGCCTTGAGGTCCCTGTGGACCCTGCTTTCCATGCGTTCCGTCAGTTCCTTTTGGACCCTGTGGGCCTTGATTTCCCAAGTCACCCTTTGAGCCTTGTGGACCCTGCTTACCGTGTGTTCCGTTTGTACCGTCTTTTCCTTGTGGACCCTGTGGGCCTTGTGGGCCTTGTTTGCCGTGAGTTCCGTCAGTACCCTTTGGACCCTGTGGACCTTGATAGCCTAAATCTCCTTTCGGGCCTTGTGGTCCTTGTTTTCCGTGAGTACCGTGTGTTCCGTCAGTACCTTTCGGACCTTGTGGGCCTTGGCTTCCTAATTCTCCTTTCGGGCCTTGAGGTCCCTGCTTTCCATGCGTTCCGTCAGTTCCTTTTGGACCCTGTGGGCCTTGATTTCCCAAGTCACCCTTTGAGCCTTGTGGACCCTGCTTACCGTGAGTACCGTGTGTACCATCTATACCTTGTGGGCCTTGAAAACCTCTATCTCCCTTTGGACCCTGCGGACCTTGATTACCCAAGTCGCCCTTTGGACCCTGTGGGCCTTGATGTCCTACTGGACCTTGTGGGCCTTGATAGCCACGTTCTCCCTTTGGACCCTGCGGACCCTGATTACCCAAGTCACCCTTTGGGCCTTGTGGGCCCTGATTTCCTAAATCTCCCTTTGGACCTTGTGGTCCTTGGTAACCACGTTCTCCCGCTACCGTAGGGATAGTAAGCACATTATTAGTGACTGAAGGATTCTTTGCCGATGAACTCATAACAGCAGAAGCAACATATGTGTCTTCAACGTGTGTTAAACCGCTGTTTATATCATTCAATGCGGCAGCAACTACTTGGTCACGGTCATCAATGTTGCTCTTGGTATAATAATTATTCACAACACTTCCTGACAAAGTTGCCACATTTCCACTCAAAGTGCTAAAATAAGCGTCTTCGTGGAATGTTGCGATAGTACCGTCATTTTTCTTTGTTGAAAGGAAGGACTTGCCGTTTCCTGAAGCATAATTGACAAACACCTCGCCAAACTCGGCACTGGTAGGCAGTTTGTCAACTACATTACTTTTCTTAAGAAGAATTTTTTGAGCCATATTATCGAATATGTTTATTATTTTTTTATTTCCTTATTGAAGGTTTATTTTCAATTAAACGTATTTTTTTGATAAATAGCAGCAAAAAAGAAAAAAGCGGGTAAAACTACCCGCCTTTATAAGAAAAATATGTACCTTTGGCTTAAATCTTCTTTGGCCAGAACTTTTCTGTAATATCAACCCACTCTTTTCCGCCAATAATTGAGTAAAGACGCTGATTTGTCGTTTCCTTGTTCAACGGGCCTTTTTCCTTATCATACTTGCCAATCTTGATAAAGTTAAAAATCTTTCCGAATTTCTTTTTATCAGTCTCAAATGCTTCTTCAGTCCTTCCTGAATAGAGGGCAACAGATAACTCTGGGTGTTGCTTCTTCACATACCTTGCAAGACTAAGCAAACCATCCTTATCCTTACCTTCTCCCATAAAGCAGACACAATTAATGCCTTCATTCTGTGAAATAAGACTTTCAAGTTCAAGTTCATTCAATTCATGACCAATGTCCTGCCTCAGTTCAGGGGAATGACATCCCTCACAGTTATTCTGACAGTTTGTTATGTTTATTGCCAATGTAATCTTATCTGGCACTTCCTCAAACACAATAGCAAATTCTTTATATTTTACCATATCTTAACAGTTTTTAATCATTATCTTCATCAAATAAACCACTATCTACCCATTCCTGAGAAAACCATATATTTTCAGGTATCCCATTAAAATCTACAGCAGCAGCCTTAAACATTTCAATCATTTCGCCACCATTATACCCACAGATTGTTTCTTCATTAAAATGGTTTCTATATGCTACTTTAAAATTCTTATCAGTATTTTCTAATGCACATTTATATAATTTTTTAATATGACTAATAATTTCCTCCTTAGGCATTCCACGTTTAATAGGTGGTAAACGATTATCATTAAAATTCAAATTTGTTGTTGGGAGGCCGTAACTTTGTCCTTGCAAACCTTCTCCTTGCCCACGTTTGGCTCCAAAATAAATCATCGCCACCTTTGCACTCCCTGCCCCGTGTATTCCTTGCGGATTAGAGCCAAAGACAAAGATAGTGTCCTCACTTGGAATAATATTTCCTATATAACTCTTAGGTTTTTTCATAGTATTGGTAAATATACGAAATTTTATTTAAATATCCAACTTTAAACCACTGGTATTTTCTGTATCACGCACAATATTCTTTAGTCCTTTATTAAGAAAATAATTTTCTAAAGAGAAAGACATTGGATATAGGTAATCCCTATAATGCGATTCAATCTTATCTAAGTCCTTTCCATAAAATGTCAAACCCCTTTCATCATAATTAGCCCATTTCTTCTTTAGTTTTTCTTTATTGATGAATTTAAGATGAAATGGTGTGAATCCAGTATTTTCTGACAAATTTCTTATTTTCTTGCCTTCCCTTGTCTTGCAAACAGCATAATGATTACCCTGAACAAATGCCATATAGTTGAAGTCATTTACACAAAACATTGTCGGCTTCGCCATATTTCCATAGCACCATACGCCCCTCACTCCGTCAATCGTATGTACTAACGGCTTATTCTCATATTCCATCCTCTTGTATAACTCACACTGCTCATCCTTTGGCGGAAGAAGATTTACCATCTGTTCAAAGAAACAATTATACCCCTCAAAGATATAACTGCAATTTAAGATTTCTTTGATTGCGCCATCCCCATATCCGCCAAAAATAACCTCATCAAAGTCAGTAAATGTCATCCAAATCACCTCCTCTTCGGGGGTACCTACTTTTGCCATCTTGTAACATTCTACATACCCATCAATTTCTTTCTGCCTCTTGGCATTATCATCAAATTTCCCATTAGTATCATAATACCTAATTTCAACAAACGGGTACTTGGAAAGCAACTCTACTGTGTTGTCCGTACTCATATTGTCATAAACAATGAACTTATCGTAACCCATCCTTTCTACATAGGGCATAACATAAGGAACCATCCCCGCTTCATTAAACGTGCAAGTATAACCAATTAGTTTCATAATTATTGTTTTAAATATATCCCTTCGCCAAATCCATCTCTTATAAAACTATTAGACGAAGAAAAAAATCCATTCATCAAAAAATACATATCTAATGGAAATGAAGTTGACCTTATCTTTTTTATCGCATCCAAATATTCTCCATTCATAGTTAACTGTCCCGCCCCATAAAATTTATATGTCTTTTCTTTCTTTTCGAGAATATCGGGCTTAAAATATTTAAAATGAAAGCCATGAAACTCTCTTGTATCTGCAAGATTAATTATATTTACGCCATCATTAGGAATTACCCCCATAGCGTGATTTCCACAAATAAATTCAGCATATTTAAAATCATTAACCTTAAACAATAACGGTTTTTTGCCTTCCGTTAACCACCATGTTCCCCTAACTCCATTCCATTCATGAGGTAATAAAGAATTATTTTCTTCACTGCCATCACAAGTTAGTTGTATCATCCTTCCGTCAAAACAATTATATCCTTTAACGGTAAGCCATGATAAGTAATCCTTAACTGTCCCACCTCTTTCTCTCGTGCAATAGATTACTTCGTCAAAATCAGTAAATGTCATCCATACATCTTCACCTGTTTCAATAGCGATAGAACTACATTTCTCATAAGCGTCAATTTGTAAATTTCTTTTTCCAATTTCTGAAAAAACTCCGCCAGTATCCCAATTTCGTATTTCAACAAACGGATATTTTGACAACAATTTTACTGTATTGTCGGTTGATTCATTATCATAAACAATAAATTTATCATAACCCATCATTTCGACATAAGGCATAACATATGGAATCGTTACCGCCTCATTAAATGTACAAGTATACCCAATTAACTTCATAATCTCTATCTTCCTATATTATTTAATATGTCATCTGAAAATTCAATAAATCCTTCTCCCTTCATAATCCTTGCCCATTGAGCCCACTTTTCCTTATTCATATTATAAAGGTCAAAGTCTCTTCCTGCAAAGCATACATCACCATGGCTTGAAATTCCGTCACCCCATCGTTCCCTGCCACAAGTGTTTCCTGGTAGGTCCTCAGCATAATATCTGTCAATCACCTTCGGCAGAACTATCCTCCCTTCCTTCATCCATTCGCTAAACTTCACAGGATTTAGCCAATAAAATGGGGAACTATATACCTGTTGTCCCACAAATTTAGATAAAAAGTTGAAGTCCAGGCAAAAAAAGTCTGGACTTCACTGCAATATTTCCTTATTATTTCAGTATATAATAATGACAAGGGAAATGACAGGGAAATATGATGAAATTCTACCACTTCGACAGCATTTACGAACTCACATCTTACTTCAATACAAACGAGAAATGCCGCAGGGCAATCCGTGACTCCCGATGGGAGAAGGGCGATGTAGTGTGCCCATACTGCGGCGGACACCACTGCGCAGAGAGAAAAGACGGAAGATACCGCTGCCACAAGTGCGGAAGCAACTTCTCCGTGCTTGTAGGAACTATCTTTGAGAACACCAAGATTCCGCTTGTGAAGTGGTTTATCGCAATGTACCTCGTATCCTGCCACAAGAAGGGCATTTCATCCGTTCAATTGGCAACGGACATCAACACCACGCAGAAAACCGCTTGGTATATCTTGCACAAGGTAAGAACCCTTTTCAGGCAGGATGATTCCGTTGTTTTAAGCGGCAATGTGGAGTGTGATGAGATGTACTTGGGCGGCAGGGAAACGAACAAGCACGAATGGAAGAAAACCGCCAAGACACAGGGCAGGAGCACGAAGACAAAGACACCAATCTTCGGTATGGCAATGGTATGGAAAACCGAAGAAGTGAACCGCAGGACAGGCGAAGTGAAGGAAAAGACACACTCCTTCGTGAATGCAAGGAAGGTAAAGGATGCAAGGGCAGCAACCCTTATCCCAATCATTGAGAAATTCGTTGCCGAAGGCAGCACCATCATCACCGATGAACTCTCCGCATATTGCTCTCTCAACCCTGAGAAGTACAACCATATCTTTGTAAGGCACGGGGCAAAAGAGTTTACTATCGGTTCCTATTCCACCAACGGCATTGAAGGATTTTGGGCGCATTTCAAGAGGATGGTGTTCAGCACCTACCACTTTGTTTCCAAGAACTACCTTGAGAGGTACATAGATGAATCAGTTTACAGGTGGAATACAAGGGAGATAAGCGAAGGCGCAAGATTCCTTGATATGTTCTGCAAGGCGATAGGTAAGGTTCAGTACAAGGATGTAAGAATGTGTGAAGCGGCGTAGAAAAATCTTGACAAATTTTCAAGATTGGTTATATTTATAGAAAGAAGAACCCCGCAACGAGGGGTTACGGGGAGAACAAATCTTTTGTTTGGTGGATTGTTTAATCAATCATACCCATTCGGCGCATTAAGTCCAAGACTTTAAATTGCCATGCTTTTGTGAAAATTTTACTTTTCATAAGCAAGTACCTCCTTTTTGCCTTCAACTTGCGTAGTTTTATTAGCCTGATGGCAATGGATAATCGCAAGCGGGCAACGCAAATGTAGTGATAATCCCTGATGGAAACATTGGGGATTTTCCGTTTTTGGAACTATTTATAGTTGATTTTCAAAGAAATTTTTTGTATATTTGAGTAAAAGGTAAAGAATTATGGCAAAGGAAAAAGTAAGGATAACTGAAACACAATTAAAGGGGATTATTAAAGAATCAATACAAGAGGTATTAGATATACCATCTATCAAAGAATCTGCTAATATTGAGGATTATTTTGATATACAATCCCTTTCAAAGAGTACTATACTTTCTATTGCAACAGATTTGAGAGTTTATATTCAGGCACAAGGATATGGTTCAAATTTAACGGATGAGGGGGAGCCTATTTTGAGAGAAGATACTGTAGCCCCGCTTCCTATAGCCCAATTAAGAACGGAACTGCAAAAACTTGGGTTTAAGAAATGGCAAGTTAAATCATGTGTGTCGTATAATAAAGTCCGTTTAGTTATACTATATGCTGATATTGCCCAAAACACAAAAATCATTGAAAATGAAATGTTAACTCATGGATGGGTTAGGGCAATCGTTTCACCTCCTACAATTGTACACGGTATTACTTTAAGAATGATGATATTTGACCCCGCATCGCAACCACCTATAACCAAAGAAGCAAGGCGGTATCAGTATTTGTATCATTGGACACCATATGGTAATTTACAATCTATTCTTCAAGGAGGTATTGAAGCCAGAAATGAGAATGACTTTTTATCATATGACCCCAAAGCACATCTCATGAAAGGTGATATTCCAAAAGCAGCAGCAGCAAAATTAGGGTGGATGTTGTATAATAAGAACATTAAATTAAAAAATGGAAAATATGCCCTAATAAGGATTACAATGAAAAATGTTCCTAATAATATTGATTTCTATGGAGATGGGCATTTCCCATATGGCTATTTCTGCCTTGAAACAATTCCGCCTTCGGCATTAGACTTGTTTGGGGAAATAACATATAGCGATAAATACAATTACAATAACGAACAAATAAAAGTGTTGTCAAATAACGATACAATGATGTAAACGAAAAAGCCATAGGTTAATTCCCTACGGCTTTTCTTTTGAAACTATCAGGACAACATGTATATAGTTCCCATAAAATGTTCCACAATATTTGTAATGTGCCTTATTTGGAAAGTCTAAGTTATAGCCAAGGCACGGACCATAGAACATCTCGCCAATGCCCCTTAACGCAAAAAGTTTGCCATCGACATCTTCCATAAAATTGAAGTTGAAGTAATAGAGGGCACAAATCCACCTTGCTATGCTCTCAAGACTTCTCCCGTGTGCCATCGGCTCTTCTGAAAAATTTGAAACACCCTTACCCTGTGCGAAACAAACAAGCCCGTCAAAAGTATCCAATTTATTAAGGACTTCATCAAAGAGGGTATCTGTCTCACAAAGCACGGTATTCTTCACAACCTTCATCGTTATAGGTACATTGAAACCTATGTTCATCACCCAATCGATACCCTTCTGCACCCTTGCCCTGTCAGTTACATCAGGAACAGATATGATAAACCTTACGTCAGTGAATACATCCTTATATCTTTTCATACACTCAGCATGAATCTTATAAGCGTCATTGGTGTCAAAGTCATCAGAGATGAACAAGTGAAATACAAGTACCTTTTCCTTAAGCATCCTTTCTTCCTCCAAATATCTTCTCATAAATCTCATCGCTGATTTTCATAAAGTCTGGCTCTCCAAAGATTCTGCTCAACAACTCCCATCCTTCTCTCTTCAAGACATAAAGGTTGAAATCGTCATTAATCGCCACGTCCTTGTGACTTGCCAAACCATCGCCATAAAGTTCCCTTCCGCAAAGGACACCTGGCAGCATCTCTGCCCAATATCTGTCGTCAATCTCAGGAATACTCAAAAGTCCTTGCTTAATGTAGTTACTCAACTTTGCCATATTAATCCAATAGAAAGTGCCTTGATAGAAACAGTTATGCTTGTTGTACCTCAACATCGGAGAAACCTTAGGGTCCTTGTACATAGTAAGGAACGGCCCATAGAAAATTTCTGAAGCCCTTATGTGTCCGCTGAATCTGTCAATCACTTCATCCATAAAATTGAGACTGAAATAATACATCCCAACAATCCATCGGCAAACACTCTCAGGATTTGACTTTGTATAAGTCTCCTTTCCATCCATCCTCACAGCGCCCTTGCTATGCGCAAAGAACACATAATCTCGCATAGTGTCAATGTTATCAAGTATCTCGTCCTTAAATGTCTTTGTCTCGTAAAGTGGATGATTTTCACGAACACTTATCTTAACTGGTATTGTTCCAGATATATCCATTATCCAATCCATTCCCCACTTAATCTTCTCCTTATCATTCAAGTCCTTTGCAGTAATTGTAAACCGCATCTCGTCAAAGACATTGGCATACATCTTAAGACACGTCTTATGTATATCAAGTGACGGATTTATCTTATAATCATCCCCAAGAAAAAGATGAAAAACCAAAATCTTATTCATATAAATTCTTTTTAAAGAAAAATAACTTTTACAGTTCAAATTGTCAAGGTTAATCATTGACTTTTATCACTTTTTATTATATCTTGTATTAAAAAAAGATGGGAAATTTAGATATTTTCGTATTTGCACATATGGGTGACTTTCATCCATACCCAAATAACCCTGCATATAAATTAGTGTCTATGGAGCCAATCAAGACTGACATCCCTTGGGAACAGATTATCTGTGACAAAGAAAAGGATGAGTTGATGAAGATGGAACATGGATACAGCGAAGGGGCAAGGATGCATTATATATGGAAAAACGTCCCACTAAAGAAATATGTGGGTACTGCACATTATAGGAGATACTTCAAGTTCTTTGAGAAAGTTCCTGATATGGACGTGGTTTTTGAAAAATATAACGCTGACGCTATCCTTCCTAAATTCAATCTCGGTTGGCCAAACGTCTATGTTAACTATGAAAATAGTCATAACATTGCTGACTTCCAACACTGCATAGACATCATAAAGAGAGATTTTCCTGAATTTTACCCTGCTGCAGAGAATACGAAGAAATCTGACACGTTCTATCCTTGCAATATCTTCATCCTTACAAGAGAAATGTTTAACGAGTATTGCGAGTTTGTCTTTGGCGTACTTGACAAGTATAATGAAGAAATGGGATTTAAGACTGACCTCGACATCGCTAACTGGGTTGTGAATAACTTGGCTGCCTATTGCGGAAACAAGCGTTCCATCAACTCCAATTCATCTTATCAGACGAGGATACAGGCATTCCTTATGGAACGTCTCTCAACTATCTTTTTCATCACAAGGGTAAAGAACCCATTAATGCTTGACTTGGTAATAACTGAAATCCACGAAGATTTCGAAAAATTATGGTTTGACGAATATGAGAAATAAACTTAGTGCAATCATCATTGACCCAAACTTCCTTTATCATGACTATAGTGAAATAAAGACAAATGTTGGCGGAGAATATGCTGAAAGATATTTTGGCTTAAGAATTCTTGAAAACGGGCATAATATCTTACAGGAAATAAATAAGTTTAGAGGTTTTGATGCCTTAATAACTATTGGCAATGTGGATGGATGGGACGAGTTAGCCGCTTTGCCTTTTGCTTATAGGAAAAAGTGGTGTCATCAAGAAACTTTCGATGCACAGAAAATCGCATCCACAATTGTAGAAACCTTTAAATATAATATTGATAGAACTGACGCTCCAAAATCATTCTCTTTCTTTACGTGTACATTTAACACTGACGAAGCAGCACTAAGAAGGCTCTATGAATCAATGAAAAAGCAAACATATAAAGAATGGAATTGGTTCGTGTTAGATGATAGCCCAACATATAAGGCAATAAAAATCTTGAACAGTTTTAAAGACCCACGCATCACAGTATTCCATAACATAACCAATCATGGAAATATTGGTTTTAACAAGCATATGATTGCAATGATGTGTGACGGCGATTACCTTGTTGAAGTGGACCACGATGACGAACTGACACCCGACTGCCTTGAATATCTCTTGAAGGCATTTACCACATATCCTGATACTGATTTCGTTTATTCCCACGCCATTGAGTTAAAGAACGGAGAGCCAATTATCTATGGAAACGGTTGGGGTTGGGGAGAAGGAATCAACATTACTGAAAATGTGGGCGGAAAATATTATACTTTTTCTGACGTTCCCCCAATCAATCCTTTCTCAATAAGGACAATCTACGCTCAGCCAAATCACGTAAGATGCTGGGAGAAGAATTTCTATCATAGGATAGGCGGGCATAACACCGAACTCTCCGTACTTGATGATATGGACCTCCTTATCAGGACTTTCCTCTATGGAAAGATGACAAAAGTTGAAAAGACGCTTTATTTTCAGCATGAAGGAGAAGGGAAGAGGGAAGACACATCCTCAGGAACGGCACAGTCAAGGCGTTTTAACGAAATCCAAAGGACATTATGGTTCCTGAAGGATAAGTATGACAAGCAAATTCACGACAGAATTATAGAATTAGGCCATAACGATAATGCTTGGGATGAAAACACACAATCATCTGTTCTATGGAAAGAACATACCCCAGGCCAAGAAATAATGTCTAACATATTGAAGCCATGAGTACATTAGGTGCATATATAATAGTAAAGAATGAAGAAGACTGCATAGCAACGTGCCTTAACAGCATTACGGGTATCTGTGACGAGATTGTAGTCGTTGATACTGGCTGTTCTGACAAAACAATGGAGATTGTCAATCAAATCAACGCCAATTATGGAAAAATAAAGACATTTACCTATGAATGGTGCGATGATTTCAGTCACGCAAGAAATTTCGCTATGTCTAAACTTAATACTGAGTATTCTTTTACTACAGATGCAGATGAAGAATTTAGTGATGGGCTTCAGAAAGAAATAAAACGGCTGACAGATAACGATTTTAACGGAAATACATCCATTGAACTTTATCTACTTAATTATGATAAACTCCGTGGCGATTCTTATTATCTCGGCGGAAGAACCATCGTAAAAAAGTCAGATAAGGTAACTTGGAAGTACAATATCCACGAAAAACTCTACTATCCTGAAGAACTTACCTACACAATTCCAAAGGAAGTGGGCTTCATTCATCACAGAAAGAAAGATAATGTCGCTGTCTCCAATTATAACAAGTATGCCGAACTCTATTTCAACGAAATCAACGAAGGAATGCTCTATCGCCTTTATAACGGGGCACATTTCTTCTTTTATATGTACTTTACGCTGAAGGATATTGACGAGATTGCGGCAAAACAATACCTTTGGCATATTTTGGAAGAAGACAGAATCAAGGCAACGACTGAAAAGAACGAAGCAATGGGGCTTTGCATGGACGGACACGTTTCTCTCGGACTATACTACGTCTATTCACTCCTTTCAAGCGAAAAACCGAATTATCATCTTATTTTTAACGCCATAAGGCTATTCCCTAACGACAATCTTGTATGGTATGTGGCGTTAAATTTCCTTTTTGAAAACAGAAAGAAGATTTCTGACTATGATTTATTGAATGATGTCTGCGAAAATTACGGGCTTCTCTCATATAACAACGGAGAATTCAGAGAATTCGTTAAATCAGCACAATTCCATCACGATATTCGTTCTTGGAATAACATTGCGATAATTAATCTAGATTGGGCTAACAGATGTGTTGTTCCTTTTATGCAAAATTATATTCCTGCGGTAAGATGTGGAGATAATGTCTTTACCTTACCTTCAAAATTGTATTTTCTTTCAAAGTTTTGGGATGAAATCATTATCATTTCTGACAAAGAAGAGAGAGAAATTAAGAAAAAGATAAATTTTGGCTGCTTCAAGAAAGTAACTTTCGCTAAAAACGAAGAAGAATTGGTTGAGACGAAGAAAATTCTCTTTTTTGACGACAACTATCAGTTTAATAGGGAGAAATTTAGGGCAGACATCAATGATTTGATGTTCAAGGGCATTATTCCTAATGGAGTGACGCTTAAAAGTGAGAAAAAGAATAATATTAGGGTAGCAACATGCGTCCTAACCCGTCTTGACAACAAATATATAAGGGAATATGTTGAGTATTACAAAAAATCTCGGCACCGATAAAATGGTTATCTTTGATAATAATTGTGAAGGGGAAGGAAATGTCATTGATGAGGTCAAAGATTATGTAGATAGCGGCTTTGTTGATATAATTGATTGGAAATACACAACAGGAAACCTCCAGCGCCCTGCTTATCAGTATTTCTATGAGCGTTACGGCAATGAGTATGATTGGCTCGCCTGCTTTGACAGTGATGAGTACCTTATAATCAATAATGAAACGCTAAAGGACTTCCTTCAGGAAGATAGATTTAAGGATTATCTCGGAATTGTGATACCAAATGTCCATTATTCTGACAATGATATTATCGTTAATGACAAAAAAGAGCGATTTAATATCTATACAACACCTTCTTTTAATGAATGGACATTCTATAAAACATTTGTTAGAGGACACCTCGAAAATGTTGACTATATGTCACCAAAGATAGATGGAGCGCATTACCCAATGATAGATAATAAACCATTGGAGGGATTTGTTGATGCTGACGGAAGAGAATTTCCGCAAATTCGTGAAGATAGAGATAATAACCCAGTGTTTAATAAATATCCTTGTAATAGTGCATTTATAAAACATATTCCGACTGGTAGTATTGACGATTACCTTAACTCAAAGGTGAAAAGGGGATGGCCTGACAAGAAAGATGACGGAAAGTCAGTAAGAGGCTTCGGTCTTGAGTATTTTTCCTACTACAATGCCATTACTCCTGAAAAGGAAAAGTATTGGAGAGAACATTTTAAATAATAAATAAAAAAAACATTTTAAATTATGACATTAAAAGATGTAACTAATTGGCTAACTGCCGAAGAAATTATTAAAGTGACTGTTGGAATAACCAATGCCTTACAACATCAAAATAGAAATTTAAAAAAAGGGCAAAAACTTCCGCCTACAGTAGAAGAAATGGGTGATGCATACCCACTTTATGTTTTTGGAACCTTATTCAATATTACCGAGGTGGAAAAAACAAATGCACTCGCACTTGTAATCAAAGAAGCATACAAAACGGCATATGATGAAATAACAACTATTATAAACAAAAAGGAAAGTCAGTAAGAGGCTTCGGGCTTGAGTATTTTTCCTACTACAATACGCTTACAGACGAGAAAATCAAGTATTTTGACGAACATGTAAAAGATTTCCAATAATTTAGATGCTTTCATACTATTTATATGAAAAATATCTAATATTATGATGGAAGGAACAAAATATATCAAATTATTTGATACAGAAGCAAATTATAGTGCTTATATTAATGGAAGCGAAGTCTATCTTCCTAATGTAAGTCTTATCACGGCAAATAACAATGTGTTTTTTAATCCCGCACCAGACTCAAGACTTGAACAATTGATTATTATTGACGTCGATAATGTAGACGAAGGTGACCCTATTATTGCTAAAGTTGCTTTTTATATGGATACTGAAAGTGTATTATGTTCTCTATATGTTGATGATAGTACAGTGCCATTACAGCAAACAATTAGGGATGGCGGAGCAACGTTTTCTGTTAACAATTTATCGGCGGGTGAGCATACTATACGTGCATATTTCCCTGGTGATTCCAAATATCGCCCAGGTGAAGGAACTGCTATATGTGAGGTATATCCTTTATCGCAGTAAAAACACAAATAAAAAAGAAAAGGGAGACGTTAAAATCTCCCTTTTTTTCATTTTCATCAACTACTTTTTATTCAGGATTTGATTTCTTGTAAAATCCTGCAACCTTTGAAGGAACGATTGGCCCTTGAAATTTCCTTGTTACGCCTGAAGACGGGGTAAAGATAACCGATACGATATTTCCGTTATCAACCTTCGACAAGGTAATCTTGTAAGTTCCCATAATGTGCCTTCCCATTACCCTGATGATTACACTCTTTGGGTTTCCTTTCTTATCCTTAACAACTTCATATTCCTTTACCTCTGCGATGTTGGTGTAGGAGTTGCCACAAACCCTATATCCTTGCATGAACATGTTTTCCTTTTCGTAGGAGATAAAGATAGAGTTATCAGTAAGTTGGTTATCAACGCCATCATCATCTATATAAGAAGTAGGAACGATTGCCCAATCTTTTTCTTCAAGGGACTTAATCATTGTCTCATAGAGTGCCTTATTCTGTGCGGCTTTCTCTTCCTTTGTCAGTTTCTGTGCAAAAGTTGGTATTGCTATCAGAAACGCCACTAATAAAATCAAAAATCTTTTCATAGTTAAATCATTTTGTTTCTATTATTATCATAATATAAATAGTTTTGGAAACGAAATCACATTTTCTGCTATATTTTTGCTGCTGTCTTCACATTTTTCACGAATTCGTTGAAATTTTTCTTTATTTCTTCGCCGCCTTCCTTATAACTGCAATATTCATTAAACGATACATCAAACTCGTGGTGGAGGTCCTTTCCTGAAAGCATATAAACGTTTCTGTGTGTTGCCACCGCATCAAATTCAATGGTGTTGGCAGGAAAGTTCTCAGCGTAGAATCTTGAAACCAATTCGGGATATTCCCTTTTCTTGTTATCCATCACTTCCCATAGGAGAGATACATTTGTCCAAAAGAAAGTGCCATAGAAATAATACTTATACTTAGGCATCATCTCCCAACCACTTGGTGTATTCCATTGTGCGTTAAGAAGCGGAAAACCATAATAGACGCTCTCGTGATTTATCATATAAACGTCCAAGTCTTCAATAAAATTCAATGAAAAATAATACATTGAGCAAATCAATCTGACAAGACTTTCATTATACTGATTGGTTGTTCCCTTATTATGACCAAAGAACACTAACTTGCCTTTGTTATCTTCTTTCTCAACCACCTCTTCCTTAAACGCCTTGCATTCCCTAAATGAAGTATTTTCTTCAATGGTAAATCTTACATTAAGGTAACCAATTTCCATAATCGTAGCCGCCCAACTACGAATTACGTCATCCTCCCCATCCTTAATGCCCTTATTAAGAGACAACACGAATACCGATTCATCAAAGACACTATGAAACCTCTTCAGCAACTCAAAATGTAACCTTAGCACAGGGGACTTTCCAATTGCCTCCTTTGCGGGGGTAGTATCCGCAACATATAAAAAATATACGAGTTTCTTCTTCATAATTAATCCCTCTCAAATACATCTCTTGTATAAACCTTCTCACGAACATCATCAAGGCAACTATCATATCTGTTGGCGATGATGGCGCCGCTACGTCTCTTGAACTCATCAAGGTCATTAACCACCTCTAAGCCAAAGAATTCCTTGCTCTTCAATGTCGGCTCATAGACAATTACATTCGCACCATTTTCCTTAATCTTATCTATAACACCCTGAATAGCACTATCACGGAAATTATCTGAACCCGATTTCATAGTAAGGCGAAAGACACCAACAGTATCTCCCTTGGCAATGTCAAGCACCTGTTTCGCAATATAACCCTTCCTCGTGTCGTTACTTTTCACGATTGCAGTAATCATCTCCTGTGGCACTCCCTTGAAATTAGCAAGAAGTTGCTTTGTATCCTTTGGAAGACAATATCCGCCATAACCGAAACTAGGGTTGTTATAATGAGTACCTATCCTTGAGTCTAAACCAACACCCATAATAATTGACTTAGAATCAAGCCCGTTCAACTCCGCATAAGTATCAAGTTCGTTAAAGTAACTTACCCTAAGTGCGAGGTATGTGTTAGCAAATAACTTTACCGCCTCCGCTTCCGTCGTACCCATAATAAGTGTCGGCACTCCATCCCTAATCGCACCTTCCCTGAGAAGTTCAGTGAATAGTTCTGCGTTCTCCCTATCTTTCTCACTGTTAATTCCAACGATGATACGGCTTGGATAAAGATTATCATAAAGTGCCTGCCCTTCCCTTAAGAACTCAGGAGAGAAAAGAAGATTAACCTTTCCATCATATTTCATATGAATGCCATTAGTGTAGCCAATTGGAATGGTTGACTTAATCACCATCACCGCCTTTGGATTCACTTCCATCACCGCATCGATAACTTCTTCTACGTGTGACGTATCAAAGAAATTCTTCTCTGGGTCATAATTGGTCGGGGCTGCAATGACAACAAATTCAGCATCCTTATATGCTTTCCTTGCGTCAAGTGTTGCCCTGAGATTAAGCGACTTATCCTTGAGGTATTCTTCTATGTACTTATCCTGTATTGGAGAAATCCTGTTATTTACCTTTTCTACTTTTTCAGGAATGACATCTGTTGCAATTACTTCGTTTTTTTGTGAAAGAAGTGTTGCCATGCTCATTCCCACATATCCTAAACCTGCTACTGCAATCTTTTTGTTCATATACGTGATTTATTTTATATAAAAGATAATAAAAAATCATTTTAAAATCAAGAAAAAAAAGTCCTGTTTTAATTCAGGACTTTTCTACTTTCAAGATTTAGTTTCTTTTACCAAATCATTATCTTTGGCATACTTTATTATGCTTTGTGCTGAAACCCCTATGGCTCTACCAATGCCTCTTATTGAAGTTCCTTCATCTAAGAGTTTCTTGAACTTATCTATACCGTACTTTTCAATCTTACTTCCTATTAAATTATTTGTTAAATTTGCTCGTCTGACATCAGTTACATCCCCATTAATATAATATATCTTTTTATCTTTCTCATCCATAATAAATTCATGAAGAAACATAACAGGTTTCTCTTTTGTATGAGTATAAATCTTTCCATTATTAAATTTTGCCCATTTATGCTTCTTCACAATATCTTCATACTTGGCATCTGTCTTGAATGTTCCGTTTAACTTACCATAATCATCAAATGTGTCAATTTCAAGAACGTCCCCAATAATTCGAATGACGTTTGGCTTTCCAATCACACGTTTTTCTGTTTCGCCATTAATCCACGTTTTCTTAATTCTGGAATAATAAGGTAAATGTAAATAACTTCTATCTATTATCCCCCTAAAACTATTTTTTGAAGCGAACTTATTCCCATATTTTTCATAACACTCTTGCAACGTATGATTAACATAGTATTTTCTTATTTCCATTACTTCATTATCTGTTAAGGCGGCATTATGATTTTTTTCGCCAATACTACCCTTCATTAATGTTCTATGCTTTTTCTTGTTTTCTTCAGAATAAACTTCAGGCATTACAGATTTCCACGTAATTCCTTCATAAATTTTTTCAAAGGCACTATATGAAATTTTATCAGAGTATATTTTCCAACATTCCTTACACCCAACTTTACATTCAGAATATATATTTCTAATATCTTCTACGTCTTCTACCGTTAATCTTGCCCTTGGGTTACCATCTAACTGATTAGTTTCACCTCCGTGAGTAACGTTATAACCATATCTTTCGTCAGTTGAATTATATTCTTTAATATATTTTCGTTCAAGTTCCCCTAATTTTGCAAAATCATCTGTCTCGTCAATCTTTTCAACATTGAAATTTTCAATACCGTATTTTTTCATTGACTTATACAAATGTCTTTCAAGTCTATTAATGTCTCGAATATGGCTACGCCACCTTTCTTCCACACCAACAGTGGTTAGCCCAATATAAACTTTTCCGTTTATCTTATTTGTTATTTTATAAATAAACCCCATATCATTTATCTATTTTATATATAAATAGTATGATATGGGGGTTTTGTCAAACATTTTAACATAAAAAATCAAAGTTTGTTATATGCTCTTCGTTTTGCCTCTATTTGTCTTGGCTCGGCAAATGAAGAAATTCTCTTCAAATATCCTATCACTCTTGTCAAATAGTCAAGATTAGTGCTTCCGCAATGAGGGCAAACATCAAGCGTATGCTTGCTTATGTAACCGCAATCATTACAAACTGTATTCCTAACATTAAAGGTAAAATAATTACAGCCTTCTCTTGCAGCAACTTTCATTAAGTCACGATATTGCTGCTTTGAAAGCGACTCTTGTAGGTTCTCGTGAAGTGCTACGCCGCCGTCCAAAAACTTAACATACTGATTTCCATGTAGTTTGAACTTGTCAAGTACGGAAATTTCTGCATCTTCAGGATTATAGAAGTAAGAACTATAAAGATTTCTATTAGGACTTACCCAATAACCGTCTTTCTTGTCCCACTTATAATACTTTGCC